CTCGGTGTCCAATATAAGCACGTACATTCGTTGGTTTTGTTTTGAGAGATTATTGGTATTGTTATGTTGGATTACGTTTCAATTTGTTTTCTTTTCGTATTTTAAGAGAGATTTGAGATTTGGTTTGATTTTGGTGGTTTTTTTGAGATTTGAGATTTGATATGAGCGTTCCCAGTCATTTTGTAATAAGAACAGGTGGCTCTAACTGGAGAGACTATGTTCCTCTTCTCACAGTTGATTTTACGACCAACCTTCAATCTTGGAACCCTGATTCCCAATATAATAATGTTAATGTTGCTCCTCATAATGAAATCGCACAACAGTTTAGTTATTTCGCAGCGTACTGGTTAAATAGAAATAAAGTTGCTGTTAATGGTTCATTAAATGTTACAGTTTATCCAAGTGGAGGAACATTTTATTTCCAGGCAACTACGGCAAACCCGGTTACTTCATATCAAGGGCTTTATTCACCTGTTAATGGCTCTTATTTAGATTTAACTGTTCAGCAGGACGGAATAAATGCTGGCAGAGCCAGTAATTCATATACTACAATTCCAAGTGGTCCAAGAACATTATTAAATTATATTTCCAGTTTTGGAATTACTGGATCGTCTTCTAATGACAATTCAACTAAATGGAACTCAGGACATGACACATTAACCCTTACACACGTAAACACTTATGATAACTACTTTTCTCGAAATACTAGAGTTAAAATTATTCAGGGCGATGGCAGTGTTGACGGTCCAGACTGGGCTGTATTCAATTTTGATATAGATAATGGCAGTGGCGACTTTCATGGAAATAGCGGTAACTATTCTTACTTTGGCGGAGAAAGTAGTTCAGGAAGTAATTCTAATGGAGGTAGTGGCGGTCTGACTATTACACATGGCTTTATTTGGGGATGGGCAAATGATAAGTGGAATAAACTATTTCAAATGGAATTGTCTGGAAATGGGGGGTTATTTAACAATAGTTTTGCAGGATGGTGGGCTAGTGGAAACACAGTTACAAGCGGAAATGGAAAATACAGCGCTTATGATACGTTATCTATATCTCACATCGGATTTTCAGTTCAATATACTTCTTCTACATTGGCAACACTTGCCCCTTTAGCCCTAAAAGTAACCGCTACTCTTACCGCATCACAGACTATCTTTTACCAAAAATTCGTTTCGGGGGCATCCATTTCTTTCAATGTCATTTCTTCGAATGCAGGGTCTGTTTCTAGAACCCACGAATCAAACGATGCTGCGGTTGTTACTATCCCTACCGCATCCACACCTTCCGCATCAATCGCCGGTCCAGGAAAAACCACCATAAAAGTAACACAGCCTGCGACAACAACCTATACTGAAGTCATTAACAATGATCTCATCACTATTGTTGTGATTGGCCAGGGAAAAACATACACGTCCGAGACATTTCCGGATTCTTTTGACTTGTCTGGGGCAAATTTGTCTGGATCCATTTTCAATAGCTGCAACTTAACCGGGGCAGATCTGTATAACACAGTCGTTAACGCAAGTACCAGTTTATCCACATCTACGTTAGCTTCCATAAAATCTGGCAGAATCACAGGAGTAACTTCCTTTTTACCAGCAGGATACATCATGATTTGATTTGAAATAATGTTTTGAACCACTATTTCAAATAAAATTCAAATACTTACTTGAATGACGAAGACACGTTCGTAGGAAGACTGTGTCCGAATACTACCATGTAGACTAAGACAACTCCTGCAATTGCGACGGATCTGTCTTCTGCTATACGCTGCGGTTGTTTTAACATGACCGTCATAATAAAATAAAGAACAACTCCGATTATGGCAGAATGAGCTACCATTTCGAGACCGCGTTCTTGTGCCATTGTATTTGTTGATTGATTTATTATATTTAGTCTAAATATTTTAATTATTAAATATTATTTATTCTTGATCTATAATATAAAATATAATACATTCACTAAATTAAAATTAAACTACAATGCCGTTAAAATCTAGGCGATCCAAACCTAAACATAGAAAGTACCGTAAACGTTCTCTTCGAGGAGGTAGGAACTCTATCGTAAATCCCAAAATCAAATACGCAAACAGTCCAACGAGTCATACGCTAGACTGCACAAAATGCGGCAAGGGGGTTTTTACCGTGAAAACATTGACAATGGGTACAAAATTGAAAACTCTACTTGGGTTTCAAATTTTAGATAATAGGTTTAAGGTGTTTACATGCAATACGTGCGGGTATGCGCAGCTATACAGTAATAACATTACGTGCGACGGAAAACAATGCGATCCGGTTTACAAGGTGTAGGGGGACATACGTCCCCCTGATATTTAAAAAAAATTGAAACTATATAAACATACAGTTACGTTTATATAGATAGAACACCGAAAAGCGATCAATGGACGAGAAAAAGGATAGAGTACAACAGATGCGTGCAGTTCAGTCTGAAGCACTGGAATTGTTTACACGAAAAAATGCCGATTATGGCGACGCGTTTGCAAAATATGGCGTGATTGGAGTTCTTATACGGATCGAAGACAAGTTGCAACGATCTATGTCAATTACCAAAAATGGCGTGAATTTAGTAAACGATGAAGGAATCCGAGACACCCTGATTGATTTGCACAATTATGCAGCCATGGCACTCATGTTGCTCGACGAATGAATGAATGAATTTTCATTACGAGTCATTTCGAAATAGAAGAAATCCAACAAACCAACCGTGCGTATATAACAATGTATTTTTCCATATTTTTATTACGTTGTCCGTCTGATGCGTAAATGCATTCAACATGATAGCCTGGTCGTCATCTGCAACTCCTATATTATGCAACTTTTGAACAGTAGCATGATATTTTTCCCAGTACTTCAAAAGAGCTTCTTTTGACCCGAACCAGAACGGGCCTGTTATTTTTTCCGGGGCGAAAATTAACGTGAAATACGGGTCGCTGTCAAATTCGTCGATGTCGTTATTGAAAATCATATTCACGTGGTTGTTTTTCAGCGCGTCGTACACAAAAACTTTATCGCTTGGCATATCCGTTAGCTTTCGAATGTATCCGAAATCAACCCATCCTACATACTTGATGTCATTGTCTACTATATTTTCAATCGCATATTTCACAAAATCGATTTTAGCATGGTTTATACACGTATACTCTGGTACATGCGTTTCGGGGCAGCTTTTTCGATGCGATATGACTCGTTTATACAGCTCACTATTCATTATATTGCGTTCGCGTTCAATATACGACCATGACTTTATGTTCTCACGTAAAAACGCATCATCGATCGGGATTATTTTAGTATACAAGTTTGCCGGCCGCAGTCCCGAGCAGGCAGCTTCAACCCGTTCATAATATTTTTGGTCAATAAATACAACCAGCGGTATATTCATTTGGACCAAATTATAGAAAAAACTAAGATATTCATCTTCGGACCGTTTGTAATGTTCCCAGTTTTTTCGACCAATGTCGAAGAATGCCGTGACAAAACAATAATCATATTCATGTTCATGTTCCATTTTATCGTATTTGATTAAATATTTGATATTTGTACATTTTAATCAAACTTTCTTATATCATTTTTGTAGGTCTATTATTCTGTCTTAAAATTCGATGGAAGTTCCGTAATTACCGTCGAATAAAATGACTCGATCTCTTTGAGTTGCTTTGTATCCCTCGGTGTAATGAAACTGATTCCCATCCCCTTTCGCCCCCAGCGTCCAGATCGTCCAATTCGGTGCAAGTATGTGTGCACGCTTCTCGGAAGATCAAAGTTGATGACGATACTTACTTGCTGAATGTCGATTCCGCGCGCGGTAACATCGGATGAAATTAGAACTCGGTACTTGCCGCATTTGAAATTGGCGTACGCGTCATCTCGCGCACCTTTATCCATTCCGCTATGAATACAGCACGCCGGGTACCCCTTCAGAACCATAGCTTCCGTCAGATCGGAAACGCGTTTCACACTGTTGCAATAAATAATCGACTGCGACATCGAGACCGTTTTATACAAGTCTTGCAGCGTTGCGAATTTCGTCTCGTCGTCTTCCAGTCCAATATAGTGCTGGCAGATACCTTCCAGGGTAAGTTGCTCGGCCTGAACCAGTATCTTCACTGGATTCCTCATGAATTTCTCGGTAAGTTTGTGCAGTTCGACCGGCATCGTTGCGCTGAACAAACAAACTTGGATATCATTATGCAGGTACTGGAAAATATTGTAAATTTGGTCTTTGAATCCAACCGATAACATTTCATCGGCTTCATCCAGAACCAGCATTTTGATTTGTTTCGCATTAATGTATTTCCTGCGTATCATATCATAAACACGACCCGGGCACCCAACTACAATCTGCGGCATCTCCGTCTTTAACATTTTCGCGTCTTCATCCGTCGACGTCCCGCCGATCAACAACTGGACTTTTAACCCGGGCATTTGACTGCCGAGTCCAGTGACGACTTCCATGATTTGTTTGGCCAATTCGCGGGTAGGCGCCAAAATCAATGCTTGCACATCCTTCTGGACGGTCGAATCGATTCGTTGAAGTGTTGCAACTCCAAACGCTCCCGTCTTTCCGGTTCCAGATTGAGCTTGGGCAATAACATCGTTCCCTCTAAGAATTGAGAGAATTGATTTTTGTTGAATATAACTTGGCTTTTCAAAATTGTACGCGTAAATACCGCGAAGCAATTGAGGATTCAATTCTTCCACATCTTCCCATACCGAAAATTCACTTGGTCCTGGTGGCGAACTTTCCGGTTGCGCGTTTTCTCCCTTGGGGTGGTTACTGTTATCTTGTTCTATTGTAACCGGCATTACTGATCACTTAAATTATTGTATATACGATTCTCGTTTAATACTTTACTAACTTAAAGTTAAATGTTTAAATAGTTTACCTCATTTTAAACATATAAATTATTTGGCTGTTTTTACAATATACGAAAGGCCTTGTAAAAAGGAGTCGGCCATATCATCTTTTTTTTTATGCGATTCGAACCGGTGCAGCCAACACGAACATAATTTTGCATTTGAATGCGTGCATTCATTACTTTGTATTGTAAATGGACTTGACCCAGAACCCGTCATTGAACTTGAAGTTGTTGAAGAACCCGCCAATATTTTACGAACGCATGCAACCCCTGCTTTTTTCCGGTCATCATACGTTTGAATATCATCTACCTCGTCTGCGTCATCGTGAATATTCTTATCGGAAGTGTCGTGGAATATAAAATGATAAGGCGCGACTTTCAGTTTCTGAACTGATGAAAAATAAATAATGTGGTCTTTATCCACCCCGCGCATCAAAAAGTATTGCGTGATCATTCCCTGCACCGTCTTCATGCGATTTGCAATCGGACTAATTTGGTTTTCAATTACAACCGCGTCTATTTTAATTTTATTTTGGTCTAGGCAATTCTCATTATAGAATAATTCATCAAACTGTTTCATGAGACTGTATCCTACAAAAACGAGAGATACGGTGCTTGCCTGTGTCTGTGATAAATTCTTATTCTTTTTTTGTATTTGTTTTTGGTCTGGAAACTGTAAGATAGAAATGCAACTAGCGTGAGTACTTATCGGATACACATATTCAGTTCGTAGCACTGTTAGTGCCTTCATTTTTAATTCTTGCTTTACTAATTTTACATTTCCAGTGGTGGATTGGTGTTCATTAGCATTTGTAAAACTATATTCTTTACAAAATTCTCTCAAATTCTCCGCTGTGAATGTTTTAAGAACTTTTGAAATGTAGGATGGCGGTTTATTCTCAAACACTCGACGAGATGGTTCTACCAACGTTTTGTAGTGACGTTTGCATGCGTACACTACATTATTTTCTTGGGTATATACGTAGTACGGTTTTAGTTTACACCCGATCTTGCACGTACAGACTGTTATTACGTCTGTACCTGTATCTGTATTAGTATCAGTATTTACTGCATCATTCAAATTCAGCGTATTCCATTTCAAGATTTCAATTTCTCGATTCTGCCCATTCTGTCCATTTTGCCCGGTTTGATGATGAAGTCGCAGTAAACAAAACGAGAGATTTTTTATACCAACATCAATACTTAAAATGGTTAGCATGAATTATTATTTTTATGATTCATATAGTTGTGTATTTTTATATTCTTATCAAAAATATCTACTTAATATTCCAGCTAATTTTATGTATTTGGAGTTTTCTCATATGCCAAGAATTAATTTTTATAAATATCCATCATTTTTTATGTTGTGAGGTCAGGAAATACTCTTAAGGTATTCCTGATGATCCAAATCATACACTTCTACAACCACGGTAGTACCATCTGCAAAAATTCCTGTAAAGGTTCCTTTACTATAGTATATTGTGTTACCATCTAGAATCTCTAGGCCAGTCAAGGTTCCTCCAGATGGAGATACAATTTTCAAATTGTTAATATTAATACTAGTAAAAAATTTAGGATACATCTTTAATAAACAATTGGCCTCATTCCATAAGCTGTCTAAAATTTGTTTCTTATCAGATGTCAGGGTTACTGTTTTTGTTGTATATTTTCTACTATTACAATTAAGATCCATTCCTCCTGAAATACGATATTCATACTTCTTTGAAGAAAATGACTCAAATAATTTATGCAATATATTATTGACATGTCCATTGCCCGCCTCCCGATCCACATAGTATACAGTATCTAGATCATCTACACTATTTTGTGAAACGCGTTTATACCGATATACTTGCGCGCCATCTATTCCCCCCACTCTAATTGTCATTGGTGTACCAGGTATAGCAGCGTATTCCTCTTTGGATATGGATTCAGGTGAAAGTGACATTACGGATTGTGGTGGTATTTTTGTTACAGGATTAGGATTAGAAGTCCCTGACTCGAATATTTTTAACCCTTCTGGTATGTCAAGCAATTTACTAGGATCAATAAATATTTTATAGTACTTCTCTTGCCCTTTCGGTGATTCTAGATCGGGCCTTATATAACTCACCGATTCTTGTTCTCGTTTGTCTTGGGCGGCTTTAGATTGAGCCTGCCGCTGTGCACGTTTTTTGGTTACGAGCTCGTTTAAAGCGTCGGCAAGTTTCATATAATCGGCAAGGTCGTCGACCTTTCGGCTAGTTTCGTTTGATGGCATATTTTTAATTTTTGTAAGTATATCACGCAGTCTGTTTTCTTTTGCAAAAATTCCTTTTGTTTGCTTTGGATCAAAATACTTCGTTTTTGTCTCATCGTCGACAGCGAACTCGTCATATAATGCTCTATACTCTGCTTCCGCTGCGGGAACATCCTTGCCTACAAGAAACATACGTATTTCTCTAAGATACTTACCAGTCAATTCGAATCCTCCGCCGACCTTGTATTTTGGTGTACGGCGATACCTATTTTTTCTTGATTTCGTCTTTATAACCCTACTTTTTCGATGACGAATTCGTTGTTTCATTTTCATCTTTCGAGTTTTCGAGACTTTTTTCACCTTGGGCATTGGTTAGTTGTTTCTATTTAATTTTAGTTTTACTTATATATCACAAGAATTAAAATTAATTAAATGTTAAATGTATCAATATATGAATAAAAACTAGATAAATAGTCGTTCATTAATAATAATAATAACAGTAGAGATCAAATAAAATGACAGAGGACTCTGGATTGGAACAAGACATGTTTGTTATAAAACGCGATGAAACATTACAAGTGGTGTCATTTGACAAAATATTAAACCGTATCAAAAATATTGGAATTCTAGATGAAAAAAAGGCAAAACTTACCAATGTAAATTATACGGTTCTCGGAATGAAAGTAATTGATCAATTACACGACCGTATTCGCACTACAAAGATCGACGAACTTACCGCCGAACAGTGCGCCGCAATGGCAACTACACATCCCGATTATCTTACTCTCGCCGGCCGGATCATCGTATCCAACCATCACAAACTCACAAGCTCCAATTTTAAACAAGTGATTTCTCTCCTTTACAATTACAAGGATTCCAACGGGTCGCCCACCCATTTAATTTCGAGTGACGTGTATACATTCGTCATGGACCACGGCGACGCGATAAATAAAATGATCCGATACGACCGCGATTATGAAATCGATTATTTCGGATTTAAAACACTCGAACGATCTTACCTGATGAAGGGCTCGGGTGGAACCATCCTCGAACGGCCCCAACATATGTGGATGCGTGTATCTTTGGGTATACATGTTCCAATATATATGGCTGACCGCGGAACTACGATCACCGCCAATGAATGTTTAACCCGCGTCCAGGAAACGTATTATATGATGTCGATGAAATATTTTACTCACGCTACACCCACCCTGTTCAATGCCGGGACTCCACGATCCCAGCTCAGTTCGTGCTACTTGATCGCAATGGAACAAGACAGTATTGAAGGGATTTTTGATACATTGAAAGAGTGTGCGATCATATCTAAATATGCCGGCGGGATTGGTTTACACGTCCATAACATCCGATCCACGGGAAGTTTCATCCGCGGGACGGCGGGCGTATCCAACGGATTGGTACCCATGTTGCGCGTGTTTAACAATACCGCGCGATACATCGACCAGGGCGGGAAACGAAACGGTAGTTTTGCAATTTACCTTGAACCATGGCATCCCGACATTGAAGGGTTCTTGGATATGAAAAAAAACCACGGCGATGAAGAAAGTAAAGCGCGCGACTTATTTTATGCGCTATGGGTTCCCGACCTTTTCATGCAGCGCGTTATGGCAAACGAATCGTGGTGCCTCTTTTGTCCCGACGAATGTCCGGGTTTATACGAATCCTACGGAGACGCATTCACGCAGCTGTACACGCACTACGAATCCATGGGTAAAGAGAAGAAACGTCTGCAAGCGCGAGATATTTGGTTGAAAGTCTTGGACAGTCAAATGGAGACGGGGACGCCGTATTTATTATACAAAGACTCCGCCAATTCAAAATCCAACCAGAAGAATTTGGGCACGATACGCAGCAGTAACTTGTGCGCGGAAATTATCGAGTATTCTGATAAAGATGAAACCGCCGTATGTAACTTGGCAAGTATCGCATTGAACCGGTTTGTAAAGCTCGATACGGATATTGGTGGTGGTGGTGGTGATCCAATATTTGACTACGAATATTTGAGCAGCGTTGTTTCAACCGTTACGCGAAACTTGAACCACGTCATCGATATTAATTTTTATCCCACCCCGAAAACCAAAGCAAGTAACTTGAAACATCGCCCGATTGGGATCGGAGTGCAAGGTCTCGCGGATGTTTTTTTAATGATGGATGTCGCTTTTTACAGCGACAAAGCACTTGAAATAAACCGGCTCATTTTTGAAACAATATACTACTCGGCCCTTAAAACGTCCATGCAACTTGCCAAGGACCTGTATGAAGATATGGTTTATAAACAAGGAGCCATGGACATGACCGATATTTCTCAAACCGCGGGGGCGTATGCCAGTTTCGACGGATCACCGGCATCTAAAGGGATCTTACAATTTGATATGTGGGGAGTTACACCTAGTCCGGGAAGGTACGACTGGGATCAGTTGAAGGCCGATATATGCAAATACGGAGCCAGAAACTCGCTCCTTGTAGCCCTCATGCCGACCGCCAGCACGTCGCAGATTCTTGGAAACAATGAATGCTTTGAACCCATCACAAGTAACATTTACACGCGTAGAACATTGGCGGGGGAGTTTATTGTCGTGAACCGATACTTGATGGCCGAACTCGTCAAACTTGGTGCATGGAACGAGGAAGTTAAACAATCCATTATTAAAAACAAGGGCAGTGTGCAGCATTTATGCATTCCGGGGTTTGACGAGCACGCTAAAAACAAGTATCGAACCGTATGGGAAATCCCAATGAAGCATTTGATAGATATGTCGGTTGACCGCGCTCCATTCGTATGCCAAAGCCAGAGTTTGAATTTATGGGTAGAAGATCCCAACTACAATGTACTGACATCTATGCACTTTTACGCATGGAAAAAGGGGCTGAAAACGGGGATTTATTACTTAAGACGAAAAGCAAAACACCAGGCGCAACAATTTACGGTGGCCGTAGCATCGTCTGCCTCTGATAACAACAACAACAATGCTTCATCTATTGTTGAATGCGAACTGTGTTCGGCATAAATAAACTATAAGTAAATATAAGCAGTGATTAAATTTATTTAATATGTATATATGTAAATACAATACATAAATACATAAACATATACAGCCGTCATGTTTTTTGGATTTTCAAGAAAATTCGGAAACCGGAACAAAAATCGTAACCGGAATCGTAAAAAAAAATTCACCACGCGTAAAAAGATGAATAGTAGTAATAATAACAACAACGTAAAATTTAAAATAGAAGAAATAGATACTCCGCCGTCACAGTCTCGGTCTCGGCCAAGTTCCAACAGAGTGAAGGTTATAGAAACAGAATCCAATTCCCCGATTATATTGAGTGATACTAATACCCAGTCAAGGTCCCGATCACAGTCCCGGTCCCGGTCCCGGTCCCGGTCCCGGTCCCAGACATCTATAAAAAAGCGCGATATTCAAATGCGTACCCCAACTCCGTATCATTACTCAACCCCAACGCCGATATCGGTGATTCCAGTATCCAAATCAACTAAACTTAAATCTCTCAATTCTAGCGGCGACATTATTTTATTTTTCATGGATATGTTGACTACTGTGAAATTGTACCACTGGAAAACAATGAATTACGCCACACATAAAGCAACCGATGAACTGTATGACGATTTGAATAAATATGTCGACGAGTTCGTCGAAGTCTTACTTGGATATAAAGGGGGGGTTCGCGCCAAGCTTCCCAGGACGCAGGTAACATTGCACGACTGCAATTCTATCGAAGAATTTAAAAAAAAGATAGACGGATATAAAAACGTCTTGATAGGATTTACGTCTCGATTTGACGGTAAAAAAAACAGCGACCTTTTAAGTATTCGCGACGAAATACTCGCCACCTTGAATAAGAGTTTATACGTCATGTCGTTTAAATAGATTCATTGTTATCCACACGACGAACATCCCGACCTCGTGGATTTCATTATATGCTGCAAATCTCGAACGCCGTCAAATACTTTAAATGCGCTTCGATTGAGGTTATTATGTATACGAATAGACCGAATATCATGATTATGATTATGATTATCAGTATCTTTAGGATGGTTTTTGTGTAGGGGTGTAGAATATGTAAACAACATTTATTAATATATTTTGTTATTGTATAAACAAATATTTTATTATTTTCCGTGGTTTCGATTCATCATTATGCATACTCGCCGACATCGCAATAAAACTAAAAAGGATAACCGCAAGCGCGGAGGTGCCGCTATGTTTAGACGAGCCACCGAAGCTACACGCGCATTTACACGTAAATATTTTAGTTGCTGCAGACCAGGACAACAACCCCAGGATGGCGACGGAGTTGCCGCTGCTGCCGCTGGCGTTGGTCCTGCTTTGCCACCACCTGGGTCGCCTCCGTTTATTCGCAGGGTTCGAGGAAGTCGAGGAAGTCCGGGAAGTCGAGGCGCATCGTGTGTACCTTGCTCATCTAGACCCCCATCCCGCCCACTACCTGCAATTCCATCTAGACCCCCATCCCGCCCACTACCTGCAATTCCATCTAGATCCCCATCCCGCTCTCCACCTCGCGTTACCATGGTATCAACTGAACCAACTCATCAGCATGTTATACAACTCTGTATAAATTTTTGGAGAGAAAGACTGGATATCATGAGAAGGCATATGAGTAACCTACGACAGTATGGTCTAACTTCACAGATAACCAGAGAAATAATATCTACTGCTCGTCAGATTTTAACAGCTAACACATCTCTCAATTACTGGACTGACGTATTAGCCGGAACCGCTCAAGGACCGCAAATTATCGATCCAGATTCGATGAACGACGAAGAAATCACTCGTCTACTTGGATATCGTACAGCTAGATATACCGCGCAGATGCGAAATAGTATACGCGGGCTACCACCTCGTGTAACTCAACATAACATTAACACATTTATGAATTTATAAAAACTATTATATATATTATTAGTATAAGCATAAAATGTCAACTAATAATAAAATCAAATCAACGCGTAAGCATCGAAACCGAAGTCAACGGCGAAGAAAGAATGGAAGTGCGTATACAATCCGCAGAGGCGGATTCTTGACACCATTTAGAAACCGAGTTAAACAGCGATTCACCGCGTTTCGTCAACGTAGAGCAGCTGCAGCGACCGTTAGAGCTCGCGAATCGCAAGCTAGAATAGATGGAAATGTATCTCCTAGATTTCGTACATCACCGGGTAGATGGTTTAGGACCAGATTTCAAAGGAATCGTTCAAATGCGGCCAATCCTCCTCTTCCTCGTCCTCTTCCTCCTACTCCTCCTCCTGCTGTAATTAATCCTGTTCCTGCTTTTGTATTTGATGAAAGTATTTACACGCACGTTGTACCGGATGGGAACGTTATTCGCCATTATTCTGACATATTTAGTGAGAGGTCCGCCGCTTCACTAGACGAGAAAGATCAAGCTATAAAAGGTCTGAAAAAATATTTAAAAGCAGTCGACCGTAACGCGCGAAGGAATGCCAGACATGAAATGCGTGAAGTAAATGCTGCTACAGATGAAGCGAGTGCAGGTGTTAATGCCATACATGAAATGTTAAGCAGAGTCACAGGCGGCGACATAAGCGATGAACAGTTAGCTGAGTTAGCAGAAGAGTATGGTATTTCTCTCGATTCTAATCGGTCATCTCATTCTCATTCTTCTTCTCCTTCTCTTTCTCTTTCTCCTTCTTTTTCTCCTTCTCTCTCGTCTTCGTCTCGGTCTTCGTCTCGGTCTTCTCCTAGCGAAGAAGAATTACAGGCTTATCTGGACGAGCTTTCTAGTCCTCAGAATTCTCATCGATCTTCTTCTCAGTCTCCTCGATCTTCTCCTCGGCCTCAGCCTCCTGCTATTTCTCCTGCCGGGTTCGTTCGTCGTAGTCGATCGGGGTCTAATAAAAAGAAATAAGAATTTTCATAATAAAATATTAAACTGATAAAATAATAATAGTAATAATATAAATAACAATTCTTGTTTTTTATTTTATGTCTGCATCGTCATCTTCATCCGTTAAGCATAGTCATGTTATTTTAGAAGACTTTAATCGCAAGGTAACCGAGTACTATGAAACAAAAAAACAATTCGAAGACGAAATCAACCAAATATTGGAAAATAAACGTGTTAGAGGAGGAAAAACACTCGATCGAAAAGACCGAAAAACAATTAAAATCGGAAAATGTGTTGTTTGCCGATTCCCGGGAATGACCTTCACAAATACAAAAGAAGAGCTTCGCATCCAATGTAACACAAATCCAAATTGCCGCGCAAACCAAGTCATTCGTAAACCCGTTTTTGAGAATATCGAAACTCAAATGAATGACGCAAAAGAGGCAGTCGATGACGTAAAAGAAGAAATTATTCACTTGAAACTAAACTTGCTTTTCGGGTATGCATCAGATGACGAAACAGTAGGTGCATTTAATAAATTACAAGTACATATGAAAAAAGCATTTGAATCCTATGATCGGATAAGGCTGCAATATTACGATATCGTATCCAATAGCGACAAAATAAAACAGTTGCAGGATATAGACAAATCGATATCTGAAATTATAAGCGAGATTAAGGCAAATTTATCCCCGGCAGGTGCAATCGATGTTACGCAAGAGGTGGTTCGAGATACCGTAAAACTGTATCGCGAACGACTGATTACAATGCTTCGACTCCAGGAACAGATAAAATACTCGATGAGTGAAGTAATTACTGATGAAGACTACAGTGACCATAAATCCGTATGGCGAAAACGCGTGAACCGGATTCCCATATCATTAGGTGACCTGGTGTTGCCAGTATCATTATCATTATAATATGAACTGTTGAATGAATGAATGAATATAGGAACATTACTATTCATTCATTCATTTGCTATTTTTTTAATTTTTTAATTAAAATCGGATCGTTCCTCCGACCATGCCACCAACTGATGGCCGACCGGACCAGCCGCCGTTAATGTCTCCTTGAACAAAGGCATTTCGGTTGGGGCCGCCAATTGTAACGCGGCCGCTTCCGCTCCAGCCACGGTTCTCGGCATTGAATGAGCCGGAGAACCCTGCAGGGGAAGTGCGAGGATTGGGATTGGGAATACGAATTGTTTGCATTTAAAGTTGAAGTTTTGGGGTGTGTGGGTGTGGGTGTCAAAGGATTTATACTATAAAAATAAAAATATTTTTTATATCATTTTAAATATATAATACAAATACTTTTTACTTTATAATGTTCGAATACGTTTCATTCCCAGTCTTTTTAGTAAGTCTTGCAATTGGACTGTTTTATGTTTACGTGATCGTCCCTTCGCCGCATGTTATCGTTGTATACCCGACGCCGGATAACAGCAAGGAGTTTCAGTTCAAAGATCGAACAGATAACTGTTTTGAGTACGAACCAGTTGAAACAAAATGTCCGTCAGACGATAAACTCATCAAAGAAATTCCAGTTCAACGTGATAAGAAACAATGAAAACAATATAAAAATATAAGTTCGATACGTAATGTCAAACAACAACAACAACAACAACAACAACAACAACAACAACAATATGGAACCCGAATATCCTTACCCTCGCACAAAACAAGAAGTGGATGCAACTGATTTATCGTTTATACGCGATTCGTGGACTGCCGATATGTTACGCGACGCCATGCATGCCGTGGTAACCGTACAAGCGTATCCCGAGTATGCTTCTAGTGAAGTCGACATATGGCGGTTTCTTTCAACGTATGATCCACCCAGTTCGCACGGATTTATGTTCAGCAGTAATCCTATTACAGATAAAGTAATTGGAGCAATGCAAGTTGGACATTCCGGTTCATCGATGGCATTCACAATGCGAAATCTTCAGATGTTATCTAAACTGGGAGTTTCGGTGTACAGGGAAGAGTATCTGAAAAATACGAGGGGCTAATGAATTTTTACAGCTACAATGAAATTTACCCTACAATATACATGCAAGAAAAATGAATAATAAAAAAAATTGATTTAAAGAATATGTGCATGTATATTATAGAAAAGCATAAAGCGAACAACAAACAACTACCCACCCAAGCATATCAATCAACAATGTCAACTACTTCCGCGAGCCAGAACATCTTGTCTCCCGCCAGTTTCAATCCTTCTACCTCCGTCAAATATGCTAAGCCCAAAGTCAACTCATCCGGCGGAAAGAGTATCGGAATTCTCAACGCCGCATCCGGAACAGTGCTCCAGATTTCGTCTCCCATGATGCTCACCTGGGGTGTGAATCAATTTGTCGACGAGAAAACAGGTAAGATCTCATACGACATGTCATTACAGTTTCCCGACGAAGACCGCTACGACGACGCCATCCGAAGGTTCTTCAACAATATCCGCGAGCTCGAGCAAAAAGTAAAAGAAGACGCCATTGTCAACTCCAAGGACTGGTTTGGCAGACCCAAGATGTCGGCTGAAACGACCGATGCGCTCTTTACCCCCATGCTCAAGTATCCCAAGGACAAGTCTAGTCTCGAAACCGACTACGGCCGCGCTCCCACTTTCAAGATCAAACTGCCGTGCTGGGAAGGCGTGTGGAAGAACATCGATCTCTACGACATGGATCGCAGACTCATGTTCCCCGTTCCTACCAACCCGTCATTGTCTCCAAGCGACTTCATTCAGAAGGGATCTCAAATCGCTGTCGGAATTCAATGCGGCGGAATCTGGTTTGCCGGTGGCAAATTCGGTGTCACATGGAATTTGATTCAGGGTCTCATCAAACCAAAGCTGTCTTACCGTGGAACATGCGGCATTGAACTGCCCGGAGAAGCCCCAGGACTAGCGCATGCAGCTGCACCTGCGCCTATCTTCACCAAAGCTCCCGAACCCGAATGCGACGACGATGATGATGAGGAAGAAGAAGAAGATGCTCCTACTGCGCGTACAGCCAGCGTGCCAGTTGCACCAAAGCCTGCTCCTGTGGCGGCAGCAGCAGCTGATGAACCGGCGTCCAAGAAGAAGATTGTCCGAAAGGTCCCTGTAGCTGCAGTGAACTAAATTGTGGCATGTGTGTGTATAAGTGTATATGAACAATGAATGAATAAGTAAAAACAGAATAAATATTATTTTTTATGTGTATAATATAACGTCTCACCAGTGACGTGATATTATTCGTTTCTTTATTTTTTTTTAAAACAATAATGGACATTCAGGCACTAGGCAAAGCATTGGAAAATCAAGAAAATGCATCCATCATGCAAACTTCTCATTCTGAAATAAAAAAGAAAAAGAATGATATTCTTCAAAAACTGCAATTGAAAGGGACTGTATTAAAAACAATGCATGCCACGCTTATAGGATATAAATATATCGACGAGATTGATGACCTCATGATAGGTAGATACGTTCGATGGATATCATTAAACCGCCCGGACCATATTTCTTTGACTAATGGTGCACACGTTTGCAATATCAATATTCAACATTATCCTGATGCTGATCACAATGACGATGACGATGACGAAGACGAAGCCGAAGAGTGTAAAACATGCATTCGGTGCAAGGTTGTACGGAATAGAAAACCATTATTTTTTAATTTAAATTTCGATGAAAATCTTGTTTTTCAAAAAATAACCGAACAAGAATGGATCATTCTCGATGCACTTGCTGCACTAGAAAAGATGAAATGAGTTCAATCAGTTCAATGAATTCAGAAAATTATGTAAAGATTTTATTTTATATCCTACAAGCATAGATAGATAGATAGATACCATCATGCAAAAGATTGGATATAAAACACTACTTATTGTGGAATCGCCCTCCAAATGTAAAACAATAGAAAAGATCCTCGGGCCTGCATACATGTGCGTGGCAACATGTGGCCATATTCGGGATTTGGCAATCCATGCAGATTTATCGAATCTTCCCGATTTTATATCATCATCATCATCATGTATAATACCCTATACGAAATCTTCAAAAAAAATTCCACACATTCGCAATATTCAAACTGCACTGTCAAATTGTAACGGTACAGTGATTTTAGCAACCGACGCAGACAGAGAAGGGGAATCTATCGCGTGGCACGTATGTCAACTCTTCAATTTACCGGTAGAAACTACCCCGCGTATCGTATTCAAAGAGATCACACAATCTGCAATTCATACCGCGCTTAAAAATCCAGGTCGAATTGATATGAATCTCGTTCGCGCACAACAAGCCAGGCAAGTAATTGATTTTGTTATCGGATACGGTGTAACTCCGCTACTTTGGAAATGGATGAAATCGGCTCCTACTTCTAGTAGTTCTAGTAGTTCTAGTACAAAGACAAAGGTCGTGCAATCTGCCGGTAGGTGCCAGACTCCAGCGCTTCGTATCCTGTACGACGCTCACACTGAAATGGCTCGATCGATTGCGAATCCAAGTGTCAAATACAAATGCATTGCGTATTTTACAAAATACGATATACCGTTTTCATTAACTATCCAGCTCAATCCCCAGGATATTGAGGGATTCTTATACTTTTATACGAATGTAGAAAGGCGGCGCATCGTAGCTTCGCAGCATATATTCACCCGATCTGATCCCACTACAGTGAGTTACAAACCGCCTCCTGCACTGAAATCAACCACGCTCCAACAAATGGGCAGTTCGCATTTGAAACTCGCTCCATCTGAAACAATGAACATTGCACAACGTCTTTATGAATCAGGGTACATTACATATCACAGGACCGAATCAACCTGCGTAAGCGACGAGTTCAAAGGGTCTGCGCATTCATTCATCCGCGAGAATTGGGGAGGCTCTTACATGGATACGGACATCAGCAATAGCAATAGCAATAGCAATAGCAACTGTCCTTCCGAATTTGCACATGAAGCAATACGACCCGTGAATGTTTTAATAACAACCCTTCCTACAAACGACGACCTGCTTGGAAAAAATGAACAAGCATTGTACTCATTTATTTGGACGCGTGCCGTATGCAGTTGCATGATGAGTTCAATATACGATAAAATAACCGCGAATGTAAACGTTGGTTCTGAATATACATACACTCGTAACGAATATCGCCAAAAATTTCCCGGATGGCGTGCATGTATCGCCCGTTACGGTACGAAGGTATTGCAACAAGAAAAACAACAACATGCGGAAGATATCGACTCGGATCAAGACCCAGTCCCAGACTCAGTTGCTGGCATAGACTATTTCGGATACTTGCAAGCTATTGTTTCCGGATCCGTGCTACCTTATAATACAATTGAATGTTGTCCGCGTATAACAAATACAGTTGCGCCATACACGTATGCAAGGCTTATCCATAAACTAGAAAAAATGGGAATCGGCCGGCCGTCAACCTTTGCATCAATTGTTCATACATTAAAAAAGAGAGAATATATACAACATTGCAATTCGGATCATTGCGATTCCGTTCAAACGGTATTAAAAGAACATCCTAGATATTTCGTATCAAATTACGGAGACAGTGCGATAAGTACTGTAACGTCTGCATCGACTCCTGAAACAGAAACACGACGACCCAAACCGCGTTCAACAAATTCGAATATAAATACGATTCAAATAACTCCGTCCGGGCAACGTGTTATAGAGACACTGTTCCCGAACTGCGAGTCCCTTCTCGCATACAATTATACGCGAGATATGGAAGAAACCCTTGACGAAATTGCGCTCGGTAATGCGGGGTGGGTAAAAGCATGTACTGAGTGCATAACTCATCTTAATGTGTTGAAACAAGTAGAAAACAAAAATGAACACCGACCAAAACAACGACCGGAAAAACAACAACAACAACAAGAACGAGAGAATGAGAATACAGGTACAAAACCTGGAAACGGATGTATACGAACATTGAATCCGTATGCATCCATACGCGACGGAAAGTATGGCGCGTACATATTTTATAAAACTCCGTCCATGAAAAAGCCCAAATTCATTTCATTACAGGGGTTTCCATATACGTACACTGAATGCGACATCGAGTTGTTACTTCACTGGATCGAAAAGCATATTTGAGTTGGCCCAGGGAACCAAAGGTTCCCCGTACCCCTCCTTTACGATGAGGGGGTTTAAGGCACTGCGTAGTGGGTGCTTGACGCCCCCTGCTTGAGTTACTAAAACAGTATAAACATAATACACATTTATTACAATACCAACATTACATTACGCACCCATCATGAAAATCATTGTGGATAGTCGAGAAAAATCATTATTCGACGAACTAAAATATACCCCACCCAAATCATTGAGAGATTATACGACTAGTGCACAAGCAAGAACGTGCGGGATACATCTTGACGACGAATTCGAAAGCCAAACTGCAACTGCATCTAATGCAAGTGAGCAGATTCCAGACAAGGGTCCAGTTGTTTGCAAACATCAGGCGCATACACTTGAAAAGGCTCGTCTCGTTATCGGCGATGCTACCCTTCGATCGTCTCTTGATGATCATGATAACAACGCAGACATTATTCTTTTCGAGAGAAAAACGCTCACCGATTTGGCAGCAAGTATTCGAGACGGTCGGTACAAGGAACAATCTTTTCGCATGAACCAGTACTGCGAACTCGCAAATCATAACATTATTTATATCATTGAAGGCGATATGGCGAAATACGCCGATAAAACACCAGGATCAAATCCCATCTCAAAAAAGGCGCTGTATAGTGCAATGTTCAGCATGTTATACTTGAAAGGGTTTTCAGTTTTTAGAACTTCAACCGTACGAGAAACCGCCGACCTTATTCTATATTTTGCCGACAAATACGACGCCGTCCATGCAAGTGAACGTAAACCATTTTATCGTAATAAGGCGAAAACGACGGCGGCTACGAATCATGAAGATCAGGATCAGGACCCGAAACAAGAAGAAGAACAAGAACAAGAACAAGAACAACAACAACCAAAATCAGGTGCCACGTATAGCAGCACTTTCAAACACAAGGAACGTTCATCTCAAATTGTTCCTGAAAATATTGGAGAGATTATGATAAGTGCAATTCCATTCGTGAGTTCTAAAACTGCCTCTGCAATCATGTCAGAATATAAGACCATTACAAAATTAATTGAAGCAATGCAAAAGGACCGCACATGTTTGAATCACATTTATACGAGCGGGCCATCGGGAAACCGAAAAATAAGCAAATTATGCGTTGATAATTTATTTAAATTTCTAATTGCATAGTATACATACATACAAGAATAAATATAAGGAAATCATAAAATAAATTAAATTAAAATGCTTACGAATTTAATTATAATTTCCGGCATTCTTATCATCTCTCTTATCGGATTCAATATGACAAAACATTCATTCTCAGTCCTTGAAGGAATGGTTGACCGTAAAAAAAAAGAAGATAGTGATATCGTCGACATTGTCACTATAGCAAAAAATCAGGCCGATATAACAAAAACTGCGGTCGATAATTTAAACAGAAAAGAACACGGTAAACATTATAGTGAAATTATTGGCAACCTGACGCTATGGACGACTGCGAAAATGCTTGACCAGACTAAAATTTTGTCACATAAGCTTAGTACCAAAGCGGAAATGAGCGAAATTACAAAAATGATGAGTGATATCAATGTAATGTACAATTTTCGAACAAGTGTAGAGGCTTTGAGTAACTTTGGATTATAAGTGCAAAGAGTATAAAAATAAAATTATATAAACATAGTTTATGTGTTTGTGTAATTTAAGGTTCGATAAACTAATTATTACATATGAAGTCCAATACAAAAAAGGACCCTTTATATAATAGTCCATGTTTGCCATTTTCATTTTCATATAAACTTTATAACTGCATACCTTGCGGGTTTCATACCAACAATAAAAAGGATTTCGAAAAACATTATCAGACAAGTAAACACTCTAAGCGCACAGAGCCTCTAGACATAAGACCGCGATTACCACGATACGAATGCTCCAATGAACCCACTAATAATAATAATGATGTTGATGACGACGACGATGACGACGATATTGACAAACCGCCGACGTTTACCTATTTAAAACCTTGCGACTCGTTTTTATGTTTGTGCGGAAGACGGTACAAGAACGCGCATGGTCTCAAGTACCATAAAAAGAAATGTAATATAATAACCCCCGAACTTGTGATGAATATTGTCAACGATAATCAGGAACTGCGTAACGTGATTCTTGCTCAAAATAGAATTATCATGGAACATACGCAAGCGTTTCAACAACAAATATCGGACCTTATTCCGAAACTTAACGCACCAAGTCACCAAATGGTTACTACAAACAATACCACGATTCATCATACTCACAATACACAAAACACGTTCAATTTAAACATCTTTTTAAACGAGAAGTGCAAGGATGCATGGAATATGAGCGATTTTATTGATTCTCTCAAAGTTACGATAGACGACTTAATGGTAACGAGAGAACGAGGAATCGGAGAAAGTATCGGTCGCATCCTTGTTCAGGGATTGAGCACACTGGATATTTACAAGCGCCCAATTCATTGTACCGATCTGAAACGAGACACCATGTATGTAAAGGATAAAGAGGTTTGGGAAAGAGACGAGCAAAATATGAAGATTAAACATGCAATTGATCAACTAACGTATAAACAAATTATTTCAGTTGACGATTGGAGCCACGCTCAACCAAATATACTTCACGATGATAAGTTACAAACGGATTATAATACCATCCTTTTGAAGGTGCTTACAGATCCGCGGGAAAAGGATGCAAGACGGATAATAAAAAGTATTTCAAAAGAAACCACACTCGACAAGGACTACCAGGCATCCAACTGAATGTGAATGTTGAAATGGACATTTTGGACATTTTTGGACATTTTTGGACATTTGTCTGGGTTCCCTAGGACGTCCAAGGACGAGATTTGGGGTTTTTTTTAAAAAAATACCTTACCATAATTATTTTTTTAAAAAAACTATTTTACACATTTATAATTTACTCTAGGTTATCGGAGGGGATGTTTTGGGGTTTTTTTTATAAAATCCTTACTGACCGAAATTTGTTACGTCTGGAGGTATTTTTGAGTGCTCTTACGACGGATCGTGCTAAAAACTCATTTTTGCGTATCGGTTTTTCTCTTGGAGGGCCTTTTTTACTCCAAGGGACTTTTGTAATGTCCAACTCGTCAAATTGTTACGATGATTCGTTTGGATTATTTTAAGTGGTTGAAAAAAAAAATATTTTTTTGTCTTTTTTTGTATCAGTAAGGATTTTCACCAAACCGTTGGCTACTTTGTGTGCAATAATGGTAACACTACCGTTACCGGTTTTTCCGGTTTTTTCGAATTACAAAAAAAAAACCCATTTTGGGGTTTTTTTACCCATGTCCTTTTTTTTTTGTCCATTTTTTTCACTTTTTGGGAAAAAAGCCAAAAAAGTGATTTTCCTAGATAATGCTCTCATTTTCGAAAAAAAGGTTTAGAGTTTGTTACGATAAAAAAAAACTTTTTTTTCCCAAGACTTTTTTGAGCTTTCTGATTTTGGACATTTTTTTTCGAAAATAAATGTCCATTTTCAACTTTCGTAAATACTTTTCCGAAAAATGGATTTTTTGCATTTTTGGATTTTGGTGATAGACTGTTGATTTATGATTTTATCTAGATACTCAAGTAGTTAATATAATTCGATGCAGACATTTATACCAGCCATTATGGTGTCGTCTAACGGTTTTCGAGTATTTATCCTGGGAATACCAATCGGATCCGGACATTGATATACCTGAACATTTTTTACAACTATGAGTTCATGGCACGGTATTGTAATGCTCAACGGGTCGGGACTTAGCGGGATGCATACCGTAACCGATCCCGTGTCTAGTAACTTTTGTATGGATGTGCGAATATTGATTGTGATGTGGTTGTTTTCGTCAATGTACACGTATTCGGGCACGTCACTGATATTGCACCGTACCACCAGATCCGCGTCGTTGTCGAGCTTGTAATATATTTCATTGTGCCATAAAGGAACTGTAAAATGCTTGGATTCATATTCGAGATCGTATACTTTTTTCTGGAACACGTCCGTGAGCGTCGGGTTTAAAATGATGACATTATCCGATTTCATTTTATCCGAAACAATTTTGAACATTTTTTCAAGCGCGTCGCTTGGCAGATGCAGAATATCCGCATACTCTCTCATGAATTCATACACTTCAACTGCAGTTGATTTGTCTAGCGTATGAAGTAACTTGTCGTAATTTGAAGAAATGATATGCATAAGTGCCGCCTCGATATCGTCGCTGTTCACGTTTACTGGACCACTTCGATTAAACATGGCGCGAATAAAAAAAACAAAAATATCATGATAGGATGACGCCGACGGTAATTCGGTTGTTGTTGTTGTTGTTGTTGTTTTAGACATCAAATACTGATACGCTTCATTTATTTGTTGAAATTTCGCAGTAGACTCGGGCGAGTTTTCGTTTTTGTCGGGGTGGTATTTAAGTGACGCAATTCGGTACGCTTTGGTTATGTATGCCGAATCATATGTATTGGATCCATCGGTCGGTATTTCTAGTATGGAAAGTGCTTCAACCTTGTGCATGGAATATCGTCACAATTTGGTTATAGTTTGCGTGTGATTAATTAACATAAATATGAAACGCTCTAAGTGATATATGGGTCTATAATTATTGTTGAACATGTGCAAGAATGTATACGTATTGGTCATAATATCCGTCATGGTTTTATTAGGAATTGAAACACCATTGTTTGTAAGATGGTGAATTAAGTTTTTCACAATCAGCCAGATACATCCATAAATGTCCAAGTCGCAAATGAGTATATCGTATAGCGCGTCTCGAAATTCTAGTAACTGAATCGTATCTGGTTGAATAATATACTTGAAGATCCTCGTACACGTTGTAGTGTGTGGCAATTGAAAAGCGCTATTCGTTTCCGTGTCCGCATGTTCGCTTTCGCTTTCAGTAGTACGAATGCGGTTGAGTTTAAGACCCTTTATGTTGGATATTTTTGCTACATCTGCGTCGGACAGCTTGGCAATAAGCGCCAACCCGTCCGGATTTGATGTCGTGTTACATTTTCTATACTGAAGCGCGGTAGGGCGCTTCACGTGGATTGTTTCGCATGCGTTGATAACATTTGTGGTTATAAAACTGAGATGATCGGTGACAATTACGAATGAGATATGGATTTTCGGGTTGCTGCATCGGAAATAGCTATAAAAAACATCCAACAGTTCGCTGTGAATGGTATGAAAATTTTTACACATTATAATTCCAGACGTATGCGGACGGGTCGAGACGACGTCCACTATTTGAGTATATATTTCATTCCATAGAATTTTAGAATTGCACCCCAACATTGCCATATTGACTTCAAAATGAATGTCGCTAACCTTTATATAAATAGGGTTACTCTCGTATGAAATAAGCATTCGCTTTTCGTATTTCAGTTCACTTGGGCTGTACCGCTTTATTAAAAAAAGGGCTTGGGTGTATTTTCCAATACCGGGTGGTCCGTAAAATATGGTATTGGGTAGATGGGTTGAGGGATATTTTTCATAAAATGGCAACAATTTTGGATGCAAGTTGTATTTTTTACAGGACTGAATATAGTCGTCAAAGTGTGTTTCTAAAAATTTCATGTCTTTGTTAGGTATTTCAGGTATTTCAGGTATATTACAAGATATACATGAGATTCATTTTATTTAGATTTAAACGTTAAATACATAAATCTGATATTGGTTGCAATAAGAACATCATAATAATATTTCATTTAATGGAACAGACATTAATAGTGCCGTTGCCATGTACACAAAACTTCATGTACGATAAAGATGGCATATTTTTTAAGGATCGTGTATGCCGAAGAGACAATGATTCGGGTACGGAGCATGCGTCAAGTCAGATTATCTATATCAATGACACAATCATCATGAACGGACTAACCTTTTTTTTGAACAAGAATAGTTCTTCGGCGATGTTGGAGTTGGAACAAGTGATACTAAAAATGTATGCAGATACATTTTTTGGAGGAAATGAAAATAAGAAAATGAATCTCATGAAGCTAGAGTCGAATGATGGTGTCGCTGTCGATACTGTCGACACTGTCGATACTGTCGATACTGTCGCGTTATACGTTACCGGTGTGTGGGAAAATGCAACTGGGATCGGATTAGAATACAAGTGGATTACACAGTTCACCCATCGGTAGTGAAACTTGTTAACAATACTTCCGTCCACGTTATCATACCGGCGGTAAGGATTGAACACATTATCGCAACCCATGCCGTAAGGATCATTAAAGACATGTCGTTCTTATCGCAATTCAAGAGAGTTTTTGAAATATGAAATAAAAGGCCAATCGTAAGACCTAAAATAACAGTTGATCCCATCGAAAATCCTACGAATGAAGTTGGAACTTGATTCGTATTTATTTTTTTCCGGAATGTGTACGTCTGTATAATTGTCCATGTTATGAGCGCAATAGCGAGAACAAATGGGGCTGAGAAGAAAAACAAGTTGACTTCACTGGGGGTTTTTACCTTCTCTGATACAAACCGACGGGTTAGAATGGATATAACCGTCACCCATAAACAAATTGTCCAAAATAGACACCACCCATGGGTAGCAATAATCGTATCAGCTTGACCATTTATCTTACTTGTATTTGTGCCTGTTGGATTCTCAGTTGTGGGTACGGACGGGTCCAGGTCCGGTTTTTTACCTTGTGCTAGTTGAGCAATCACCTTTACAATTAGTGAAACTCCAATAAGTATGGAAAAAATTTTAATACTTCCGTCAAATTCGGACTTTGCCGTAACTTCGGTAGTTGTTTTTCCAGTGTCTGGTGCAGTGACAGTCATGACAGTCATATTATTATTATTAACTTATTAACTATTATCTATTATACTATCTTGCTAAAATAAATCATGCCGTATATTTTTCTTTAATATACCGAACATCTTTTGCAATATCATTTACTATTTCGTACAATGAATGAATCGATTTTAGAATACTATCCAATTTATCATCGTTTACGTTTATGTTGACTGCGTTTACTGCGTTTAGTGCATCTGTTGCAGTTGCAGGCGTAGTTGTCATTGTCGGCCGTTTGAGTTTGTTAAAAATTGTACCGATCTCCATGTCTGCGCCGGTATCGTTATTGTTATCGGTATCAAATGAAACCGATTTTCTGTTCGAAGATGGAGTTGAACTTGCTGTTGATGTTGCTGTTGCCCAGGGAACCAAAGGTTCCCCGTACCCCTCCTTTACGATGAGGGGGTTTAAGGGGGGTGCTTGACGTCCCCCTGCAGGGGTCGGGGTCGGGGTCGGGGTTGGATTTGGAATGTCAAACTGGATAAGTTCGAGTTCACGTTCTCTAGATGCAAGGGCTTGTTTTATTAACTCGTCCATATTTTCTCCGATAGGCACGTCGTCATTTATTTTTTTATCTGAAAAGTCGATTTCTGCCGGTTTTTTAAGTACCAACAACGAGTTCATATCATCTTCTAATACTTTTACTTTTGAAGTGATGTCCCTAATTCTGGCCTCTTGAATATCGTTCGACTTGTATATGGGTACAAGTGATGCTGTTGAAGGTGGTTTATACTGAGCCATTTCAGTCATGACACGTTTGATAACTTCTTTGTTCAGCGTAGAGAGGACCATTTGAGGGGACGAATTTTGTTTTTCAGACGACGAAGTTTCTTGTGCATACGAGTTTATTGTAGTATGTATTGCCGTTTCAAACAGCGTCATTACCGGTTGAAGTGAACTGTCACTCAGCCCTGCAAAAACGCGCTCTTCGGTGAGTAGCGACCACAGCAGTGCCTTGTTGGCGTTACTATTTACTTGTTGAATCACGTCCATAGAATTGATTTACTTTATTTTGATTTACATTAGTCCTAGTGATTTTTTTATATTATTTTAAAATCAAAATGGTTTAAAGGTTAAACGTACTATTTTTATAAAGTAGAAAGTAGATAACATGGCAACTTCATCTTCCGAACAACATGCAAATGCAGTCCCTGGGTACAGCGGACGCGTAAAATGGTTCAACAACAAATCTGGATACGGGTTCATTACCGTTCTTAAAACCGACGAAGCAGCGGCCGTTCCAGTAGGAACTGACGTGTTTGCGCATCACATGGAAATAAATGTATCGTGTGACCAGTATCGTTACTTGGTGCAAGGCGAGTATGTCGCGTTTGATGTGGTAAAGACAACGAATGCGAACCACGAATACCAATGCGCCAAGGTAAAGGGCATGTATGGGGGTCAACTCATCTGCGAAACGCGCCACGACGCCAGGTCTCAATACAAGACGTCGTCGGGTTCGGGTGATAATCTCGAATCTTCGCGTTACGGAGATGCACCCGATTCTGCAGCTGCACCTGCACAGAATAACGGCAACGGCAACAACAACAACAACAACAACAACAACCGTAGCAAACGATTTGCAAACGTGAAGAGTTCCACAGAAGGCGGCCGTGGAGGGTTTCGACGCTAATAAAATCAAATAACATTATTAACAATTAAAATTTTATTTTAAATATAAAATTTTATTTTTCAAATTAAAATTTCAAAAAATGGATTCTAATCAATAAAAAATTGAAAAGATTTTGTTATTGCATTCAACAACAATGACATGTGTCTTTCAGATCAAATCAAATCAACCAATATGGCAAAAGCGACCGAAGAAAAAAAAGAAAGGGCGCGGATTGGCCTGTTTCAAAAACAGTTGAGCGAGGCATTCAGGGCCGATCGTTTCGAAGAAATGCGTAAACTGGTCGACGAGAACCTCGAAATGGTGAGGACTACAACCGAGCGAGGGGTAATAACCATGACGCTACGACTCGCAATCCAACAACGCGACGAAGAATTGATTTCGATGCTGGTTGACCGGCTTTCCATGAAGCGCGACTTCATTGAACTCATGATTTACAAGGGGGATCCGGCTTACAATCGTCGGCTATTTGAGGCGCATATCGACACTGCGTTGCTGGAACCCAAGGATATAAAGTTATTCGTCGATCACGGGATGACGTACCTGTTTCGATACTTGGATGGGAAATTCTTACACTACCCAGACCCGGACCATGAGAAAGTATCCGAGGTTGACAAGTCATCGACTCTACGACGATACGCGCTGCCAGACTGCGACCATTACATTCAAAAAATAACCCAAGTAATTGAGTCATCCCCGAAAAACAAGACGAAGAGTCACGTTGCAGTTATTGACCAAATACGAACACTTGCGACTTCGACTTCTTCTTCTTACGATGTCATTATTGACGGGGGAAATATTCTACACGCGCGAAACGGCCAGCCCAACCTGGAAGATTTGAATCGAATGATTACAATGTTGCAATCGCGGGGTCATTCACCCATTGTCATCATTCACGCGTCCCATACCGATGTCTCCTCGAGATCGAGATCCGACCACGCAGTTGCAGTGAGGAACATCTTCGAAACAAGGAAAATCCCATTCATTGCAACTCCATACGGTCTAAATGACGACTTGTTCATCTTGCTGGCGTATTTGATGCGCGAATGTTGCAGCATTGTCACGCGGGATACGTACACTGATCATATCGACATGTTCAAAAACCCGCAAAAAAATGTGTCGGATGATTTTGGAAAATACTTGGCACACGACCTCGTTTCGTTCACTGTATCCGACGCATACTGTCAAATGCACATACCCGACGCCACCCCAAAACCATACACAAGCTGTATTCAAGTCGCTGGTACACGTGTGTACATTCCACTCATATCAGGATCAGGTTCGGAATTTGTTGAAATTCGTATGGAATGAAAATAATATGAAATAATATAACAGTAAAATATAATATATAAAGTATAACTAATTAATAAGTGAATAGAAGTACGAGGAAAGAAAAACATGGAACTGAAATCGAATACGAATGCAAAAAAGATTTTAACAAGTCAGTTGAATTTTAATCTGAATAATGAGCACCAACTGATTCCAAGAGAACAAACGTTTGTTCTGGACCGAAAGTTAATAACGGTTCATTCTGAAGACAGGGATATAAGGCAGTGGCCCAATCCAAACATTTTTGAAGTGCAACTTCCAACAACATATACAAGCGTATCCACGATTCAACTAGTGGAATGCAATATTACGACAACAACGTTTACATTTAGCAGAGACTACCAGAATACGAAATTCTCATTCAAAATTTTTCCCGAGGCAACTCCAAACCCGTCGGAAATTGAAGATTTGGCGTACTATTATATGAATAACGGGCCGCCGCCATCGACTGGGCGATCAAATAGGTATTATGCAGAAATATCCGAGGGGTTTTATCGTCCCGAACAACTTGCAAATGAACTCGAATTTCAAATGAACCGAGCCGTTGCAAATTATCTTATTACTCGCGATGAATATGTCGACCCGAATGAGGTGAACCCGCCTCCTCCGGTTCCAAGTATTTTTAGATCTGTTCGTAAGGACGAAGTATATTCGTATTTTCGAGTGAAATATGATAGCGTAACGCAACAGCTGTGGTTTGGGAACGTGCATGACAGATTTGAACTTATGTTTTCGGAGAACCAGGATTATGTAGACTCCAGCCCAATTGACCCGTCGACGCGGAATACGCGATGCGACCAGCCGAATGTATGGACGTATGCCATGAATTGGGGACTCCCGTTCTATTTGGGGTTTAGTAAAGCCAACTATGCTGCAGCTGAAGTGGCCGAAAATGAACTTCATTTTGGAACGGCGAGACCAACGTTATGGATTTCGGCATTAACGCAAAAAGGCGGTAAACTTTTTTATGTGAAGGCTCCCAATATTCTGGACATTTATGGAAATACCGCGATTTATATGGAACTTGAGAAAATGAACACGTGCGATGAAATTGCGCCGTACCGAAGTGCCACCAATAGTTTGCGTTCCGACTATAACGGAACAGTGAATTCATATTTTGCCAAAATTCCACTCACGCTGAATGCGGAAGGTACCGGGTTTTCGGCATCGAATAGTTACATGTACTTGTATAATATGGCGCAATTCAATCCGGTGATAGATAAGTTGCGCCGAATCAAGGTGACGATGCGGTACCATGACGGTCGTCTTGTTGATTTCAGGGACACCAATTTTAACTTTACGATTTCGCTGGGCCAGATTCACGACGAGCTTGCGCGCAATTACGTGTTACGCGTTCCAGCCAAGTTCTAGTAGTATTATTAAAATATTTTAATCATTTATTTAATTAAAAATGATTAAAATTGAATAACAGTCGCGTATTGTGCGATTAGTAGTATTATAAAGATTATAAAGACTACGTTACGAGTACTACCCAACCAACGACCAAATGGAATTGATTACTGAACCCGACGTTTACTCTCCAAGTATGGATGATAAAGGAAACTACGTTGATAAAACGCCGTCATTCAAAACACCGGCACTTGCAAATGGACTCCGGTGTCCTTGCGGGACTCGAAAGGATAAGGTATATTCGTCTGCACAACTGTTTTCATTGCACTGTAAAAGCAAAACCCATGAAAAATGGCTTCAAGATTTGAATGCGAACAAGACAAATCTGTTCACTGAAAATGAGAAGCTTCGCGACATTGTTCATGCCCAGAAAATAATGATTGGGAAACTGGAACTGGATATATCAAGCAAAAACATGACGATCAACTACCTCACTCAAGAGGTAACAAAAATAATGAATGCCGGTACAAAAATTCAGCACACTGCCTCAACTGCAAGTGCGAATGATATGTTGATGTTTTGAAACAATAGCAAAACAAATTTAAAAACGCGCCGAATAAATAAGTACAATCACGGATTATTTTTATTTATTATGAGAAAGACGATTTGGATTAACAACCCTCATGAAGGCCCTGAGGAACATGAGTTCAATTATGAGTGGGTAAAATTCAGTGACGGACTAGTTAGAGCAATATATAGTTCGACAACTGCTCCATCTGACTACTGGCCTCGTGATGTATATATATCTGACCTAATTTCAGGTGTTTACCAGCGCGTCGGGTCCTACAAAAGTCACGTAAGCGGCGTATACGAGTTTATTTGTAATGAATGAGCGAATAATAGTATTATACCTCAGCAGTTATTGGTTTAGTTGTTTCACTTGTTTCGGAGGTGGTAAGTTGATCCTTCTTGGCAGAAAGAGCCGCTTCTTTGCTAATGAGATCTTTCAATCGTAGAATGAGCCGAGGTTTGCTAATATTCTGACGAATTTTGTTTTTCAGTGTTTGCTTTAATTTTTTTGCAGACTGTATAACGGTGTCGTATGAAGATGATGAAGAGCTCCACCAAATAGTTTTTTTACTCTCCTCTTTTGGTTTGGATGATTTGTCACCATCTTCTTTTTTGCTTAATATGCCTGGACTTACGCGGACTGTCCCACTCGTTCTGTCCACTTTGTAACCGGCAAGTATACGACTAACATCATCTTTGATTTTCTTATCATCGAGTGTTGCGTATGCCGGATGCGTCTTCATCAAATTAAAGAGATCATTCTTGATTGTTTCGAGTTGGGCGTTAATCTCTTTCAGCTCGGCCGTGTCGGATGTACGTTTTTTTGCATCTCGAGATGTTTCTACCGATTTTTTCTTAGCAATTTCTTCTTTATCTATCTCGATTTCCTTGTCGAGTAATCCAACGCCGGAGTTTGTGTAATGGCCCTTGGGCACAATGAGCGCAAAATTACTCATATATTCAATAACATTTTCGTGGTATGCTTCATCGTCCGTGTTATTGTCTAGAATACGTATCGTAAACTCGGTGGGGTTCATTTTGAATACGGTCGTCATTTCGTCGTCGGCCTTGTGTTTGATATGTGCCCGCAATTTAAAACTACCATCTCCATCTTTTTCTTTTCCATATAATGCAATGTCGCACTGCATCGCTTTTGCAAACGGGATAAGCATAAGAAGCGGATGTCCCCAAACTTCCGGAACGATTTCTGAGTAAGAGGTAGAAACATTGGTATTTATTCGTTTAACGGGTACTGAAATTTTTTTAAAATATTGTTCCGGTGTCATGGTCGACATGACTTTCGCGAGACCATCGTCACCGTCCTTCTTATCCTTATCATCATCATCATCGTCCTCATCAGGATTTGGAACGACATTTATTTTTTTGATTTGGGTCATCAACGTTTCTGATCGGTCGCCATCACCTAGTAGTGGATCAGTTCTGCGTATATGCTCTCGAACCTTATCGTTCCATATTTTTTTGTCAGTATTACCCTTATTTCTCATTAGAGTCCACCATACTGGAGGGTTTATCCCACCACTCTGCGCATATTTTTTTCTTGTGGCTCTTGAACTAGTATGCTTATCCCTCCTAATAGTTTGTCGCCCGCCTCCACTTCTAATTGCTAAGTTCAAATCGATGGCTATTAACTTGTTTAGAAAATCAATACTACCGGTCCCAATATGAGAATCTTTTTGCTGAAAGAAGTCCTTCAATTGTTCCATATAATAATCACCGCCCGACTCTACATCTTCGACTGACGGAACTTTGGCTTTTAATTTTTCCTTTGCCCATGTTGAAATTCTAGACAGCAATCCAAAAAGCATATCGCATTCGGTAATTACTATGTCATCAAATGTAAAAACATTGAACATATTGCGTATATCGTTCGTTGTACCGACGTGAAGAATCCGACCAATCTTCGAAGTCTTTGAAATATCTAATGTAGCCGGGTCTGCATCTAGGGCTGCATCTGGATCTGAATATAGAAGATATCCTCGCATGAGCGATCGATAAAATGACCAAGGATCCTTTTTAAATGGTACTTCAACATATTCATCCTTGGATAGCGTTGGTTCTGGTGCTGGTGCGGTGGTTGATGATACGGTTGATGATGATGATGATGATGACGAGTCCGTTGGAGTTAAAACCTTATCAATCCATTTGTTTTTAGCGACGTCAGTTAGTCCTTTTTGTGTCCGTATCCGCCACGTTTCTCCCATACATTTGAAAAGATCTTTCCGGGTTGTGGCGCAGTTAACGTATGCAAAATACGGTCCAGGCTCATCAGTGAGTCTCAGTTGCCAACACGGTACTTTAAATTCGAGTATAGTTATTTTATCACCTCCCACATAATGACCTTTTCCTACATCGTAAGAGAATGTTTGGGTGATATGTCGAGCATACTCACTCTCACTTTCAATTATTCCTGAAAATGTAAGCACATTCGGTACCGGGGTTGATGTTGTCGATATTAATACCGGCTCCGCCGGTTGCGATGGCGGCAACGCTATTGCTGTTGATGGCGACTTATCATCACTTACGATAATGTTTGAATTGTCCTCATCAACCAAAATACCATACGGCTTTTCAAGTCCTTTACCACTACTAGTCGTTTGATCAGACTTGGACTTGTTGTATTCGAATTTACTGGGGATGGGGTAAGTGTACCTACCACCACCATCGTCATACGATAAATCAAATACCTGGATTCGATTACTACCCGTGTCGGCTACGACGATAGTCTCATGGTCAACGGCTGCATCATGAACAACGGCTACACCGCGGGGGCCGTTGAAATATTTTCGGCCACGTATTTCGGCGATTACCTTGCCACTTACATCAGTTACATTGTCCATAACCTGCATACAATTATTTTGTCCATCAACTACGATAATGTTACCGTATTTATCAAAAGCAAGATTCACGTATGTTCTTGATCCATCTTCAACCGTCTTTTTCGGCAGTTTAATATTTCGAATGAATTTACCGTCGTCGATGCTAAGAAATTGAATATTGTCGCTTCCAGCACTGTATACGAGTACATGGCCTTTATCCCCGATCTTAGTTGCGGCAACACTGATTGGAGCCCAAACACCTTCAAATTTATTAGCCGGCATTACAATGTTTCGTATATGGTTTACACTGCCTGCCGCATCATACCCAATAACTTGTACTCGAGAATTCTTTCGATCTGCCACGATGATGTTTTTTGAAACGCCGTCAATGGCTATTCCACCCGGTTCATTGAATTGTAAAGTACCCGACCCTTGCCTGCCGATTGTTCGCACAGATGAACCATCTTTCCGGTTAATAATTTCAAGGCGATGGTTAGTTTTATCAACCGCGATGAGTTGATCTTTGTTTGTCGGATCAATTGTTATGAATGAGTATGATGGTTTTGCTGATGCTACTTCTAGTGCTGTTGGTACTACTACTGGCACGGTTTCTGTTTCTGGTGTTGCTGTTGCTGCTACTATTGGTGTTGTTGTTTCTGCTACTATTGGTGATGCTGCTACTAATAATTTCGCTCTTCTTGGCGAAGTTGATGGTCCCGGCGGCGGTGTTGGGGATGCTACTTCTTCATGTTCATCTTCGTCGTCGTCGTTTTTGTCTTCGCGTGGATTGCCTTCTGGTGGTGGTATCATTGTTGATGATAATAAATTTGGATTTTTTTGCAATGGTGGAGATGATGACGATTGTGATGGCGGTGATGGCAGTCTTCTTGGTGATGTTAAGTTTTTGTGTTTTACACCGGCAAGCTTCGCCACTAGTGAAGATGGTGGCGATGATGGCGGTGGTATTGGAATGCCCTTTACAGATGCTGATGTCATATTTGAAACTTATTAAACTTAAACTGCTATTATTACTGTAATTGTAATTATCAAATATTTTAAATTTTAAATACTAACATAAAATATTTGTTGAATTAATACCACGGCTTCAGTTGCAAACTGTTTGTCTTGTAGTCGCTATAATACGGCCGGGCCATTGGCGTGTACATTGTGCTAATATCGTTTTTGTATGACAGGTACCCCCTCGCTTCGTTATAAACTCGCGGAACGGCATATTCACAGACTAAATCATTCAGCGCAACAATTTGATCCGTAAGGTTAAACGGCAAATTGGACGCGTTTTGTAAATAAATCGAGCGCATAATGATTTTAACGGTATCTTCATCTTGCACGGGAATCACGTAGTCGCCGTTGGACATCCGATGAACCCCGGCGCGAATACCGTTCTGGATGATTTGGATATTATTTGAGCTAAAGAACAATTTCGAAACTGGCGTTTCTTCCCAAATTCCATCCAGCGCGTTTCGAAATGTGACGGGTTGGTTCACGTGGATTTTATCAAACAGCGCAAACTGTTGTTCGGCAGATGGAGTTATAATATTCACTCGACCATTACTCGACAGACCTCGCGTATCAAACGCCGAGTTGGTTCGTTTATTCATATCATCATCCTGAACAAATGACATTTTATTTTTATTTTAGTGGGTTGTGCGTATATTTGTATTTGTATATTTGTATATTTTTATTTTATTTATTATACTATATATACTATATAGTTTAGTTACACTTACTTACTTACTTATTCTTATTTTCATTCTTATTATTCATTCGCCATGTTAGAGAGTTTTAATTTTCAGCGAATTGTGCTGTTGATTGCCGGGTTACTGCTTGCCGGATTTATGATAACGGTTGTGTATAGCATGCTTAAAGCAAACACGATTGGCGAATGGCCACCGGTGATTGCCAACTGCCCCGACAACTGGATTATGGATACCGACGGTAAAACATGCAAGAACGCTAACGGGTTATTTAATACGGGCGCTGCAAGCACGTGCAACAGCATAGATACTTCAACCGACATTTATGCTGGGGCGGGAGGACTTTGTCAAAAACACCAGTGGTCGAAAAACTGCGGAGTGAACTGGGACGGAATTTCTAACAATCCAGGAGTTTGCGCAGCTAAGAAAGCGTAGGGGGGCTTGACGCCCCCTACGATGATATTGCACGGAGGGGTTTAAGGGGGTGCTTGACGCCCCCTACTCATTCCATTGTAAAATATGATCAATGCTGACCCATTTTTCAATTTCTTCGGTTTCGTTTACGACGCACACGCGTTCATTTCCGCTAGCGTCTAGGACGGGTTCGACAAAATGTCTCGACAGTTTCCAGTTATCTTCTATGTGTCCCGACGTTCGTTTCACTTTCACCGGTTTCCCCCTGAAAATATTTGCCCTTCCGTACGCTTTCGTTCGCATATAGTGAGCCAATGCGGCTTCACCTTTTCTTTTACATTTTTCATTTGAACATGATACCCAGCCACTTTTTGTTTCAATTGAGATATAGTACATATACGGCCCCGGAATTTCAACGCTGTCACAAAAGTCGCATGCGTCGATGGATATAAACACCAGTCTTCTGTAGTGTGGATATTCATCGGCATTATCCACGGATTCATTATGTTCGGTCATCCTTTTTTTATTATTTTTCCACTATTTAAAACAATTATAATACAATGTTTTTAATATGTTTTATAATATCCGTTACATTAAACGCGCGCACTAAAAAGAAAAAATATAAACTTAAAAGTTCTATGCCGATTATACTCGAAGTTGTCTTCGGTATAATAGGAGTTGCCATAGGTGGCACATGCTATGCCAACCGTAAAAAATAATGTTTTTACACCGCTTTTGGTTGTAAAATGTCCTGTAGAATATTATACAGACCCTCTCCTACAATTGTAATTCTATTTAATGTGTTTTGGATATTTAAAGCAACTATTGATCCTGCATAAATTTTAAATGGAGTATTTTGAGTCACTAAAAATGTAACAACGTTTCCACTCGTATCCAGTAAATTTGTACCGTTGAACGAGTAAACAATATTATTCAGTTTAACGGTTTCATTTTCGTTGATCGGAATGTAAATCGATTTGTTTCCAGTAATATCTTCCGAAGATACGGTTACTATTTTGTTTGCGCTTGCATCTACCGCCGTCGGAGCCTTTACCGTAAACGTAGCTGCTGCAACTTCATTATTTGGAGTTGCTAGCAACGAGCTGATGTCGGCTCCGGAAATTGGAGCATTCATCTGAACTGCACCGACTCCCGCGTTGTTGATATTTTTTAAAAGTTGTAGTTTTTGCACGGTACTAAAGGCTGGCAAATTCGTTGCCCCGCTAATATTTGCGTTTGAGAAATTGGTTCCGGTAATGACCGCTCCTGAAAAATCCACGTTGCTTAAATTTGCGCTTGAAAATGAGACACCGGAAACGGTGGTTCCAACAAGTGACGCACCAGACAAATCGACCGATGCAAATGATGTATTTGATGAAATGTCTTGGCCTTGAAGTGTCGTTCCAGCTGACGCGATCACAATTGAACACGTCGCAGTGGAAACGTTATAAAATTCAGTTGACGCTTGAGATGCTGTAATTATGACCGTTCCAACGCCTCTTAGTGTAACCAACCCACTAGTCGAATCCACCGTTGCGCGCGCGGTATTGCTACTGGAATATGTCACTGCATCTGGCCTGGCGCCAGTGGCTGTAACTGTGAACGCCGCATCCGTAACATTTTTTGTGGTTGGCGGATTTACAAACGTGAGACTTATTGTAGCCTTTGAAACCGTGAGCGTGTTACTGGTTCTGGTTGCCGCATTAAATAGACTCGTCTCCGCCTGGGCAGCATTGAACGACACGTCTCCCAGACCGACGATTGTAATAAAATTACCGGAAGCGTCGATGGTTGCTACAGATGTATTACTACTGCTGTATGTTATCACGCCGCTACTATCGCTTACTGGCCTAGTATCTATTGCGAAAGACGCATCTCCATATGCTTTCGGGGAAGGTATTGTAAATGTTGCTGATGAAAGGCTTGGCGTTCTGCGTGAAATAAGAAGACTGAATGTAGTACTTGCAGCATTATAATTTAGTCCTTCATTTTGGGTTGCAGTAACGGTAATTGCGGAAGGGGTGTACGCATTAATAGTGGCGATGCCGCCGCTTATCGATATAGCGTCACTTGCAGAAGAAAATGTATATGAGCCATCGCTAGTACTAATACCCGTCATGATTGCAGACAGTGAAAAGGATGCGTCAATGCCAACTGTTTTTGTAACCTGGGATATTGCCTGATACGACGGAGTTCCGCGCGCAACAAGAAGGTTAAACGTTGTATTTCCAGCATTATAATTTGGGGTTACGGCTTGTGATACATCGATCGTAATTGCGGACGGGGTGTACTCGAGTACGGTTGCAACGTCGCCACTTATGCTTATATATCGGGCCACGGTGGAAGAGGAAGAGGAAGATATAACAACGTCATCAACACAACCAGAAAATCGGCCAGTGCCACTTGCCACAGGTTTAATACGAACGCGTATATTTCCAGTTCCGTCACCAGTATAAGTAAACGATCTTGATGTAAGCGTGGGATATCCAGCCCAGGCTCCCGGAAGGTATGTATTAGTTGCTAAAACGGTATTATTAGCCCGAAGAATTTCAAAAACAATACCATCAGACGCAGTGGCTTGCGTAGTTTGAGAAGGGTCAAAATAAACTGCCGGGCCCGCCTTGAAGTTCACCGTATATATCGTATTTAATGTATTGCTATTTGTAACAGCAGTAGTTTGCGTAATAGTATATGTATCCCAAAATAGGATCGCATAATTGGGAGTATTTGTCTGGCCCGCGGTGTTTGCTAGATCAACGAAATGATTGAGTCCAGATTCGCTCCATCCCACCAAATCTCCACCAACACCGAGTTTTAAATTGGATTGATACTGTGTGTGGTTCAAAGCCCCAGTCACATTATTCATATTGTCTGTGCTCAAAATAGTTGTTGATGTTGCTGTTGATGTTGCTCCAGATGATGAAAATGTATACGCGCCGTTGCTGGTACTAGCAGCGCCATCCATAATTGCAGACAGCGAAAAGGATACATCAACCCCAAATGTCTTTGAAACTTGAGAAATGGGCTGATAGGCCGGCGTCGCCTTTGAAACAGTGAGCGTGTTGCTGGTTTTGGTCGCGCTGGAAAACTGCCCTGCCACGGCAGCTTGTAACGCATTGAAACTTACATCACCAGCGCCTTGGATCGTGATCCAGTTTCCCGATGCATCGATTGTGGCAACGCCGGTGTTGCTGCTACTGTAAGTGATTGCACCGCTGCTATCACTGGTTGGACGAAGTGATATATTGAACGATACATCGCCGTACACCTTTGTAGACGGCACGGTAAATGTTCCCAATGTAGGTGTAACTGCATTAGCCACGGTTAGAAGAGAACTCACGCTTTTACTCATGTAGTTCCCGCACACATCCTGGATAGCTGTGATGTTTGCAGTTCCATTTGCTACAAGTGATACATATGATGCCGCTACAGAATTCCCATAAGATATAATAACTATACCTGATCCACCAATTGCACCAGCCCCGGCCGCGTTGGATCCTCCTCCGCCGCCACCTCCACCACCAAGCCCATTTGTTCCAGCGGTAGGTGTTTGTGTGCCGAGCGAAACACCTGCTCCACCACCGCCATTCCCGCCCGCTCCTGCAGTAGAGCCATTCGCGCCAGCTCCTCCACCACCGGCATAGTATATAATGGAATTGGTAATGCTGCTGGCTATGCCGTCACCACCCTTACCTCCAGTGTTTGATCCTCCGTTGGCACCAACTTGACCAGCTCCACCTCCACCACCACCACCATAGCCACCAGTTGTACCTCCGCCATTATTTCCTTGTAATGGACTAGTTGTTACAGTACCACTAATGGCGCTTCCACTGGAGCCACCACCTCTGCCACCAGCCGAACCACCATTTGCACCTACGGTATTAGAAAGACTTCCTCCACCGCCTCCACCGATTGCTACCAGCCCTGCAAAACTCGAGTTTCCGCCGTTTGTTCCTACCGCTGACGTACTTGCTGCTGCAGCTCCACCAGAGCCAATTACGATACTCATGGATGCGCCCGGAGTAACCGCTATATTTGTATTTATGATAACGCCACCGCCACCACCACCACCACCATTATCCCTTCCACCGCCGCCACCGCCTCCAACAATAAGTGCACTTACTGATGTAATCCCTGCTGGAACGACCCAAGTGGTTGTACCAACCGTGGTAAAGCTTGTAATCGCTGCAACAACTGGCGGCACTACTACGGCAACTGCCGAATTATCAGACGTGTATCTAAATGCGCCGGAACTGTCGGATGTAGGCGCGGTAAGAGAGAAGGACGCGTCGGCTAACGCGTACGCACCCGACTTCGGACCGAGCGTGAATGTTCCAAATGTTGGATTTAGCCCAACTGTTAGAATAGAACTAACGCTTTTACTCATGTAGTTCCCACATACGTCCTGGGTAGCTGTGATGTTTGCAGTTCCACTTCTCACAAGGGTTACACCCGAACCTGTTGCACTTAGACCATTAAACCATTTATTTTGCAAGTAAAGCAGATTGGCACTAACATCAGCGTTTGATAATGACGCATTGTAATAAAGAATTTCACCGATGGTGCTATTACACGCCTCACCGCCATCGGATTTACCGACATATAATGTTTTATTGCCGGGGGTTATAGATACAGGCGTACCGCTTATAAATCCAGTGGATACCGTATCAGAATACCTCCAAAACTCTCTTGTGTTTCCCACTACGCGTCCAATCCAAATATAATTTGTATTGTTTGCAGCGGAAAGAGCAACATTGCCAGTATTATCCGACTGAAAGTGAACATTGGAAGTCCCTGAATCTCGTTCTATAGCCCAGTCAGTATCTCGGTTCCCATGGTGCATAAAGGATCCATATCCCGCAATGTTGGTACTATATCTAGCAACTATAAAAACTGTAACTAATGATGTTAACGGGACAGACGTGCGAATTAATCCGAACCCAGAATTGAAATTTAAAGCTGGAACAGTATTGATTGTCGTTACAGTAGGTCCAGTGCCATTCGGCGCAAGGTGATACCCATTTCCAGTCAAGTCATTCCACTGCGTCACATTGCTTCCGCTAAGCGTGTATCCAGATGCAACGCTCGCGTCATACCGCGCCAGTAAATTGGAGTTTGTATGTGTACCGCTTATTACAGCAACCGCCGAATTATCAGACGTGTATCTAAACGCGCCGGAACTGTCGGATGTAGGTGCGGTAAGCGAAAATGACACGTCGGCCAACATATATGCGCCTGCTTTTGGACCGAGCGTAAATGTTCCAAATGTTGGAGTTAGTCCAACTGTTAGTAATGAGCTTACGCTTTTACTAAGGTAATTTCCGGACGCAACCTGGGTCGCAGTGATGTTTGCAGTGCCGTTTGAAACAAGGGATACATATGGATTAGCAGAAGGATTCCAAGCGACGTACCTTGAATAAAGCCATTTGTTCTGAAGGTATGAAATGTTGGCGCTTACATCTGCATTCGATAATGACGCGTTGTAATAAAGAATTTCACCGATGCTGCTATTGCAGGCTTCGTTACTATCAGATTTACCGACATATAAGGGTTTATTACCCGCCACAAGTGCCGATGATGACCCAGTTATATAGACGGGGGCAACTGTATCCGAATACGTCCAAAACTCGCGACTTGTTCCATTAAGTCGTCCAACCAAAATATAATTCGTATTATTGGCAACTGTAATAATCGTAGGAGCGGGATGTTGGCTATCGGTTGTAAACTGGATTTGCGATGTGTTGAAATATCGTTCTATACTCAAATCGGTATCTCGGCCGCCATGATGCATGAAATTTCCACCCTCAGTTATTAAAGATGATCGGTATGTTATCGCCATAAAAACTGTAACTGATGTTGATAACGGAACCGATGCGCGAATTAAGCCTAACCCGGAATTGAAATTTAAAGCAGCTACCGTGTTTATAGTTGTGGCGGTAGGCCCAGTTCCGTTTGCTGTAAGGTGGTACCCGTTACCAGCAAGGTCGTTCCATTGCGTCACATTGCTTCCGCTAAGCGTATAACCAGATGCAGCAACGCTCGCGTCGTACCGTGCCAGTAAATTAGAGGTTGTGTTTGTAGTTACGGATCTATTGGGGTTTGTAACATTTACATACGCGATGGTTCCGGGAAACATCTCGCCGGTCGTACTTGTCCACCCACCGATAGTAACTGGTCCGTTTACTGACATCACATACGCGCTTGTGTTACTCATTGCCGTATTTGTTGCAGTTTGCGTTGCACCAGAAGACACGGTCGTCAGCAACACGGTTAGAGATGTGGGCGTTCGCGTTAATTTGAGAATATAATCGGTATTAAGTGCAACTGAAACACCTGGTGCGTCCCATGTATTGCTAATCCAGCTAAAGTGGATACCATTTGAACTTGAAACCCACACGCCCCAGCCTCGGCCGGTATTAACTGTATTATACATATCGCCTATCAGTGCGCGCCAACTGTTGCTTCCGGTTGCACCGGTATTAAACCTGATATTCATTTCCCAAGTCGGCATTGCACCAAGAATTGGGAAATTGGTCAGAGACAATGTTCGATTGGCTGGAGATGTTATGGAATATAGTGTTTCCGACGATGGAATTATAACCGCAGCAACGCCCGAATTGTCAGACGCGTATGAAAATGCCCCCGAACTGTCGGATGTCGGCGCGGTAAGAGGGAATGACGCGTCAGCTAACACATATGCGCCTGCTTTTGGACCGAGTGTGAATGTTCCGAAAGTGGGAAGTATCGCATTTACAGTGAGGGTAGTGCTAACGCTTCCGCTAATATAGGTTGCGTCGGCTGCTTGTGTTGCAGTTATTATGCTTGTGCCGGGTCCTACAATCGTAACGATATTGGTTGACATGGTTGCGACATTCGGATTACTCGACGAATACGTAAATGCGCCACTGCTATTTGTGGTGGGAGCGGCAATATTGAATGATACATCCGTCAGTATCGTTTTTGTAGGAATGGTGGCCAGAGCGCCAATCGTTGGAGTAATTCCTACTGGCGGACTACCGACTACCCAGTTTGATGTTGCTCCCGATAATAAAAAATTTGATAGGGTTCCATTTCTGGCCGATGATGATGTATCTACGGCGGTGCTTCCCGACGTTGAATTCAGTTTATAGTAGCCAATTAACCCCGTTTCGGTTCCTACTAAATTTGCATTATAATATGTTGAAATATCTGAATCAGACCGAATGATATTCCAAATTCTAACTTGCGCCAACCGACCCCTATATGGTCGTGACATACTTACATCATTTCCAAACATAACGCTGTTGGTTTGATTTGACATCACAATTGTCGTGCCTTGAGTGCGAATTAGTGCTCCGTTTATATAAATTTTTGTTTGCACATTATTACATGTAACTGCAATATGGGTCCACGTATCCAACGGGATTACATTAGTATCTATAGTTGTTCCGCCCGGTCCAACCCATCGCAGCGTATTTCCTGGAATAAGATATGCCGCCCAATCCCATCCACTTCCATTCGCGCCTCTGGATACCATCTGAGCGTAGCGACCTCCATTTCCCGAATCCGTATTATACATCCAAAATTCCACGGTAACACTGGATAGCGTGCCAATATTGGCCACGGTAACTATATCATTGCTTCCGTCGAAATCTAATGACATTGTTATGTTCCTACTATACTATTAACAACAAAATGAGAGAGTTACTTATAATAAATTAATAATATATTTATTATATGTTATACTTATACTTATACACGTTACTGTAAAAATGAATACTGATATGGCATAATTTCTAAACGTTCTACCGCACGAACATAAACACCTAAACGATTCATTAAATTTTGAATAATAAACTTCCAGTTCGGGTCACTATTTAATTCGGGGGCCCGTATATCGATTGATTTTACACCATAAGTTGTTATTAAACTGGAGAACATCTGAATAAACTGTTCCCAACTCGCAATGGCTGGATCGTCATTCTCTGCATTCATTACTGTGCACGCAGCCATTCCATGTAAAAATGTATATGACGGGTTCGTACAGCAAAGCGATGTCGAATTATCATGAAGTATATTTATAGAGTTGAAATTGAATGATTCGCCTTCGAAAACGTTTCCAGACTCGTCTACGATATCGGTATGGCGGATAATTCGTCTATCAATATTTAATTTACTTACCTTATACGAGAGTGTTTCTGGAGTATCGTTATAGTAATCGAATACTACACAGCAGTTATCGATTGGAACCTCTGACAAAAATGCCTCAATGTATGGCAACCGACTGTCCACAAATACGAGCGCACACAGATCAATGATCATGTAAAATCAAATAATATAATATTTTATAAATAATATTTATATTATCCATTATATTATATTTTATTCATATTTATTCATAATTATTCATAATTTATTTATTTCACGACTACGTTCTGGGTATTTTTACTCCGAGAATCGATTGAATTTTATTGACGTGGGTTGGATTGTAAACGCAACCACCTCTCTCAATTTCAGAAATGATGGATACATCCATGTTACATTTTTGAGCGAGTTCTTTCTGGGTGAGTTTTTTCTCACATCGCGAAACGCGTACCGCATCCGACGTTACTTTAGCGATGTATTTTGTTTTTTTCTGGTCGTCTTCCGATCCTGATCCCGATCCTACCGGTTTGGTGATTGCAGCCACGACTGCGGATGCCGAATTTGTTTGTGACTGTGACGGTGTAGACGCATCTGCCGATACAGTCCGTCTCGATTTGCTCATTGTTACGGTAGTCCAGTCCTGGCAATCAGGAGCCTGTCGTTCAGGCGTACTGTATCTATTTTTTGTTGACATTGGTATTCTTTATTTGTCAATCAGTGTTTATATTCTTTATTCATCTTCATTTCAAATAATTTATTCGAATAGTATAACAGATAAACAAACAAACAAACAAATAAACAAACAAACAACAAAATGTCATTCGCGCAAAGCGTTTCCATTTTAGCACCGATTGCAAACTGCGTTCAAATGATTCCGCAGTTGTATAAATCGTACCAAAGTCGGCAAGTGCACGACTTGTCGATTTATTCGCTGTCTCTATTATTGCTCACCAGCGTGCTATGGCTTCTTCATGGATATTTTATTCAAGATACCTCGCTTATCGTGGCCGGGGTTATAAGCGTGGCCGTGAACGCCATGTTGTTTGCAATATTTTTCAAATATCGTAAGTAAATCAGTAACTGATATAAATGTAATTATCCATATAGAACAACGTTGACAGGTTGATCCATGTCCTTTTTATTAATATTAAATTCCGTTCTATTTGTTGTTACGCTATCCGAATACTTGATTTGCATGAAGTATGTAAACATGGAATACGGGTATAAAAACGAATGGTTCAATGTTTTACTAAGCCTATTGTTTACGCCATTTTATAGTTGTTTTTTCATACACAAGTTTTCATGGGAACAAATCAAATCGTATACCAGCCCCGAAAATCGACACATATTGTTATATCCGATAGGAACCGGCATTCTATATACGATCGAGACCGTTACCGTATTTTTCGCACTGAACACGATAACCCTAAGTTATTACACGATACTGAGATCGGGATTCATCATTTTCAATATTCCGTGGTTCAAATACTTGTTGAAAAAACCGGTGACGCGGCTCTATATTGCAAGCTGCGTCTCGCTCGTTATAGCGCAAACCCTCTCCACCACGCAGTACATTATGACAACAGAAACGCCTAAGACGGTCATTCGTGATGCGACAATTGTACTAATTTCATGTTTTTTAAATGCGACGTATAATAACCTCATCGAGTATGCAATGCTACGTCACGGAAACCATATTCAAACCATAGACTTTCAAATCATTTTTCAGTGCACGTATTTGATAATTGCGTCACCGTTTGCGATATTCTATACGGTAAAATATACGCCGCCGATAAATCCAAGTACGTTAACCATGTATTTTTTCATTGCGTTTGGCCTCCAGCTCTACATGTTCAATAAAATATATATATTAAACACCAGTAAACGAAGCGCAATTCCTGCAAACATTTTATTAAGCGGGCTTGACTTGGTGCGTCGCGTTATTCAACTCACATATTCGTTTGTATGGTTCAAAGAACCGTTGGATACAATAATTGGATTATCGGTCATGTTTCTAGGATTATCGGGAAGCATTCTTTTCTATCAATATGTTCACGATTATAGGACATCATTTAATGATCGGCAAAACCATATCGAGATGAAAGAACTTGACGAAACTTTAGAAGAGGTGTAACATATTATTATTTTATTATGTTGGCATATAATATATAATACTATTATAATATGGCACTTACCCCCTATTCAAACTCGACTCTAGGTAGTCTAGGTAGTCTAGGTACTCCCAATGCGCTCTCTACGATGGCGGCGACATCAGCATTAGCTTCGTCGAGAATGAGTCTATCCCCTTTCGCCAGTTATACAACAGGACGTAATGTACCTTCACCGGTAGCTGCATCGCCAGCGGTGCGTGGTTTACCTGCAGGACAATTGCTGCCCGCAGGAAAAGTGTATTCGTCGTTAGTTGATACGTACAGAGGGCGTGTTTCGGAAGCAACAAAAGGTGACATATTGACATCATTGAATGCGACATTTGATGCATATCTTCGCAGTAATAGGCGTTCCGACATAAACGCCTTAAAAAAAATGTTAGACGTCAATTTTTCAAAAGACGTTGGTTGCAACTACAAATATATTTTTACTAGCACTCCTAATAGTTACGGATGCGACTTACGAGAATTGATATTCAATCGCGACGGAACTACTACGCGCGAAGGCGATGCATTACTCCAAACCTTTCAGGCGATTGCTAGCGCGTATACCGAGGCAGAAATACCCAAGTTGTATCACGTTTTAACCGATATCGATGACACACTATACGCCAATCGATGGTATAAGACATGCGTTGCAGGAAGCGACACGTCGTGGCCCGAACATATAGCGTACCCCGGTGTAAAGGAAATGCACCGACAGCTTCATTCGTTGCGGAAATCAACCCACTATTCTACCGTTCTTTCTGCAACTCCCGGGGCGGCGAAGACTAAAAAAATGAACTCGCAAGAACTAAAAGATATGTTGGGCGGAACTGATTTCTCGTTTATTCAAGGGATTGAGGGTAAACGAGAGATTCTCCGAAATACTCCTAGTACATTACTGACTGGAATTTATAGAGGTAATAATCCCGATGGCGCATTTTATCGCACGATCGCCGAGACAAAGTACGCGCGCTTTCAGCAATATGCTAGAATTTTTCCAGAACGACAATACATATGGATTGGCGACAACGGACAAGGCGACGAAGTTGCCGGCAGACGCATGTTAAATCAGCCAGATGTAACGGTAACCGTTTGTATTCATATTGTTAGACCAGCAGCAGAAAGTGCGAGGGATCCAAGGATTATTTACTTTAACTCATATGGAGAACTAGCTAGCAAACTTTTTGATAGGGAGATATTGGGACGCAGACATGTTGCGGCGGTTATTAGAAGCGCGAGAGCCGAATGTAAGTCTACTAGCGGAACTAGTGATTCGCAAAGGGCTATGCATTGCGATCACCTTCCTACACACGGCGACATGAAAGAAAGGCAGCGGTCTCGTAGAACTGGAAACGGAGAAGGAGGAGGACGTCGCAAACGCAAAACATTGAAACAGAAACAACAACGACGACGACCACGACAGCACGCGTAGAAGACATAAAAAACAAACACGGAACTTGAAAGTGAAAAATAAATACTCGACGAGGGGGGCTCTGCCCCCTGCAGGTTATCATTTGGCTATAAAAAATATTAAATATAAATTTATAAATAATTAATATTAAACTTAAACAAGTAACGATCAAATGCAGTTATGGTTCATTGTAGCGTATTCGCACCTTCAAGGTATTTCCATGAATGGGCAAATTCCGTGGCGGTCTAAAAAAGATTCAAAATTTATGCGAGAGATAACAAGCGCCCCAGGTATAAAAAATGGACTTTTGATGGGTAGGAAAACATTCGAATCAATTGGCCAGGTTCTTCCAAACCGGGAAACAATCGTCGTTACGCAAACAACAACAACAGCAACGACAACAACAACAGACCGTCTTCATGTTCATACGGCGGCCTCTATACATCAGGCAATTCAAAAAGCCGAAAACGAACTTTCGCTGGACGTGCTGTGGATTTTTGGCGGGGCGTCAATTTATGATCAAGTTCTTGAAGATGCTTACCTCCGTGAAAGGGTGGACGGATTCTTTATAACAACCGTCCCCGAATATGAGTGCGACACGTTCGTTCGAACCAACCTGTGCGAATTTATTCTATCCCGTCCGGACTACAACCTCGTAACAAGTGCAGTGTTGGAGAAATTCGAAGACGGGGTCGTTGAACTCAGCGCGTTTTCTAAATTATCTTCGGAAAAGATACATCCAGAATGGATGCCGATTTTGAATAGCATTCAGAACTAGCGATTGCGTTTCTTGCACGTAAATCTTGGAGGTGTTAGGCCTTTTCTTCCGTATACGCTGCGCTTACATATGGCAATCGAGTCTTTGTATGCGTGCAAATCCTTACTAGCACTAGTTGAATGCCCTTTATAAAGAGCATTCACGCATTTGCACATTTTATCGTTAAGTATATCCTTGGTTTTTTTCCGTAATATGCTTAACTGTTCGGTACGACTAAACGGGTTTTTATAAAACCGCAAAATTCGTTCGCATTTTCGTCTCGTCAATTGTCTATCTGACCGAGATATAGCTGGCATTTTATATTTGCTATTTGCTACTAAATTCTCTAAATAAATGTAAAATATAAAATATAATTTATAAACTATAAGTATATAAATAAAATAAAATGAAAAATGGGTCGGACACCATGCGTATTGCGGTGTTTGATATGGATGAAACACTCGGGACATTTTCTGATTTAAGCGAATTTATTTATACGCTTGCCCGAATATTAAAACTAGTCCATACCAACCCAGACAAGGTCATTCGGGATAATTTTAATACCATTGTTGACCTGTATCCAGAGGTCCTACGTCCAAAAATAATGGACACTATGCAATTTCTTGTAAAAATGAAGCGCGTTCACAAGTGCGATCACGTTATGATATACACGAACAATACCGGCCCGCGCGAATGGACGGACAGCATCAAAAACTATTTCAATTATAAAAGCGGGGTCTCTTTGTTTGACCGCGTAATTGGTGCATTCAAGCGTCCGAATGGAGAGACAGTCGAAGTGAGACGCACCAGTCATGATAAAACATACAACGATCTGGTTCGATGCACCAACTTGGAAGGGAAAATTGAGGTGTTTTTTGTAGACGATCGGGCGCATCCTGGGATGCATACGAGTAACGTATATGTCATTGAAGTCAAACCGTACGAACGCAGAATTGACCAGTCTGTTTTTATAAAAAGGTTTATGTCAAGTCCGCTATATCATTCTCTCGGTGTTGCAACGTCGCAAACCGCAGCATTCAAGTTGAACCGCATCCTTGAGAAGAAATCCCAGTTATCCTTATCGGGGGCGGAATATACCGACGATGAACGCGAAGTAGACGCGCTCGTTGGTGAAACGATACTTGAAAAGGTGAAATGGTTTTTCGATTCAGAGAGGAGGTCGCCACCATCGCCGCCTAAAATACATACGACGACGAATGCATCTGACTCCAAGACAAATCCAAAAAAGACAATGCGACGCGGGAGAGGAGGACGAACCCAAACTAGACGACGTAGGTAACCAAATTAAAATATTTTCATATCCTGTATAGATTTCAGCACGTCCGTATTCATATTAATATCTTTAAACGGGTTTCGAAGCGGGTTTTTTATTTGTTCCATAACATGCGTGTATGCAATTGAAGTGAACGATGTAGTGAGCAGTAAGAAAATCGCGGATGAAAAAACGACATCGGCATCAAAGTCCGTAAATTCTTCGCCCTTCGATCGCATAAACGGGTTGAATCGCGCGATTAAAAAAAAGCACACGTAGTATTTCAATCCATTTTGAAGTACGGTGAGATATTCGGGGATTTTATCGGATAAATTCATATTGGGAAGTCCGCCTAAAATGGCGAGCAGTAGCAGTCCGTATAATATGTATGACCCATAAAGGATTGTATAGTATAAAATTTTGTACCAGTCCATCTTTGGTTTTGGATATATATTATTGTTGTTATATGATATTATTATTAATTTTATGAATTAAACTAATTATTTAACTAATAAAAAATCTATTACTACTATTACTATTATTATTTATTATTATCTAGCATACATGAGGCCGCAGTTCCCCGATACAAATGTCAACACATTGTAGCGCTCTTCGATAAGAACCAAATCAAACATGTAGTTGTAAATGCGCCAGTTGGTTTTATTCACACCAATTGGAAGTCCAGTTGTAGGATCGCATATCATGTGAAATGACGCGTTTGGATCCAGCGACGGGTATATTGTCGACAGTTCCAGTTCAACTTGTGTGAACTTACTCATATTGACCGCGCCAGATGGCTGCAGGTCATTCGGGTCCGTATTCAGGCAAAAATTATAGCAGTACACTCCAGGCGGCAAATTCCCTTTGGTGCGTACGTATTTTTCCACATAATTGTAGATTCCAGCATCCAGAATATTCTCTCGATATTTTCCATTGAAAATGATCCCCATCGTATTAAGAATTTCTCTCTGATTCTCAGGTTCAAATAACCCGCTGGTATACAATCCGGTGCGACGGTTGCTTGTCGAAGGCAGTTCCAGCCGCCCGGCTTGATCCATGCACGGGTTTCGACCGGGTCCAATGTGATACGAGGTCCGGGAACTCAGTGCCTCGCCCGTAACCGTAGACACTTGAAGTGGTCTCCATCCTTCTATTGCTCGTCGATCCGAAGAAAATTCCGATTCAGCCGGTTCAATGTCGTGCGGCAAGTACTCGTACGGCCAGTTCGTATAATTGCTCCACTCGTTTCGCATAAACGCATCGCTTCGTCGGAAAAAAAACATCCAACTGGATACCATCCCCAACGTATTTTCTAATTTTATGCGCGTGTTTCCGGTAACGTCTTTATGCTCCCATTCGTAAACGGCCTTTATCAAATACTTTTGTTCGTTTGCAGCAAATGCGGCAGTCTCTTCGGCCGATAAGAACCCGTATGTCGCGATCATATGCACGTCGGCATTCCAATCGGTTCGCGTATCGGTATACGAAGATGGTCCCAGCTCCACATCCGGCGGCGTTTGTAAAAACCGGTAAAACTGGTGCTCGTTCAACGTATAGTTGGACTGAACGTAGGGCCACCCATTTTCCGGATCGGTTACGTCGCGAATGGTGTACAGTTCCTTGACGGGGCGCAGCGTCACGTCGATTTGAAGGGTGTTGTATTGCAAACACACCAAGGGAAATGCCATTTGACTGTTGGTGGTAAACCACGTGTTGATTGGAATGTAGATTTTACGACCGCGAATGGAGGGTTCTGCACCGCGCTGGCTCGGAGTATAGTACGCATTAGGATACTGATTTACGCGGGCACCGCAGCAGCCCGGGTCATTCAGTTCCGGTACGTTGCCGGTCATTTCACTATAAAGCTCCTGTTTTTCGGCGGGATAGTCGCGCTGCATCATGGAGAGAAGGTAACTCCCTGAAAACTTTTGAAGAATTTGGCCACCCACAGATACCGTGATGTCCTTGATAATATGTGTACCCAAATGCTTTATCCATTTGAACTCGTACGGCGCCCATTTATCGTTTTCAGTTTTAGGCGGAAATATGGGGCTCCAAATCGTGGGGATGGTTACGCATATGTACGTATCCATAAGCAGTTCGGCGTACCGTGGCATGTAAAATGTGAATTTGGATTCTTCCGTCATTCGAAGTTTACGCTGTCCATCGAAGTCTATTCTGAACTTTTGGAGCCCGAAATTTGTGTACTTTTTATATGTGCTTTTAAAAAATGATTTTTTCGGGTTTCCGTTTAGTATCGTATTTTGATTTCCGTACGCGATGATGTTTAGTAATCCGCCTGGCATATTATTATAAGTTAAATTGTATTAAATTCTATATAGTTATACTTGCCTTTCTAAACTATATTTTATTTTGTTTTTGGTTATTTTGTTATTTTGTTGTTTTCTTGTTATTTTTGTTGTTATAATATAGTAGATAATATAGTAGAAACACTTTTAATAACTTATACAATAAATTCATTATGACAACGACAGCAGTAGGAACTGACTCAGTTGGGGACAAATTGAGTCGAGTGGCTTCAGCTACCGTATCCGCTGTAAAGGGGATGCGGCCAAATGTTGCGCATATGGGCGGGTTGATAATCAATTCCGTGCTGACAATCATATTTATTTGGCTGGTTGTTTGGACTCGAGGGAAAAAAGAGACAAACGATAACAATATGATAGCGCAGTATGAAAAATCGTCCAAGCCGGGATCTATAAACGACTTTGATGAGAAGTACAGTTACTTGCTTCGAGATTATTATATGCTGACCGCATATAATTGCTGCTGTTCCGGCGAGTACACGTCGGATTTTGTTTCAACGGTTGCATTGGAAACCGTGATAAAGCAGGGCGCGCGCGTTCTGGATTTTGAGATATACTCGGTGGACGGCGTACCAGTTGTAGCCGCATCATCACAGCCCGAGTTTACGATGAAAGAAGTGTACAATTACGTACCGTTCGCAGAAGCGATAAAGATTGTGAGCCAGCTAGCGTTTTCGGCAAACGGGGCTCAAAATTCTAGCGACCCGTTATTTTTATGTCTTCGAATTAAGAGTCGGAACATTATGATATACCAATCAATTGCAGATATTCTTAAAACCAACCTTTCACCCAAATTGCTCGATCCTCGATTCGCGTACTCGTTTCACGGCGAAGACCTTGGTAAAATCAGGCTTACCAGTTTGATGGATAAAGTAATTATCATTATTGATGAAACTCCGGGGTCAGACAGTAAGATAAACACACGAGAAATATATAAGCGCACGCCTCTTTACGAATATGTAAATGTGACCGTTACAAACGGCACATCAAAATACACGTTTAAAGAACTGGCAGATTCGAATAGTAACACGATTAAAGAAGACGCAAAGAAGTCTCTAAAATACATTGTTCCTGAGCGGTCGACCAAGTCGGAAAATATATACGATGCAACTATTCCGTTCACCAATGGGTGTCAAATGGTTGCTATGGCGTTTCAAAGCAATGATGCGAACATGGTAGCCTACCTTAAAAGGTTCCAGGATTTTGGTTCCGCTTTTATCTTAAAACCGCCCGAGTTAAGATATGTACCTATTGTTTTGAAAAATCCCACCCCAATTGATCCGACCGAAACACTCACGTCTGAAAAAACGGCTACAACATCAATGGGAACCGATTATAGCATGTAGGGGGGGGGGGCTTTGCCCCCCTCAGACCCCCCAGAGGCGCAGAGGGTTTAAGGGGGCGCTTGACGCCCCCTATTTATTCAAGTATTTCAAATATTAAATTATAGTTAAAATTTATAATTTTATATTCTATAATAATATAGTATATAGTATAGAATATATGCCCCGTATTCATGCCAACCTATAATGACTCGAAAAACGTTGAAGATCGTGAAATTGATTTATTAAGAAATGCGGTAGACAAAATAGAATCTAGAAGCGGTAAAAAGGTCGCGCAATCCCCCGAAGTTAAAAAAATTATAGGCGGGGTTGAACGGTTTTTACGTGAAAAAAAACTCGTTTGTTATGGAGGAACCGCAATTAATTCAATTCTTCCCGAAAAGTATCGATTTTATAATAATGATATCGAAGTTCCAGATTACGATTTTTATTCACCCAATGCGTTAGAGGATTCGAAAGAACTGGCCGATATTTTTTTTAAGATGGGGTACAATGAAGTGGAATCCAAATCCGGATCTCATCCCGGTACATTCAAGGTGTTTGTCAATTTCATCCCGGTTGCAGATATAACTCATATGGACACGGCTCTGTTTAGCGTATTGGCCGCAAAGTCGTACATAAAGCACGGAATACGATACGCGCCCACCAATTTTTTACGAATGGCGATGTATGTTGAACTTTCTCGCCCGGAAGGCGACGTATCGCGATGGGAAAAAGTTCTAAAGCGCCTTACGCTTTTGAACAAAGTGTATCCCATGAAACTAATAAATTGTTCCAGGTTTGAAATGGAAATGCAGAATCGTAACAATACGAATGAAACCAGAATGCCGTATTCTAATTCTAATTCTATTTCTAAGTCTAGTTCTAACTCTAACTCTAATTCTAGTTATAAACGCGTAGATAAAAAAATATATGACATAACTCAAAAAGTTCTTATGAACAGCAGTGTCGTGTTTATTGGAGGCTTTGCTGATATTTTATACAGTAAGTACTTACCCAAAAACGATCGACATAAACTTTCCAAACAGCCGGAGTTTGACGTTTTGTCAAACAATCCGGAAGAGTTGGCCAAACTTATAAAACTGACACTGAAGACAAACGGGTTTGAAAACATCACGATTGAAAAGATGCCCCCAATTGGAGAAATCATTCTGGACCATTATAAAGTCGCGGTAGATTCGAACATTGTTGCTCTCATTTACAAACCCACCGCGTGCCACAGTTATAATACGATCAAGTTGAATACTCAAATCATCAAGGTTGCCAGTATCGATACAATGCTCATGTTTTACTTGGCGTTTTCATATGCCAAACGCTACTATTACAATCGCGACCGGCTGCTTTGTTTGGCAGGAATTTTATTTTACATTCAAAACAAAAACCGTCTTAGTCAATCCGGGCTTTTGAAGCGGTTCGGTAGCTCGTGTTACGGGAAACAAGAGACGTTGGAATCGCTTCGTAGAGATAAAGCGGTCAAATACCAAGAATTAAAAAATGATAAGTCGAACCCCGAGTATCAAAGGCTGTTTTTACGATACGTTCCGTTTGAGCGAGCTAAAACGCGCGTTCAAAAATTACGAAGACGTAAATCGCAATTAAAACGTAAAAAAATGAGCGTGCGAAATCGGCTACCAACACGATCTCCGCGATCGCGATCGCCACGAACACGATCACCGTCCCGGTCTAACTCCCGGTCTAATAACTCAATTTCAGTTGAAAAAATAGATATTAGCCCGATCGAAATGAATACTGTGAACAACGCCGCCACCAACAAGGACAACAACGATACGAAGACAGTACCCGTAACCTATGTCGTAAATAGTCAGGCATTGTCTCGACTGAAGACAAAGACGGTATCTGTGTCCAAACATGGTTCTAAGAACAAAACCAAAACTACAAAACGGAAACGGATTGCATAATGAATATAGAAGGAATATAGAAAGAATATAAAAATAACATCGTAAGTAAGATTATTGTATTCATTATTATATTCATTTTCATTTATTCATGGCCTCTGCGACTTTGACTTCGACTTCGACTTCCAATGAAGTTATTCATATTAGCAAGGACGCGGCCATGCGAATTTTAAGCGATGTACGAGAAATGATTCGGTTTCCTTTGCACGATGAAGGAGTTTATTACATTCACGACGATGAAGACGTTCTTACCGGCTATGCAATGCTGTATGGTCAACCCGGGACCGTTTATTACGGCGGGTACTATTTTTTTAAAATTAAATTTCCACCGGACTACCCACATAAACCACCCACCGTGACGTTTCTTTCAAACGACGGCACGACTCGCTTACACCCTAACTTTTATAAAAACGGGTACGTGTGTTTATCCATTTTAAATAACTGGCGAGGAGACCAATGGAGTGGATGCATTACCCTGAAATCAATTCTGCTTACGATGATTTCAATTATGGACGCGAAACCCATGCTTCACGAGCCCGGAGTAACCCCGACCCACGCCGAGTTTACAACGTATCATCGCATTATCGAATACAAGAACATTGAGTTTACACTTTGTAAACTTTTAGACGAAAGAGAATTTGGACGATACATTATTATCCCGGACACGTGTCGCCAACACTATATAAAAATCATGCGCGAGTTGTTTACGAAACATCGAGACGGTATCATATCCCATGTAGATGAAATTGTAAAACGAGAGAGTTCTTCTAGTCCTACGAGTCTTATAATGTCCATGTACGCCATGAACGTTAAAGCGGATTATCATAGGTTAAAAGAAGTAGTCGCGACAATACTAAAATAAAAATAAAATGATACATACTCATTCATTCGGTGTTACATATTTTTAATTTAAAACTGTATTTTTTTTATCGTTTATTAGTAGAGTAGTGAATTAAAGAATAAACCAACGAAACAACGTACATGCCAGTTTTTGCCCAGACATGCCGACGAGGCCCAACCGAGACGCGATCTCAAGCTCAAGATCCAGTGAGTGAAAGTATAGTAATAAGTGGGTCTGGTCCCGAGTATGGAGAAGACGCTGGTGATGGTTCAGGCGGTCCTAACGCGTCAACTTTAAAAGGGGCGGTTAATTCCGCTAAAAATCTACGACAATTACAAACTTCAAATATTGATAAATATTTAGCAGCGACTGGACAATCGGGGAGGCACGGATACGCCGGAACAAATAGGACCATTACAATGGGGACTACTACTGGCACCAAGACTGGGTACATAACCGATAAAGGCTTGTTCAAGTCATGGGCTAATGAAGAAATGATGCGTAAGTCGTCTGGGAAATATGGCTGCCCCGTTATAGCGCAAGGTGCGCCAGATGCACTGTCAGGATACTCGTTTCCAGGGTCAAATTCTGGAATATACGTTGGAGCGGCAATTCCTCAAACTCCAGAACCTACTACGTCCACCCCGGCCATTTTTGTCGGGTCGGATATGACAAATGCAAGTGGCAATCTTATTCCAGCCTGCGGAAATGAAGGCATCAATGTACAAGTGGTATACCCAGGAAAAGCAACTGATATTAATTATCTCGGTACATATAATATTGGAACACCCTCTAGCACGGGATATGAATTACAGGACGATATAAAAAATGTTACGTTTCAAAAGTGCATGGAGCGCGCTGAGGATAAAGGCATGTCCTTATTTTCCTACACTGCAAATAAATGCTATATAAATAAAAATTCACGATCCGATGCAAAGTCTGCAGGTCTAGGACTTGAATTAAAACCAGCAGACCCAACTTCATTACCGGGCGATTATCGTGGAGGGCAACAGCTTCTTCATTTCGGTAAAGATGGTACGTTAAACGTACTGAATAGTAAAGAGCCATCAAGTGGTGTAGGAAACATTGTATACAATTTCGGGTTAGCTACTCCAATCCCCCAGTGCGATTTTAAGGAAGGTGGCGTTATTATGAAAATTGGAGGTTCGTGGGGAATGAATTGCAACGATATAGAAAAAACTTACGTGGCAGAGGAGAAACTATTTGACAGCTATAGATCAAATGATAGTGGAAAATATACATCATTACATGATGTTATAAAAACTAGAAACGCAAAGGATTTAAGGTATGAGGCAATATACGAGCCACCAGTAACCCCTAAAAAATACTGCAATGACGTAATGGGGAAAGCGTGCGGAAACTCCGATGGAACGTTTGAAGAATGGCAAAGACGTGGGGGCTCTTGTCCAGGCAATGCTACTCGTCCAGCGTCAAGGTGTACTGCTGGGTGTGAAATAGACTATTCGTATGGTAGATGGTGGTGCGCATAAATTTATTTTTTTCATATGTGTATGTATGTATATGTTGTATGTATTGTTATTTAAATTAAATATAATTAAAATATAAATAACGTTTTTTTAGGATTGTTATATTTTTATTATTATAGTTATAGTTATAGTTACAGTTAATAAATAATAAATAATCAATTAATATCCATTAAGTTAAAAGATGGGAAACCTTTTTGCCCAACCTCCGCATAATGGACCGCATAATGCATTCGGAAAAGTGGATGTAAAGTATAAGCCATATAAGGTTACTGCTAATAATATATCGGATCGTTTACAACCGGGTCTCAAGGAAAGAGAGTTTAGATACAACCCTCCGATCGGCTTTGATCCGGCAGAAGGATGCAGTAAAACACTCGATGTAAGTCACATGTGTGGGAAAGCCGCTTCAGTTACTCAGGCTATTCCAAAATTTGGAGACGCGCCAACTGATGTGGCAGTTATTAATTGCGAAACGCAAGCTAGTGCGTGTGAAAATTATAGAGTTGAAGTAACAACCGAAGGCCGTGTTTTATTCACATATAGAGGAGGAGCACGTATAAGGGAACATTTTACCACCAAGTCAACTGAAAATGTTAGCGAACATCAAAACCGCGACCAGCCTAAAAATCACATCGCTGAAATAAATCAAATGGTTTTGAACGACGCGCTACCGTCAAGTATGAATTTTAAAAAAAAATATCTACAGTACATGTATCCAGGTCAGTCTCTTGGACCGGGAGAATACATATGTTCCAATACAGGGAACTGTTTTTTTGGACTTGATCCAGTTGATTCAAAATTTAAAATATTTACAATCAAAATACGATCCAATAAAAAAACTATCACAGTTAATGACCAGAACGTAGAGGTAATAGAAGGGTTCAACGATTCGGGTAGTAATATCTCAGGGGCGTTGTATGAATTAAACGGCGTAGACACTAAAAACCTTAACAATGTTGCAAACATTTCAATTGATGGTAAACAGCGAAAGTTTGGATCGGACACATTGGAGCTGGGTAATAAATATACTGAAATTATAAGTACCGAACCGTCTGGGAAAAAAATTACATATGATAACCCCGGAAACGACCTTGAGGCCATTGCCAATGAAAGTGGGGACATTAATTATTGCTTCGATCGTTGTTCGTCTCGCCCAGACTGCGGAGGTTTTGTGGTTGACAGTACCGACCCCGATAAATGTTTTTTAAAAGACAAGGATATATTTCCAAGCGCGAATCGCGTAAGAGACGTTGATAAGAAATTGTATAAACGACTTTATACTCCAAAAAATGTATCGGAATCCTGCATGAAGCCAGATAATAAGAACGTGGTTGCAATCGATAGTATATTATTGGACCATTACCCATTCGATAAACCTGGCAAAATGACCAAAAATACACTTTGTGGTTCAGACCAGCTACTTGAAGCTCCGTCAAAAAGACTGCGCGATATTGAAGAGGGCGCGATATCATCATTTATGACAACGATTACAAACAAACTGAACAAGGCATTCAACGTAATGATGCAGTACGATACCATTCAAAGTGGTGATGAAATGAACGTAAACAAACGAATCGATAAGTATGATAAAGTCAATACCAAAATAAAGTCAATACTGAATAAGCAAGATACCATTGACGGCATGGAAGAAGATACGTATATACAAGTTATCAGTGAGACATATAAATACATTATTTGGTCCATTATTGCAGTTATCATCATTATGGTAATTGTAGTTTATGGCGACGTATCCAACTATACAACCAACATAACAAGTACATTGGGTAGTTTTTTTAAGTCTTCGTCATCGTCATCGTCATCGTCATCGTCATCGTCAGATCAAGATCAATAATAATCTGACTGACCAAGAATAATCATAAATAGATAATTAAAGTTAACTATCTATTTACATATTTGTATAAACTACTGTTTAAGTACAATTGTTTTCGTCGTAGGGTCGGACGGCGCTCCTGATGTTGCCGCTCCTGATGTTGTCGCCGTTGTCGCAGGTTGCGGTCCGGCTTGTACCATCATGGGCTGCATCGGCATCTGCATCGGCATCTGCATTGGCATCTGCATTGGCATCTGCATCGGAATTACCATCGGCGATACAGGGGAACTTGCCGTATACGGAGGCGAATACATTCCATAACCATAAGGTGATTGTGGAGAATAGCTGCCACTGAGATTCATCAAGGGTGTCGTTGCCGATTCGCCAGAAGGACTGGACATGATATTGGTGGTGATTGTTTTAACAAGCTGTTCATCGGCTAATTGTTTCGTGAGGCGTTCTTTATCCGACTGGAGTTTCACAAGTTGGCGAACCAGACGTTCAAGTTCCGACAAGTCTTCTTTTTGATACTCTTTTTCTCCGCTATCCGCATTCACACTGCGTTGCTCAATTTGCTGAACTTTCATTTCAATTGCCGATATTTGTTTTCCAACATTTATCAGCTGAGAATGTATCACAGCCACCGAATTGCCTTCAAATATTTCAGAATCATCATTACCAGCGTCGCCTTGAGTGCCTGGTTCCGTTGTTTCAGGCGATGATGAAGATCTCGTTGTTGCTGTTGTTGTTGTTGTCGATAGAAACGGGATTCTCGGATACTTGTCGCTTTTGAATTGCAATAAATATTCTTGCGCAAGTTTCAGATTATCTCGGGTAGGCTCCGGGAACAGTTTTAGAGCCGCAACTTTATCCTCCGTTTCAATCTGTTTTGTCGACGCCCATTTATTCTTTGGCCCAGGGTTCCATCCTTGCGGATACCGGTTGGGGTACCGGCCTTCGTGTTTAGTCGTGTGCCAGAATTCGGTTGGTTTACCCGATTCATTTGTAACAATCGATGCAAACGTTTCACCGTAGCGATCCCCCAATTCCGGCATTAACATCCATCCATGTTCTTCAACTAGACGGATGCTTTCAGGAATCGCAAGACCCACCGTTTCCGGAAAGTCGCTATCCTTCTTTTTAGACGCCCCCCTTGTCCTAGTTCCCTCCCGGCGCTTGTTTGGATTCGTTGCAATTGCAACGTCATCATCATCGTCCTCGTCGCTGTTATCAGCATCGTCCTCATCCTCGTCATTACCGCGATCGTCGTTTGCATCCAGACTAGATTTCAAATGCGCAACCATACTGGGTTTCAAATTTTCAACTCCCAGGACTTGCGCCGTTTCCATTGCAACCGTTGATAAGTCGCTTCCAGGTTCTTTCATTAATAGTTCAATATTTTTAGAGGATGCCATGCTTTCAATGCTGTCAATGTTGGCGTCCGTGATGATACGCATTTGAACGTTGAGTAGCAGCAGTTCTTGTATCAGCAGTTTCAGCGAGTAAGGAATATGGACGACGCTGAACGAACGTCCGTGGCGCGTAACGTTTACCACCTGCGCTGATTTCAGTTCGGTCATATTGCCAGCATATTTTATGGGACCGTCTGCCATCGGGCTAATAAACAGGTCCTGGGACTCGTTATAAACGGCAATCATTCCCGTCGTGTTGCATATTGCAAGATAGTATTGATCGCCACGTTTCATCATCGATTCTTGCAAAAACCGGGACGTTCCGTGCGATATGATGGAATCGCGTTCCATTTCACCCACGCGAAGACCACCATCGTTCGCACGGCCTTGTACCGGCTGGCGGGTTAGCGCCGTATTTGGCCCGGTTCGGCGATAATTTATTTTATCTTTTACCATTTGTTTCAGGCGCATGTAGTATGTCGGGCCGATGAAAATATCCGATTCAATCTGTTCTCCCGTCATGCCGTTGTAAAGCACTTGGTTGCCGCTTGGATGAAATCCTTTATCGGCGAGTATATCTCCGAACATCTTTCCGCGGGTTGCCGGGTCGGTTTTTGAAAAGGCGGTACAGTCGCCGAACGTTCCCGTAAAAAGACACGCTTTACCAACCAGCGTTTCAATCAACTGCCCAACCGTCAACCGCGATGGAAATGCGTGAGGGTTAACAATAATATCCGGGCGAATTCCGTCGGACGTAAACGGCATGTCACACTCGGGAACAATGACCCCGACCGTTCCCTTTTGTCCGCACCTGGAACAGAATTTATCTCCCACGGCGGGGAGGCGGTGTTCTCTCACCCGCACTTTAGCAATCCGCGTCCCTTTCATTCCTTCAGTGATATAGGTTCGGTCCACATACCCCAGTTGCCCCTTTTTAGCGAGTATGGGAACACTAAAAAGATCGGGTTCTCCGGCACCAGCTTCGCCTCGTTTCAATTTTCCAATTACGACCACCTTTTCGGTAAGTTGCGTGTTTTCCTTCACAATACCGGACGCATCCAAATGCCGGTAATCGTGTTCATTGTTTACCCCGCGCACCGACGCGCTGACCGAGTTTGAAAAAAAACTTTTCGCTTCGGATCCCGGTTCCGGATCATCTTCTTCGCAGTCTTCGTACATGTTGTAGTACGTGATATTGAAAAGCCCGCGTTTTATTGCGGCTTCATTGAAAAGAATGGAGTCTTCCACATTGTATCCGTTATAGCACGCGATTGCCACAATTGCGTTTTCGCCATTGGGATGCTGCTCGTTGTTGATGTATTCCAAAAGACGACTTTTCACGAGCGGGATTTGCCCGTTGTTTATGACCATACTCATTTTATCGATACGCGAAGAAAAGTTGGTATGGAATACGGAAGCGGTTTGTTTTGCTTGCCCGCACCCGAACGCGTCTCTTGGAAACTGATTGTTTTCCACAAACGCAATTTGATTTCCCATGACGCCCAAAATAAGAGCCGGATGTATTTCGAAGTGTGTAAATGCTGACGAAGGCGAAGACGATGATTTCGATGCGCCGGTATCTCTCTCCTTTTGCCGAAGCTGTTTTTGAGTTTTAAGTTCGGACGCAGATACTTCGAGGTCCATGCCTATAAACGCCGATTCCGTTTCAGACTGGTCCAGGTATTCTACAATAGATTGGTTACGCCGAAGCCGGGAAATCAGGCCCTTGGTTGTTCCTTGTTGCTGTTGTTGTTGTTGTTGCTCTGAATCTTTTTCCTTTTCTCCATGAATACCGTACAGTGCATCCATTTCATAAAACTCGTATGTTTCATAGTTGAAAGACGGTATCACTTTTTCAGCCGTTCCACAAACCAGATCGGCCCACGTCCATTTTTCAACCTCCTTCGCATTCTTCATGTGGTGGCGCATCATTCGAATGTAGCTCGGTATCGGCACGGGTACCGATATTTTCTTATGCGCTGGTCCGCCGGCCATTGCTTTTGCACCCGTATCCGTATCGGTTGGATCGTTGTCGGCCTCCAGGTCGAGGTCAACATCCAGGTCACCGTAATCGTTGTAAAAAAGAGGACGACATAACCGCCCAGCATCTGTAAAAATGTGAATCTCGTTTACGGAATACCGCCAGCTGATGCTGATAAATACGGGGATAAGCGCCACTCTGCGACAAAATTTAAAGGTTTGAACCAGTTCAACCGGTTTATTTGTAACGGCCCACAAAGTCCCGTTGATTAGAACTTTGGTTAACTGAATGAGCTGTTTGGGGGAACATTCGTCTACAAAGCGCACAAAGTTGAAGTCACGTAGCCAGTTGATTACGGGCTGCGCCGAACAGCCGCTCGTGATGTGTGCCGTAAGAGAGAGGTGTTTATGCAAACCAGTGTTTGCACCATCGGGAACATCGACAGGGTCGATCATTCCCCACTGCGACGAGTGAAGCAGACGCGGTTTTACCAGTGTTTCACTCCCCAGTTCCAGGTTTATTTTACGCAAATGCGAGATGAACGAATTGTACGACAGCCGATTCACATCTTGAACGATTCCAACCCGTTTTGTTTGCGTGGTATCTCCCCACCGACCTTTAAACGCGCGCCGAATACCAGTTTCTAGTTCCAGTTCTTTGAAATGCGTTTGGTACGTGCTCGAATTCAACATGTTCAAAAACCCGACGCCCTGGTACTTTCCCGTATCTTCGTAGTAATACATTTTATCGATCGACTGTCGAATGGACTTTACTTGTTTTTTATAGTATTCGCGAAACAGGTCGTAGAGCAGCGCGCCCGACGTGTCCACGCGTTTATTAAGAAAACTGTCGCGATCCGTGGGAAGGTCGATTTTTGCCACGACGCGGATGAGTTTATTCACAATGTAGCCCAACATGTAGGCCTTGTGCTGATAATTCATCTCGCCGACTTGTGGCAAAAAGTAATCACTTAAAATTTCGTGCGCGCAAATAATTGTTTTCTTAGGTGTGGCGTTTTTATCGTTTCCGAGTTTGGTGAGCATTCCAATAAATGCAAGCGCTTGTTGCTGGGTGAAAATACGATTTGCGTCGTGTATGGACGGAACAAATAGTTCCAATAAGGATTCGTTTGAATCTATGTCGTAGACGCAGTGCTCTAAAATGGATTTATCGCTTTCAATTCCCAGGGCGCGCATTACAATAAATAGGGGTACCGGGCTGCGAACGTTGGGTATAAACACAACAATGTTTCCGTGCGTATGCGACGGAGTGGGGGCCTGTACGCGCACCGACATGGTGCGTACCGGTTTAGACGGATCTTCGGATACGGTGCGAATGTCTGCAGAATGCGTGTATACGTTGCCGCTGGTCTCTCCTTCCACACCCAGCAAGCGAACGTTGATAAGGTTGTCTGCGAATTTTTCCTGGCAAATGATGAGTTTTTCTTTACCGTCGATAATGAAGTAGCCGCCCGGATCGGTTTTGCATTCGCCCATATAGTAGCGCGCATGCGGGTCTAAACCCTTCAAAATACAAAAATCGGACTGCACCATAATGGGGATCTTTCCCATATAGACGCGGGGGATTGTGAATGATTTGACGGCGAATTTGTCCTGATTTTCTTTATCGGCGTCTGGATTTGGGTACGTCATTTCTACTTCCACGTCAATTCGTAGCGTCGTTGTATACGTCATGTTTCGAAGCCGCGCTTCATTAGGATACATGTAATGTTTAAACTCGGACTCATCGATTGCGACGGTGTCGTCGTAGTCGTAAATAATCGGTTTCCCAAAATAAATTTTAGTCCCGGTTTTGCCACCTAAATAAAGTTTGCACTTGTACTGGATGGGCGCTCCCGAAACGTTTCGCCTCTCGCTGTCGGAGTCTTTGAATTCCAATGAAATTGGATTTTCGTCTCTAAGAATTTTAGGTATTCCTTCTTTCATGAACCCGTTGTAGGATGATATGTGATGTTTTACAAGGGTTTGATTGTCGTATTTGAAATATTTATCAATGACGTCCCATTGCAATGATGGAATGTCTGGTTCTGGTGTTGCCATTGTGTTGTATCTTGTATCTTGGATCTTGATTATTAGTTATTTACCTTTTACTTTATTTATTTTATTTATTTTATTTACTTTATTTGCTTTATTAGTTATAATTAATAATAATAATTAATATAAAATTGATTAAAACTATTTCTACCAACGTAGTATATACAGATACATATCACACATCCAGATATTCCGCAAAATGAGTTCAATGGGAGCAAGAGACGAAAAAGAAAAGGATCAGTCCAGCACTAGCAGTGCAAATATTGCAATCTACAAGTCGAGAATGAATCTTCTGAAACATTTGAAACGTCAAGGGTTTGACACTTCCAATTATGAAGGGACGGGCACACACGAAGTCCATACGATGCAAGAAAACGACCAGTTGGATATGTTACTGACCACATCAGATAAAGAAGCGCCGAGGAGAACGTATGTGAAATATTTCACAACACCGCAGCGAGTCTCGCCGCGCGAGATACATAACGTGGTGGATGATTTGTTTACGTTGGACGAGATTCTTTCCCCGAATGGAAACGATACCCTGATCTTGGTGACAAAACATGCCGCGAATGATACAGCCATGAAACTTCTTAACCAGTTATGGTCGCAGTCGGGTTATTTCATTATCATATTCACATTGGACCAGCTGCAGTTCAACATCTTGGAGCACCAGTACGTGCCGCTGCACGAAGTCTTGTCCAAGTCTCAGACTGCCGAAATAATCAAACGGTTCAACGTCACAGACACGGATCAACTTCCAAATATTTCAAGGTATGATCCGGTCGCACAGGCGATTGGCATCCGGCCAGGAGAGATATGCCGAATAACCCGCCCTAGCAAGACTTCTATTACGAGCGAATACTACCGCATTTGTACTTAAGTAACTAACATTAAGGTTAATCTAAGCTAAAAAGCTAAAAAATACAAAACAATCGTGAAAATGAAATATATGTAAGTTTCAATACTGAAATATTTTTATTTACGTTATTGTAATAGTAAATAAAGTAAATAAATCACATGAGTACTACTACGAAACCAATTACTACTGCTGGAAATAGTGCATCTAACACGGCGAATGCACTTGAAAGTGAGGCGGCCAAGAAAGAGATCGATGATTTTAAGAATACGCTATCGGGGGGAGTTACAAAATTTTTAACAGAAATCGCGTCCATTTTAGCAGTTGTGCTACTTTGGGGGTTTATATGTGCAAATATTATCGCCTTTATAAGGCCTGATAGCAAGAGCAAGAGTGGTAGTTTTACAAATACTATTATGAAACGACTTGATCAGTTTTTCCCCCACGACATTGAAAAAGCTCCATATGGGTTTGATAAAACTCGAGGTATAGCAAATCAAAAAACAATTGACGAGTATGAAAAGGCTAAAAAACTTAAAGCCCGTGCGGATGAGGACGCCGGTGATAATGGTGAAGCCAATCCGAATAAAGAATGCAAGATCGATAAATTTTTCGTCTTTAAAGATGAGCAAGCAACTGAATTTCCGTATACATGGTCAGCTCAACCGCTGGAAAAGAACAAAGATGAGAGTGATCCAATTAGAATGGTTGCAGATAACGACAAGGCAAAAGATACTGGATTTATGATGGGAGCACGTATTAGATCATTCATGCTTTTCGCTTTTGAATGGCTTATAAATGCGGTATACTTCTCATACGGAAATCATAGGCAACTTATTAAAACAGGGTTTAGAATGCTGAACCATTATATGAAGGAAAAAACACCCAGTTCATTAAAAAATAGTAATCCTGCAGCGGAGGACGATGAATCCCAATATGAATATATGAGCAACTTGATGGTAATGTTGCACATACCCATTCTCTTTATTTTTGTAATACTTCCATTTTTTGGACTTGGAATTGGGTCAATTATGATGATAGCTGGAAGCATTTGGAATCAACTCCCTGTAAAAAATTATGAATTTCAACTTTTTAGACTGCTTGAAGGAATTCCCATGACACTCGTATTTGGCTCATTTACAGTGTTCCCATTTGCAGCCGCCGCATATTTTATTCAACCCGCGATGTTTTTCGGTAAATTATTATTCTACCAAATTTTGTGTGACGAGGGACGGGCAACTCTTAAGAAAACATTTGTAGAAATTATCCCATCATTGGTTAGCATTTTCGCGTTAGGTATCTGTTATTCCGCGTTTTATAATTTTCCAGAGCCGTTCAGTTACGTGATGGTAATTGGTGCAATTATAGCGTACTGTATAGTGTTCAAGGAAAATATTTCCAACTTGTTCATGTTTTTAGGAATGGTGAAGTCGAATATACTGAAAACCAAGACAATACCAAAGACGCCACCAACGACAAAGGGACCACCGGTTACAAAAACGGACCCAGAGACAAAGGGAACCCCGGAAGAGGTAAAACCCACAGCGTAAAAAATTGATTATAAAATTAAATGATATTATCTAGACAATCGGGTTATAATTCATATACTTACATATGCCAAGACGAGGATCGCCTGATGCGAAATGCACCGTTGTTGGGTGCGATTGTGAATGGATTATGGTGTCAAAGAATCGACATCTTTACTGCGAAGAACATATGAACCAGGCCAACGCGCTTTACAAGACGTACAAGGACGCCTGCAGTCAAGCAATCGAAACATTTCAAGACGAGCCACTTGACCGAGGAATCGAGCTGCGCCAAGAGTATGCTCGCAAATTCCTGGACTATGAAGATACCGGAGCGCATAGCGCATACATTACGATACTCCAACGGGTCAGAGCGCTTGACTCGAATCCAGGTCTTCGACGCAGAATGTACAACCGGTGGATGACCCAAAGTGCCTACTTTTCAGATTTCGAGCGTGTCTAATAAAAATTAAAAATAATAATTTTTTTTATTTTTATTTTTTCCGTAAGCACTGCGTAGTGGGTGCTCGCCGCCCCCTCCCTCATGGCTCGTCTGCAAACTGTTTTTTTATATGTTCGAATATCGAAATAATGTCATTGGCTGCAGCAACGGCAATTGCCGAGACTTGTGCTGCGTTATCTTGAGTATTGTTTTGAAGCGCAACTTGGATAAAACTGTCGACATCATGCGGATGTACCTTTTTGAACGCGCAAAATGTGAGGGTCCTGTCTCCTAAATAATGTTTTGAATAAATCAGGTTCTCCAGCGCTTTTCCTAGCGTGTATCCTTCTTTCCGGAGAATAATGTTGAACGCGAACGGGATAGTGACCAAATACTTGGCATCTACTATATTCGCTTCATCGTTCAGTTTTTCGATAAAGGTTTCGCATTTGATTTTCATGCAATCGCAGGCCTTTCGAACAAGTTCGCCGTTTGTGTATACACCCATTGAAACGGTTTCGACGATAAAATCAAACGAGTTCTCCTTGAAGATGCGTTGCGCGGTAGATAGTCGCCAGTTTTTTTCAGCATCCGCATTAACCGCTTCCGCTTCTTTTTCTTTTCCGGATGAGGCGGTTTCTTGTGTCGGCGCCACTTTCGCCCATTCCTCGTCCTGTTTCGTCCTGTCTGGCGTACAGGCATACGTGCACGTACTGCATACATTATACGCGCCATCTTGCTCCGCAGTTCCAATTTGAAATTCCGCCGAAATGTGAAGCTCCTCGCCTTCCGTATAGTCGACAACTCGCGGAAGCAGTCTTGCGAACTCAATGTAGTGACCGGATAGCGGATCTGCGACAAACATCTTTTTGGTAAGTTCGACATTTTCTTTTCCGGTAGCCTTTTCAACGATCTTGAAGTCGCCCGTTGTTACGTATTCGGTGACATCGGACATATTTTTTTTTCGCACCTCGCAACGATACGCTTTGTAATTGAAATCCGTGATGGTGTGTTTATCCGGAATGCAAATCGGAATGCACCGCAATCGCTGTTTTAGAATTTCGTTGTGGTGTCGCGTAGTATTCACATGAAATACCGTGTTCTCGGTAGTATCAGCGTGCGCGTCGGTCCTAAACACAACACAGGGTATTTCGGACAAGAGAATGCGGCGCAGTCCATTGGCGATACTCACATCTGCGTTTTCCAACGTGAACCTCAATTCGCCATTCGATACATGAATTCCAGACACCGTGGGGAGTTTATGAGAGTTGATGCGCGAAGACACTTTTGCGGCGGTTGCCGACGCTGAGACACTTGGATGTTTCGACTTGGCTTTTGCACTATCGACGACATCACCTTCTACAACATGTTCCTTTACTTTTGCCTGTCTTGGTTTTCTTTTTTTCTTCTCCTTCGCTTTCTCTGCACCTTCTGCACCTTCTGCACCCGCTTCGGAGTCGGATGACGATGACGATGACGAAGCTGCTGCTGGTCCGGCCGCATCTGATGCAATTTTAACCTTTTTTTTCTTGGGCTTAATGGATTCGCTGGGTTTGGGTTCATCTGTGGAAAGCAATGCACCTCCAACCATTTTGATAGCACTGGCTATCGTTCCTGCCTTTTCTAATGCAATTCCTAGTAGGTTTTCCATATGTTTTGATTCTATTTATTCACTGACTTTGTTATTTTGTTGGTGGTATGATTTTTAAATCAATTTTACTTTAATATGATTTAAAAAATAATTAAAAATTTACATTAATAAAAATATAAAATAAAACTAACAACCTTGAAACTCGAAACTCGAAACTTGAAACTTGAAACTTGAAACTCGAAATAAGTAAACATGAGTTGTATTTTGTATTATAGCAATCAGTGTGAAAATTCTAGAAAAATTCTTCAAACGATCTCAAAGGGGTCAGTTCATAAGGATATTCATTTCATGTCAATTGATAAACGCGTTCGTGTAGGAAACGCGTGGTACATTGTCCTTGAAAATGGCGAACGAGTGATTCTTCCGCCTCAAGTGGATCGGGTTCCCGCGCTTCTTTTGCTCGCAGACGGGCATAAGTTATTGTTTGGTGAACAAATCAAACAGTACCTCCAGCCCCGCATAGTGGTGGCGAATAATGCCGCCACACAAAATAACGGCGAACCCTTTTCATTTTCTATTTATAAAGATTGTTTGGGTGGACATGGAGTTACATCGGATAATTTCAGCTTTTTAGACCAAAGCAGTGACGAATTATCTGCGAAAGGAAATGGCGGATTGCGACAAATGTATAATTATGCCACGGTTGATTTCCATGATAAAATAAACACTCCAGCGGAAGATTACGTCCCCGATAAAATTGGATCCGTTTCGATGGAGCAGCTCAAACAACAACGAAATGGCGACGTTATGCCCGGACCAGGCGCAAACGCGCAGTTCCAGCAACAGCAGCAACAGCAGCGTAATTTTTATCCACCGGAATTACAGCAACAGCAACAGCAACAGCAACAGCAACAGCAACAGCAACAACAACAACAGCAACAACAACGATACCGTTAGAAACTTTACAATAAAAATGTAATATACAAAAGTAGATAAAAACAAAAACAAATGATACAATTAGTACAAGTATATCATTTGTTATAAAATTATAAAATGGATTTAGCAATCAAATATAAAGGGAGAGGGATATCCGGAATTTCAAATTGCGGGAATACGTGTTACATGAGCGCGTGTTTAAGTGTGCTTTCGCATACGTATGAACTCAACGAACTCATGGACAATCCACACCTTCAAGAACGTCGAAAAACGCTTGAGAAACGTAAATTTAATGCGCGACTACTGGATGATTGGAACGAGCTGCGCAAGTTACTTTGGAATCAGAATTGCACGGTATCTCCTGGCGGGTTTGTTGCTGCGATACATCAAGTGTCTCAACATATGGACAATTTTCAATTCCAAGGATGGGGTCAGAGCGATATTGGAGAATTTTTACTGTTTTTACTGGACGCGTTTCACAACGCATTGTCCAGGAATGTCGTGATGCGAATTGAAGGTATCGAGAAAACAAACGTCGATATGGTGGCAACCAAGTGCTATTCGATGTTAAGAGAGCGATACGCAAAAGACTACTCGGAAATATTGGATATTTTTTACGGGGTTCAACTGTCGATTATATCGGACCCAGTAACCGGTAAACTGCTAAGTGCCAACCCCGAACCATTTTCGGTAATCGATATGGTTCTGCCTGAACCTTCGGCGGAAACGAATGCAATTACATTACATGCATGTTTTGACGCGTACTGTGAAAAAGAACGTCTAGACGGCGAAAATGAATGGTTCAACGAAAAAACAAATAAAAAACAGCCCGTGAATAAAAATCTTACATTTTGGAGTCTACCTGAAATCATGATCATTAATTTGAAACGGTTTTCACAGACGAATGTGTATGGCAAATACAAGAAAAACACGGCGTCAATCGCCATTCCTATAAAAAATGTGTGCTTTTCAAAATACGTGACGGGGTACAACTCGGAAAAATACACGTACGATTTGTTTGGGATTTGCAACCATAATGGCAGTATAAGTGGAGGACATTATACGTCGACGATACGCATCGCCGATGGCAGGTGGTTCAACTTTAACGATGAAAAAGTACAAGAAGTCAACAACATGCCTGAGACGCACATTGAAGGTAAATCGCCATATTGTCTATTTTACCGCAGACGAAGAAGCTGAGACAGTACGTTTCTTGTTATTGTTTTTGTTTTTGTTGTTACGTTTACGTCTCTTTTTAGTTTTAGGTTTAGTTTTACGAGTTTTACGTTTTGTTTTTTTTAAAGTAAAGTTATTAAGGTTTTTCCCGCCTCCTCTTTTTCTCTTGCCAGCAGCAGCATCTGTATCAGGATCGTTAGTAATTACTTGTTTTAAAGTTCCGGGATATTCAACTGAAGCTACTCTTTTAATACCGGCTATTTCTTTATCACTTGCAAATAACTCATGAAACTCACCATCATGTTCACCATGCCTAAAACCAGTGCTTTCGTCACAAATACCTTTACACGCTATTAATATAACTGCAGTTCCATCGTCAATAAAAGGACTATTAAGTATTTCACTTAATAACGCGTGGTCGCCTATGGTTCCATTCGCAGGATAATATTGTCCAAAAAAATTTTCCGGGGTGATTTGTCTAACCTCAGAATAACTTATGGCGCCCAAGTCGGCTAGAGAATAGTCATGTATATTAATTAGACCAAATTCTAAAGGGACTTCTTGAACTGTCGGGTTTATACCTGGGGTTGTAGCAAATATTCCTTGATCGCAGTAGACACCGCTTCCAAATAGTAATGATTCGTTCATCGTCAATCCGGGAGATGTCGGACCTCTCACTCGGGCGACTCCTTTCGTGTTTTCAATTAACTGATATGATGTATCTATTTTGCGGTGTTTTTTATTTGAAGGAACAATCGTCTGTGAAAATTGATTAATGACATCCTGAAAAGTTAGATGACTATCCGTTCTCGTTCTAGCAATATCGGCTAAAAAAGTCTGCAGCGGCTCTCTAGGATTATCGCTTGTAGTTCCATCAGCATGTTCAATTTTTCTAGGACATGAGGTAATAAATCCTTGTCGAGATGACTCTATGACAAGAATATTTTTAGGAACAGTGAATGTGTGAGGTATGTTTAGAGGCGGTCCATGACTAGGTTGTATATGATAACCTGGCGGTACTTTACATGCGTGACATTTAACCAACACTATTCTTGTTACCGGCGTTTGCCATTGACTCATTATTTATTTGTTGTTATTTATTTAATAATATAATTTAGTTATTTTAATTTTGTATATTATCATAATATATGATAATAGAATAAACAAAGAAATAAATAAAATAAAATGAATATCAGTTATAATCCGACAACCAGTGTAGACACTGCAACGGCTGGTGTAGTTGGATCCAATAAAGGAAATGTCACAATGGTTATGTTCCTATTCGTAATTATCGTTGTGTTTTACTTGCTGTTTTCATCTTTAGGAATCGGCGGTCTTGGATCTGACTCGTCCCAGTCATCATCATCGCTATTTGGCTCGGGTACGCCGAATGCGGGTGCATCAAGCAATCCTCGTCTCACGCGGCTTTTTGAGATTTTAGTATGGTCCGTTTTCATCGTGCTCATTTTCGTGAATGGAATGCAGTACTTGTTCAACGTGAACATAAACGCGGAAGTGAAGAACTTGTTCTCGGATAAACCCGAGATTGATATTGAGGTCAACCAGCCGTATAGCAACGCGGCATTTCCAGTTTTAAAAATGCAAAAACAGGTGTTTAACATTCCGGGTAACTATTACACGTACGACGACGCCAAGGCAATATGCGACGCGTACGGGTCTCGACTTGCATCGTACAATGAAATGGAAGAAGCGTACAATAAGGGAGCGGAGTGGTGCGTATACGGCTGGTCGGACAATCAAATGGCGCTGTTCCCCACCCAAAAAGAAACGTGGCAAAAGTTGCAAAAAGTAAAAGGACATGAAAAAGACTGCGGTCGCCCGGGAGTGAATGGCGGGTACATTGACAACGCTAAAACCAAGTATGGGGTGAACTGTTATGGCCATAAACCGCCAATGACGGCGGAAGCGGCGAAACTTATGCAACAAACGCCAATTTATCCCAAGAATATGAACGATATCCGCCACCAAGAGCGGGTAGATCACTGGAGAAGTAAAATAACCGATATACTAGTTGCTCCATTCAATCACGACGCGTGGAGTTTAATGTAGGAGGGGGCGAGCCCCCTTTAGATGTAATTATTTTTATTTTATTATATTATATTAGATAAGTTGATAAATAATATAATATAATGAACTACTGGCCTTTTGGTAATCCATTTGCTGGCAACGGCAATAGCCCTGCTGTCAGTAGTGGTAGAGATGTCTCGCCTATAAGATTCGTCAGGTACGTCGGAAGTTTACTTTCGTCAGAACAACAACAACAACAAGCTGTTGATAAAATAGCCCGACCGGAACCTGAATTACCACCACAACAACCAAATCAAAAAATAGAAAACCGTCAACGACAAGAACAAGAACGACAAGAACAACAAGAAGAACGCGAAATATTATTACGAGAAGATGCAATAAAAAATGCAATAAAAGAAGAAAAACAAGCTCTATCAAAAAAGGTAAAACAAGCAGAACAAGAAGAACGACGACTACGAGAAAAGATACTAGCAGAAGAAGAACGAGTCCTACAAGAACGTAAAGCAGAACGTAAAGCAGAACGAGAACGAACGCGACCACTCAAAAAAATAGAAAACGAAGCATGGACAACGGAAAGACTAGCCGTTCAAAGAACTGACGACGTTGTTTTAAATGATATTAAAACAAAAGTATTTGAGGCACTTGGTATAGAAAGCGATACAACATCTGAAGGTAAAATCACAAACAGATTACCAAAAGACAAATCTCTAGTAGAGGTAATAGACTTGGCGCTTGAAACATATATTCATGATTCGTCTCTAAAAGTACTGACAAAAATGCCAGATCCACTTTATAGTAGCAGTGTATCCCAACTTGTTAATATTATCAGATTGAAGGCACTATCATTTATATTAAATAGTACAAACGATGAACCAGAAGACTATAATGGTTATAATGAATTGAATCTACGTTCGCCCATTCAAAGGTTAGATCATCCGACTATACTTTCCTTAGTAGGTGGTAGTCATATTCATGATCAGATAATGTGCAGAAGAGTACCATCACCTGCACCGCGGGCACTAACAGAAGTGGATAGAGGGGTTTACCGATTATTTCCGACATTTATGTTGGGTAGACATAATCTTGTTTACTCAATTGGACCTATTGTTCGCGATCAAACTTCTCAAATTATCGGAAGAACACTCATCATGGTTCGAGTTTATAATTATAAACCGGCCCGGTATCCCGATGGAATTTATTTTTGGGTATATCCGTCCAACAGTGAGGGTGGAATAAATCGACAGTTTCTTAAACTAGTTGATCCTGAAGAAGGGACATATTTTAAAGGACCCGACTATTTGATTACATCGTTGATTCTCGATTTATTGCAAGTACATATCAATAAGGCTGCAAATGAAACCTATCCGCCTGAACAAACTGAAGAATTAACTCTTGAAACGTTACTGGGTTTGTGTCAAACGATGCCATGCATTCACTTACGCGGTACAGGTATACGATGTTATACGTTTACTGATCATAATGAGGTTAATATTAATGGATTACAAAACGCTCTAAATCTTGGACTGCAAGTGACTTCCACCGATGATCATGGTAAACAACATTCAAAAATGACTATTCCTCTAATGATGTGTTTTACAGGTAGTGGGTTTACAGATGATGCCTTCGACTTTTTAAATAATACGGATATAAAAGAAAAATCAGGTGATTTTAAATATACAGATTATTTTTTCAAAAATTGGGATAGAACAACTCTCGTGCAAGGAGACGCCGTTTATAGCGGTACCCCGTCTTTAGCTGCGTGTGTATTATCTGGCGCACCTAGCGTTGCAATAACCATGAAATATAACCCTTCTTTACAAGTCATAATGGGAAATTTATTATCTAAAGATGCGGAACATTATATGGTAGTTTCACCCATTGCAACATTTAATAACTATCTCCTGACTGACATCAAACGGGACCTAGGTGAATTTAGTATTGCTCCCAAATTGTTCTCTACTACCGGTAGAGATAGAGATATTCCTCCTCCTCCTCTTCCTCATCTTCCTCGTAACCCTCGTCCTCCTCCTCCTCCTCATCGACGACTTGTGACATTTTCAGTTCCGGAAGATCCCACCAAACGATTTGATGCTTTACCGGTAGCGATACAAACAATGTGTGCGAATATGTTCAATAGCATTTATAGTCCTGCGGCTACTGCTAGAGGAGTAGACGGTAAATTAAAATTTTGTTTTGATAGTTTTCTTCAGGTCCCTAAAGATATACCAACAACGTTTAATGAGATGAGTTTTAAGAGCTTCATCGTAAGTGAATTTACCGGGGTATTGCGAGGAAGAGGTTCCAGCGATACGCTTGTTCGTGGCGATACTCGATTACACAGGTTAATGAAAATGGTAGAGTGGGGAGAGTATAGGGTTGCTTTAATGAATGATATATTCAAAGATTTTATTGACTCAGAAGGTGTTTACAGTAATAGCATTGACGTTGAATGTTCGTTTTTAATGCAAGACGGGAATTACAGCCCCAGCGTAACCCGGCATATGAACAAAACATGCGATTTTTCTGACTTGTTTGCAGCAGCGAATCCGTATATATTTATTTCCCGACGACGATCTGATACATTTGATGATGATCAATTGAGAGAATTTACGTTAGATCCGGTATTTCATCCAACATTCGGCTTTAATATACCCAGGCCTGCAGTAAAAAACATAACTGTAGAAACAAAAACATTTTTTATACGACTCATATTTTATGGTAGTTCAGAGGCGTCACGTAATGTTAATTATGGCGGAATTCAAATGATTGTATCTGTTTCTTCAACGAAGGTTATGGCCCGTACTATTTTGTCCGGTGTAGATTTTCAATTTGGAATTATTTTTATAGGACCGGTTAGAGTTGAACATCCGATAGATGGTAACGCACCAGATTTATTCGCGGATGCAACCGTTTTAGCGACTATGGTCGATTATTTGTCACTTGGGTGTACCGCAACAACTAAAAAGGCGGAATATACTATAACATCCCGTTCTAAACAGTTTATTGCCCCAATCGAGGATCACTTCAAGGTTATGATTACCGAAGACCGTGATTATGTTCTTACATTCATTTCACCGACTAGTAGTAAACACGATCTCATCATGAGACTGTTTAGAGGCGCATTTGACGGGGATTATCAAACCAACCCGATTATTGCAGCTATAACGTCAAAATGGGGATGGGACCCTGTTACTCTTGCAGCATTAACGGGTTTCAGACAAAAAATGGCAGAAGTTGTACGTATACTGGTTTCCCCGATGTTGGAACAGTCGTATTTGTTACACATGGCGGACACAAGTGAACAACCCCCGGAAGTACAGCAAATAATAGCGAAAGCATTAGCAGAAAAAAATCGTAAAGAGCAACTATTGTACAGCGAAAATAGGGCACTCAAAGCAAAGAGGACACTGCGACCACTAGACGAGACACTACCACGAGACAGTATGCATGGTATGCATGAGCATGATGGTGGTCGAAAAACGGTGAAACGGGTAAAATCTAGACCTAATAAATCGAAGTCGAAGTCGAAGTCGAAGTCGAAGTCGAAGTCCAAGCTCAAAACGAAGCCAAAGTCCAAGTCTAACCTCAAGTGTAAACGACGTATGAATATGAATACCGCCACCAGACGACGATGTCGTAGAACGTAACTATGTAACTATGTAAAATATTCTAAAATATAATAAAAACATCTTTCCTTGTTTTTATTACTATAATATACATAACATAACCATGGGCAACGGATTGTCTCTTACAAATTACTACGACAATTATGAAAATAGGTTTAGTAGTAGTAAAAAAACTGGTATGCGTCAAACTGGAAGTAAAGGGTATATGATAAACTTCGAAGACGTTCAGTCGATTATTGGAGTTTCTGGATCTGGATCTGGATCTGGATCTAAATCGAGGTCGTATGACCAGTTTTTGTTGATCAGTACACTGGACGCGTCCAAGCAGGAACATCTCATTAAAAATACAATTTCAGCACAAGAAGAAGAAGAGAAAATCAATGAAATTATTTCCGGTAAAAATGACGACGCGGAAGATATAATACTCGTCGTCTACGGTAAACATGCAACCGACGAAAAGGTTATTACAAAATATAATCAACTAAAAGGTCTCGGATTTTCAACCGTTCTAGTATACCCCGGAGGGGTGTTTGAATGGCTAATGCTGCAAGATATATACGGCTCTGAGCTTTTTCCAACGAATAAAAATAATACATCCACAAACAATACAAATAAGTGTCTCGATACCGACCTATTAGAATATCGACCACCATCAATACTATAGGTATCAAAAAAAATTGAAATGTTTTTTCATTTACATATCATCATAAAGATAGTGTTTCAAATACAAGTACATACATCTACAAATGGTCGATATCCAGAACCAGAATCAGAATCAGCAAGAGAATCAGAACGAGAATCCTCGTCATCGCAATCGCGGAATGGAGGAATTGGCCGAATACGAGCAAGCAACTGTCGAATGGAACCAACGGAATGACGTCAGGTCCTCTCATGAGCGTCGACGCGACGCAATCAACAATACTCCAGGGTATTGTACCGGAAATCGCGTGCATCATCTAGTATCCATTCAAATGGTTCACCATGCCGACTGGGATGCACTTTTCGGTAACCATATTCTGAACCCGACTCTCGCCCAGTACGCCCAAGCAGCAATGGACCACTTCAATGATGAAACCGGTACGCTGGATTTCGCAGGGCAAATGTCGGTTTCGCTGTTGATGCAAGAGAATTATCGCCCAGGGGTTCATCTCGCAATCTATTTCATCTACCTCACGCCGCATCGCCATTTCCACGACGGTCACATGATATCCGTCGAGTTCGGCGAGGGAAGTGCCACGCATCAAGCGATTACCCGGTTGTTCGACCCAGACTATCGTGCGATTGTACAACAAGCGACCGAGTATCAAATGCTCTCATCGTTGACGGACGACGATGATGCGATGGAACTCCTGTACACTTGTTTCGTGCCCGAGTTCGCCCCGATGCGGTTTTCGCTTGTCGCTCCCCCAAATGCCGTCGACGCTGGTGATGGTTACTACGTCCCAGATCCAAACGCCTTGGACGATCACCAATGGCACGACTTCGTAGAGTATTACAACGAAATCCGCAACCTGGCAGCACAAGCCGCCGGAGCAGCAGCAGCAGCAGCAGCAGCTCAAGAGCAAGTTCAAATTCCCCCACCCCCACCCATCAACGACTTCGTGGAAATTTACCAGAGGGCCTTGCGCGAATATGATCAACAAGAACAACAACAAGAACAAAACAATCTCATTCCGTACGACGATCCCGAGGAGGAGGAGGAGCGCGTCATCGTTTGATGTATACACAGTAATACAATAATACAAAATACGTACAGGTAACGTCAGGTAAGTATTTTTTATTTTTATTTTTATTGGATTCAGGGGGTTAGGTTCCTTTAGGTTTGCAGAGGCCCTTCATGCACTCCCCCATATAATAATAGTAATCGATATTTCGACCATTTATAAATTCAGGACCGTCTGCATTTCCAGGAACACACTTTCCGTCCGGTGAAATGCCTAGCGAATTCAATACCCCTTGTCCAACCCCAACACCATCCTTTTCATTTGAAAACTTCGCCCATCCGCAGCAACATTTCTCGGAACATGTGTTTTGGCTTTTAATATCTCCGCACACCTTTTCTAGTTTATCGTGATTGTATTTACAGAACTCATCGGTTGATTTACACGATGCCGATTTTTCTTTCAATTTATCACGAACTTGTTTGGATGGTCCGTTCGGAATAACGTTAGAGACTGCGCTTATAATCGTATTTTCTACATTCGTAGCAATATTGGCAATCGACCCAGCATCACCTTTTATCGTCCGTTTTGCTAATTCAGCGGGGTCGTGTGGGTTTGGTATAGTACCTGGACTAGGACTAGGGCTAGTAAACATTTCTATCGTTACCTTTTTTGAGATCTTACTGGATGGTTTGTCAATATCGATTTCGTCGGATATAGTTGTAGCGTACTTGTTTCTGTTAGTGGTCGATGCATTTTCGTTCCCAATTTGAATTTGGATATAGAGTCCAACTCCTAACATAATTACCGCTAGACCCAAGATTTGCGAGGCATTTTCCATAAAAGATGCACCAAGCGAGGAACTTTTGGCACCCGACATCATAGTTTCTAAAAACTCCATAATCGCAGTTTGGATATCGGTAAAAATAGTTGTAAAGTCATCCGCGCTAGGAGTCCGAATCGAAGTCGTGCCAATTCCTGATCCGGGGTTTTTAAACGTGTCGGTAACGTTTCCAAAATCGGTAAATTTTTTAAAGTCGAAATTCATGTTTGCACGTAAAACTATTAACTCTTAATATTTTATTATTTATTTATGAAATATGAATTATTATTATTATTAATGTATCCGGTTATTATTTTATTTTTATTTTATATTTGTTTTCACCACAAAATGTGCCGACTCAAATTATTTGCAGAGTATTTATTAGTCTTCCAATCTCCCAACATCCCCTTTGTTCGAGTTAAATAGTTTTTGCGGCGTGTTTTGTTGTGGTGTTTCGTAAAGTCCTCGTACCCCATCTGGCCAAAATTAACCCATTTGTCGTGGATGGTATCATAAATCGAATACTTTTTCACCGGGTTTCGAGCGGGGTATAGCTTTGCGCTTCTTCCCAAATACTTGTACGCCATACGCTGCGCCGTTCTCGGTGTAGAATACAAGTAAAGTCGTTTAGGGTATACGCGACTACGATCACTATGACTATGACGATTCCGTAAATGCATTTATATTTTTTAGTTTAGTATTTATTTATATTTTATTTTTTATTTTTTATGGTTCGACGAATAAGACGACGACGACGACGACGGCGACTTCTCTGTTTTTTCTTGGGAAGGCACAATCCAACTTTAGTTTCGGCGATATTTTCCCCGAAAATTTTCTTTAGTGTTTTTTTATTAGGTTTATACTGCGCGATAACCTTGAACTGTTCTCTCGTTTTACTACAGCTTACTTTACGAATTATATCCAATAAAATCCGTTTGGCCAATTCAACATCCTTGAGGGATGGTTTATAATGCCCAGACTTTGTATTCAAACATATGCCATATTTTTCTCCATGTTCAGGACTGTTATGAACAAATACGGTTCCGGATCCGGCAGATACAACCTTCATACATTCAAAGTGTTTTTTTATTTCCGAGTTCAATGAATATTTTAATTGACTTATCCGGTCTTTACAAAGGACGCCTCCTCTTTTAGACTCCTTGCATGCTACCAGTTCCCGGTACGTATTTAAATATGGATAATACTTTGCATCAAGCGTACAACCTGGGTTGTTTTCAATATCCGTTAAAATGTGCCCCAGTGCGTCAATGTATATTACCGAATGGCGCGTAAGGGGCGACCCATTGCATACAAACATTCGATACCGGTCATTTTTCGTTTTGCAGGTAATCGTATCATGAATGATAACAAATTTAAACCACGTGCGATGATCGTAGTTGAACGCTTGTGACAAAAATTGAACGCTTTTGGGTGTAATTTCAAATGTTAATGATGACGACAGTAAAAATTCTGTAGCCGGCAATAAATGACCCTTTGCCTTTTTACCGCACACGTAAACATTCGATAACAATGCTTCTCCTCCTTGCATTGTTTTTTTGTTTATATAATATTAATATAATTATTTATTTTTATAAATATATAAATACATAATTATACTTGTTTTATTTATCAATCAATTAACAAATCAAACAATCATGTTTATCGAATCGTTTTTTTACACTACCCATCCCATTTTAAGTTCCGAACAAATATCCGAACTCTTCCCACAACGTCACCCCATTCATCCGGATATAAAGATTATTTATCACTACGGAGAACGGTTCTACAGCGCATCAGCTGTAGATGCGTTGCTTCTACAGACGCAACAAAAACAGACTGATGAATCAGCGACTACCACGATCCCGGACACCGTGCCGGAGACAGAGACAGAGACAGAGACAGAAACAGAAACAGAGACAATAAAAACGCCGGCGGCTGATAGTCCGCGTAGCGTTATTTCGGATTCAGAGTCCGTTCGCCAAAGAGGCGGTTCCGCTGCTGCTGCTGCTGTTGGAAGCCGCAGTATTGGAAAACGGAACCAGCAGTTCTATTTACCCGACGGATGCGTAAAGCTCATGCACGTCAGCGTAGGTCTGGAAAATGACATTGGTATTACTGATCTCCAGAATGACGATGGGGATAAATGGTATGGAAGGTACGAGAAGGACAAAAACACAATTGTGCGCACGAGTACCGAATACGATTTGCCTGCATCAGTTGATATTTGCGAATATGAAACCTTGGCGCATTTTGCACAAGAACATGATAAAGAGTGCTGGGGGGATGATTACATACCGTCAAACACGCACAACGTGTGGAAAAATTCGCATTATTTGTTTTTTAATACCGTTACATTAAAATGGGAACCATTGAGCAAACTTAGGTAACAAGTTACTAGCTACTAGCTAGTAGCTAGTTAGACAGGCGCTCTTGGTGTATATGTAAGCGTGGCACTATCCGGCAACTTTTTAAATAAGTTTTTAAGAAAAATAAAAATACGCGCATTATGCGGAGGTTGGGCGGATACCATATGAAAGTATCGATGCTCGCAGTCATCATTAATCCGCCCGTCCGTTTTTGAATCTACCAAGTCCATCTGTTTTTTTAGTGCGCCGCGTGGATAGTACGCAGTTTGAATATCGTCCGTGTACCGGATGCGCGGTTCTTCGTCGGATAAGTAGACATCACATCGATACAGTGCGAATCCGTTGAATGCCGAGTATACGGGTAGCAACTTTTCTCCACCCTGTATTGCGCGAACCAATATGCGATCAAACATGGTACGCATTTTGATAAGAACTTCTTCCCAATCGCGTTCAAAATGAAAAAAACTGTGAATGTATGGATCAAACGATAATGCCCACGCGTCATAATAACCCGCCTCTCTCAAAAAAGAGACGCTGTCCCATTGATCGCGCACTTGCATCGCCTCCTTTAAAACGTCGGTATCAATTGGACCAATGCAAGCGTAATCATTGAAGTCCATGAATGCAAAATGAGAGAATGTAATCGTATCTGCACAAGACCGTAAATTGCGGAGATAGTCTAAAAAACTATTTCGCGCGTGTCCGATATTTCGCTGCCGAACTTTTTCTTGCTTGTACGCATTTGGAATCATGTCAACTACCGCCATGGGTACACTAATTGCAAAATTACAAATATCTGCCTTCAATGCATAAAGTCTGGGATCATGGTGTTCGTAAATGAAAACAACCCGAAGTCGTTTGAAAATACCGGATGTATAGATCGTCTCTAAATTCGATAAAATATACGGCACACCGTTTTTATTGTTGAATATGCACATGCCAATACATAGCGATAACGCGTCGTCCATATTTATAAACTTATAAACAAATTTAATTATACTTATAATTAATGTGTTTATTACCATTTCGAGTCCATTTTAATTATTTGTGGCTTCAGCAGTGGTCGGGTTGGTTTTCTTGTACTGCGCCCATGAAATGTTTTTAGGAGCTGCTGCTGGAGCATGCACCTTTTGTTTCGGTGCATATTTTTTATCCAGGTGCTCGGCCTTGCGCAGTGCGCTGTCCACATAAATTTGTTTTAGTAGCTTGCCAACTTCGTAAGACCCTTCATGCTGGTCCAGTTTTCCAATTTCGATCAGTTTCAGTACGATTAACAGTCTCGAAAGGATTCCCAGATCGATTTCATCTTTTTTCAACTTATTGAAAATGTCGGTATAGTTATTGAAAAGAAATGCGCATCGCGATGTACAAATGGCGTCAAACTGTTGAGGATTGGAAAGCGCAAGACGCGCGTACTCTTTTTTCAGTTTCAGCATCGTCTCTACATCGGCGTGGATGGCATCGCTGTGTTGCAGTTCTCTTATTTTACTAGTATTGTCCTTCACGTCGCTATTAGACGCTAGCATTTTTCGAAGGTTTAGGCGGTCGGTTTCGTCCATGGTTTATGTTTGTTGTTTGTATATAATTATATTTTATATAATTGGTTTTTAAATGTTTTAGAACCTTGAAGATTTAAGATATTATGATATTATATTATACAATACAATACAATACAATACAAAGTATACAACATTATACATACAATATTTTTATAAATGTCGAATGAAAAAACAATACAGGTTCTAACACCTACAAATTGGTATACCGGTGTAAGTTTAAGCGGCACCGCCGAAACCCCAACCGGGTCTAATCCGAATGTACAAATTCGTCTTGTGAATGGCGAGACTTCCAATGGTGGAACTGTAACGTACCCGGATTTTAATATAACCCCACTGCTTAATTCATTTGAATTCAATATGGAAGTTTTATGGACGACTACGGATCCACAAGGAGCAGGTGATTATTATCGAGTTACATTCGGAGACAAGTCATCCTTTAGTCTCCTTTTTATGTTTTGGGTCGATTCTCCTCCAAATAACGGGTTCTCTGGGGCTGGAGTTTATTTGTTAGATTCTCTCGGTAAAGCCATAACGAAAAGTGCATTACCGACAGATCCAATCGGGCCTGGAGCAGGTCAATGGTTTCCAGTAAGTGTGAAGTACGATAGAAATGCAACGAATACCTGGACCGTACTGGTGAATAACGTTACGGTGTTAACTTACCAGCATCCCCACCCAACATTATGGCAACGGGTGGAAGGCAATAAAAGGGTAGCTGTACATGCATGGTCCGGAGGCGGACTGGCAATGAGCCTGCTTGTTCGTAAGTTGGATCTGGTATACAAAGCAAATATTACGTCAACTACATCGTTTATGCCGCCAAAGTTCTACCCGTCGGCCGACGACTCTACCTTCTCAAGCAACCGCGCGTCGTACGCTCGTTCAATTTATCCCCGAATCACCAACGTTGAAACGGAAGCTCAAATAACAAAACAAAAAAAAGTATACAATCGACACGATGCATCCTCTCGAATTGAGAGACTTAAATTGCAGGCCATAGGCCAGAGTTCAATGCGAGTAACGGAAACAGAGACGCTGCGATTCAAGGCGCCAAACGTGAACGATGCCCGCGATGCGGTTCGACGTACTCGGTCTCATGGATATGTGGTGAAGCATTACTATCCAAATGTCGACTCTTGAAAAAGTTCAAGGTACATGAACCCATCGTCCGTTTTTTCTTGGGCATAAATTGTCCCTATGAGTGCAGCCGTTGGATGCAGTCGGTTGTTTATAAATGCGTACAATGCAAACTCTGGCTTAAGCGACATATTTTTTCGAATGACGTACATGAACTGCGCCAGCGTCAAATCGTAAGGCACTGCAAATTTGCTTTTGGGAAGGGGGTGGTCGCGCTGTAATGCTTCGCTGCATTCTACAACTACCGGAATGCGGTTTGGATGATCTCTTACAATTCGTTCCGAAACGATCTTACGGTCTTGAAATGAAACGCGGTCTTTATATTTCATAGGAAGGAATATGGTAACAGGTAAGATAATATATACGATAGATACGAAACGTTCTTTATATTATCTTATTATTTTATTTATTTATTTATTGGTATTTACTATTTATTTATTCATTTACTAGTTTTAGTCTTACTTTTTGTGTTTATTTTTTTTATGGGACGGTGGCTTTGAATTCGTCGTTTCGTACCCGGTAGCAGGTGTATCAGGTTCTGGCGCGGCCATTGGAACGCGAGGCGTTTTTTCATTTTTTGCCGCGTTTGGTGGCTGGTACACGCTATGTTTTAATTCCTGTTGTGCTGCAGTTGCTGCAGCAGACCGTTTTTCGTCCAGTTTTTTTTGCATCCGTTCCTTTGTGAGTGCCATTTTCATATTGCGGTTAAGCTGCGACTGCATGGCATTCATGTTTATTTTCGTCTTCCCGTTAAGTCCAGCCGCTGCACCTCCAAGGTCGCTTGGATTCAAGTTCATTGCCTTGAACAGTTGAGCAAAATCTGCCATTCCACCCCCGCCAGCACCTTTTCCACCTGAAGATTTCATTTTGGACATGAATTCACTGGCCTCTTTAAACAGTTCACTTTCCTTGATATCACCCGACTTCATTTTTTTATCGAGTTTTTCACCGACCTTTTTGATAATTCCTGCGAACTTTGACGGGTTCTTGATAAGCTTTTGAAAAACTCCGCCAACGCTGCTTTCTTTTGAAATATCAATATCGAGTTCACTTACCGTTTCTTCTGCGATTTCTTTTGCAAGTGCTCCAATTTTTCCGTCCAACAATCCGGACAAATGTTCGTGGATTGACTCGGCGCTTGGTAAAGGACCCGACCCTGATCCGGGTGTCGATTTTGTATGTCCAGGTTCAGGTTCATTTGCCGTTGATGATTCTGGGGTACTATTACTGTTTTCGTTTTCAAACAAGGTATGGATTCCAGCCATTGTTTCTTCCAGTTTGACTCGAAGTTCATCTTCATCAATCGCCTCAAATAGTCGAGCCGTTTCGCCGAACGATGGAGTGTCTCTTGAAATGCTTCCCAGAATAGTAAACGTAACTAGTTGCAAATGTTTCCACAAATGGTCTTTTGTAGTATCCGTCACATCCGACAAGTTCCACACCATGCGAAAATCCGTATTTGGCAAGAATTCAACGCATACGTCTGCGGCGGAATCAGGGGAAAAAATGATGTCGTTCTGGTAAATAATATCAAAAAACCGTTCGGGGTATACGCGTTTGCAGTGTTCAAATAGAATGGCTACATTTTGATCGGATATGTGTTTGATACACTCACAGTCATCGGCGCACGCTCCTCCCGATCCAGAGTTTACAAATGCGACATCCGAATATTCTTGCATATCAAGTGCCTTATAAATTCCGACCTTGTATTCGGGAAATGACGCGATAAAGCTGGAAATAAAATCCACGATCACTTTTTTGAAATTATCCGGAATAGGCGTATCCATTATGTATGTTTGTTATGCTATGTTTATTTTATTAATAATTAATAAGTATTTCTCAATTGCTTTATGTATTTAATATATTTAACCACCTAAATTAAATTAAATTAATTAATATGAATTTATACCTTGCGACGAGTTTTCGATTTAAGTGACGATGGAGTTACGTCCTGGTTTCGGTTTCCTCTTTTACGCGTGGTTGATTTAGGATCCCAGTAACGCTTTTTATCTGCGGGAGAAATCATCGAGAGTAGCTTTTCATACAAGTCCGATGGTACGACTTGTTCTTGATGGTTAGTATCGTCATTATTATAAATAAAATCTTTGAGTTTTGATGACATGGGTACGGTTTCTTTTTCTTTTTCTTCTTCTTGGTGAGAAGACGGATGGATCATGAAAATGCCGGCGGGTATGATAAACTTATTCGAGTTTGCTCGTTCCAGTAATGTAGATACTTTCAATTCATCACGATCATCGTCATCATCGGAATCACTTCTATCGCTTTTATTGCTTCTATCGCTTTTATTGCTTCCATTGCGTCTACTCGGTCTTCTAGCACCGCCTTTCATTTGCTGCGTTTGTGCAAATGGAGAAATATTCGCATTTAAAAATGAAGAATTCAACGTATACCCGCCTCCAATAATTGCGTTTGTTTGTTTATTGCGCGCGAACAATAAATCCGAACTGTGCATACTATATTATTATTATGTAAACAATTTATATATGTACTTAAATTATTATTTTATCTATTACTAATTTATATAATAAGTAAAAATAAGTAAGTAAATTATAAATTATAAATTAGTACTAGAATGCCTGAATTGGGTGCAATACAAAGTAATGCCACGGCCGCTCCGGAACCGAGTGCGAATGAGCTTGCTCCACCGAAGCTGCTAGTAAATGCCGATGTCGCTTCTCCTCAAGCTTCATTAAACGCGGTTACGAATACAGCTAATGAAAAAAATATGTTGAATAATATAAGAGGTGGAGGAACTAAACGACGCCGATTGCATCGTCGCCGCCGCACTTGTACATGTAGACGAAAAAGGTGTAGATGCATGAGTCGTGGTCACGGCACTCGCAGTCGCAGTCACCGACGCAAAAGTAAGGGCTACCGGTTTACTGCATCTCAACGACAAATTGTAAATCGCCGCGTTGAATTAAATTTATTGCATCGAAAAATCCGGAAAAATAAAAATAATCAGAATCGAACGCGAACTCAAAGACTGGCGCAGTATGGAGGAAATAGCGATCTTCCACTTGCAACGACTCCACAGCACGGGGAATCGTGTAGTGCAGGCCAACACAACTGTGCCGGAAATTCGTCTACTTTACTATTAGAGGCTAGTCGACAGTCGATGGTCAATGCACAAGGCGATAACCCTGTACTATAAATTAAATATTAAATATTTCAACACTTCCAGCGGTTACCGCACTTGATGCATGTGACAAATGTAGTCATGGGTTCATCGGCCGACCGGGTTTGCATTTGGTAATACGTGCACTCTCTGGATTTGCATTTGTAGCACAGAAAGTTATCGGTTGACGCTTCCAAATGCACTTCGTACTTGTTTTTGTCGCGGATCCGTTTTTGTTCCAACAAGCTGCTCCATTTTTCGGGGATCATTTCTTGATGCGTCATGAATGGAAAGTCCTGGGCTTTAATTGCCCGGCTAAGAATTGCTTTCCGGATAGAGTTTACACCAAGGTTGATATAAATGCTTCGTGCATGATCCGTATAAATCTGCACAAAGTATGGATTGCTCCATTTTTTGACAATTTGCTCGCCGGTTGCTTTTTGAATGATAAAATTGTATATTCCGCGTTCCAGGTTTATAGATATCGTATTCAATGCATCTTCTGCTACTTCCTCCTGGTCCTGGTCCTGATCATCATCTCCGGATCCCAACAATCGTTCTTTGAATCTGCGGCGCAGACTGTCTCTGAATCCAGTTGGATTGGCAATTGTTTTCATAATAATCGGGCTCTAATTAATATCTTCTGTGATTTCTGGTTTCATAGTGGGATTAAATTTAAATCAATTTTATAGTTTATTTTATTTTATTTTATTTTGTGTCAATAATATAAAACAAAAACATTTTCAACCCATTTTTAAATGAGACGATTCACATTGGTCCCCAGGAGATACATTCCAAAAATACTAACGAGGCGTGATTCAAACACGGTTCGCCGCGAACTCGGTAGATCGAGACGGGCATACCGAGCCGGGATTTATTACACGCGCCGTAAAGTGTCATCGTTTCCGTCTAAAAAATCCGACCACATTATTCGCGCCGAGAAAATATACGGAATCGATAAAGTTGTTCCGTCCAAAGTATTAGCTGCAAAGACGGGATGCAGTATCAATGCGCTTTCAAAAATCGAGAGAAAAGGACAAGGCGCATACTTTTCGTCGGGCAGTCGTCCAAACCAGACCGCGCATTCATGGGGCAGGGCCCGTCTTGCAAGTGCAATTACCGGAGGTAAAAGCGCCGCTGTCGATTTTTCGATCCTGGATAAGGGATGCAAACATTCGACGAGTAAGGCATATAAGATGGCGGTATCGGCTGTAAAAAAATACGGATATGGACGCGGACATACGAGTCGGGTTAAGCTTTAACGAATGCTATTATGATATTATGATATTATGATTTATAATTGTAATATTGGTTGATGTGGTACGCTACTAAAATAATAACCGATACTCCTAGTGAAGTTTGCACATACTTTACTGCTGGAGCATTATCGTCGTCCGTTCTAAACAGATAAACGAGCCCGCAAATAAATAAAATTGCATAAATAGTGTAAATCACAAACACGTATCGGTTGGCATGTAATCGAACATGCGAATCTTTTTCGTCCATTGCGGTGCTATTTGTTTCAAGATCGATGACTGCATTCCGTTTTGCACGTGCTTGAGGCTCAAGAGTTTGCAATTCGGCAACGGCTTTATCCATGTCGCTTCGCAACGTATTGCTTAACCCAGGTATTGGAGTAAACAGCCCGGTAATTTGCTGATGAAGGCTTGTGATTGCAGCGTATCGTTCCTGTAAATCTTTCACCATTTGACTTTTGAGAATGGGCGGTCCGGAATTTACGCCTCCATCTTCACCCGCATCACCACTTACGGCGTCCATGCACCGCGTCTGGTACGACATGGTAACTCCAGGTACAGTGTCGGCCAGTATAACAATAACGTTTCCATCATTCGGAGCCGACCAAAATTTGTAAGGTGTACTGTTGTTGGAAGTTACTGTTAATGCTAATGCCGTATTGTTCCACACGAGTTCTGTACTTCTTACCCTCCATTTTTGATACCTTGATGTGTTTTCAGGGTCCTGGATAGTAATTGTCCCCGCTACTAAACTCGTCGGAGGATTTTTAAGTTGCAAATCTTTTGCCGATAAATATATCTTTGTGGCAATGGATTGGTCAGCATTATTATAAGCCAGTGATCCAGACCTTTGGTCTGCAATGAATTCGGTGATGGTGGTATCTACCTTGTATAAAAAAACAGTGTTTGATTGTGTCGGCTGACCTTCTCGGCCGTAACATGTATAACGAAATGAATTGCCATCTGTCCCATATCGAGTAGTAGGAGCGTCGAGGTACAATATTGTACTGAACGGTGCATCGAGAGCGTACGTCGCCGCCGGGTTTGATATCCCGGGAATGGTAGTCGACGCCGGGTTTTTTGCGAGTTCTTTGCATGCATGTAGACCGTTTTCGTAGTTGATGGTCGCATCAGTGCTGTCTTCCGGAGCAGTATACTTGCCAAGGTAAATCCAGTCTTTATATGATGCAGGATTAGTCGTATCGGATGGAGGAAGAGTTGATGCAGAATCTGCTGTAGCAACCGGTTCGTCTACCCAGTATGTTCTGTCTGCGGTTGTAACCCCGATGGCATTGAATCTCGAATTCGAACTCGTTTTTGCTCCAGGGACGCTGGCATAACATCCGTACTGCCAGGTTCCCTGATACCCTTGATCCGGCGTATAATGAACAACGCGGGTATACAGTCTATCGTTGCTTAGAGCCTGGCGTTTACACTCGGCTACCGTGTCCGTATCGCCCAAGTAGTACCATCCGGCACTTTCATCGTCGTCTCCGGGGGATAATCCTAGCCCGCTCATATCATTTCGCCCCTTGAAATCGTTCCAGTCGCCGTTTCGAGATTTCATATACGCGACATACGCCTGATATCTCATGTTATAATCTGCGATCATTCGTTCAAGTTTTTTACGACTGTTTTTCAGTTTGATAACCGTGTCATATTTCCCGTTACTGTACTTGTCGTTGGTATAACTTGCGTGTTTATATAGGTCACCCATAATGAACCTTCTATATGATCTATATGATACCTTATTCTATAATATGTATATTATGTTCTACTAATTTAATTTATGTTGTGCTTTTAATTTTAACGAGTCTTTCTTTCTTTCTTTCTTTCTTTCAAAAATAGTTTAATTTAATTTTGTTTTTGATTAAAAAAATTAAATTTAACTTGATGGTTGGTTTACTTACTTGGATTTTCGGGTTTTGCGCCTAAACACCTTATTGTGCCTGGATATACGCCCTGCATGTGCTTTTTTATTTTTTTTATTGGCGGCACGACGTTTGGTTTTGGGTTTATTTTTTTTACGCTTATTTTTAGTTTGTTTTTTACCTCCGCCTAATCCCGAACCGGGTTTCGGTTTCGGTTTATCTTTGTTAGCAGATGTTCTTTGTTGTAAGGCATCAACGACGGCACTCTCGGCTTGTTCTTTTTTGATACTTTTAGCAGCTGCTTGGTTACCTAAGGAGTTACTTGATTTTTTTGGGCGTCCGAGTCCGGGTGGTTGTAATGCAGGCTGCGGTAACTGCTGGAACCCTGAGGCTGAGAATGTCGGTGGGGCAAGAGATGCAGGAGGGGCACCCACCTGCTGTAACCGGTGGAGCTCTAAGGCTGAGAACGTCAGTGGGGCATATACCGCCGTTGGAGTAGTTGCAGCCGAAGTTGCAGCCGAGTCCGCCCTGGCCTTTTTTTCATTCCGATCATTAAGTCGCTTTTCCCTACGTTCATTAGCATTAAGAATAGGATTTCCAGCAGCTTCAGCGGCAGCGGCAGCAGCAGCGGCAGCAGCATCATTAGTGCGTTTTTTTTCAGCAGCGGCTGCAGTAGTTGCAGGACCATGAGTGGAGTATATCGTTCCCAAATAGGAAGTAAGTTCACTATGTAAATTATGTAAACTGGTTAGGGAAGGTTGAGCTGTTGCTGTTGGTGCATCTACTATCTTGATACGGGAACGATTAAGATGATAATTTTCTCTGGCCGGATTAGGTCCATCCCAACAGTTGTCTTTAGTAAACATTCTATCAAGAACAGCTTGTTGCAGTTTATCACAAAAATACTTACTTCGAAGCGCGCTGGGGGGATCGTCGGGTATTTTTTTATCAGGGGCGCCTTTATGAAGGGTGTCTTCCAGTGATATTGCATTCCTTACGGCAGACGCTATAAGATCCTTAAAAAATTTACGTTCCCGCCATTGGGTATTAACGCCTTTACTAATACATGTGATAATTGTTTCTACCAGATATAACATAAACTGTGTTGCGGCTGCTTCGCGCTGAGCATTGGCTATAGCAACCGAAGTTATTGGGACCATACCAATTGAGCATAATGGATGTTTGTTAGGGGATTTAGTAGAAAGCCAAATAATATAGTTTAGTGCGGTGTCTTGCGTGAAGGCTAAAGGTGGATTTTGTTGTTGTAAAAAAGCACGTATTTCAGAAAATTCCATACTCATTGGTAGATTCCCTGGGTCATAGAAAAGGGTTCCAGCATGAGCGAAATGTAATAATCGATCATAATCTACTTTGAAAAATTTAGAATAGAGACATAATCCAGCAATATTCATGACATTACTGGCCAATTCCAAGCACACTCGGACGAATCCTTTTAGTAGCGCTGACATCAAAAATATAAGTATTAATGCTTGCCCAGATCCTCCTATTCCATCTATAATGTCCGCACAAACTAAATTAACAGACGGTTGGTCAGCAAAGTGAGGATGTTTACTTTCTCCTATTTGGGAAATTAAAAACCCAACAATAGATACTACTAATGCGTTTACTTTATCGGCTGCATCAGCAATATGATTGATTTTTTTACAGAATTCGTCTATGCTGAACATTGACGAAGCCAAAAATGCATCACTTAGTTGTGGATTTATTGCAAGTCCGACATATGATTCATCATCCTTATCCGGGTCGTAATCAATGACGGAATACAATTTTTTTGGGCGAATTGCATTTGACGGGTCGAAAGGAATGCCATCGGCATCTACTGATTCTGAATCTGGTATGGGTCCTTCTTCCGGTTTATACTGTGTAAACGCACTCGAGACAGTAGATGCGGAGGGGACCCAATCACCATCAGGATCATCTAAAACGTCCTCTAGGGTACGAATTTCATCCAATCTAACTTGAAATACAACATCATAACCTGATGTTCCAAGCAATGCATTTTTCATCGAACTAACTGCATATTTAGGACCTACACTACCTTTACATGATCGAAGTAGCTTTAATAAAAACATATGTATCATATCAACATCATTACCTAGTAGAGAGAGTATAACATTTCTACAAACAAGTTCTGTGCTACGATCAGGCTGTCCAGATTCGTTAGCAGGAGCAGGCACTACATAGCTTGAATATCTGGAAACAATTGTAGGATCAAATAAATCTCCAGAATAACGGAACGCGGGTGCGCTCATTATAGCCTGATTAAGGTCGTAATTATGTGCGATTTCTCTTGCTGCAGCCAAAAAAGCTCCTTGTTCCGACGGGTCCAATTTCAATTCGTCAGCAAATGCATCTGGCGTCTTTCGTGCTTTTCCCGGTGCCACCATTTGAAAATGTTAAATAAATAAATAAATTAATAACGTTTAAACTTGAAAAAAATGCTATAAACTATACGTATATTATAAAATAAAATGTAATATAAATAAAAATGCTTAATATTGTAAAGTCTATAAAACTATAAATACATGGTTGCAGCTGGACTGCCGTGCAATGAATTCCCGCGAGATTTGATTTCATCATTTGCAGTAAATAATTCAAACCCGGCATCTAAATCGTCCATGATAAGACTGCGGCGGTCTTTTACGGGCAAATAGAATACCCGCCGCGCATGCGCAATTTTGGTTTTAGTGAAAAAAACTTCAATGTCGCGACCAAAGTATTTGAAATACTGTTGACGCGATTTAAACCATTCATCTTTTACGGCATCGCGGTCAAATTTGAAGGTCCAACCATTATCTTTGACTATTTTCTCGAATATTTTTCGCAATTCACTCGAGTCGTAATTTTCGATTTTGTACCTCCATGTAAATCGAGACGACAGACCCTCATTATAACTGAAAAAACAGTCGTTTAGCTCTTTTTCGTACCCGGCGATAATAACCATAAGTTCATGTTTATGGTCGCTAAGCGCTTCACAAAGCGTATCAATACACTCTTTTGAAAAACTGTCGCGCTTTTCCGTATTTCCGAGCGCGTACGCTTCGTCGATAAAAAGCACCCCGCCAATTGCAGATTCAATTACTTCGCGCGTTTTTATCGCAGTTTGGCCAAGGTACCCGGCCACCAAATCTGATCGAGTTACTTTTTTAAACGTGTTGGAGGTAAGAATCCCCAAATTGCAAAAAATATTGCCGAGGATTTTCGCAACTTCCGTTTTTCCGGTTCCAGGGGGGCCGTATAATACCGTGTGCATATAATCCCCTGCACCCACGCCATCATTTTTATTTGCAGGTTTAGACTTTGGCGCCGAGGGCAAAAATATATTTGATATATTTGTTGGATTGAATAACGGGAATCTGAAAATAGCTATCGGTTCGTCTTTGGTTTTAGTATTTTTAGCGTTTGCATTTGCATTTGCAGTCGCAATCCCAGCCCCAGTGGGGCCAAACATGGGTTCTGGATTGGCGCCAGAAGAAGGCCCATCCGCGAAACTAGCGAAACTAGCACCAATAGTAGGACTAGTATTATTAATAATTTTGTTAATTTTGTTATTTTTTACAACATGAACGGGTGGAAGGGATCCAGAAGTTGTTGTTGTTGTTGTTGTTGCTGTTGTCGAAAGATGTAGCCCCTGAATAAAGTAGATGATTTGGTCTACAATCGTTTGTTTTATCGCGGGCATTCCGATCATGTTATTCAGTGCACTGAGATGGGGATATATTTTGTGTAATGCTTTCATGTCGATATTGTATGTGACGTTTTCCGCGAGTTCGTACGTTTCACATAACCGTAACAAATCTGAAATACTTTTCACATGGGTATTGATATGGATCCGCTCCATCTTTACATTCCCATCGCAACATGACAGCTCTTTTTCCTCTTCTTTTTCCTCTTCTTTTGCTTTTGATGACGGAGGGCTGTTTGTTCTGTTTGTTACCATTTTAAGTTCATCGGTTGTAATATACGGAATATTTTTATTTTTCAAATAATTTGAAATGTCGTTGGAAAGTTTATCTACAATATCCATAATCCACAATACAACCGTAAATTGATTATATAGTAACATAACACGTTTTTATGTTCATTTTTGAATATAAAAACGTATTATCATTTTCAATATCCACTATCCGGCACTATACTTTAGTCTAGTTGCTAACAACAATAATACGCTAACTATACTTAACCCAATAAAACTATATTCATTTGTCAAATAAAATTTTTTAAGCTTCTCTTCATACGTGTCATAAAAAAAGTGTGTATCATATTCGAGTAATGTAAGAATTATAGATAAGCATACCGCGCGATATAGTACCCATCTGTTATTTGTTATTAAATGTGCCAATAGCGGAATAATCATCGCTACTAAAACCGGTGTTACATATTTTATTTTATTATCCCATTGTCGGTTACCTAAATAAAAATTAGTCAATAATATTGCACCGACGACAACCCATATCATGTTACCCTTAAAACCGTATATATTATCATGTATACCAAGTTGTTTTGGTGTGAGTAAAGCTAGAATAATAAGTAGAATACCGCTAATAGTTTTTGATATAGGGTTGTTGGTATCATTGTCATTAGTATCAAAATCGAATACGTCGTTAATTTCAAAAACCCCTATTATTAATAGATTCAAAATGAGTAAGTAATATATATTTCTATTGTGAAAAGGCTTATCAATTTTATAATACGTTAAAATGTATACATATAATGCCATAATTTGCACGGTTAATATCTTTAAAATTCGTGCGAAATCATTTACATCTAGATTACCCTTTGATGTCAAGTTTCTTATTAAAAAATATATGAAAAATAATATTATAGAACAGGTTATTATCAAGAACAAAAATTTGTGGGTTTTTAACACATATTCAATTAAAAAAATAACAAATGATATTAATAATATTATATTTTTTAATCCCATAGTTTTTATGTATGTATATATACATAAGATATATATTATATTATGAAATATCAAAATAATGTATTAAATTCTATGTCAAAGTGTTATGACAATCGTAGTTGTAAATATATGATTATTATTACTATTAGCTTAGTAACGATTTATTTATGGTTACATAATTATTATATAAAATATATTGCAAATATTCATCACTTAACAGATAAAGAGTTGATTAAACAACTGTGGGATATACAAATATTAGGAGCAACTGATAAAAATTATATGAAATTAATAAATACCAAAAATACCGATCTGAATTTTTGGTACATATATAATTATGCGATCACAAAACGGGAAATCATTATTTTTTTCTTTATTAAAACGACCAAACATACCAACAAGTTAAATTTTCGATCATATTCTATTAATTTGGAAAATCATACTAAAAAAAATACAAATTATTATATTGATTTTTCTTTGATGGATACATATAAACGAGATGAAACCCTCTATGTAACCATAGAAGATAAATTATTATATATGATTGATTTAAAAAATAATAAGATTAATATAAAAATTAATATTAATGATTGCAATATAGATGCCAACATCGATATTACTTATTGGTCAACAACACAAATTTCGTATATACACCGATTTTGGAATCTAAGATATCTTCCAATTATTGGTGAAATAATTGACGGTCAGGCATCAGACTTTAGTAATGAATGGTGCATTGATAATCCATTCGTGGGAAATATCAATTCTTTGAATTATAATAGTAATATTTACAATGAAGGTACATTTTGGACGGATACGTATATCTCTAATAATAATTACATTATGCGCGACTATATATGGCACATTATCAATAATGATGAATGGTTGATATATTTACTATGGTATTGTGATAAAAAAAACTTCAACAATGATTGCACCAAGGTAATTTATATTATCGATGTTAAATCAAATACTATTGTTCACTCTGGCGTTGTAGTTTCCCAGTTACAAAATATACAAATGACATATTATAGTGATAAGTTGAATATTGGTAATGAAAAATATGACGACTATGCATTACATTTTAAATCTGATAAAATAGAAATTGATATAAAATCAATACCAGATAAAAGTCATAGAGTCGAATATATAAATAATTTGTATTTGCCACAAAAAGAAGAATTTTTAAATATAACCCACGACAGCGATGAAGAAAAACAATATTATGATGAAATATTTAAACTGAAATACGTTGAATATGTTAATTTTGTTAATTTCAGTGTAAAATATAACGACGAGACATATAGTTATGAAAATAAAGTACAAATAGTAGACGCTTGTTTTACATAGACATTAGAAATAAAGTCACACGACATAGCCTACGCCCGGAAAACAATATAAAAAATTGATATAAAGATGTAATGTGAATATACTACAATCAGACAATCAGACAATTCAAACGACAAAGCAACAACCACACGTATACATATCAAGTCAAGATGCCAACAAAGAAATCAACGAGTTCAAGTTCCAAGAAGGGCGGAGTGGTGAAGGCGATGTCTGCCCAGAAAAATCCGACTCTTGAAGCACGCGCGCGGATTCCACAAACGATCGGATTACCAGGACAAGTCGCAAATAACGCCGGAGGATTTTCATTTCCGCTGCCGCTCGAACAGGAATGGATGCGGTACCTCATCATCGGAAGCAAATCAGAAAACGGGAACTTTTACCAATCAGGAGGTCAAATCTCAACATGCATTTCAAGGTGCATTCTTTCAGCGGTCGAGAATCCGGCTACTTGCAAGCACCTCATCTCGGATCTCGTCGACGTATCCGTCAAAGGTCGCGCGGCCAAACAGGAAATGACCATGCTCGCCCTTGCATGCGTCATTGTCTTCACTGAAGACGCGGAATGCAAACGAGCTGGTCTGGACGCCATTCAGCAAGTGTGCCGCATTCCGACGCACTGGTTCATGCTTCTCAAATACATTCGCGATCTATCCCAAGACAAAAAGAAGCCTGGAAAGGGAATGGGCGCCGGGGTACGCACAGCATTCACGAAGCTATACACCAGCCGAACCGGCCCTGAACTTGCAGTTCTCATGACAAAGTACAAGAATCGTGAAGGCTGGACACACAAGGACGTTATCTCGCTGCTACACATCAACCCCAGCGACATGCACGACGACGGTGCCCGGATGGTGCTGGAATGGTTCATGAAAGAAGACAAGCCGGAGCGAAAGACCAGGACAGGCGAAGTGATTCCTGCATCGAATGCGCGCACCGAATTTCTCAGACGCTTGCAAGCAATTGAAACTCCAGCTCTTCCCGAACCAAAACATCAACAGCAACAACAGACAGCATCATCAGCAACGCCAACGCCAGCAGCGGCATCGTCAATGTTCTCATCCGTTGCGAAGTTCTTCCAGTCAACTCCAGCAGCAACAGTCCTGCCACAACAAGTCGTCAAGCTGCAAATTCGCTTACTCAACGGAGACATGGCCGGCGATACCCTTACACTGCCCCTTGCAACCAACGCGCCATTCTCCACCTTGTCAGAAACACTTTCGTCCATCGGAGCTGGAAAGTACATTGAGTTTCGACTGACTACATCGAGCGGCCCTTTCATCATTCCCCACACTGAAACCATGGATGCACTTACTGCCACCAAATTCGCCCGTGAACCAGTCGACTTCAAAACAACGGTGATCTTTGCCCGAGAAACTTCCGCTCCTCTAGTGCCAACACCGGCACCAGTTCCGGCAACAACAGTAGCAGCAGCACCAGTTCCGGCAACAACAGCAACAGCAGCACCAGAAGAAAAAGAAAAAATCCAAGAATCACCTGTCGTCGCAGTTGCGCGGTTTCTGAAAGCGCTCATTCAGCTTTCAAATGACAAAATCACACCTGAAGCTGCTCTTGCTACCATGAACACAGTGCGCCGAGTTCAGCGCGAACACTTGCCCACCCATCTCATGTCCAGCCCTGCAATTTGGACCCACTTGCTGAAAGATATGGGACTGACAGCACTCATTCGGAACCTGGGAAAGCTTTCCAGCATCGGAGTCATGGCAAGTCGCAGACAAGAAATCATCGCCATGCTCGGAAACGAGAAACAGATCCGCGACTCGAAGGTTCACCCATTTGCAGTGCTGGTTGCAATGAAGGTCTTCTCGAAAGGAGCAGGCGAGCTGGGATCAATGACGTGGCCCATCGACAGCTACATTGTGACCGCCTTGTCGAATACGTTCATCAAGTCGTTTGGAAACATTCCCAAAACAGGCAAGCGCATCATGGTCGCACTGGACGTATCGGGAAGCATGTCAGGGGCGTTTTGCGCAGGGTCGACCAGCGTGTCGTGTCGCGACGGATCCGTTGCAATGGCCATGGCCACCGTGCTGGCAGAACGCGACGAAAATGGGAATCTCAGTCCAAATACGCACGTCTACTCGTTCACAACGGTGTTCAAGAACGTTACAGGCGCATTCTCTACTCCCGGCCTGACACTCGACCAAGCCATCCGCGGAACCAATGACGTGTTCGGTGGAACGGATTGCGCGCTTCCCATGAAACATGCCACCGACCATAACATTCCAATCGACGCGTTCATCGTGTACACCGACTCCGAGACGTATGCTCCAACTGTTCATCCGCAGGTGGCGCTCGAGCAGTACCGCAAGACGATGGGTATCGAGGCGAAACTCGTCGTTGTGGGCATGGCATCCAACTGTCTCAGCATCGCAGACCCGAAGGACAAGAACACGCTCAACCTTGCAGGGTTCGACACGTCAACGCCGACCATCATGTCAATGTTCATCAACGGGGAGCTCTAAGGCTCTAAACAATACTAATAAACGGTAAAGAAAAATAAAAAGGTAAGTAAATCCCTCCCTTTTTATTTTTTATTTATGGATTTGATTTATGGAATATTTCACATATGTCATATGAAATCGATACGAGCACCTGTCGCATTTTGAACAAGTGTTCCAATTTTAACAAGTGACTTATTATACACCGTATTTGTCTCTTGATCGAGTAAATAGTTTTCCATAATAACACTTCCATCGGGTTTGGTTACCTTGTACTGGAATGGCCGAGCGCGCACTTCTTTCACTTGGTTACGTTGCGCGTTGGCATCGGTCTGTTCCTGGTAAACGTCTGGCACAAATGCCAAATCGTCTTTTCCGGTAGTGCCCTTGTAATGAAAACACTGAACATCCAGCCCACCTTTCGATTTATGCGTTGCACAATCGACTGCCGACGCCTTCACAACCGTCAATAATTGCTGATTAATGAGTTGTTTTTTACTCGACGTGTCTAGCAGCTTCTGGTCCGTTGTAATACCGCTGTCAAGAACCTTTATATTGCTGATTTGTTTATCCTGTTTTGTAGGGTTTAGCTGCTCTTCCGTGAATTTCATAATGTATACAAATACATTCACCGTGCGCAACTTCTCGGGCAGCTCGTAGTGGCTGCAAATACGGTTGGCGCGTCCAATGATTTGCTCGGTTCGAACGGGGTGCCAGTACGGTTCCATGATGTGCACGTAACGCACATTCCGTAAATTGATACCTTCTGCGCCGGATGCGGTAATCATAAGTAATTTAATAACGTCGCCGTACATGTTTTTGCGATCGGGGCTGTATTTTGACATCAAGTCGCTTTTTAAGGTATTAGGTAGATTACTCCACGAGCTGTTGAATACGTTACGCACAATTTCTTTTTCTTCTTTACTTTCGGTTCCCGTGTATAATGCGTACATGGGCCTGCCTGCATCTTCGGGGTTCTGATAATACTGCGACCAAGTTCCATCCTTTGGGTTCTTTCGAACTTTGAATTCCGCATATCCATTGGCATCCATCACCAGTTTAAAAATACCCACACCTTCCAAAGTCCGAAACTGACTATAAAGTAAATGCAATCCAACGTGTTCTTCGTCGGCGATTTCCCTGTAAATTTGGGCAAATTTGGGGCTGTACATGGTAGACAGAGCCTCCAATGATAAATATTCTTCGGCATTGTCTGCAAGTTTTTCAATTGTGCTTTTTATTCTGCCGTTGTATGTGCGTAACTCGTCGGGAGAAAGCGATGACCGGCGAGGCTCGTCATCATCCTTATCTTTTTCGACCCCTTCGTCATCATCATCGTTGTCTAGCTCGCCTTCAAATGCTTTCTCGGTAACGAGTCGTCTTTGTTTTTTCTTAGGTTTAGGTTTAAGATCTTTCTTTTTCGATTCAGGTTCAGGGTCCGATTCGTCGCTACTGCTACTACTATCTTGTTCTTGTTCTTGTTCTTTTTCCTTTCCTCCTTTATCTTGCTCTTTTTCTTTATCGTCAATTTGCAACGGCCTGGGAATTTGGTCAGGGAATGCGAAATTGCAGCACGCTCGTGAAAAAATGCGGTACGTGGACGAGGTTTCTCCATACAAGTCGTTGGCATTTCCCGCACCAGACGCTAATGCTTTTCGTCGTTTCGCATTTGATTCCGTTTTACGTTCATTCTCTCGAATTTCCTTGTATAGATTGAACTGATGGTTCGTCATTTCGATTTCAACAAGTTCGAAATCGGTCTTTGGATCGTACTTTGGCAGCAACTTTTCTTGGGCGCTCCGAAAATAGGAAGTTAGCCCGATAATTCTGCGCGAGAACATTTCAGGGTTTAAAATTCCGCCACCGTCGGGTTTGATGAACAGTTCGTTGAATGTTTCCAGCCGGTCAGGAAGGGCCTTGAACTGGACGACCTTTGTATCTGTGACGCCGATGTTACGCTGTTTCAAGAACTCGACCACATTTTTAATAAACGCGGCATCGCTTACATTTCCGCCTTCCGTGAGGGACATACTGACGCTGGCGTAATCGCGAGACCCGCTACGGTGCGATACAAACCCGAACGGATTGCGAGTCAGCGTGAGTGTAGGTTTCGGACTTTGTTTGAAATCCAAGTAATCGTGCACGGTTACGCCGTCGCTATCATTTGCACCGTCGAACATTTTTTTCAGTGCCGACAAGGTGTTTGTAGATGCGGACGCGCCGCCAAATCGGGTCAAGTCCAGCGTGAAATTGAAGGTGCTAATGTATCCGCGCAACATATTGAACATGATACCGAGTTCGTTCGGGTAGTTGATTATGGGGGTTCCCGTCAAAAGAACCACCTTGGCATTATTGGCCGAAAGAAACGCGTTGTAAATCTGCATTGACAAACTTTTCGGCGACTTGATTTTATTCACGATCCGACTTACCAAGTTATGCGCCTCGTCGACGATAATGACCGCGTCGTCAAAATAGTTTCCCGTGGGGCTTTGGCGCATAAGTTCTCGCCATGCCGCCAGGCGAATGCCGTTATAGTTGATGAAGCGATACTTGTTGCGTATCATCCGGTCAATCTGGCCATCGATCTCCATTTTTTTAAGCTCGTCCAGCTGGTGGTAGTTACCGGGTTTTCCGTGCTCGGCAAACCATACACCCCCGTTGATTTTAACGACATTTTCATCCGGTGAAATCTTGGACGGAAACCCGAGCGCTTGAAGCAGCGCTTTTTCGTGTTCGGATGCGGTACGGCCTTTCGGAACTTTATCTAGCGGGAAAAACACCCAGTGCTGGTCCAGTTTAAACATGGCATCGCCGCACTTTTTTATTTCTTCAATATAATTTTTCTGAAGCGATGCAGGGGTCATGACGATAACCTTTTTATGGGTTGACAACCCTTCTGCGATCACGATGGAAGAGCACGTTTTTCCACTTCCCAAGCCGTGAAACAGGAGCAGTCCGCGGTAAGGGCTGTACGCGTTCATATACTCTCGCACAATCCGCTGGTGGTACAATGCCGAAAACGGTTTTTTATCGAGGGCCGATAAATCCGAGCAATCAAATTCTTCGGCTTCAATTTGAGCTTCGACTTCAGCGGCAGAAGAAGAAGAAGACGCTTTACTTTTAGTAGCTGCGCTCTTATTCGCAAACCGCTGGAACATTTCGTTGATGAACGTCAAAAAATATTTGCGGTTATTCATGTAATAGTTGGACGCGGTAAGCATTGGAGGCGCCGAACGCATTTTATTGAGCTTTTCGACGATATCGGAAACGGCTACATCGGTGTCGGCGGTATGCGGTGCGGCGCGACGCTGGACTGCTGCGGCTCCTTTATCTTTTCCTTGTTTTCCTTCTTTTCCTTCTTTTCCTTGTTTTCCTTCCTTTTCGCCCTTTTTCTTTTTTCCTGGTTTTTCTGTGCCGGATGATGGCTCTTCTACATGCGCCGACGCGAAGTCGGCCATTTTAAGTTCGATCGTGAATCCCAGTTTTCGTATCTGGAATGTTTCCAGTGCACCTTTTACTTCCGCTGCAGCGGCTGAAGGTTTTGCATTGGGTTTGGGGTTCAATGTACAAAATGATCCCGCCAAATGCGGTTTTCCGATTTGGACCCCCGTTCCTTTCTGAATAGCCGAAATGAATTCATGAATATCGATATCTTCAGTACCCGTTTTGTCAACAATAAATGCTTTATTCACTGCCTTTGCTTTTGCCTTCCTTATCTTTGCTTTTTTTGGAGACCCTGACTCTGAATCCGAATCGGAATTCGATGAAGATGATGATGACGATGATGATGATGAGCCAGACGACGATGATGACGAGCCAGACGACGAGGATGAATCGCCTTCAACGCCGAACCGAATTGTGAATGCTTTTTTACGGGACGGATTTACAACCGGCTTCGGTTTACTTGAAAAAAAAGAGGTTGATGGTTCTTCGGTCGAAACTTTTTCCGAGATCGGTTTATTTGCAAACCGTGCTAAAAATTCATTCATTGTTTCGAATCTTATTTATCTTTCTTAGTATTTTATTTTATTTTATTGTTTTATTGCTATTAATAAATCTTTTTATTATTTTATTCATTGAATTCATTCATTCATTGATTCATTCAATCATTCAAAGGGGGTCCCCTGATTTCATTAATTTCAGCGCTATTTCACACGCTTGTTGTTCGGCCTTTTTTTTGATACGGTGAGAACAAGTTGTAAAATGTACCAGAAGTTTTCCTCCCCGGGCCGCAGCAAGTTGATGAACGCCTTCAAAGGTTCCCCCGATTTCATGGCCTGAAAAGGGGACCGCGTCATTCGCGGGTTGCGTCTGGTAAATTTCTTGCCCGATGCATAGAAACAGCCCCATCGTGTATCCCAACTCAAGGTCTCGCCCAAGTTCAACGTAATCGGGCGTGGTCTTGAATTCTTTCTGGATCTTGACCTGCAAAATGTTCTTGAAATTGTCGTCGTTGCTTACCAGCCGTATCCAGTCAATGTGCCGATCAAACACAGTTTCTACAAAGATCTGTGCGATTTGGAATCCCGGTCCAGTGACAAATAATTGTTGAAACCATCCGTCGTCATCGTTCAGTTTGACCTTGTTGTAGTCTAAGAAGATGGCGCCGAGAAACGCTTCAAACAAACACCCCAGCTTTTTAAGGTTCGTGCGTGTTTTTTTCTCTTCCGAGTGTTTGGAGATAATGAACCATCGATGCAGCCCCATTTCCAGTGCGAGTTTGCCGATACTTTCGTTCTTGACAATTGCGATTTTTTTCTCGGTCATGAACCCTTCATTTTCTTTCGGAAATCGACGGTACAGGTAAAATTTCGTCACGGCTTCAAGAATTCCGTCGCCTACAAATTCAAGGCGCTCATTGGATTTCTGTTTGAGAGGCATGCACCCAGCGGGACATTCGGCGAGAGTAATGTTTCTGGCAGCGTTTTCAATTTGTGGCCGGCGCGTGTATGACCTGTGCACAAATGCGCGTTTGTAAAGAACCATATTATCGACTTGCAGTAAGGCGGTAGGAACGCCATATCGCTGTAGGATTTGAATGATTTCATGCATTTCGATTTCCCGGTTGTCGGGGTTATACGGATTAAAGAGAAGGTTTCCATCGCCTATTGGAACGAGGTCCTCGTCGTTAAATACATTTTTCGTGGACCGGTCGTTGTTTTCGTAGTCGTCATTTTCATAGTCAGGTTCATGTTCAGATCCGGATCCAGACATTTGAATTGAATTGAATTGAATTGAGTTGAGTTGAGTTGAGTTGAATTGAGTTGAGTTGGGTGTAAATATTAAAACTAAAATCAAATCAATTCTTTTGTTTATTTTTATTTTTATTATTTTTGTTAATTTTGTTTCTTTTGTTTCTTTTTGTTTAAGTTAAGAAAAAATATTAAGTATTACGTAAAAATATTTTCTAGGTCTACTGTATAATATATAACATACCCATTCACAACCACAAATAAAATGACTGCCCGAAAAGTTGCCCGAAAAGCGTCCTCTATAAACCAGACGTCCCATTTTAACAGTTTACCAGGTTTGCCGTCAAGCATTGGCGTGCCTTCAAGTCTTCTTTCCAAGTACAAATGCGGCGGACCTATGCGCGGATGCGTTCTCCCCACCGACGCCACCAGCGCATTGGCTTGGCTCAAGGCTAGAAACCTGTACAATACCCGAAAAACGAACGGTGGTATAGGCCGCAACGCAAACATGGTTCACCAGAACTGCTGCATGAACCTATCAAATTTATAAATAAAAACAACTATCAAAAAAAAATAAGATAAGAATTCAAATTCTAATCTTATTTTTAATTTTAATTTTATTTTTTAGCAGCACCAGCACCAGCACCAGCACCAGCACCAGCACCAGCACCAGCACCAGCACCAGCAGCAGCGCCAGTAGCAGCTTTACCGTCCCCACCTCCGCCATCACCGTCACCACCAGACATTTTAATTAAGTAAAAAAGTAATCCGAAGAATAATATCGTGCAAATTAACCCGATAATTGAAAGGAATGCCGGGTTTTCAAAAATATCCGAACTTGGCGTAGAAAGAGCTTCTTCGTCCAATGCCCCGTCCACTCCGCCTTTTAACGACTTCTTATAAAGAATAACGCCGTCATCGCCGGTCGGTTTACACTCGATATAAATTTGATTGGATGAAGATCCGTTTGCGCCAATGGAATTCAAGCTTGCCGTATTGACCGGCATACTTGTCGTTGGCGCGTTATTTTTTTTAACGATGGCGTTCAAATTTGTCATGGCGGCCTGCGAGATCTTGCACACATTCCCTTGAGTAAATACCACATAATTAATAGCTTCTGACCGCGTGGAGTAAAACAAGTTTCCAATATAGGTGTAATACGGGGCGTTTTCGGGTATAATTTGCGACAAGTTGTACAGCCCCTTTACGCCGAACGGTGAAGACGATTCATCGCTCTTTGAAACCTGGGCTTTAGGTATGGTTTTGATAATTTGATCGATAATTTCTCCCGACTCGGAAAGCGTCGACGTGTCGGATATCGTAATAGCTATACAAACAACTAACGTCTTTCCCGCACCCGCTCCGCCATCGCCTTGATGCACAATAAGAAGTTCACCCGGACTTTTTTCTTTATCATACGTGTGAAATGAGCCGTTGAATATTAAACACGAAGTTGGAACATAACTTATTCCATTGTACACGACATTCGTAGACGAATTTCCGGTATCGTAGCTGGCATAAAGGCACTGTTGATCTAATACGGTAAATTTGCGAACGGTGCAACTCGAGTCGGAATACTTGAACGTGAATTTACACGTGTCGCTGCATTGAGAGTAAGCCGTTCCGGAGGTAAAATCGATTGGAGAATTGTACGACATTTCATATACTTATTATTATTTTTCTTATTTAATATGCGCAAATAGATTATTTTTTAAATATCAACTAGTATTAGTATAATTATAATTAGTAATAGTAATAATTAATATAATAAAGAAAGAAAGAAAGAAAGAAAGAGAGAAAGAGAGAAAGAGAGAAAGAGACAAGAGAATAGAATAGAATGAATTTAAAATTGAAATCCTCGAAATCCTCGAAATCCTCGAAATCCTCGAAATTTAAGTCGACTAAACGATACCGACGTCGAAAGGTGCGAGAAAATAATAAAAATAAACACGGGATTGATAAAAACTCTAATCACCGAGTAACACAGAAGGTATGGCGTCTACCAGGAGGCCACGAGAACCCTGAACAGAAACAACAACAACAACAACAACAACAAGAAAAATATAAAAATATGCATTCCATGACATCTAGGCGACAGGAACGTCAGGAATTGGGGCATGGTCATGGACAGGATGATATAACAAAAGTAAAAACGTTGCAGGATGCGACACTTAAAGCGAGTCGACTGTATGGAATGATGCGGGATTTTATTAATAATAATATTCCCTCGAAAATCAACTATCAAAAAATACACTCGAAGTGGCGAAATGTGAAAAAACAAATTCAAGTAGGAAGAGGAGGGCCTGGAGATGAAGAAGTACCAGTAGACGATAAAGACTGTCTTGAATTACCACCTAAACTTTCGTTACATGTAACGGCCCACCCCGACGATCCCAAAAAGTTTATTGTCAAACGTTTGCCGGGCGATCCATTGATCGACGGGTCGTTAACAAAGTTTGCCGAAGGATTAATGGACCATTTAGGCAAGATGAAAACGGGCACCGAATTTGATATAGGCGATGCAGACATATTGAGGCGAATAGCGTATGACCTTATCGTAATTATATTGGATGTATTGGATGATGAGGAGGATGATGATGACGATGATGATGGTGGTGATGAGGATCACGATGAGCGTAGAAGACTGCTGGCGGCGGCAATAGACGCTGAATCGCGCAACGCCGCAGCGGCTGCCATTATAATTGCACTTATCGGATTGATCAAGAAGAAGGGCGATACCGGTAGTCTCGTTATTCGCGGTAGGGGTCATGATGGTGATATGGACGCAACAATTCAACAGCTACGCGATCGTATTCGAGAACTTGAAAACCTTATAGACGCCGCCGCTCGCCAACTTCATGCAATGGATATTCATAGTATTCAGGATATCCGCGACCTGATTAATCGATTTATCCGTTTACAGCGAGAGATGGTTCGAAGAGATGGCGTGATTCAAGATCTTCAAGCCCGGGTTCGACAATTACATGCTGCCAATGCACAAAATGCAGCGGAAGTTGTCCGTCTTCAACGTGAAAACCGAGAATTAACTGAAGCCCTTCGGCAGTCTGACATAACGGATAATCATCTTAGGAGAGTATTGGAGGGATTAGAGGATGAGAATCGTCAATTACGTGGTGAGAATGATGATTTACATGATGAGAATGATGATTTACATGATGATAATGATGATTTACATGGTGAGAATGATCAGTTACGTCGCGTGCTTCAAGGATTGCGGCAACAACTACATACGAGTGAACTACATAATGAGGCATTTCAAGAACAGTTGCGAGGAAGGGAACAAGAACTGCAAGCCCAACAAGCCGCGAATCGTCATCTACAAGCTACGAATGCCGATAACGTTGCCCAAATAGCTGACCTGAGACGCGATCTCGCTGGTAACCAGGTGAATATTCAAACGCTTGAAGCCGAAACCGAACGCTTGCGACGAGTTATGCTGGAAGGCAATGATAATAGTGACCAACAACGCCAGCAACTTGAGACCAAAGAACAGGAATTAGTTCTGGCTCGAGCTGAACGAGACGCCAATGAAGCACGCATTCAAGAACTACATGATGCCAGTCTGGTAAAAGATGCCGAAATAGATGTACTGAAACGTGATGTTCGGGATCGTCAGGAGACTGTTGAAGCTCTTACCGGTCAAATGGCGCAATTGCAAGCAGCTGCCGCAGCCGGACAGGTTGGTAGTGAAGAAGCACTTGCCGCCAAGAAACGTGAATTAGAAGCTGCTCAAAAACAGTTAGACGCAGCTCGAGCTGAAGCTGCCGCTTCAAAAGCAGATTCCGCCGCCCGGCAGGCTCGTATAGGAGAAATAGAAGCCGAACATGCTGATACACAAGGCAAGTTAGATGCTGCAAATCGAGCTACTGCTGATTTAGAACAACGCCTAGCTGCACTTGATTCTACAACTTCTCAAGAAGCACTCGCGCTCCAAGCGGAAATAGAACGGCAGAAACAAGAAGTAGCCGACTTAAAGAAGAAGTCGGCAGAGGAAAATGAGCTACTAGATAAGTTCCGGAAGGAAGTTGCCGAAATAAGACAATCGAAAGCAGATTCTGACAATCAAAATGCGCGAACACTACAAGCCACCAGGGAAAGGCACGCCGCCGCGATGGCCGAAGAGATTAGAAAAAAAGAAGAGGGCATGGCAGAAAAAGATCGTGAGATTGGGAATCTAAAACGACAAATTCAAGAACTTCTTCGAGCACAGCAAGCATCGCAGCCTCCCCCGCCTCCGCCAGTAATAAATCCTGAAAAATTAAGAAGGTTACAAGCTAAATTAAGAAGCGATTTGGCCATTGGTGTAGAAGCTGCACTGAATGATTTAGATACGGTATATAACCATGATAAGGACCGTATTGCTAATCGACAAGCTAATGTGGATCAAAATAGAGATATCATTGAAAGATTAATCAATCAACTTACAGATGCAATTGCAGAAGAGGATAATCCGGACGGAGTTCGACATCCGGATGTGGATGCTATAAACGAACGAATAAAATTATTACGAGAAATGAGCCGGGGTAAAATTCGAACATATATAGTCCAACGAGCTGGTAATGGTAGCAGTGGTAGTGCTAGGCCCGGTAGTGCTAGGCCTAGTGGTAACGAAAAGATTTTTGCGAAGGCGGAATCGAGTGAACGTGTAGAAATGATAGGAAAAGCTGGAAAAAAAGGAAAAAGCCTGAGCCTGCCGCCGTGGGGACCTTTTAGTAAAGTGTTTGGCGAAACTTCATCAGCCGATGATAAGTTTGGTAGTATTCAAGCATTAATTGATAACGTGCCATCCCAGTCTCAAGTACTTGTTATTTTTGGGTATGGATACTCAGGTTCGGGAAAGACATATACTCTGTTCGGAGATACAACTAAAGGGGTAAAGGGTATTGCCCAGAAGGCTTTAGCGCGGTACGCCCAATCTGGCGTCACCGTTAACTTGGTGAAAATATTTGAAATGTATAATGGTACGTATCAACATAAGAGTAACGCCGATGTATCTAAATCGGATATAAATAAATTTTATTACGGTGAAAAAACCAACCTAGGAAAATATGTGTATAGCCAACGCGTTACTAATCTCAATGAAGCCCGGTTTAATCAAATACTTGTCGACGTCGAAAAAAGGCGTAGACAGAATGGTCATATTTTTCCAACACATAATAACCCACAGTCATCCCGCGGTCATTTATTTATTGAATTAGAAGTAACTCAACAAGGGTCAGGTCGTCCAGGACATTTGATTATTTGCGATATGGGCGGTAGAGAGAATCCAAATGAGATATGGCACAATAACGATGAATACAAGTATTGTGCCGACGTAAGAGCCGGATCCGATGTCTTAGCACTTGGTCCTATTATTAGAGGTAATGACGATATACAGTACTATAAGTTCCCCCTATTGACCAATATCGAGGGTTCTTATAAAGGGGCGGATCCTCCAATTACAGGTATGCACGATTTGACATTCAAGCCTTACAGTCCCGATCAAATAATGGGTGCTTGTAAAACATTGTCGACGACTTCAGAAAAAGTTTCAACCCCAGTTGCACTTACAGGTAAAAAGTCTTCCGCACATACGGGATTAGGTACTATATTACAAGGTGAGGAAATGAGGCAACCACCCGCCGCATTTATTATGAAAACAATAAGAGAAGCATTTTATATTAATGATTCCATTAACCATCTGTTAAACCATTTCGACTATTATAATACAAGTGATGGTACGGATAAAAAAAAAGATACAAACTGGGATGAGTCAGAAGACCGTACCATTGAATATAACCCAGATGTTTATGTAAACCCTTCTCATCAAAACAAGGTTCCAGCCCATGACCGTGATGACCCGATCGGTATGGAAGCTCTACTTGCCAGTTATGATGAACTGGCAGGACACCCTGATAATATTAGATATTGTACATTTGCATGTATTCGCCAGGATAGGGCTTTTAAAGACGATTCGATCAAAACTTTGAATTTTGCAGCTCAAGTAAACTCGTGTCCGGATGACACGCGGCCAGCGGCCCTGGGAGGGGTGGCGATGGCGGCGAGAGAAGATTTAGGAGGCGGGGCAAAAACTCGCCGAAACCGATCTCAGGGTAAAGTTCGTACACAAAGAAGAAGAAGACGAATAGTAAAACCTAAGTCTCATCCCATTACTGTTGTTACTACGCAAAGACGTAACATGCGTGATAAAAAGAAAGGGCATCGAACACGGAAAATGAAATAAATATGCATTTGCATTTGCATTTATATTTTTTAATTTTTATTGATTTTAGAATAATAAAAATTAATATAAACTCTTCTCTGCACCAAGCAGGGTTTGAACCTGCGCATCCTGAGATAGTGGGCACTTATCATTAGTTTAATTTTTCAATTTACATTTTTAAAAAAATTGATTTAATTCATAATCAAAGTTATTGTTCAAAAAACAAGATGGCATATATATACCGCATAAAAAATAAAATTACAAAAAAATCTTACATTGGCGAATCAAAATGCAATGATGTGATTTGGAGATGGAATCAACATAAACGAAAAATAGAAAAAAATAAAGGATGTCCTGCTCTAAGAGATGCTGTTAAAAAATATGGCATTGAAAATTTTGAGTTTTCTGTATTAATTATTTGCTTTGATGATGATAGGTTTAACTATGAAAAAGAATATATCAAAAAATACAATACAGTTGTTCCAAATGGGTATAATATAACAACCGGTGGAGAAGGAGGAGGATTTCAAGGACATACTCACACAGAACAAGCGAAAGCTGCTATTAAAAATTCTTTAAAACGCAAATATGCAGACGATGAAGTAAGAAACCAAACATCAGAAAAAAATAATATAATTATGAAAACCCCTGAAACTAAAGAGAAAATAATAAATGGTATGTCAAATTCTGAAAAATGGAAGAAGGTAATTGAAGAGTGCAGAGCAGGTAACTATAAAAAAAATAAACACAGTCAAGAAACAAAAGACAAAATTAGTGAAGGTTTGAAATTTTATTACGTCAATAATTCAAATACTACAATTAAAAATAGTGATCCAGGTCTAGAAATAGATAATAAATTAGGAAAAAAAATTAAACAATATGATATGAATAATAATTTGTTAAATGAATATGTTAGTCTACGTTCTGCAGCTAGAAAAACATGTATTTCTAGGTCAACAATTTCTCTACATTTAAATGATAATACAAAAACACATGGAAGAGAATTTATATGGAAATATAGTTGAAATGGGCGGCTGTTGGATAATTTGATAATTAATAATAACCCGACAGTTATTATTAACATGAAAAAATAATGCGCGAAACAGGATTTGAACCTGTGAGTCCTGAGACGGTGGTGCTTAAGACCACTGGCATAACCGAGCTAACCGATTCGCGCAACCGTTGTTTTGTTATTTTACGTTCTTACAGTATGTTTCCGCGCCCTGTACGGCACACAAATACTTGTGAAATGATTTTAAATCATTTTCTCTGTTATAGTATAGTATAGTTAATCGCGATGAGACGAACTGATTTTTATTTAGCTATTTTTTCATTTGCGGTTTTATTTTATTTTTATTACATGCACCCGCAGAAGTCATACCACTCGCAAGTGACTAATTCAAGATTGAGACAGCGTAATTTGGCTGCAACGACCGCTAATCCAAGTTCGTTTAATAAAGCACTTGACGCAATCGTTATGTAACGCGCTATACCTCATGTGTTTCAACCGATGTCATATAGTACATCCTGCGAATGTGTTCAAATTGAAGATGGAGTAAGACCGTTTGAATCGTTCCGTCGGTTAAGTTATGGTACCCCAACGGAATAGTGGGACTTGTAACCATGACCGCGAACCCGAACGCGTTTCTTAGACTGCCGGAACTAGTAACAACGTCTGTAATTTCAATATGGCGTATAATGTACCCGAATATATTGACTTCTTCTCGATTGTTTCCAAGACTCTCCGAGTTGCGGCGAATCACGAATTCAAACATTTGAGACGGAGCGCGTTGGGTATAAAGTGGAACATTTTCCCAAATACTTAGCCATTCGGACTTGGGTATCAGAGAATGTTGCACCATACATCTCCATACACTAGACGAAAAGAGTGTTTCGTAAAACCGATTTTTTAGAAACACGCATGACACAACCAGTCGATTGTACTGAATCAAATCGAGTTCTTGTTCGGAAAGTCTGGACTGGTAATCACCGTGCTCGGGATCGGTCTGCATTTCAAAACTGGTATCTGCAACCAACTGAATATCCTCCGCGATGTGCAAATATTCGTAACTCATACCGGTATTGTCTTCGTCTTCTTCATCTTCTTCTTCTCTGTATTCGTCTTCTTCTTCTTCTGCAATTAATGGTCTGCGACACATGGGGCACGACGACGCCGATGAATTGGAACAGCACCAACGAATGAAGCATTTCACGCAAAACAGGTGACTGCATATAGTCAAAACGTGATTTGCGTGTAATGGGAGCGCGTCATAACAAACGCTGCATTCTCCAATCGACTCTTCTATATTTGACAGTGTCAGTGAGGACATGGACATGGAACCCGATATGGTTCTTACAGGCTGTTGTGCTTCCGTTTGCGCGGGCTCTTCATCAAATTCAAAATCAAAATTGAATCCTCTTTGAAATGCGGGTATTAAATTCCGAGGCGTAATGGGCCGCGGTTCAACTGACTCCGCGTCTGAATCAGAATCAGAATCATAATTGTAGAAGCTGGTTCTCGGTTTTCTTGGAGCTCCGGGTACAGGTAGACCATCATGAATATGTCTTACAGGGACAGGGGACGATTCAACCGAAACAGGTTCCATTATCTATCTATTATATACTATTCTCATTCATCATTATGAAAAATTGGTTTCAATTTTTTATAATATTATAACTATGATAATGATAACTATGATAACACTATGATACGGATGAAATAAACGTATTTGTTGACATTGACTGTTTATTGTAGGGTATGTTATACCTCTCGCACCACTCGATGCATTTTTGAATGTGCGATTTTTTATACGCGTCGATTCGGTCCGACGATTTTCCGTGCACTAGCCCCATCGTGTTGATAATATTCTCAATTTGCTGTTGGCCAAGTATGGCATTCACTTCTTCGATGCGGTGAACAATGTGCAGTTTATGGAGTTCGGGCGATTTAAGAATAGCTCCAACCGAAACCGTAGTTGCAGTTGCAGTTGTAGTTGCGGCACTAGCGCTTTGGAGCTTTTTAAAAAATGTGCTGAATGTCTCAATGACTTGGTCCATATTGGATGGAAGTTTGAACCCTTTGCACACGATATATTTTTCAGAATTGGCTACGCGGCTTGTATTGGGTTTGATGATAATAACGTCCGTGTAAAACAGGGCAAGTAAGTGAATGATGTCCACCGTCACGCGCGTAAAAGTGTCGAATATTTTGATGACAAAGGATCCGCCCATTTTTTGAAGCGATAATGCGTACAATACTTCCGACACTACAAGCGTTTGTGCCAGCACTTCCTGATGATTAAAATCTGATGAAAAATCAAACCCTCCGTCGGCAGTAATCAAATCCATCGAGTTGCGATACTTTTCGCAGCAGTGCAAGTAATTGTCGATCGATAGCAGGTTTCCGGTCCCGTCCTTGCCATACTCCAGCTTCACTGACGGATTTTTCTCTAAAAACAGCCGGCTTTTTTTCCATCCCGGGCATGCGCTATTGGGAGTATCGTCAATCAGTGTCATTCCGTAATACACGTCGTTCGCATTTGCGCGAAGGTAGCAAATTGCTTCAATGAATCCACCCGGTCCTTCGGCCAAATGGAATGACCGAATCCCCGTATCTGTATTTTCATTTTCATTTATATTTTCATTTACATTTTCATTTACAATTGATTCAGGTGCCGGTGCAGGTGCAAGTCCTTGACTGACACTGGTCTGGGTTCTGGTCCCGGCTTCAGTATCCGCCACTACAGGGACAACGATCCCGGACTCATCTAGCTCTTGCTTTTGCTGCTGCTCCTGCTCTTGCTCTTGCTCTTGCTGCTGCTCTTGCTCTTGCTCTTGCTGCTGCTCCTTCGTAACTATAATTGGGTGATGTTTATAAAACCCGTTAGGTTGTTGATGATAATGCTTCTGCGTGTATCGATTCGCGGATCGGTCATGATAAACGTACCGGTTATACCCGTTTCCATAGCTATGACTACGATGGTACTGATGATTCTGATGATTAGTATTATACTCATATGAAGAGCCGTGGTAGTGATACGGCGGATGATAGTCACGTCGATTACTCTCATCGCCACCACCACCACCACAGTCACTCGAAGTTAAAGTTGAAGGGGGTAGCCGGTAAGACGGGAATGACGCGAATAGTTTACACTGTTTTACGATTTCGATCATTTTATAAAATGACCGTGAAATGGGTTTGAATCTGCTTACTGGGTATTTGTATCCCGTAACCGACGTATGAATATATTCGTACGGATTGGTCACCTTTTTCATTTCATCCCATTCTTCGGAGTTGCAGGTTTCGATGGTTTGTTTGGCGGCGCACAAATGGTTGTATACGGACCCGGACGTAATACACTCGCACGCCTGACCGCCAGGAGTGAATTGAAAATCGATCATCTCGCAATTGAACTCATTTAATAACGGTTTTTTATACGGTGGATTTAAATTGAAAAAATTCATGAACTTTATTTTTTTACACACTTTATATCTTGTCTACGTTACGCTTTACATCATTTTATTTTGTTTTTCATATTTTAATATTATTTTATCATCATCAACCGAACTATCAAATAACATGGTTGTTATCCATACACCGAATATTGTCGTAGGTTGAATCCTAATTCGGAATTTATATGAGCGAGATAGATTTTCAATCGTAAAATGGTAGGCGAATATTGTCATCACCGGAATCGCGACAAATATTCCAGTTAGTGTGAATATCCGGACCTTTTCATGGTAAGCTGCAGTCGATAACGCGTACTTGATATATCCTCCGGTAAATGCAGTAATGATACAAAACGCATACTTGTTAAATTTCAACTGAAATCGAATATACATGAGCATCGTCATGATCGTCATTCCAATTAGCGCTACCTGATCGGCGAAATTGATCAAATATGTCATCAAACTGGAGTGTCGACTCAAAATAAAAATAACAATTATTAATTATTAGTTATTAACTGTTAATCATCAGTAATAATTGTTTATATCTCTTTTATTATCTACTTTACTTTATCATTTTCTTGTGAGTTACTCCGCGACGACTACGACGACGGCGCTTTTTCAAGGATGATGATGATGATGATTTTGATTTCAATGATGGTGGTGGTGGTAACGACCTACCAATCCCGCCGCCGCCAAACAATATATCGTTTGTGAACCCGAAATTAAAACTAAAAACAGTCATCAGAAAGTTCTGGTTAATTGAAATAATCGTAAAATCGGTATGATTATACAGTTCATCGTTTTTTTTAATTTCATCAAAGTATAAGTTCACTTCGCTCTTACTAACTGCGTCTGGTACAAACTGCGGATAGTGGGTTATGTTATCTGGATGCGGTGCTAAAAATACTCGTATTAATGCATTTTTCATACTTGGAAACGATCTAGGGTGACCGGGGTGTAAATTATTTAAAAGTGCTTCAAGCTCTGCAGTTACCCACATGCGAGTTACCAGTTCTCTACCAAAAATGTAGCCACGGTGGTTACCATGCGCCCAGCTGTCCATAATTACAGAAACAACGCCCATATTATAAATAAACGAATGGTGTACCGTAACTCCGGATTGAACGACCGATATGATATTTATACCTAGTTTCAATCCCGAATATACGAATAAATCGGGCCGTTTTGAATTCATATAGTGAATACCCGTTTTATATTTTCGATTATTGTCGTATAACTGGTTAATTACGGTATTTAGTTTCGCATACAGCCTGGGTTCATCTACGGTAAGCGTCCTGTCAAAAGCTGCCAGACGTTGAGAAAGCATTTCATCGTTGTATATAGTTTTTATATCGTGGACGCCTCGAACCATTCCCTTGGGTGTTTTAGACCTGGATCTTGACTTGGTTTTAACGCTACACTTGGAATGTTTTCGAAACGCGTCCAAAAATTCCGACCCCATTACCTGTAAAAACAAGGTTGCTATGGCAATCGACGGAGCGGTAAATCCGCATGTAGTTTTTGTAATTCGTTTTTGTTTCGCAGATACGATCATTGAACCGGCTTTGGATTGCTCTCTCGGATCTTCTCGGTCGATTCTGCACGTACCTTCGCATCGACCCTGAATTATTTTTGCATACGTTAACATTTTCCACAATGTTACCGTGACTGAAATGTCTTTAGGTCGATCCATGTGGTCAATCAGATTGTCAACTACAGACGGAGGTTGTTTCATGTATCTCAAATGCAATTGTCGAATGGATTCGAGTTCGGCGCGATATTCGTCAACTGGGACCGTGTTTTTTATGGGATCGAGGTTCATGCGCGGATCGTATACGAATAGATCGGCTGCAATATCTAAAACTTCAGCGTCGTTCATTTTTTCGCAAAATATTCCTTGTTCTTTTATGGTTCGTTTAAAGTATGCAAACGATTTACTGTACAGGTTTACTCGGCCATCTTGTGGAAAGTGGATGCCTATATTTCTAAAAAAGTTCCCGGACACGTACCGCCTCGGGTCGGCTTCTCCAAATTGAGACGGCGATATCCTACTGCGCGCAGTTTGTCTGTGTAATTCATCTTCCCTGTACCATTCTTTTTCCCGTTGGACCCTGTCGGGATCATCGCTGAACCGCAACTCCGATCGAACGGATCGATTCCGGTTGCGGATAGGACGTATGAATTTTTCTTCTTCTGCGCCGGAGACGGTAGGTACATCCCATGTAGTGCGACCGGTTAATCTATTTACAAAATACTGTCGACCATTAGAACTAGAATACACTGCACCCCATCCATCTGGCATGTTTTCCGGTGGCGGCGGATAGAGAATGGCGGCGGGCGGCGGCGGCGGCGGGGGCATACTACTACCACGTCTAGACATGATTTAACAGTTAACTACACTTACTTTATACTTACTTAATATACTATATTATGCTATCTATACTATACTAAACAAAAAAATCAGATTAAAATTAATTAAATGAACGGGATATATTGGGGGGTTGAATTTTCATACAAGGTGACTTTGAAATCGTTGTTGTATCCCTGAACGTATACGGTATCGCCGGTATACACGTTATCTACCCCGATCTCCGAAAGCGCGTTTCGTCCCTTGATGATAATCGGAAGTTTCATTGAATTATTTTTATCGCTGATGGTGTAAAACAACCACTTGTCGCGGCTGGTAAACAGGGGTTTGCCCATAAGCGGCATAATAACCGGATCGGAACTAGAGCCAGAGCTAGAGTTAGAACCATTGTCGGCTTTTGTCAGGAGCCCAATTTGTTGGTAAGATGAGTTTACAGTTGCGCCCGTGTTTGTGGCCATATTGATCGGAATCCCTCCATTAGCGCCAGCATTAGCAATAGCACTACGTATGCCATGCGGTGCAAATACATCCTTGAGCGGTGGAGCGTACGGATTCGCGAGCGTATCGTCGGGTCGATTGGTAAAAAATGTATTGGGGCGGGGCTGGATATGAGATCCCACAGTCAATGGCTGTGTTATTAAAGAAGAAGATGACGAACAAGACGAAGGAAGAGAAGACTTAGATGAAGTGAATGTAATGAACATAATGAAAAAAAATACAAGTCCCACTCCGAATGTAAGCATATCTATTCCTCCACTAGGACCGCGTTTGAATTTAAAATTGGGCATATTTATTGTTTATGTTTCGATTACTTATTATGTAATTTTAATTTTATTTTTCTTGGTTTTTCTTGTTTATATATTATTATATTTTTTATTCTGAGGATCGTTGCACGATGGTTATCGATGTTATTGGTCCCGATGGCGCCGATGTTGTTACTGGGGCCAGCGCTGGCACTGGTGCTGGTATTGATACCGGCGCTGTTTTTCCTGATTCTACTGCTCCTGATGCTGCTTCTCCTGATGCTGCTTCTACTTTGTCTAATACGGGTTGTACGTTTGGTCCTGATGCTCCTGATTCTAGTGTTGCTGATGATGCTGATGATGCTCCTTCTGATACAGCGGCTTGTGATTCTTGTTGTTGTACGTTTGATGCTGATGATGCTCCTTCTGATACAGCGGCTTGTGATTCTTGTTGTTGTACGTTTGATCCTGATGATGACGATGATGATGATACTTCTTCTGATGCGTTTTGTTGTTGTTGTTGTTGTTGTTGTTGTTGTTGTTGTTGTTGTTGTTGTTCTCCTACGTTTTCTTCTAATGATGCGTTTTCTGCTGCGTCTTCTGCTGGGTCTTGTTGTTGTTGTTGTTGTTCTGATTGTAATGATGTGTCTTGTAATGATGTGTCTTGGGATGATATGTCTTGGGATGGTTGTGATGATGTGTCTTGTATTACTGCTGACTGTTCTACGATTGGTTCTGATGATGATGATGATGATGATGATGATGATGATGATGATGATGATGATGATGATGATGATGATGATGATGATGATGATGAGTCTGATGGTCCTGCTGGTGCTTTTGCTGGTGCTGTAGGAAGCGTAACGGTGGCGTATACAGGTAAATGATCAGAGAAATAATTCATATTACCTGATGCCGATTTTTTAAGCGTCTTGATATTGTGAACTGTATAATCACTAAACTTTAATGTTGAAAATATATGGTCGACTGTGCTATCAAAATTTTTACCTGGCGCGTCAACACAACACGTGTTATTTGTTGTTCTATCTGTCGCGTCATTTGCGTCCTGAAATATCTTTTTAAGTCTGGTAGTTGCTTCACTCGCTTTAGCATTAAAATCTCCACCGGCGACAAATGTGTAACCTGTTTCATCAACACCAGTAGTAAAAACATGTTCAGTAAAAAAAGGATCTAATGCGGTAAATGCAAAGTCTGCAACGGATATAGCGGGAGGGTTAGCACCTGCAGGCACACTGACCCTCTTCATAGTTATTCCGAACGGTATACCATGGGGTGAATGGATATTCAATAAAATTAATTTTAAATTGGAGGTTTCAAATCGCAATATCGTAAACGGCCTACTCCCGCCATTAAAATCATAACCTTTCGGATTCTTTTTCCCCCTTATCCCAAACTTAATATCCTCTTTTGTCAGAGTACTATTATCTCCGGAAAAGGTAGGCACAATCTCGTGTTTGCTCGTATCCCCACCAGGATGCATACCACTTGCTAAATTACCCATAAAAAATGCAGTTGCAGATTCGTCAGCTAATTCCGAAGAGTAAATTGTCGCCATTACAGACTGGCCGATTTGACCAATGTATACGTAAAATTTTCGACTCTTGTAATCTATTTTAAAATGACGAAATGCTTTTATCGACGAAATCGCCCCTCCTTTACCTGTATTAACGTTATCCGAAGACCCGATTTTATTTGGTGTGTCAACCTTAACATCGGGTCCAAAAAACTCTTCAAAGTTATATGTAAATTCTTGTAAAAATATAACAACCGGTCCGGGTTTATCCATTTCAGCTAAAATCGCGGCTCGAATATTGTCTTGACATTTATTTGTAGTTGTACCACCATCCGTACAAAACTCTTGCGTCGGTTTATTACCTAGTGCCTGAAACCATACATTGAACGTCATTACTCTCAACTGTTTACCTGTAGATCCTTTTTTCCTCGCATCTTCGTCCTCTTTTCTTTTCTTCTCAGCAGCTTTTTCAAGATCTTCTTTTCTTTTCTTCTCAGCAGCATCAGTATCATCATCTTTTACTTCTTCTTCTTCTTCTTCTTCTATTTTCTTCACGGTCGCGGAGTTTTCGAGTCTTTTACTTATTCCGGCTAGATCATCTTTTCGCTTACCCTCCTTACCAAAAATACCCAGCTTCGCTAACTCGGCAACTTTCTCCGTCAAAAATGGTTTCGTTTGTTTACTCTTGTCATCACCACCGCCAAAAAATGCATTGAATATCTCTTGAGCAATTCCATATGCAGTCTTCTTCTCCGTATCACCATCAGATAGTTCTACGCCTTTCAACTTGGCGGTTAATGCGTCTATATCGGCCGAAGTTACGTCAGTAGGCTTTTTTCCAGTAACGTCATCATCAAGTTTTTCAACATCATCAAGCTTTGTTTTACCAGTCTCATCATCAGTTTTTTTTTTCCCAGACGCTATTTTTGATTCAATAAATTTTTGAGAGTCCGAGTCCCAGTTTTGTATAAGAAAATCAATATATCCTATTGCAGTTGGCTCTAGAGGTCCTGCGACCCCTGCACCAAGAGCAAAATAAAGGTTTTTAAACTCTAACTTTTTTGCAGGACCTTGTTTTAACCCAGCTGAATCGGTACCTATCGGTATGGTAAATCCAGATACCATAGGCTGCCAGCCTATGATAATACTTTTGGGCAAATTTAAAAACATTTGGGCGAATGCTAAACAATCATCCCTGTGACCATAAGACGTGTAATCGTTGGTACCGCCGGCGATAGTGAGGCCGGCATCGTCCTTTTTGGGTTTGGAATTCACTGTATCAAATGGAATAATTATGAATTTTACTTTTGTAGTTACATCACTTACCATTTTTAGTACATCAGAGTTAGAGAGGACTTCTGCTTGACCATCACCACTAATATGGGTTAATATCTTTGTTACTGTATCAAGAGTTTTAATTTGGGCAATAATAACAGGATCAAGTGGTTTGGTCGTATCCCCCATACGTGGAGATTTTGCTTTAGAAAAACCATATGCATTAAATATATTTTCACTTTGGCCAGCGTTCGCTCCGTAGATCAGTCCAATAGAATAGTCCGGATATTCGTCACCGATACTTTGAATTGCATTCAAAATCGGCGTAAAAATTTGTTTTGAATTATGGTTTCCACCTTTACTCGAATCGCCCCATCCCGGACCATCCTTCACTTGTATTACACCTTTTAGAAGAGGTTTAGTTCCAGCCATTTTAGTTTAGTTTACTATTTGTTTATCTGTTTCTATTATATTATTAAATTCTTTTATTTATTAAATGATTAAATTTATTCACATGTCTTGGTAAATTTAATGATTTAATTTTAGTGGTACTAATTCTCTCGATATGGTACTAATGCTGATGCTGTCGATTCTGGTCCTGATGCTGTAGATGCTCTCGATGATAGTACTAATTCTCTCGATGCTGATACTACTGGTTCTGATACTAATGCTGATTCTGCTGATGGTGACATTACTGGTCCTGATGCTGTAGATGCTATCGATGCGGTCGATCCTGATGCGGTCGATCCTGATGCTGGTTCAAGTTCTGCAACTTCTTCTAACCCATCCACAATCATATTTAAACTTTCAAATGCATCATTATATCTGGTATATGTGGTGTCTATGTCGGGTAACTTTAGGGCCTCATACGCAACACCAAGTGCTTTTAATTGACCAACGATTGTATCATGTGTACTAGTAGTAGTATCAAGAACTGTTTTGAGTAAGTCATCTATTAATTTTATAACGGCAGTAATTTCTCCTTTTTTTGGAGCAGGTGTTATTTTATTATCCTCCTCCGCTTCCCGTTTTAAACCGGGATAATGTTTGTTTACGAAATCTAATACTGATTCTGTATCTGCAACTGCCATTTTTGCTATTATTTATTTGATACAATTACGCCAGAGAAAAAAATGTTAAATCAATCGTAACTCTTAAATGTCGATTTGTACAGGGATGCGAAACAAATATTTCTCTTTAATGCTTTTATTGTATTTAATATTATCGTCGTCGGACATTAAAGCGGGAAACGACATCGGAATCTTGGACGGGTTCAGTACGATGTCTAAATTTGCAATCGTCAATTCTTTCTTAAATGGAGGAGGAGGTTTTTCGCACTCCAGGTCTACTACGGTTGACGATTCGTAATACACCATTTGGTGCATTTTATAATACCCCTGAGGCATCAGAAGCGGCGGGTACGTTCCTAATGAGATTTTCGTCATTCTCTCGAATTTTTGTTTAACTTCTTCTTCTTTCCGTTTTTTTTCTTCTAGACTTTCATTGGCCCTGATCGTTGCCGTGCAGTCTATATCACCATCGCACTTATCCTTATCTGTGAAATAATCTGGACTGGGCGGTTCGTCTGGATGAAAAACGAAATCCGCCAGAACATTGTATTTTTCATACCGGTCCTTTGTTTCGGCGTACGTCTCTTTTAGCTCGGCATATTTCTTCCTTAATTCCGGAAACAGTCCCGGATCCGGAACATCGTCTGTCATTGTTCCCATATCACTAGTAACAGCGCCGCCGATTTGGTTGTCGATTGCATTTGCAACTTTTTCTTTGGTGCGCGATAGAATACGGTCAAACATGGTTTGAATTTCGTTTTTTTTTTGTAAACAACTCGCCTGCGAAAACATCGGCGCGTCGTTTATCATTTGATTCGCATTTTTTTGGTATTCGGCACTTCCTTTTACGGATTCGTTATACCCCTTTCGCTCCAGTAATTCAAATTGTGGATTTTTTTTACCGTTGCTTGCGTACTTAGTAATAAATGACGCGCCGACGATTTTATACAAATACGTGCGGAGCGTATAATCCTCCAATTCCAGCTCTTTTTGATTTATTTCACGTTCTTTTTTTGATTGGGCTTCTTGATATTTTTTGAGTTTATCCTTGTTTAATTCTATTTTCTCTTCTGTAGTTGTTATGGCACGCTTTTCAGTAGCTAGATTTTTTATCAGTATAATGACCGTCTCATTGGCTTTATCGTACCGAGCTTTCTGGCCAGGATTTGGATGAGTAGTTGCATATGCGTGATCCACATTCGGTATAGGGCGTGGTTGAAGGAGAATATCTATCAATATTCGCGTTTTCTCTTCTTGGATTTGTGCCGCCATATCGGTATACGCATCTTCGTGTTTTTTATTTTCAGCTTTTAATAATACTATTTCATTCCTAATTGTAATAATATCCTTCTTAATACTTTTGAGAGAGGGTAGCGTTGACGATCTGTCGAAGATGTCGCGGTTGTGGGAGTTACTGATCCCTTCTCTAAGTTCTCGTATGTTGTTTAAAATACTAACAGCTTGAGGGTACACGCCATATCGTAATTGATTTATTTCGGATACTACTTTATTTCTCTCTTCTATTTTTTCCTTTTCGTTATTTCTGGCTTCAAGATACTTGTCCCGTTCTGTATTCATAGTATCCTGGGCAGTATTCTTGGCTGCTAGTGAAGCGGGTGAAGCTGCAGCCTTGTATGCTGTCAGGGCAGTTGCGTAAGCTCGTTTAGCGGCAATCCAGTCCCTTTCCGCATCTTGTCTGGTGGCTGCAAGATCATCGATCTCGGTTTTAAGTTCGCTCGCAACACCTTCCTTTTCTAAAATACGTACATCACCCGACTCGTATTTTTTTGTAGCGGCGGCGGGAGAATATGAGATTGCGTGTACATTGTATGATTCCAAGTAAAAACTTTGATCGACTGGGACCGGTTTTTCAGCAACTATCGTTTGAATTTTATCTTTCTTGTCCCCTGTTGTAATGATACGGTTTTTTCGAAACAGGGTGTTGATTACAAATGATATATTATTATTTATCATGCGAATTTTATCGTCATCAATAAGGTCGTGCGGGCCTCTAGGTGGAAGGGTTGGTCCAGTCGAAGGAAATGCCGTCTTTTCATTTTTTATAAGCTCATTTGCAAATTGCGTATACTCCGCATACGTTCGACTATCAATAAAAACGGTAGCCGGGTTTCCAACTGCATTTTTGTAGATTTTGATATATCGATTAAAAACGTACTCTACATTGTGCCTTTCTGGAAGATAAATTGCCAACCCGTTGGATGTGCTGCTGCTGCTGCTTCTGCTACTGTTCATGCTCATGCTGCTCATGCCGAGGCTACTGCTACTACCGCTCCTGGACGGTATACCTAACATATGCGGTTTGAAGTCAATCGTTTGTGTCTTCGAATAGTTAATCTTTGCATTTTCGAAAACGATCAAAAGTTGCGACTTTTCTTCTTGTGATACGTTCGTTCTCGATGCTGATGATGACGACGACGACGACCAAGACATTTCTTGTTTATAATTCTTTTTTATAATTCCTTTTTTATCTGTTATGTTTTGTTATTATTTTCTTTTTACGTCAATCCATTCAATTCAATTCAATTCAATTCAAAAAAATTATGTTTTTTCAACAGGGACTCGTTTTTTTCACGTTCTTTTTGACGTTTTGCCTTTTCTAAAACGCCAATTGCCTTGTTGATTTCAATATCGGATACGAATTCGGTTGTCTTTTTAACTTCACCCGTTTCCTTATTTCGGTCGCGAATGTGTTGCGGTAACATACAGTATTCGCTTTGTTCATTTGTTAAATGGTCCGCAAGAATAATAAAACACGCGGTAATAATGAGAGAATAATAAATGTTACGAGTACCCATCCACGCAATTGCAAATACTAAAATCTCCTTTTTCAATATATGTTTCAAGTACTCTTCGGTTGACTCGCTGAGATTAATCTGCACGTATCTAGACCCAACGTTCATAATCAACATAACCAACCCAGCAAATAGCGCACTGTTATTGAGCTCGGAAACGTAGCTGTGCATGGATGAAAATGGGGTCTCGGGCAATATTTTTACCGATGATGCTGCCGCTGCTGCCGTTGTCGCTGCTGCTCCCGCCGCTGTTGCCGTAGGCGCACGTTTTTTCATAACTGTAACTGTGGATTTATTTATTATTAATTATTTATTTTTGCAATTATATTATCCTCTTTTATAATAACTAGGATAAATTATTTTGAACTAATCTCTAATACAAAATTAAATAATTAAATACTTATACATACGTATACCTAAAAATGGGAGAATCCGGAGATGTAACAAACACTCTATTAATTTTTATGGGCTTTATTACCTTGATGGTAATAAGTGCTATTTCAGTGGGAATAAGCGAAATTGAAAGAAACTGGGCAAAGCATAGATGCAATCCTGGAGTAATGCTAACCGCCGGGATGTTTGGACACGACACGCAAGAAAACTTCATGTACTGCATCCAAAATACGCAGTCTGGATATATGAAGTATTTAATGGTTCCGTTTAATTATATGTTTACTCTGGTTGGAAGTGTCGCGTCACAGCTCGTAAACAATATCCAAAGCATTCGCAAGTTCATTGACAGCTTGCGAGAAAAAATATTGAGAGCGATTCAAGAAATCATGGGCGTGGTTCTCAATGTCATTATTACGTTTCAAAAAATAATCATAAGTATGCGTGACATGATGAACAAGTTTGTCGGTATTTTTGCAACTGTGTTGCACTTGATGTTGGGCTGCTTGTGGACGCTAAAGAGTATGTGGGCCGGTGTTGCCGGAACGCTTGTAAAATCTCTCGGAACTGCATAATCAACCAACACCAACAAAGGAAAAGTATAAAATAAATAAAAAATGAAAATAAATTTGAATTCTAAAAAATAATAACTATGTAGGATGTATGTATGTTTTGTTTGTTTTGTTTTTGGTTTTGATCAAATATGTCGGATGAACAAAAAACAATATCCCCCGAGGTATTGATGACTCGCGTTTCTAAAATGTATAAAAAAGAGAGTTTTGTTGAAAAGTATACAATGGATATGGTTGTAACAACCGCATTGTTTTTAGCGGTTTTAAGTGGAGTAGTCTACTTTATTGCAGATGCAAACATGACGTATGTGAGAAAGTCATGGAAATCGTACCGATGCAATCCACTTGTCATGCCGATTGCCGGGTTTATCAATGCTCCGCAGAATATGGACAAGTCCGATTACACCAGTCAAAACTTCAACTTTTGTACTTCGGAAATGTTCAAGGTGGTATTTGATAACGTGATATCGGTTTTCTATTACATGGTGGAGGTGGTAACCAATATATTCAAACAATCTTTAGAATCCATCAATCAGTTTCGGTTATTTTTGGCGAATCTCAAAACACAGTTTTTGAAGTTTATCGTCGACACGGTCGAGAGTATCGTTAATTTTATTGTTCCATTTATCAACATTCTCATAAAACTTAAGGACATGATGCGTAAAATGGAAGGAGTGTTTCTTTCCATTATTTACATGTTGGGTGGCGCGTACCTTGCGCTCAAGAGCTTGTTTGGTACGATTCTCACCCTGTGCATCATCATTATCGTGGTATTGCTGGTGATATTAATTATCATGTGGGTTATGGTGGCGGTGTTTTGGGCGGTCCCGTTTTTGGTACCGTTTCATCCACCCATACTTATTGCGGCAACTACATTTACGATAACGGTTGTTATTATCGTTATCTTGTTTTCAATCGTTGCTGCATTTTGTGGCATGGTGTTCCAAGTCAATTCGTCGGTTCCTAAAGTAAAAGCAAAGGCACAATCAAAAATGGATGAGCATGGAAATGAATAGACAAATAAAATAAATTAAAATAATATTTCATTCATTCATTCATTCATTCATTCGGTTGCAGTAACCCCAGTATCGGTAATGTACGTGTAAACGCCGTCGCGTTCGGCAAAACATGCATTCGTGTATCTTTTTCCGTTGCATCCTGTTACTTGTAATGGATCACTTGGACAATTCATTGTATAATTTGGAGTTTTTTTAACGCACACTTTGAATTTATTTTTATCCTTATCTTTATCTATCAGATCCTTACGGTCATTGTTTTTAAATCTGTCTAGTGAGAGAATGGCTTTAATCCCGCCGGTAATTTCGTCCCACATAGTAAGACACTCATCGTCTTCAAAATTTTGTTCAGCGAGTTCCCAGTTGGACGTTGGCATCATGCCTTCACACATGGGTTGCACGACTTGGTGTTCCACTGCAGCCAGTACAAATACCAAAATTCCCAGAAAAAGCAATATTGTTACTGACGTCGAAATTATTTGCATTTTATAATATGATTAGTATAGTCAAATATTAATTTTATAATTTTATAATTTGATAATTGATATTTGATTTATTTTTTTCCAAAGTTAGTTTTATTGCCGTTGAAAGCATTTATGTTGATTGTTAGTTTTGCAGAAGGAGCGTCGGCATTAAACGTAGCAGCATCCGCAATAGCAACAACAGCGGCCTGGCTTGAAAATTTCAAGCCGGTGCGGCGTGCACATGGGCGTATAGCTTTAATAAGGTGGGGGGTTGGGGTCAAAGTCATTTTATACTTTAACAAATATTATTATTTTTAAATACTATTTATTTTACTTATTTATTTACTTAAGTATTCAAATATTTAATGCCTGGACCTGGACCTGGATCTGCGCATACGGCGTCCTCGTTTGAACGTGCGCTGCCTACGTCGTTTGGACGCGCGCTGCATACGTCGTTTCGTTCCGCCTTCTCTTGCGCTTGCGCGTCCGCTTGCGCTTGCGCTTGCGCGTCCGCTTGTGCTTCTACTTCTACTTCCGCTTTCGCTTTCGCTTTCGCTTTCGCTTGAACCGTCGACTGGAACAAACATCGCAGATAGCATACCAGTCTTATTATGGGACCAATGTAAAAACCCATGATTGTGATCTATTTTTGTCATGCGGTATTTAACTAAACTCGCGCTTGTTCTTTTGCGTTCATCGTCATGTTCATACTTAGCAGCACATTCAAAATCGGCATTTTTTCCTTCTAATTCAGTTCCGCCAGTTCCTGCAATTTCCTGATTTATAGTAATAGGGGCACCTCCAAAATTGATAGTGACAATACCCGACTGGTACGTATGCAGATCAGCGCAACTGTAAAACAAATGAACGGCTCCATATAAAGTTTTTAAGTAGTGGTAAATCGAATAACAAAATCCTAAATAATCCGGTTTTACTATTTCGTATCTAGATTTGTCTTCCTTTATTTTATACAGCGCAAGCGGGTGATGTGCTACAATCATGACATTTTTAAATTCAGTTTTATCACGTCTAATGACGTCATACATATTTTCTAACCATGCAAGTTGAATCGCTTTTAACTGACTTACATTAGTGATGGGGGTCCGGGTCCCATCATGTAATTGTGGTAACTGCAATTTAGAAAGCGTATGTTCAACTAGTAACGCGTAACACATTAATTCCGCAGTAGTTATCTTTTCACAGTATATATTAGAATCAATCATTATAATCAGCGTATTTCCCATGACACGATAGTTAAACATTGTGAAATTCATAGGATCACTGGTATATTCAATCTCGGCTTTTGTTATTATGCATGGTTCAATGAGAGGGGGCGAACCCGGTATCTGTGCAACACTCATGTTGTTTGTGTTTTCCGTGTCGTGGTTTCCGGCTATAATGTCAATCGGAATATCGTGATGCCTTTTTTGAAATTTTGATAAACATTCAAATCCGCTTCGTAGATCTGGAATTGAAAGATATTTTTTTTTGTCGGCTCCTTTTCCTGCTATATGCGGGTAGTAGTTGTCCCCCGCGATGCATAAAAAAGATGGCCCCATTTTCAATGTAGGTATATAGCTATCCATCTTTGCAATAACTCTAGATAACGGATTCGATAACTCGCGACCTGGAATACAATTACCCCTATTCCAGCATCCAAATGTTATAAAATTGCTCATATGATGTGATTGTATAATATGTATATGTAATATATAATACAATAACTATATATTATTATTTTTCGATTATTGGTCTTAAAGTTGACTGGCATTTTGCTGTTTGAGATACGACGCCTGTATTTTCATCATTGATTCGCGATCTGGTGGACGAACAACTTTGCTGTCATTGGATGAACTCAAAACATTGGGATACTTAGAGACCGCATACGGGTCATTATCCCCGGCCTGGTCAATTAATTTGGTGATTTCACTTATTTGTTGGGGCGAGATGACCGTATCGTACCGACTTGACGCAGCGGATGCTTTGGCATTAATACTGTGAAGTCGAAACGCTCCTCCGCCTGGACCCATTCCGTCGTCATGATTCTCAGAATCAGGATCGCTAGCGTCAATACTTGACATGGGTGCGCCGCTTGGACACAGCCCACCGTTCAGGTCGGTTGGACTGGGTCGAATGTTATACACCGACTCGCCCTGAGCATTTATGGAGTGTTGCAAAAACAAAATGGGGCATTTAACGCCTTGACCTCGCAACCATTCTACGAATTCAATGTACTCTTCTAAATTATCAAACCGAATCGGATTAACCCCGGGAATTGTGGCAAGATTGGTATTGTGTAAATATAACGTGGTTCCTTTCTGCACGAGTAAATTGGGACACCTTGGTTGGTTCAATACATTCGAATTTGCATTTGCATTTACACTTGCATTTACGGTTGTTCCGGATTCACCTCCGGTTTCGAATCCTTCGCGCCGATTTCCGGTAACATATGCTCCAATTACAAACACGATAAAAATCAAAAATAATTTTATAGAATCGCTGAGCATATTTTAATTATTGACGTTGTTTTGAAATATATTATTATGGTTAATAGTTATTATATATTTCTAAAAATATTTTTGAAATGAAATGAAATACATTTTGTTAACAGTTATTAAATTTGATTTGTAAATTTGTAAATTTGACTAAAAGCGCCTTACGCGCCGTATTGCGGTGTATGACGCATTATGTTCGTCGCCACCTTCGCTTATATCTCGATAGTTCTTGTTTACCGCTTGCTGCTTGCGAAATGCGATATAGTTTGAGCTGTCATAAACGTACTTGGGATTGCAGCTTGCCGACTGGATATTGGTACCGTCGTCCGATGCGCGAACACGGCCGGCGGAGGTCTTCCACGCGCCGGCAATGCTTTGCTTTACGCCATTGACTTGGTTGGGGCCGCCGGATGAATAATTGACACGGGCCAGGTAGTCGCCGGCATTATTCACGGCGCGAAACGGGGTAATCGCGCGTTTATAAGTATTGATCGTGGGGTTGGTGTTGATGTGACTCCACGCACGACGCAATGTGAACCGAAGGGTTTCTCCTTCAGAACTTTTGTTAAGAGCTCCATTGTGATACGTTGCCATGACGGAATATATTATTATGTATTGCTTATTATAATATTATACGTATAAAAAATATTTGAAAATATTAGTTTAAAAAGTTTAAACTATTATTTTCAGAATTAAGTTTTATTTTTGTTTTATGTTTCATGGTTTATTCGTCACTGGTAATTGTTAGAGGCGGTTCTACGTCATTCGGCGGGTCGCTTCTGGGGGCCATTGACTGGTTCAAGTGAAACGTGTTGAGTATATCGAGTTTTGCAATCGTACGGTCCAGCTCGCTCTTGGTTCCATTTTGAAACAAGTAGTCCATTTTAGGCGATATTTCATTTTTTTTAATTTCGCGGTACACTGCGTCTATTTTCTGAACCACGTTGCTTATTTTATCCTTATAGTCTGGTAAAATAATATCTTGACGGGTCGAATACGGCTGGGTCAAAAGCGAAACTGCAAAGTAAATCAAATACCGCCGTTTCTTTTTCACGGATACGGTGAATCGAATACAATACATTTTAAATAAACAGTCAATTATTTTCGCATTTAATGATTGAGTTGCTTTAGAGTTAGATTTGGATGTAGATGCAGAATTTGTAACAATTTGCCAGACAATCCATATCGGATCCATTTGCAACTTATCATCCACCGGAACGTTCGCGCGACGCTCGCACCTGCATTGCACCTTTTTCGATTTACAAATGTTATAAAATTCCATTATCCATTCCAGCCAGTAGCATGCCAAATGCGAACTGCTTCCGCTTTCGTTTGAAAGATGAAATGCAAACTCGTTTAGCGCGATAAAGAGCTCGGGTGGGTCGCCCTTGATAAATACGCCGTCTAAATAGTTTATATGAGGCGCCTTCAATTTATCGGACATGGTTGTAACGTCATATTCTTCAGTCTTTGAAATTTTGATGCTTTCGTATTGATGCAACTTGTTGGAGTAACACAATACTGAAATCATTTCGGCAAACAGTGACCGAATTTTAGGATTGTTTCGCATTCTCAATTCATTACCGCGGTACCCGTTTGACATAATGCTCTTGAACGTCTCGTATCGCAACTGAATGTACGTCGGAAGTCGAGGATTTGCCAAATGAATATATTTGCCCATAAACACTAGCAGAGTTTCCCACAATTCAATGAATTTTCCAGCACAAATCAACTCCGCCGACCAATTGCACGCGGGCTCGATGCGTGAGTTCGCCATTGCTTTTAGTAACGCTTTTGTAACATCGCTCAATTTATATTTTGAAAATGTAACTCCTCGAAATTCTGTCTCGCTGCGGATATCATTTATTTCCGGAAACCCGCTCATCATACGCGTTTTATCTATATATATAGTCTGATAAGGTCTGATATGATTTTATTTTATTACTTATTAACTTATTATTACCAAAAATAAAAAAACGTACCTTAATCCGCGGTTATCCTGTAAATGTATAAATAAGTGTTCAAGTGTTCAAGTGTTTTTTAGGAGGACGAATGATGAAACATTCCGTCGCATGTCGCCATTGCAGGCGAACACTGAATTGCTTTTGTCGAGGTTGCCGCTGCTGCTGTTGCTCCCGTTGGGGATGACCAGCTTCTATTCCTGTTTCCAAATACGCTTTCGATTGGATCGATTTTCACGGTGCTGAACAGCGGATCGTCGGGAAGCATGAACCGAAACGTGTTGGTCATGGCACAGAGATTCATGAGCGTCCATGTCATTTTCGAAACTTCACACAGTTCTTGAATCACTTGACTGCGCCGCTGGCAAAAGATCTCGTCGTTGTCTACCGACTCGCTTTTTCCACCAAGTGCGACAAAGATTTCGTGTAGCACGAGACCATACATGTGCCTGCGTTCGACATACTTCGTGTTCCGAAGACTTGCCGGGCCGAACATTCCAACTGCAACACCCAGACTCTCTGCAATTTCGAGTATTTTTTGACGCACTCTTCCGCTCGCAATGAGTAAGTTCGCCGAAAGCTGGTTCACATGCGGCATGGCTGGCACTGGCACTGGCTCTGGCGCTGCCGCTGGTTCGGGTAGATGAGACTGGCTTCTGCACAGAAGACTGAGGCCCGGTTCAGAATCATCACCGCATTCTGAATCCGAATCCGAATCCAGTTCCAAATCCGAATCCGACGAATCCGACTCAACTTGTGGCGGCTGAACTTGGTTTTGATTTTCTTCGTCAGAATACGCCGATGCAAGGAAACATCCGATTTCGCCGACTTGGTGGTAGTATAGCAATTCAGTTGTAACCACTTCAGCGAGCGCGGCAGCGGAACGTTTGTCCAAGTCGTCGAGGTCGAGTCCAGATCCAGAGTCCATGACATGAGACGAAATTCCGGCCGAAAGTTTCACAGCTTCATACCTAACCTGATCGGCTTCGAATTTTTGGGACACGCTTCCGTGTGGAATAAAGCCATTCTTGAGTTGTTTGAACATTTGTTGTTATTGATTTGTTGTATCCGAATATGATCGCTGATAACACTTGAATGATTATATCAAAAACAAATCAATTTTTTATTAGAATAAGTGTTTTTATTATTTTAGTATTTTAAGATTTTAAAATAATAAATAAGATAAGTAAGTAATAAAAAAATATTCAAGATCACAAAAATGCAAGCTTTACGAAACACGTTAACGGCAGGAACAAGTGGACAATGGTACATGTTATTTGCGGCAATGGTGGCCGTATATCTCCTGATATGGCTGAATAAAACGTTCGGACCTCGATCAAAAATGGCACGATTAAATTTAATGGAAGGGTTTGTATCCAGCCAAACAAAACAATTTGAACGCAAAACGGGGGAGTCAATTTATGACGAATTTTATGCCGATGTTTACGACGAGCTGTTTTTCCAGCCCAATAAGCTCGATTATGAAGTATCGGCGATTATTAAAGAAGCCGATTTAGCGCCAAGTGGAAGTCATGTTCTGGATATCGGAAGCGGTAGGGGACATTTCGTGAATAAGATGAAGGAAACCGGTTATGCTGCAACCGGCCTTGAAAATTCTAAAGCCATGGTGGATGCAAATAAACGCATTTACCCAGATAGCGACATCAAATATGGAGACGCCATGGACGCCATGTCATTTTCATCCGAAGCGTTTACGGTGATTACGTGTCTCACGTTTACCGTTTATTATATGAAAGACAAGCGCCAGTTTTTTGATAACTGTTACCAATGGCTAACTCCTGGTGGGCACCTGGTGGTTCATTTGGTGGATCGTGAAAAATTCGACCCCATGGTTCCCGCTGGCAAACCGTTTTTTTTAATTTCTCCACAGAGTCAGTCTACAAAACGGATTACCGGCAGCTCGGTTAAATTTGAAACGTTTCAATACAAGTCTGAATTCAGTCTTAAAACCGATAATGATGGAGTTTTAACCGAAACGTTTACCGACGACGAAACCGGAAAAGTTCGACAAAATGTCCACAAATACGACATGCCTCATCATAAAACCATTGTAAAGATGGCCAAAGAAGCTGGGTTTATCATACATGCCCACGTCGATATGGTGAGCTCCATGAACGAATACCAGTACTTGTATTTTTTCAAGCGACCCAACTAATACTAATACTAATACAACTTTAAGCGTACAACTTACTGTCTTCAACGTTGCGCGTAACCTCTTTAATGAACTTGTCTGTGTCGAGAAGTTCAGTAATATTTTCTTCCCAGTTGGCTCGATACCTGAACAAAAACCCAACGAGACCCGCCATAGTTATATTTTTATTTTGGATGGCTTTATAGAACGCATCGAACGCGGTATCAATTTCCACTGGCGTTTTTCCAGATTTTTTCATCATGTCTTTAAACAATTGCTGTATGTCGCATTTCTTGGGATAATTCATGTGAATGATCATGTCCGTTCTACCCTGTCTCAAGAGCGCGTGGTCCATATTTTCGGGGTGATTCGTTGTTATAAAAGAAACCAGCCCCTTTTTATAACAAACACCGTCAAGTAAATTCAACAAGTTGCTGAACGTAAATAATTTATTATCTTGCGTCGCGGTTCGTTTTTCAAACAGACAGTCAATGTCTTCGATAAGAAGAATCGACTTGGCCGGAATATCGCGGAATGCAACTAGGGCGCTGCTGTTGTCAATATCGTGGTTGATTGAAAAAATACAGAGACTGTACCCAATCTCCCGACAAAGCGCCTTTACGATACTCGTTTTACCGCTTCCTGGAATGCCGGTGAGTAAATAGTTTTTCTTGTACGGAATTCCAAACTCGTCGTACTCCTTTTCATTATCTATAAAATCTGTAACGTCCTTCCGAAGTTTCGACTTGATTTTACTGTCAAAGTATACCGTGTCAAGCGTTCTCGACGGAATTTTATTGTAGCGCATCCACTCGCCGTATTTATTCATGACAAAAACATGAAGCTTCGTATCATCCTTCTCGTTTAACTCGCCGTACCGGTCGGCATCAACATAAAAATCGTGAAAATCTTTACATGATGTGGCGGAAACGGTGAGCGACTCGTATTTTTTAGGATTATCATCGCAACCCACAACAAGCTGCTCTTGCACATACTTGATTACAAATATTACGCCCGGTTTATATTCATATCTGTATGATCCGTACCCTAGGGTCATATACCCGTTGTCCTCTCCGTCATACTTGAACGGGCGGCGTCTAATTTTAAAGGGCAGCGTTGTAGCATCTAGCCCCGACAAATACGACACGCTTTCAATGGTATTGTACATGTAGGACAGTATCTGTCCAATAATGGTAGAACAGTCCGTAAAATATTCGTACGTTCCTGATGACAGCAAGGTTAAATCTATTTTGATTTTCTTTTGATTTGTTACCGGCCCGCTATCGCTTATCGCGTCGCACGTGGTAAGCGTCGAATTTGCATATCTATATTGTTCGGTCGTCATGTTATTTGATGACTTTTTACTACCAAACATGTAGACATATATTTAAGTGATGTTTTTTATGTTTATTTTTGTATTTTGTACTGCGTTTTTTTAGGGTTTAGTTTAGTAAAAAGGTAAAAAATAAAAATAAATTCATGATTTGTTTTTTTTCTATTCATTAATTATAAACAATTATAAACATTATAAACATAAAAATGGCAAAATCAAAATGCAAACGCGGATCGCGAAAGTGTATTTCAAGCTGTGTTACTAAGCAACCCTACCAAAAAATAAAAAAATGCGCCAAAGGTTCAAAAAAATGCGCAGACCAGGCTTGTCATAAGAAGAGCCGTAAGCGCGCCTCCCCCATTAAGAGCACCTACTCGCTTCGTTCCCGCGGTCCCAAATAAATAACTTACTTGGTAAAACTTGGTAAAATAAATCATTTTTTAAAAAAATTGACTTATTGTTTATTTTAATAATAATAATGGAATATTAGATTTTCCACATATCAACTATGTTAGGCCATACAGCATGTCCTGGCGACGTATTGATATCGGCGAAGATATCCGCGAGGCGTGAAGCCGTGTTGCAAGCATATAACTCAGCAAGAGCAAACAACCATATGTTATTTCTAGACGGGGATGACAAGGCTACGGATCAATATATATTTCCAAACCAAATGGAGGATGCAAACAACATCGTAGACAAGTTCTATAAAAATAAACGACGAGTTGTTAGCATTCAAAAGAAGACCAAGGTCGGGGCCGACGGGCTTATGATTGAAATTGCGAAACTTCTAACCACGCACAATGACGACAACTTCGTTGTGAATCTTGCGAATGTACGAATTCTTACGGGTATGAGTAATGCCGGTTGGGAGAAGGATATGATAGATAAAGCGCCCCCCTGTTTCAAAGACAAAATCTTTCACCATGGAAAACTGTCAAGGGCCGACCTTCTGAATATTCGCAATGGTCTGTTTATCATCGATGAAATTGATACGGGCGATAAAGAGTATCAGGTACTTCATACAACTCTAAAGGAGGCAGGTATACTGGATGTCAAGCATATGGAAGAAAATAACAACCTGTTTGTGTTTATCAGTGCGACAATGATTAAGGAGCTATATGACCTGTATCGTTGGGGAAAACTCCATGAACTTTATAAAATGACTATTCCATCATCCTATATCGGACATAAGGATTTCCTGGATAAAAAAATTATAAAAGAGTTCTATCCTCTTGACACTCCAGCGAATGCCGATAAGTGGGTTAAAGAAGACATTGTTGACAACTACGGACCCGAGTTTAGAGTTAGCATCGTTCGTGTAACTGCAAAGACTGTTCATGTAGTTCAGGATGCATGTATTCGAAAGGGCGTCGGATTTAGAAACCATACTTCAACCGACCGCCTCTCACCAGCCGAACTCAATGAGTTCTTCAAAGAACCACTTACCCAGCATATCGTTCTTGGGGTAAAAGGGCTATTTCGCAGAGCAAACCTTATTCCAAATCGCTGGAAACTTCGCATTGGCGCGACGCATGAATTCTATACAAATATTGTAGACAATAGTGTTCAAATACAAGGCCTACCTGGTCGTATGACAGGATACTGGCGCGCAGATATTGAAGGAGGTCACAAAACGGGTCCTTACAGGACCTCAATCAATGCAATTGAAGAATATGAAAAAACATACATTGACCCATTTGGAACGAATTCATATCAGACCGCAGGTTTCAAAAAGAAGAAGGGCAAGGTATCGGCAGAACCAACTATGCTGTCATCAAAGCATATTCAACATTTAGAAGCGGTAGACCTTCCCGTAAACCCGAGAGACCCTGCATCGATACCTATTGTAATTCCTGTATCACCGGAGGATTTCAATAGAATCGACAAAAAAGGTACTCGCTGGAATATTGAATTGATCCTGGAAATTGTTAAAACATACTCAAAGGATACATATGATAAAATAAAAACTATGGAAAATAAACAGGTAGTTCAACCGGAAACAGATAAATCATATAATAAGCTAGTCACGGCGTTCGTAAGAGCGTCTGAAACAAATAGAAAATATACTTGGACTATTGGTGAAATTAAACAGGAGGATACATACCAAGTATATCTCGACAATCGTTCTCATAGAATTATCGTCAGTATTTACTATGGAAGCAAAACGATCACCCCGGCATAGTAATAGTAAGTAAACCGCAAACTTCATTATTGCTGATATTAATTTTCAGTATAAAAGCTAAAAAAAATTGAAATGTTTTTATTGTATCACTCTATCCATATGCAGTGACTCATACATACAACGAACAACAAACAATGGCATCGACATCATCTTGGACTTACACGCGCGGTCTGAAATACGCCGACGGAAGCATCTACACGGGCCAGCTTGACAGGTACGGCAAACGCTTCGGAACTGGCACGATGCGCAACCCGATGTACATCTACGGCGCATACGACCCTGCGAACAGCGCGGCGCTGGTTCACTGGACGGAGTACTCTGGCGAATGGCGCAACAACCTGCCGAATGGACATGGCATTGTCAGAAAGCGCCGCGGCGACGGAACTTCTACCACCGTCCATGAAGGCGAATGGGTAAACGGTCAACCTGCAGCTGAGTAAATTTTCAAAGTTTCAAAATCTAACTTCAACCCCTAAACCCAAAACAAAAGAAAAGTTTTTTTTAGTTAATTATATACCGCAAAGCGGATGGATGTATATAATGAACATGAATAATAAATAAATGAATGAATCAACATTTATGCTGCAGTATGCTGCTGCTGTTGTTGTTGTTGTTGCTTGGACCAGTTAATGCTGGTAAATATGTCAAGTGGAGAAACTGAGGTTGTAATATAGTGCAACACATCATTGTAAGTGATTTTGATCTTGTAGGGGACCTCTTCACCACGAGCGGTTGCGGCAACGAGATCGTTCTTTCGGTCCAGGTAAATGTCGGTATGCAGCCCGTGTAAAATGTTTTTAATACCTTTCGAATAGGTTCCCAACTGTTTTTGTTTCAGAACGAAGCATTCAATGTACTTTGAATGCACTAAATTTGCAAAGCTTGTAAAACTGTTATTGTATTCGGTAAATGCGGCAGTGTCTTCCGGAAATAGTGCCAAGTGCTGCTTGATTTCTCTTGTGCGGCGCAAACTGCAGTACATGTAAAACATCCTGGTCTGAGACCCCATTGGAATTTTCTTTGCGGCTTCGTATGCGGGGTTTCGCAACTTGAAACTCCATCCGGCATTTTTTGCGCCGTGGAACACGACACCCATCACGCGATAAGGCGACGATCCGCCGGAACCAGCATACTTCGCATGAATCTGGAAAAATGCATGGTCGTTGTTGTTGGTTCCCAGATCCATGTCATAATTGCGAGGAACGTGGAATCCGATTGATTTATGATCCACCACATTCCTTGGGTGTCGTGTCGCAGTAAGAGTAACATTGTTCACGGTATATGCCGCAATGTAGAAAAGACGCGCGGCAACAACTGGCGCAATCATGGGATTTTTAGGATGCTGTAAAACCAAACTGTATGAGTATCGGGTATCCAGAGTGGACAAATCGATCTTATTTGCGGCGCACGCCTCAAAAAACAGGGTTCGAAATGTAACCTTGTCCACAGATGCGGTTTCTCCGGTAGGCGCAGGTACAAACACCTCTCCGCCGACAACACCCTTTGTCGAAATTTCCCACCCGGTTTTGGCCAATTCGTCTGCATCTTCAGCAACACTGGGAGCCCGAAATAAATGAATCATGGTTCCCTCAACAAATTCTTCAATATGCGAAAACGACTTCAAAAAATCGTCGCAGTTCACACCGTAAAGTGCATTGAAATCCGCTGTATCATTGCATCGCAAGGTTTTGGCGGGAGAATACGAAACAATATTTCCGTGGCGGTCAATCACCACCGATCGGAACAGTCCTCGACCTTGGATGATGGCTTCACTCGATTGATCTGCAGCAGTCACGCAGGCAGGGACTTGATCGCCGACGCATCCACATTCTCCGATATACATGGGCTGAAACACATTTTTACTATATTTGAGGACGTAATAAAATCCGGTAGGGGTCTTCCATTTTTTCATCGTCATGCTGAGCGTGTTCAACAGTGTTGTCACCTCAGACGATTTTTCATCAAAGCCATTTTTACGCACCATGCCAAACAACGTCTGGATGTCGCTACTATAACACAACTTATAGTCGGTGCTGTACCCGATATGTGAAGTGCGCATTGTTAACAGAGTCTAAATATAAACTTTTCTACATGATATACGCGGTAAATCTTTAATATGTTTATGTCATTACATTCATAAACATATTATTCGCTGCTCGCTATTCGAGTGCGCAGTCCGCACAATCCGCGTCTACCATCATTTTCAGTAGCTCGTCAAACGTTGTTACCGGGTTCCAGCCCAAAACTCTCCTTGCCTTCTCCGAATTTCCAAGCAGCATGTCTACCTCCGTCGGTCGGTAGTATCGCGCATCGATATAAATGAGGGCGCGTTTAGTAGCTGCATCATACCCGATTTCATTTACACCATCACCGGTCCAGTTAATGACGAATCCTCTCATTGCGAAACACTTCTCCACCATTTCGCGGACTGAATGTGTTTCATTTGTTGATAAAACGTAGTCGTCTGGATGGTCCTGCTGAAGCATGAGCCACATTCCTTCCACGTAATCTTTTGCATTGCCCAAATCGCGCATAGAATCCAGGTTACCTAAAATCAAGCGGTCGGTTTCACCTTTAAGTATTTTTGCCAATCCCAGCGTGATTTTCCTCTCTACGAAATTGTGTCCCCGGCGAACACCGCCGTGGTTGAATAATATTCCGTTACATGCAAACATTCCGTATGCTTCCCGGTAATTTTTAACGATCCAAAACCCGTAAAGCTTCGCCGCGGCATATGGCGACCTGGGATAAAACGGCGTATTCTCATTTTGGGGAACCTCCTGCACTTTTCCGTAGAGCTCGCTTGTCGATGCCTGGTAAAATCTTGCAACGCCTTCCAAGTCGTTATTTCGTATCGCCTCTAGAAGTTTTAATGTTCCGAATGCGTCGGTGTCTGCGGTGTATTCCGGCATTTCAAACGATATTTTCACATGCGATTGTGCGGCCAAGTTGTATATCTCCAACACCTTCATGTTTTCATATTTATTTTTTATCATGTTTAATATTTTGTTCAAGCATGCACCATCCGTTATATCGCCATAATGCAAAAAAAGTCGAGGATGTTTAAATATATGATCGATCCTTGAAGTATTAAAATTTGAACTGCGTCGAATTAATCCGTGCACGTTATAGCCCTTGTCCAACAACAGTTCCGCCAGATATGACCCATCTTGCCCAGAAATCCCAGTTACAAACGAAACCTTCATACTAATCGAATGATTATGATTACTACAAGGCTCATAATATTTTTATATCTTATTTCTTATATAAATTAAAATTCAAAATACAATGTTTTCGTCGATCCATTTCTTGATGGAAACGTTGACTGGATGCAGAATTTGATTCACGCCGTTTATATAATGCAAATAGTCTTCGCGCACACCATCCACCGACCCGGTTCCGTCTGAACTTGTCGCTACTAGCATCAACAGGACATTGTGTATAACTGCCAAATCCCGCTTCGAATACTTATCAACGATATTGCAAAAAATAGTATCGATCGTGCCACTGCCGCCATTTCCTCCGCCAATTCCTGGAGCACTTTCATCATCGCTAAGAACAGCCGATGTTCCTGGTCCTGATCCCGACGATACCATCATACTTCCGTGTTTATTCAGTGCAATTTGTTTGTACATGTTGAGCGTATGTAAAATATGCGGCCGGTTCGTGTTTGTATACGTGCGAATCAATTTTTCAAGACCCTTTACCGCGTTCGATATCAAAAGCGAATAAAGGTCGGGCATATCCGTCAATAAAAATGTGTAATACTTATTGAATCGCGTGAATACATTGAACAAGTAACATAAATCGTCTTGCGTGTCACTGTTGTACCATCTGGACATAGACTGCGTGTAGTCTGGGGGTTGGATTAATAACATATTCCCTTTGATTGCAAGTTTCGTCCCAACTGGATAAAACGAGAGAAATCCCACCTGAAGAATTGCATGCAACGGTTCCAAAATGGTTTCGAATCTTTCTTTGGAGCGTTTCTTAGCAGACCCGGCTATTGAATATAACATTCTGAACGCGTTGGACATGGTATCTATTTTATCTATCTTATCGCTACTATCTTATCGCTACTATCTATATCACTGCTATCTATACTATACTATAGTAGTAATACATTTTATGTTTTTTATCTAATATATTATGTACGGTCTACGACGCCTACTTTTGATTTTTCGATATTTTCGTCGAGTCCTGTTACGTCTTTTTGAATGTTTTTTACCACCACGACGAGAAATACGAGAAATACGAGGACCATGACTAAGACCAGGAACCTTACTACCAGGACCACGATTAGGGTCATGACGAGGACGGTAATTCGTTTTTTTTCCTATACCTTCCGGTCTCTTCCCCAACTCTCGGTTTAATACAAAACTGTTAGGATTAGCTATATTGAATTTTGAAAATATTTTATAAAGTGATTTAAAGTCCTCCTCTGATATATCTTCTATCGTTCCAGGCGGACATTGCGTCGGCTGATGATCGCGCTGATCGCGCTGGGGTAGAGGGACAGGTTTGTCTAGTCCACTTGAGTTATTCAGTCTATACCAGTATGTTAATGCTGGTTTCGGAACGGGAAAATGCCCAGAATGTTCTATACCCGTAGCAATTGGTGGATCAAATTCATAAATTCTATGCTTGTCTAGTACGTCTCTACTATTTTCAAACGATAGCGTTCCACTCATTAAATTTCGTAACAATGTTTCCAGTTCAGGAGAATTAGGGTAGCGGTATGGATTATATGCTCCTGGATTGTGTATAGACGACTGAAAATAGTTCGAAAATGGTACTCCAATATGCATTAGCTTGTCATAACCTCGTTGAAAAGGTCGTCCGTCACCCAGAGTATTCACATATTTAAGTCGTTTATGACTTAAATCGCTTAAAGTAACATATGCTTCGTATGTACTATTATCAATATGCGCATATACAAATAATCTTTTAGTATGGCCTGGATTCTCTCCATCCCATTCTGCTATTAGTGGACGCTGCGAATTTGCAGGATTTGGTGTACTCATAAATATTTTTGCAAGGGTTACTATCTTCTCATCCTCATCCTCATCATCCATCTCAAGTTCGGGGCCAGACTCAGGCTGATAATCTGAACCCGAAGAAGAATAACCCGAATCGTCGACTTGTTCCATTCTTAAAGATGTATATTATTCTAATTATATTATTATTATTTTCGATTTTATATATAAAATATAGATACGTAGATACATACATAAATATAAATATAAACAGAATACATTGCAATTATGATTGGGTGGGTTCTTCAAGTTACGGTAATATCTCTCTGTTTCATTGCTGTCGTTCACTACTTGTACATTTTTTTCAAAACAACATTAACTGTTCCAAAGGTAAAAGATCTAGTCAACCGCCCACAGCAACAATATGAAGAACTTTTTAAAGGGATAACGCATACAAGTCCGCAACTGGACGGGTCGCGTATATCGATAAATAATAATAATACTAATAATAATACTACTAGTATTTCTGAACTGCCATCTCTGTTGGAACCTCAGGATCAGAACCGCGATCAAACTGCAATGAAAGACGAGCTCAAACAGTTTTTAAAAAAACTTAACAGAAACTAGAGAACTAGAGGTATGTTATTACTTACAATGATTCTGCAGAAAATATCGTTACATCGTCGCCATAATAAAAATACCAATTCGCATACTGTTTACTATTTGCATACAGCTGATTATATTCATTTTCTAACTTGTTTTTACTTAAATAATTTGATATATATTTACCATCTCTGTCTTGTAAATCAATAGGTGGTAAATTACTTAATATTCCGGAGTTAAAATATTTTACACAATTTTCTTTTTCTTCACTTCCCATCCAGCCCTGTCTTCTACTATAAAACCTTCCCGTATTCATATTCATTTTCATTCTATTAAAGTATTTATACAAAAATTTATTAAATAGTTATCTATATAAAATCTAAAATCATATACTTATATACTCATATAAAATCATATAATTTCAATGTCCGCATCTACCTATTTAAAATGGCTGGATGAAACCGACATAAACGAAGTTGACGTAGTTGGTGGGAAAAACGCCAGTCTCGGCGAAATGATAAAAAATTTAAAACACTTGAATATAAAAGTGCCTTACGGGTTCGTTGTAACGGCCGACTCGTATGACCTTTTCATGGCACACAACAACCTTGTTGAGAAAATTCAAATTATTATTGATGAAACCGACATTGACGATTTTGTCGATCTAAAACGAAACAGTCTTAAAATTAGAAACCTTATCGTTGACGGTGAAATTCCGGATACGCTCAAAATCGATATTATAAAGTACTATAAAGCGCTATCCCATAAATATCTTGATAACCATAACCAACCTCAGGAGTATACCGATGTCGCAGTTAGAAGCTCCGGAACGAGCGAAGATTTACCTGATGCCAGTTTTGCCGGGCAACAGGATACGTACCTGAACGTTAGAGGCAATACGCAGCTACTGGAAAGAATCAAAAGCTGTTTTGCTAGCTTGTATACGGACCGCGCCATCTGTTACCGGAAAACGATGGGATACCTACAGAATGTTAAACTCAGCGTTTGCGTGCAAAAAATGGTCAGAAGTGACTTGGGTTGCAGCGGTGTTGCTTTTTCGATTGATCCTGATAGCGGGTTCAAGGATGTCGTCGTTGTTAATGGTAGTTGGGGGCTCGGTGAAATGGTTGTTTCGGGACAAGTTAAACCCGATGAGTTTATTGTCCATAAAAAAACGTTAGACTTGGGCTACAAGGCCATTATTGATAAGACTCTGGGGGATAAGATCAATAAAATGGTGTATGCTGATGAACACGACAAACGAACCAAGATAGTCCAAGTCGAAAAATTCAAACAAAATCGGTTTTGTTTGGACGATATTCGCATTCTACAACTGGCTTCCTGGACCCAGAGTATAGAAGCGCATTATTCTAATAAATATAACAGATGGTGCCCGGTTGATGTTGAATGGGCCCTGGACGGTCTTACGAATGAGTTGTATATTGTTCAAGCTAGACCGGAAACCATTCATAGCAAAAAACCGGTTGCTGGTGCCGGTAATGAGTACGTTGAATATTCCTTGGATACAACAAGTTCTGGGTCTGAAGTGCTTTTAACGGGTGTTGCGGTAGGATCTACAATTGGATCCGGGGCCGTAAAACTTATTTTCAATTTAGATACTCGCGACTGTGAAGAGTTTAAAGAAGGCGACGTTCTGGTAACCGAATACACGGATCCAACCTATGAACCGTTAATGAAAAAAGCTAGCGCTATTATTACCGACAAAGGAGGTAGAACTAGTCATGCGGCCATCGTATCTAGAGAACTGGGTAAAACGGCCATCGTTGGTTGCGGGAATGCTACGAAAGTACTGAAAATGAATCAAAATGTAACTGCGTGTTGTTCGGATGGGGACATAGGTAAAGTGTACGATGGCTTGATAAGTTATACCACGAAACGTACAAATCTAGAAAACATTCCAAAACTTGAAAGAATCAACACCAAGCTCATGCTGAACATTGGCAATCCTAGCAACGTGTTTAAATTTCATAACTTACCGGTTGCGGGGGTAGGCCTGGCCAGAGAAGAGTTTATTATTGCGAATACCATAGGCATTCATCCGCTGGCTATACTACATCCAGATAAAACGACGGATGATATCAAGTCTTATATTGAAAATAAATCGAGAGGTTTCAACAATCCCAGGGAGTTTTATGTTAAACGGTTGGCGTATGGCATATCCAGAATTGGCGCCACGTTTCATCCAAATCCGGTGATTGTTCGGTTCAGCGACTTTAAATCCAACGAATACCGAGACTTGGTTGGTGGAAGTATTTTTGAACCGAATGAAGAAAATCCGATGCTGGGATTTAGAGGGTGTTCCAGGTATTACAGCGACTTTTTTAAAGCGGCGTTCCAATTGGAATGTGAAGCCATTCGATACGTCCGAGAAATTATAGGGCTGAGCAATGTCATCGTGATGTTACCGTTTTGCAGAACGGTCGAAGAGTGTAAAAAAACGATCGATATAATGAGAGAATTCGGACTTGAACGAGGTATTAACGGATTGAAAATTTACTTGATGTGTGAAATACCGTCGAATGTTATCCTTGCCGACGAATTCTGTAAATTAGTTGACGGCTTTTCCATCGGGTCCAATGATTTAACGCAACTGTGCCTTGGAATCGACCGAGATGCAGGTCATCTCACATTTATAGGCAACGAGACAAACCAGGCGGTTAAAATACTTATATCGAATGCCATCAAAAGCTGTAAGACTAACGGCGTTAAAATTGGGATATGCGGTCAGGGTCCTAGCGATATCCCCGAATTTGCCGAGTTTCTTGTCAAGGAAGGGATTGATACCATATCTCTTGTTCCAGACAGTATAGTAAAGACCGTATTTAATCTTGATAAATTATGTTCATAATACAAAATACAAAACATGTAAAATTGATATAAATTTATTTTTTTATGGTATAATACATTCATTCATTCTTTCATACTTTCATATATAATGTCGGTACCTCCTCCTCCTCCTCATCATCATCATCATCATCATCATCATCAATCAGCAGTTGCAAATTTCATTTCTATCGATCGACGAGATGTTTCGGCACTACAGTCCAAACTGTTTCATTCTCCGCCCGGGTCGAGCATGAAAATTTCTTATGAGATAAATACATATAAGAAAGTTTCGGCAAGTGGATTTTATATCATCCCTAGAGGGAAGAAGTGTATTGTATGGCTTACATTATACAAGGGTGCACAGGAGGCTATATTCTTTGACGTGGACCCCCGAGACCATTCCAAGATAAAATTCGTCTCGATACGCGCCATCCATCCATCGCAGCAGTTTCATTTCGACGACTTTCAGGGTAGTGGAACCGTGCTTTATGGCACACTTTTCAACCACGGACCCGATCAGCAACAATTCTTCGCGGTTGAAAACATTCACGTCTACGAAAATGCGTGCGTGGATCACCTGAACGTTGTTCAAAAAGATGAACTGTTGTATACGTTATTTTCAAAATCGGGCTTGTCTTCAAGTACGCGTGCAGTAAATGCGCCCGCGCATGTGCAAGTGGTGTTTGGTGTAGCCGTGAAATGTGGAACGTATGCGGAAGCATTAAAAGTCGCAAACACTCCGTCGATTGTTCCGTATTCGGTATATGCAATACAAGGCCGGTTTCATACCCAAACGGACAACAAGTATTACCAAAATTGTCAAAGTCAAGGTGGCGACAAGCACCAAGGGGGCGACAAGAACCCACTACGCAGTGCTTCAGAACCCCTCTGCGGAGGGGGCGACAAGCGCCCCCTTAAACCCCTCTACTCAGATTCAAATACTTTCCCCCAAGGTGGGGGCAAACTGTTTATGGTTTCTCCACAGCCTCTGGTAGATACATATACCCTGCGATGCCCGATATCAAATGTGGTCGAACCTGAACCGGCGCATGTAGGCGACTATAAAACAAGCGTACTACTAAATTCAATATTCAGGACGGTGCGGGAAAATGCGTCATTGGATGCCGCAGAAGAAAGTGAAGACGAAGAAGTATTTCAGGCGTCGCAGCAAATGCACATTGAGGGGTACATATCATCATCTTCGGCACCAGAAAGGGCCATGATTTGCACATACAATTATAAATTCAAGCGATGGGTACCATTACGGCTGGGTCCTAATCAAAATTAAAATAAAAATAAATATAAAATATCGTATTAAGATATACCGATATACATTATTTCCACTTTTTTACTTTGAATGACGAATACGAGGAGCCCGAGTATAAATGGTAGCAGTAGCAGCATGAAAGTTACAGTCTTAAATGTAACCAATAAGTCCACGTCCGATAAATTAGAAAAAATACACGCTCATAAAAATCACCACATCATTGCATTATTTTACAGAGACGGATGCCCACCTTGTGATAAAATGAAACCTGAATGGAAGCACGCATGTGAACTGTTCAAACAAAAATACGCGTGCAAGGACAAAAACACACAAGAGCGTACAGTAATTGCGAATGTGAATGATAAGGGTATCGAGTACTTGGACAAAGTTTTTCACAAAATCCAGGGCACGCCCACGATTTTGTACATTTCAGATAATAAAGTTCACGAATATAACGAAAATGATCGAACCGCGCCCACATTTTTAAAATGGTTTGAAGAGACGCTCAAGGATGAAATCGTACCCGTGAATACGAATAACATGATTAATAAAAGTAAAACTAGAAGTAGAAGTAGAAGGAGCAGAAGTAGTAGTAGTAGTAGAAGTAGAAGGAGCAGAAGTAGTAGTAGTAGAAGTAGAAAAAATATTAATGGTGGATGTTGGGGCTCGAGGGGGGGGGTAAGACTAAGAAAAAATAAAAAATAAAATAGTAGATTATAGAAATTATATTATCTATTTTATTTGTTTGATGAATTGTTATTTAGCTGGAACGATAGGGGTCGGGTTGCTAGGCGCCACGTTTTATACAATGACGGCTCAGCCTGTTGTAGCAGTCGAGTATCGCAATAAATTAAAGCAGTCTTCGGTTGAAGTATACGACAAAATCGTTCGGGAACGAAGCGCGATTTATTTTCAGGGGCTTATTCTTGGGTTGGTTGTATCGTACATTGTCCTCTTTAGAATTTCGCCCATGAAGCAGCTTACAAACATGTTCCACCGGGTTACACTGTCTCTCGCAATTGTAGTTCTCGTATCTTCCGGATATTACTGTATTTCTCCGAAAAGTGACTATATGTTGAATCATGTTACGAGCGGCGAAGAGTCCAAGGCATGGCTCGAAATGTACAAGACCATGAAACACCGTTACGTTATGGGATTCATATTGGGTTCATGTGTCGCGATTCCGCTTGTCTACAGTTTTTGTTAAACTCTAAGATTGGGATTGATGCATTTATCCTTTGATGGGAAAATATTGCCGGACATGCACGTATCGCTTTCATTCACGTAGGCACAGCTCCGGTTTCCGCGATCTTCGCCTACAAAGCAGTATCCTGCCTTCCCGCTTGTTTTACCTTTTTGCGTGACACTCAAGGACTCGTCGGGTGCGGGGATATCATAATTCAACTGCGATCCCGTTTTCATGGTCAGCGCAGTTGCACGCGCAGCTTCTTGTCTCGCATTTCCGCCGCCACTGGGTGGAACTACGAGACTTGCATTTAATCCGTTACCGGTGACTTGGTCGTCGATAACATTCACCCCCGATTTAGCAGCACCGGATACAATGTCAATTCCCGTGCGCGTTCCTTCTGATGTTGTGGATACGAACTGTTTACTTACCGACCCTAAAATACCGGTTGACCACTCCATAAATGGTCTGGTAAGTTCGAGCACGTCGTCGGTAATTAACCCCATTTCCTTAAAGACGTTAAACCCGGCAAATCCTAAAAGAACCACAACGAGTATGAACCGTACGAAATATCCCATGAACGACGGCGAATTGGAATCGGGCGAATCAGGCGATGATGACGAGTCTGAATCGGACGACGTATATGTTTTCTTAACTTCTTCCGGAAACCATGATGATACGGGCGGAACTTTTGTTGATGCCGATGATGCGGATGATGCAGCAGACGATGGGTCCGTCGATGATGACTTTGAGTCGTTTTTAGAGAATATGTTAAATATCGAACTTGAAGCGGATGCGGGTGGTTTTGAATTTGCAAACGACATGTTTGTTTGTGTTTGTGTTTGTTATTACTAAAGAATGATAAATACTATTATATTATTTTATTTAAATACAACAAATACAACAATATATTATATAAAAATAAATTGAACGTTGTTCTATATATACAGAGTCAGGAACATACAGATACGCATACCAGCTACAATGATGTCATCATCGTCAACCTATCTTCAAGATAAACTCGCAGACCTAAGAAAAAAGCTTAGCGGTGGCGGTGGTGTTACTGCTACCGCTGACGACGTTCGAATTGATATGGGAATGGGAACTGGATCCAAAACTCATCTTTCTTCTACTGAAAAGCCGCATCGTCGAAGGTCTCCGACTCAACCGCCGATTATCATTTCGGTGGACGGAAACATTGGCGCCGGAAAAAGTACAATCATTTCGCAGCTCAAGACTACTTTCAAGGGTATGCCAAATGTGCTGTTTATACAAGAACCGGTGGATACGGTATGGAACACCGTCGTGGACGAGCGCGGAGAAACACTGCTTTCTAACTTTTACAGCAACCCTGAAAAACACGCGTTCACGTTTCAGATGATGGCCTACATATCTCGCCTTTCAATACTCAAAGAAGCTGTCGCCAACTTGGACTATGATATTATCATCACGGAACGCAGCCTTGAAACGGACCGGAACGTATTTGAAAAAATGCTCCATGACAATGGGGTTATTAGCAAAATGGAGCATACCGTATACAACATGTGGTTTGACGAGTTCTACGCGCCCGTGCGATGCAGTGCGATCATTTACATTCGAGCATCGGTCGATACGTGCATGGCTCGGATTCAGCAGCGGTCTCGTGAAGGAGAGACCGTGTCGCGAGACTACATTACCCAGTGTGTACAATACCACGAAAATTGGATCATGAACGATTCGCGAAAACGGCTCATCGTCGATGCAGACAGTGACAGCGTGTACAACGAAGAAGTGCGCGACCGGAAAATATTACAAATTGTCAGTTTTATTCATTCCCTCTGTATATAAAAAAATAAAAAAATAAAAAATACCAGATCTACCCTCTATTTTTATTTTTTTGATAAATTGCACTTTGCGCATACGTGTTCGGTATGTTCTCCGACATTCGAATAGTCTACTATCCACTGATGGTCGCATTTAGAATAAATCACGTCCTCCATTCGTTTCACTTGTTGTTGGAGCTCGCCGACTCTTTTTTTTGCAGACGATAATTCGGCACGAAGTATTTGAAGATCTTGAATTTCATTGATTCCGTTTTCACTCATTGGCGTGTGTATATAAGATGTGGATGAATTTATAGTTGGTATGTACGTTAATTTATGTCAATTTTATTATAATTCATATATAATTAATTACTATGTCAACCCCGAAACGAACGATAACCATCGATACGAACATACAGTCATTATCTAAAAGAGGTAAAAATAAAAGCGTTAAAAATGCAAATATAATTCGACCTAAATTAAAAACCAACCAGTTTATTCGCCCCAGCACTCTTAAAAAACAGCTACTTGCACGCATAAAAACTCATCAGCAAAAAAAAAATACGTACTCCGATGCAACAACATTAAGAGACATAAGAGAGACAAGAGACACAAAAGGTAATGCTACGACTACTGACAATAGCAATAACAACCACATCAACAATAGTAATAGCAATAACAACAACAAGGTTACGGATAGTGAATCATTTTCACAATCTCTCGAATATTTGCAATCACTTGCGGTAAATCGTAAAGATCGTAAACAGAAAACAAAAACTCACAGAACAAATATGAATATGACTATGAATACAGCAACATCAACATCAACATCAACAGCAACAGCAACAGCAGCAGCAACAGCAACAATCACACCCTCGCCACAGTCATATTTACCGTATGAAGCACAACAGCAGCCACCTCCACAAGTTTTTTTAACCGCGTTTCCGAGTGAAACCGTTGGTACATCGACCGCACCTATTATACCTCAGTTTCCACAATTACAATTAGCACAAGTAGCGCCACCTGTAGCACAGTTATTACCAGCACCAGCACCAGCACCAGGACCATTTGAGTCCTATGTTGACAACAATCCTCCGGTTGTTTTAAACAGCGAACCTCAATGGGGATGCTTAAAAAGTGGAAATAAACCAACATTTAGGTCGTTTCATAATAAAACATGTAAGGTAAGTACAACAATAGACACGGAACCCAATAACAACAACAACAATAACTATAACAGTGAAAGCGCACCTCTTGTAATTGATACAGCAACAACAACAGCAACAACAACAGGATCGGATTCGGAATCAGAATCGGAAAGAGATGGACCTGACCCAGTGGCTCTTTCAGAAGTGCTGTATGGGTCTAGACAACAGCGGCTCAATGACTATCGTAACGAGCAAGTTAAGACTGATAAAAAAAACATAGAACCGGTCATGAAAATAAAACAAACCAAGCAGAGGATTGTTACAAAAAAGTATAAACTAGGAAAGTATACAAATAAAACGGGCCCGGTAATTGGAGTGCTCATTAAAAATGTGCAAACCCAGCGAAATGTTGAAAAGAAACGGAATGAAATGAAACACATTCCGTTGGATACGATAATATCAAGACTCCACAAAAAACGACTGCTCAAAGTAGGATCCAGTGCACCCCCCGATGTTTTGAGAGAAATGTATGAAAGTTCAATGCTAGCAGGCGATATCGAAAATGAAGGAAACGATATCGCATTGCATAACTTTTTAGCAGGAAGTCCTGAAAATGACACAACTGCATAAGTTAAAAACTAAAAAAAATAATTAAAAAAATAATAAAATTTTTAGTTTTATTATTGTTTGTTTGTTTGTTTGTAATTTTGCAATTTAAAACATGGAATGACCAAGTATTTCATTCGCCGCCATCGGTTCAAATCCGTTCATCATTCCGCCGTAAGGAGACGCGCCGCCGGCGGGGCCTGCAGGCTGCTGCTGGGCCGGAGGCCTAAACTCGTTTTGCATGCTCTTGTTGCTCGTGAGCTGAGCAGGAGGAGGTGCGTGCCCGCCGGTAACCATCATTCCGCCGCTACTTTGCACGTACTGGTTTGAAAGGGGTTGAGTAACGCGCACTTGCGATTGTTGACCGTATCCCGCTCTTGTAGTACCTTCACCCGACCATAAATCTTCAACGCGATCCACCAAAATCTGAACCTTTTCGCCCAGTTTGGTCTTGATCGATAAAATAACCATGAGTATACCCAGCGCGATGGTTACCATGTTCAGTTCTCCGTATTTGTATCCGCTATACGTTGGAACATACGTTATCGTGCGGTGAATAAAATAAATGGCGATAAACATGAACAAAAGCTGTCCGACAATTTCTACTAAAATCATCAAACTGCCTTTTTGATCGTCGGGGTCGGGCGAATAGTTCCGAATAATCGAAAGCACTATCGCAATTGGAACCAGCGCGAGGATGAGGTACTGGGTTATGTTGAGAAGTATCCCTTGTTGCGCATCGTCCATTTTGAAAACGTAGTCAATAAACCCGGACCGGCGAACACCGTCGCGAACTGTTTCTTCTAAAGATTCCATTGAATAAATGAATTAATTATGTTGTATTCTATTTAAAATGATGAAAGATAAAATAAAAATAAATAAAAAATAAAAATAACAATATTCACACATTCAACATTCATTCAACGGAATCGCGAACGCTGGTAAATAACCGGTTCATGTTGATTACTTCCAATTTATCATTCGCTGAAACCGACGTAAATAATTTTTTAATCAACTCATCGTCCCGGAATCGAATCGTGTAATTTTGCTGTAACGAGTTTCTACCCACTCGTCCCATCGCCTGGACCGTTTTTTCTTGCGTCATACCGCTTAAATCTTTTCCAATGTACCCATGGCAAAACTGGTAGTTTGTTCCGTAAATGTAATCCGAGGATGCAATAATCAGGTAAAGTTTTTGGTTCTGGGCCAGCGTTTTCATGATATCATTGTATTGCGTTCCGGCTCCTGCTCCCGCTCCATCGATTTCGTGCGGGTTCGTAATCACACCAATTCCCATAAGTAACAGAAGCTTCCAGCTGTTGTCAATGGGCAACAACATGATTTGTTCTACGGTATCTGTATCCACATCGGATGAAAATCGAGACCCGGTAGCTTCGCCTAAAAGCTTTTTGGTTTGTTTATCGCTTCGATTTGACCAGTATTGGTAATGTTCGTCTGTATTTGGGATAAAAATTTCATTCAACGTTACTGTCTTGACCTGCTCGCGTAGTTCATTTATTTTACCTTGCAGTGAAAACAACTCATCATACCGTTTCATGACTTTTGCGGACTTTTCGTTAATGCACATTTTAGAATCAAGCTCTTTTTTACTGACAGACCGAGCGCCTTTTTCATCAGATGCACCACCGCCACCACCACCACCGTTACCAGATCCTTCTCGTTTGGCGCGCTCGTCGTCCAGTTGACGTTCCAAGTCCGCAATTCGGTCACTTAACACGGCATTAAACTCGATGTCCTTCATAATATCGTCAAACACTTCGTCGGGAATTTCGGTATGTTGCAGAGCAAACGCCGCGATCTTTTTTACTTCACTGGTTAGATAAATCGTCGGACCGTCAGTTAACGTATACGCGTCCTTGGTTGTCATGTAAATCGTCGATGGGTAGACGGGTGTTCTGCACTTGCATAATGTACCAATAACGCCAGTCCAGGCCTCGGGGCGAATATTTGCGAGAAGTTTCAAGTAATACTCTTTGAGACTGGTCATGGTAATATCGGTCAACTTATCGGAAAAGTATCGTACCAATTGATACCGCTGAGACGATATGGCCGACGACCCGGCAGTATCAACTGCACAAATGAACTGCACAATTTCTCTCAAGTCAAAATACCGCATAATTGTTTTATAGGACTCGCAATGTTGAGCACTCTCTTTGACCTGACTGTAGTCGGATGCAAACAAATAATGAGGCAATTCTACAAAGCCACCCTTGTTTAAAATCGGGATAGATTTTTTACAGTCGTGGCTTACAATATTGTAGACTTGTGGAGTTGCGCACGCACCATCAAGCCCCGCGCCAAGCTCTGCAAACTTGGTCCGAAAGTCGCTCAACACACTTCCGATTTCGTGTTCTTTGGGAAGCGTGGCAGAGGATAGAACGATATTGGGAATAACGTTTTTGCTCCAGGTTCGGTGGATAATGGAATGATACGGGTGATCGGCATAATCTAACATGATCGTGGGTTCATCCCAGTACATGACCAACCGGTCTGCCTGATTGAACGCGCACATGTAATGCATTGCATACAAGTACGACTTTACGTCACATATCATGAGTTCGACATTATCGCCGACACTGTTGTCGACTTTTCGAATCCCGCCCGTCTTCCAGTCGCGCGTGTATTCCTTTGCGGAAAAATAATGGAGGCGGATATCGTCAATGTTGTTGCACCCAAATGCAAATGCCACCTTTTTTTTCATAGTGATTGCAGCTTTTGCCAGCGCAATTCCCACATGGCGTGCCGCGCAAATAAATACCACCTTGAATTTTTCAGTGATTCCTAGCGGCGACAACGTTTTCCCCGTTCCGGTGGGTGCAATGTAGAGAACTAATTTAGGGCCGGGCGTTTTAATTACAGTAAACAGTTCCTTTTGGTGCTCGTAGAGTTGCATGCTGGCGTACCTGTGGATGTATTCATTCCGTTCGATGTAGTCGTACGCATGCTTAATGAAATGAAGGACATTGGCATGTTCGATTGCTTCGTTTTCATAGCGCCGGATAACGTGAGAAATAAAAGAATCCACGTTGGCATTTAAATGGGGAATATTGTTCGCGTACAGCTTGCACAACGTGTAGTAATAATAAGTCCATTTTAAAGAGCTAGTGGCAGAGGAGGCAGAGGCCGCGTTCGAATACTTTTCTTGCATCAGTTTATCGAAAACAGAGAGTAAAATGTTTTCGTAGATACCGTCCATTGCCGAAGTATCCATTTTTATATTTTGAATCCGCATTGCGTCTATTTTTTTAATTGCTTTCGAGTCGCCCATAATTCGTTCCCATGATTGGAACACGTCGATTACTGCTGCAAGACCGGGACTTGCAGCAGTTCGCGTCAAATATTCGCGTTCATTTTTTCGGTGTTTCTTTACCAGCGATTCGAGAAGGGTCTGGTAAAATGTGGCGTACAAGTGCTGGTGCATTTCAGGTGTAGGGGTGATTTTTAAAAAAGAAAGGAGAGAATGTTGCGATGTTCGTATAATGTTCACATCACCGAACCCGCTGATGATCATTTGCATGATATCTTTTTCGGATTGGCTTTCGGGAATTTCAGTATAGTCCCATTCGCTTTTCGACAGCTTCACTTGATCTATTATGTCGGTACTCGACGATACCCGTACTCCGGGTACTGAATCGGCGATACCATGTGCTCCTGCCATGGCGGCGGCATCAGATGATGCGCATACTGCCTGTACTCCGGATATTGAACTTGAACTTGTTGGTAATCCGTTTCTGGTGTGCGTGATGTCGTTGTCGCACGTGGTCCCAACCCACACAGTATCGGTAGAAGAATGATGCATGTCATTATTAACATTATTATTGTTAGTCCTACTATCGTTGCAAGAATGATGTTCATAGGTTGTCATAGGCTGCTAGTAAATCTAAATATATGTAGATCTGTGCAAATACATATGTTTACATGGTATTATGTTTAAGTCCCTTTTTATTTTTAGTTGGTGTTTGTTGGGATTAGTTAATTAATTAATTATTTGTAGTTTAGTTAATTATTAAATATATATAGAGTATATAAGCAATGAATCTCACTTTTAATCTAACAAAATATGGCGGTGTTATGGCATTTTATGCCGTAATCACTTATATATTATTTCCCGCAATCGCGTATTTATTATTTGGAAGGACGTTGGAAGCCGTCGGAAATGGTTTCATCGTCGGAAGTGTCGTTTCGATTATTCTTTGGAAGTTTTACGGAATTACGTTAGTTAAGACGTAAGTCTTAGTCCAATTTTATTTTATCATCGCAGTGATCAACGTCCCAGTTGTTTTGTGCTTGTAATATGTTTTAGGACTTCCGAGTTTTTTCCACCGGTCCAAAATTCCAGCCCAATAATAATAATAATCATCGACACCCAGCTGAACGCGTAATTAAATGCCATTCCTTTTACTTTTCCGAAACACTGAACCATAAATGGACTCATGATAAAAAAAAGAATCCATGACGACAGCCAACCGGTAAACGCGTACTCTGAAAATTGTATAACGTATCGGTAGTTACTAATCACGGTTTCAACTGGGTTCATTTGTTTGTTTATTTACCCTTTAGCTATATATAGTGTAAATATTTTTATCGATTTTGATTGTTTTCAATCCAATTTTATTTTATCATCGCAGTCATCAACGTCAACGTCGACAACATCTTCCTCTTTGGAGTCCTGTTCCTGTTCCTGTTTGGATGATGTGACGGTTTCGGCTCTCGATTCCGAGGCAACAACTCCGTGTTTATAATAATGGATACCAATATCATTTAAATTCTGAAACATTTTCTTCCATGCATCCCAGTAACCAACTTCAACGTAGTTGAGATAACTCGACCCCGAACTAGCACCATCTGCCTTCTTCCATTTGGTACAAAATTCACGAACAATCGGCGCGGCAAGAACATTTTTGTACTGCGGCATCGACGGAAATAAGTGATGCTCAATTTGAAAATTGAGGTAGCCCATAATCCAGGTAACCAGCGCTGACCGCGTGCTTATATTCACACTATGCCCTATAGCGTACTCAAACCAGCGCAGAGATTCGGTTTCCGGTATCACTCCCGTGAATGTATGCGACAGTGAAAACTGGCCAAACAAGTAAATGAAATTAAACACGTTGCAAATCATGTATAGAAAATAGCAATACACTATACTCATATTGGCCTCAACTGGAGAAAGCAAATAAAATGTAGAAGGAATGACAATGTGTGACAATCCTATAAATGAAAGCTCTGATACGGCCGAAACCGTTTTCTTTAACATGGCGTTTCGAAGAGCTCGCTGCGGGTGTAAGTAATACATCCAAAACAAATGAACCAAAATGCCGTTGGTTACTGGAAGAAACATCCACGCTTGAAATCGCATCCATAACCGAACCAGCCGTTCAGCTACCTTGTTTTTGTTTTTATACACTTGTTGCATACGACTATTGTTTTCAAATGCGGTTTTAAAAAACGCGACAAACGGGGTAGTATCGAGATCAATATCGTGATTTATCCTTTGAGGTGCGGCGTGATGTTTATTGTGCATGGAATTCCACAGTGTACTGCTAACGCCTCCTCCGAACCCCATGGTTACCATTTGAATACCGCGATCCACAGACTTTATACCGGTTAAACTCAGGTGCCCGGCTTCGTGCTGAACCCACCCGCACCGAGTTTTGAATACTATAAATGCCAGCATGGACGCGTACACATTGTACGGAACCAGAAAAACGCCCATCCCAAAAAAGAAGACTAGTTCCAAGAGCCGAAAGTATACGTGAATATAATCGGGTTCAAAACAGCCCATGGTATCAAGTTGCTGGCGCATGATTCGGAAATCGGTACATATTTCAGGTTCTATTACTGGTGGTTCGAATTCAGAATTCGAATTCGAATTCGAAACCTTTGGAAGGGATGCGAGCGTAGCTGTTGCTTTTGCGGATCGCGAATGGAATTCCCTAAATGCGTCACCAGCATCATCCGCGCATTGGCCTGCATAGTTAATAATTGACCCACCGGGATGGTTGAAATTGGTGATGTCGTATACGACTCCATTTAGTCGAATCGTTTTCATTTTATTGTTATTGTTGTTGTTATTTACAAAGTTCTCTTATTATGTCTATGCCCAACGTTTATATATTTATAACTGAAATATATAAAATATATAAAATGTCAATGTCAATGTCAATGTCAATGTCAATGTCAATGTCAATGTCAATTTTATATTTATTATACAAAATAAATATAAAAACAAATTGACGACTAAATGGTAACTACCTTGTAGATCGAAGCATATCGTATCGTCAAATCATCGTCAACCAGAACTAGTAATGGAATCATCAGCATCAGCATCGGCAGCGGCAACGGCAACAGCAGGGGGGCGTCAAGCACCCACTACGCAGTGCTTAAACCCCCTCATCGTAAAGGAGGGGTACGGGGAACCTTTGGTTCCCTGTGAGCAACGAGATATAACCGCGGATTCTGCTGAATATGTATATAAAAATAATAGCGAGGATGAGCGACGACGAACGCTTCAAAGTGACAAGTATATCGAGACGCCTTGGGATATCATTTCGGGATATTTCCAGGGTAAGCATTTGGAACAACTTGTACGACACCAGCTGGAGTCGTACAACAAGTTCATTGGCGAGTTCATTCCCGCCACAATTGAAATGTTCAATCCAATCTGTGTTTCTTCCGACCAAGATTATGACCGCGTGTCCAAAAAGCACGCGCTCACCGTTCAAATATCGTTTGAAAATTTCAGCGTGCATCGCCCACAGATTCACGAAAATAACGGCGCAACTCAAGTCATGTTCCCTCAAAAGGCGCGCATTCGAAATTTTACATACGCCTCCACAATGACGGTCGATATGCGCGTACACTATATCATTCGAACGGGCGAAAATCTCAACAACGTACACACCATGCATACAACCTTTCCCGGCATTCATCTCGGGAAACTCCCAATCATGTTGAAATCCAGCATATGCGTTCTCACCCAGTATCCGCATTTGAGCACCGATGTTACCGGCGAGTGCTCGCACGACGCCGGAGGGTACTTCATTATCAACGGAAGCGAAAAAACGGTTTTGGGACAGGAGCGAGCTGCGGAAAATAAGGTATACTGTTTCAATGTTTCAAAGGGAAATACCAAATGGAATTGGGTTGCTGAAACCAAATCGGTTCCCGACCATAAACAAATTTCCCCGAAACAGCTCAATATTATGATCGCCGCAAAATCAAACGGCAGCGGGACCCCAATTTACGTGCAAGTGCCAAGAATCAAAACTCCAATTCCGCTATTTGTCCTGTTCAGAGCGCTCGGCGTCATTCCGGATAAGGCAATTTGCGAAATCATCCTTATGAGACCGTGCGATGGAACGCAGTCTCCGCTTGACACGGATTCCGCCGAAAATTCAAAGGAGCTGCTTAATGCGTTGACTGCATCCGTCATCGACGCGAATGCGGTGCTCAGTCGCGAAGAAGCCCTCCGCGTCATCGCGGGAAGTTCGCCAGTGTCGTACTATGCATCAAATACAAATGCAACAAATGCAACAAATCCAAACGCAAATGCAACAAATGCTGTAGAAAAGGACTCAGCGACGGTAAAACGCCGCATGGACTATATATCCGATATCTTATCAACCGACATGTTTCCACATTGTCGCACAGAGAAGCAGAAGGTCTATTTTCTTGCATACGCCGTGTTGAAACTGCTCAAGGTGAGTCTGGGTCACCTCCCGCAAGATGATCGCGACTCGTACCTCAACAAGCGAATCGATACAACGGGCGTTTTACTGAACAACCTGTTCCGGAGTTACTTTCACAAAGTCGTAAAGGATCTCACCAAGCAAGTGATTCGAGAAATAAATACGGGATCATGGCGGTCTACGGAAAATCATATGCAAATCATCACGCGCACCAACATTCCCAAAATCGTCAAGTCCACTACAATTGAAAACGGGCTCAAGCGCGCGTTGTCTACGGGCGACTTTGGGATCAAGAGTATGACCCCTACTACCAAAGTCGGCGTTGCGCAAGTACTGAATCGACTTACATACGTCTCAAGTTTGAGCCATCTTCGCCGCGTGAGCACCCCGATTGACAAGAGCGGTAAACTCGTCGCACCCCGAAAACTGAACCCGTCCACTTGGGGGTACTTTTGTCCCGCAGAGACCCCAGAAGGCGGTAGCGTTGGTGTTGTGAAGAATATCAGCTACATGACCCATATCACCGTGCCAACTTCATCCGAGATGATTTACATTCAGGCGGAGCCGTATATACAGTCACTGGACGCGTGCAGTGGACCGCGCGATGTTATGGGCAAGGCGAAAGTATTCATTAACGGTGCATGGATTGGAACCACCGACTGCCCGCTAAAAATGTTCCAGGATTTCAAATCGAAGAAAATGGCCGGACTGATCAACGTCTACTGTTCCGTCGCGTTCGACTACAAGCAACAAGAAATACGAATCTGCAATGACGGGGGTAGACTAACGCGCCCGCTGTTACGGGTTAAAAACAACATGCCGTTTCTTACAGACGATATCCTCGCCGGTATAAAATGCGGGGCGCTGCGATGGGACGATTTCATCACCAATATGCGAACCGAGCAGTCGATCCTGGAATACATTGATCCCGACGAACAAAATTTCAGTATGGTTGCAATGACGCATGCGCATTTGAAAGAGAATCGCGAAAACCATTTGATGAAATTTACACACTGCGAAATTCATCCAAGCACCCTGTTTGGCGTTCTAGCGTCCTGCATTCCGTTTCCCGATCACAATCAGGCGCCTAGAAACACGTACCAGTGCGCCATGGGAAAACAAGCCATGGGAGTGTATGTCACGAATTATCACTCGCGACTGGACAAGACGGCGTACGTTTTGTCGTACCCGTCGCGCCCGCTCGTGGATACTCGTGTCATGGGGATGATTAAACTGGACGAGATTCCATCCGGCGGAACCATCATTGTAGCGATTATGACATATACGGGATACAACCAAGAAGACAGTGTTCTGGTGAACAAGGGCTCAATTGACCGCGGGATGTTCATGGCGACTATTTACCATACCGAGAAGGACGAAGACAAGAAAATCAACGGCGATGAAGAAATTCGGTGCCGCCCCGACCCCAAGCGAACCAAAGGAATGAAATTTGGAAACTATGAAAAGGTCAATGCGCGAGGCGTTATTCCCGAAAACACGCTTGTTGAAAATCGCGACATTTTGATTGCAAAGGTCGTCCCCATCAAAGAGAACCGCAGCGATCCTACCAAAGTGATCAAATTCGAAGACGCCAGTCGCATTTACAGGACCACGGAAGAGACGTACGTTGATAAAATATGCATGGATCGAAACGGGGAAGGATACTGTTTTGCCAAAGTGCGAACGCGCGCACTGCGCAAGCCCGTGATCGGAGACAAATTCTCATCACGCCACGGACAAAAAGGTACGTGTGGAAACATTATACCGGAGTGCGATATGCCGTATACTAAGGACGGAATCCGACCAGACATCATCATCAATCCGCACGCAATCCCATCTCGAATGACCATCGGTCAACTCAAAGAAACGCTCCTTGGAAAGGTTCTAGTGCAGCTTGGCCTATTTGGAGACGGCACCGCGTTTGGCGATTTTGAAATCAACGACATTAGCACGGAACTGCTGCGCCTGGGATTCGAGAAACATGGAAATGAAGTGATGTATAACGGCTTAACTGGTGAACAGCTGGATAGCGACATTTTCTTGGGACCGGTGTTTTATCAACGACTGAAGCATATGGTGGCCGACAAGCAGCACAGTAGATCCATCGGACCTATGGTAAATTTGACACGTCAGCCTGCAGAAGGCCGGTCTCGCGACGGTGGGTTCAGGTTTGGCGAGATGGAGCGTGATTGTACGGTTGCCCACGGCGCGTCGCGATTCACGCGGGGGCGTTTATATGACTGTTCGGACAAGTACCAGGTTCACGTGTGTCGCGACTGTGGGATGATTGCAGTATTCAACGATGCGGCCGGAGTACATATGTGCAGAACGTGTGACAATCGAACCGACTTCGCACTGGTTCAGATACCGTACGCGTGCAAACTGCTCTTTCAGGAACTTCAGACGATGAATGTCGTGCCGAGAATTATTACATAGGGGGGCTCTGCCCCCCCCCCTAAAGGAGGGGTGCGGGGAACATTGGGTTCCCTGGTTATAACAAATGTAACAAATAAATAAATTAAAATAAATATTGTTTTTTTTAATTTTTTGGTATTAGAATTATATTCGCAGATTATCAACTTTTTCTTGGATAGCATGACTCTCTTGTCTAGCAGCCGGATCTATAGCTGGACTGTCGAGTCGTTCTAGTGCAACATTCAATTTAGCTTTTCCGCTTTGAAGTAGCGTTCTTATTTGAGGATTGTGAACTTCCTCCTTGTCCCATTCCTGAATTGAAAGTCGAGTTCGTTCGGCTTGCGCGCCTTCACCTTCGCCTTCTTCTGAACCCGCACTCTCGTCGCCTGAATCTTCCTCTCCCTCTTCTATACGCGGAGGAGCTGTAGTTTTTCTCATCTGAATAAGTGGCAAGGATTTCGCCAGCTCCAGTCCTAAATTCATTGGCATTGGTGCTGCTGTTGGTTTTACAGGTGCAACATCTTGAACTTGTGGCTGTAGGACCTGGGGTTGGACCTGTAACCCGATATTCCATTTATCAATAAAGTCAGCAATTCTCTCGTTTTTATTATACAATGCTGCAACAGGTTCGGACAATTTTATATCGTCTTTACGAATTGCGAACCCCAGCTTGTCATCGCCGTCGCCGTACTGAACAATCCCGTACACTGGAAAACTATTCATTGAATGCATGGAGACCATTACGCAATACGATTCCGAATCCGAGTCTGATTCCGCTGCTGAATATAAAACGCGGGCTCTAGAACCAGAACCAGACCCAGACCCAGAACATCCGTTGCAAAAAAAGCTGGCACTTAAATCGTTTGGATGCCCGCCTTCGTGGCCGGCGGAATAGAGTATAACCGGAAGTTCGTATGCGGTTGACAGGATCCACAAATCCAGCGGGGTTAGGGTATACACCGAGCTTTTAATTGCATTCTCGATTGTCAGTATGCCGTTTATTACGTCCCGGGATAGTCTATTCATTTGAATACCGCTTTTCATCCACAGGTTACATACTTTCATTGGCGTGACTGCCTTATAGGTTCTGAATATATCATCGTACGTTTCAATTAGTTTTTGTTTTACGGCAGCCACATTCTCTTTCAGGCCGAGCTTGTTGTAAACATGCAGCAAATTTATGAAAAGTGCAAGCGTAATGTCTCCATTTTTTACAATTTTGGCATCGAGTATATCCCCGGGAAATACGCCCCGAAACACTTCCATGGTATACGGCATGCGCTTCGGCTCTAAACACGCCAACACCGATTTTGAAACCGACATTTTCACCACCTCTTGGCGCGTCTGCACCTGGGTTTTCATTTGCGCCTCGGTGATTGCATTGCGTTGGTGCGTTTCAACCACCTGTTTACGCTTTACATTGAATACGGAGGTATTGATATTCATAACCTGCTTTGCTTGACCGACATCTGGCTGATTGGCTTCATTCGTAAAGTACCCGTTTTGCGAGTCGGTTCCATCAATCATGGACTGAGTCAACATTAGTTCATCCTCACACACCACTTGTGGAAGGCGAGATGCAATATAGTAATCATTAGGGCGTTCCGTAAACATAAAATCTCTCATTCTAGGATACCGAATCAGTTCATCCGCTAACCGGGAATAAAATAACGGTTCCATCAAATTTTGTTTCGAATTTGGATTTGAATTGTCGCCTTCGCGATGAAACATGAGCCGATGTGCCGGGATGCGCAACCGACACGTCGAATTACTATTCGCACGATCATCGTCGCGTGCACAGTATGCGCGTGTGCCGTCACATGACCCGGGCGCAATACACGTCTCGATTCTAGATAATGCGCTCGTATCATAGTCGACAAAACCAACGCTGTTTTGCATAAGGCTCCGTAAAAGGGCCGTTACTCTGGTGAGTTTATTATCATAATCGGATGAATCAGACGGGGTATCGTTTTCAGAAAAAACAATATCGTAAATTTCCTTAGAAATCGACTCAGTTCTTGCGCCTGCGTCTACATCTGCGTGTTGTTCTGGGTCGGATGATTCAGAATCTGAAGCTAAAGCAGAAGCCGACGGGCTATTTAACAAATGACGTGCGGTTATTCGAAACACGTTATAAAAATTTGCCTCCAGTTCAATCATTCGTATAAATTTCGAACGGCTTGACGTGTTGTAGCCTCTGTCTAATAATACGGCCATGTCGACGGTATGATGGTCCTTTACACCGATCGCATTTGCGGTCGCCGTGGCCATACCAATGTCCATAACAGTTCCGTCTGGAAGACGCTGGGCGGGTTCCGGCGAAGATATACGAACGAACTGGTTGGTTTCCGTGAGTACTCCAATGATAAGCGGATTCGGCGCGTCAGCGTCATCGGTAACATTCACAACGGGCTGACACGGAAGCCCGGTTCGATCGTGAACGAATTTCAGAAATGATAGAGTCAACTGGTGCGATAGCCACGGAATTGTTGAATCGTCAACGTATTTCAACGCATATTTTGGACCATATCCAACCCCGTATTGCCTGGCTTGTTTATCGGAGTCATCGCTTATAATTATTTCAGACGATTCTGTAGGAATATATCCTGAAAGTGAAAGAGATACGCCGGGTCGATTTTCGGCGGCGTAGGATGCAACGAGTCCAACTACGCGATTATCGTAGTTCAGAACTTGCGAATCAATATTAAATCCGGTTTGAAGTAGCATACGCTCGACACGTTTCGCGTGAACGTTGGGGCGAAATTTGCGACCCATATCCATATCCTGTGCCCGGGTTCCGGTACCCGGAATGAAATTCATTCGAGAAATTACGGGAGGACAGTATACGGTTTGAAGGTTTCTGATATACTCAATAACGTGCTTTATATTTTCAAACATCACTGGATGCGGACTGCTTTGAACACTTGTATGTAAATTAAATAAAAACTGAACCGTGTTATCGCCGGTTGTTTTTTGTTGTCCGTATAAACAGATGGGTTCATAAAATGATACGCCTCCGATGGTACGTTTCACGATAAACGCGACCGACTTTGCATGATCAAATATTTGCTCGGCGTATCGATTGGGAGGGCATAAAACATTCACGCTGTGTGTATCGTCGTTGTTTGGAATGTCGAGAATAAACATGTTTATTCCGCGTTTAAAAATGCTCGGATTGGGCGAGGTGATTATTTCCCATAAAAGCGAGTGGTCCAATACGGTCGACTCTCGCATCAACAGTTCCTTGAACCGAAGCAGGGCTGCGCATATGTGATAAAGAAATGCCTTTTTTTCCGCGGCATCCTCACCCGAATCATCCGAGATAAGTTTTTCATAGATAGCACTTGCCTTTATTTCATCGGGTATATTCGCCGTAAGCCATTCTCGGATTTCATCATTGTCGGCAGTCGCTATCGCGATATCTGATTCAGAAATGAACTGTGTTACCAGGGATCCATTATTGTATGATACAAACGTATCCAGCGAAATCGAGTCGGCGATCAGTTTGCGCATATCGGCAATACTTGGCGGAGGTTTCCGGGCATTTGGGTTATAAATGCACGCAATTGCTCCCAAAAATGACTGCGTAACGCTGTGTTCAACTCCGCGCCGCAGCAAACAGCCCATTGTAACATCGCACCTGTCGGTTGTGTTGAAAAATCGCTGCAATGCAAGTGGCAAGTGCCCCAGCTGCAGCTGCTTCAGTCGGCTGTCGGCTTTTAAGATCCGGTCTCCATCGCGTCCAGCCACCGCTTCTGTTTCTGGTCCTGCTGCTGCTCCTGATTCCGCTGCTACCAAAGATCCAGAAGAAGAAGAAGAAGAAGAAGAAGCAGAAGGCTGCTGTAATACTGATCTTGATACTGATCTTGAATGTTCCTCTTCTTTGATTTTCCGGTTAAGTTCGTCCAAAGGTGGAATGATTCCGGTAACTAAAATTTCATTTTGCCAGTTTGGAATGATGCCTCTACCATATGTTGGAATATTCAATTGGGGCGGAGGAGGAGCCAATTTGGTTTTATCATTTGCGTCCTTTGCTTCCTTTGCGTCCTTTGCCCGTTTCTTTTCCTCTTTATACTTTTGAAGCAGCGCTTCGTGTCTTTCTTCGGCGTCCCGTTTTTGTTGTTTGATTTTCTTCATTTCTTCTCCACTGACGCGAATCGAATTAAGCATTTGGCTGAAACAACACGGCATTTTTCGTCCATCCTTTTCTTCAACTAAACCGGGGAAAAGTGGAGTATAAACACCATCGACTGAAAACTCTTCAATGTAGGTAGGTAACTTACCGCTGTTTGCAGTTTTCAATCGCTCAACGTCAGCGTCGGTTATAATACTACCTTTCGCGCTATTCCAGTAACGAGGACAAATGTACCACCGCATTTTATTTCGAGTGCTTCCAAACCGAATCGCATAAACCACCGGTTTTCCATTCAATTCGCCACTGTATCTCCAAAAACTGGTTTTATCCCAATCAATCTCGCCGTTTTTCATGACATGTGGCCAATCTCTCTCACTGTCCCTACTCAGTATGCCCGACGTTTTTTCATATGCTTCCATTTCTTTATCGGTCAATGCGATTGGCTGGTTTTTGTTCATGTTTGATTTGGACCGACGAGTACAGCAGCTGGCGTACAATTTGGTTCCAGCTCCGGGCTCAGAATCAAACAGATCGGGATCGGTGTTTTTGAGTATAGAAAGCAAACTTTTTGGCACCATTCCAAACTCGTCGCCGCGGCCCGAATCGATCGCCATTACAGGGGCTGCAGCATCATCGCCTGACTCAGAAGACGAAGAACTTCTTCGGTCTGAGCCGCGACTCAGGCCACGGCCTCTACCGCGACCGCGACCGCGACCGCGACCACGGCCACGGCCACTGCCTCCGCGACCCCTACTTCTACTTCTACTCCTACTCCTACTTCTACTTCTACTTTTAGCCCCACTTCTTTTACCGCCACTAAAATTAAATTCATCATCTGAAGAATCGTCAGATAATTTTACTGCAGTTGTTTCCGGACTCTCTCTAGGCAATGGTATTCCCGCTGCCGCCGCTGCTGCTACCGCCGCTGCTGCAGCTTCTCCGGTGGAGGGCATTGCCAGATTCGCGGTGGGATTTAAGGGGGCGCTTGACGCCACCGCGGTGGGGTTTAAGGGGGCGCTTGACGCCCCCTCAAAACACATTTCTTGTATCGTTTCTCTCGAAATATTCGTCATCTCTTCGTGAAAAACGCGCATGAATGAGTCCACGTAAATGGGGACGGTGCTCAACATGTGGACGCAGGTTATCCCCGACACGATAATCAGCGTATATGGTCCATTATTCTTATCCAAATTTCCCATCTGGAAAATGAGTTTTAGTCCATTCGACTTGCTCGTATTACCCACCGCCGTGACTCGATTGTAATCAGACACTCGTTTAAAATCATAAACCGATGTGGTTGTTTTACCACCGTCGGTTGGGATATTTTGTTGGCCCGGTTCCGGGAGAAGCACGCTGCTTCCGCATTTGGAAATTAACTTGAAATCGACGCGTTTCGAATGTTTTATTTTGAATTCGTATCGCATGTTGACTATTTTCACGTGATCCGTGTCGTATATGGTTTCAAAATTTGGAATAAAGCTTCCACCCTGTTCAAACAGACCATTGATTTGAGCCAAAACCGGGTTCAGCAGACGACCGATGACGCGATTGATTTCGCCGACCGAGCAAGATTCGCGTTCGTTCGTTTTAATTTCAACCCCTATATTCGCAAAACTGTCGATTTCAATAACGACGTAATTAACTGATCTATTCAGGGCAGATGCCGCTTCGCCAAAGTATAAACTAATGCAGTCGATTCGCTGTCTAGATTTACACATTCGATTTATTTTATTAAAATCGCCCATAGTAATCATAGGAACACGATTTCCGTATTTGTTGACATGCGGTGCGTGTAATTTGAAAACACTGTCTCCAACTTTTCCAGAGTATCGCATTTTTATAAAGGGAATGGCCTCGCTGCTACACAGGGTTTTAAATATGGCATCCACTGGAAATTTGCGCTCCATCGTAATGGGTCTAAATATCATGTTCAAATAGGATACACCCGTTGACAAATACGTAAACTGAGACGACGCGCCGCCCAAGTTGGAAATTGTTTTTATTCGACCGTCGTATACGTTATACAAAAAGTTAACATGTTTCATCGCGATACCTTTGGGAGAAGTCGTATCGGTTTCAGCGGTATATAATTCCTTAAGCCGGTCGGTTAATTGTACAAAGTCTTCTGCACTGGAACTGACCGCGGCGCGCTCGATTGATTTTAAAAATGGAAAATAGACTTGTTTCATTTGTACCAGCGCGTTATGTTTCATCACGCGTATCTTGTCCTCGTCATCCTCGTCATCGCTACCGCTACCTTCGTCTTGGGTTTGTTGTTCTTGTTGTTGTTGTTGTTCTTGTTCTTGTTGTTGTTGTTCCTCTTCGTATAAATCTTCAATCGTGATGCACACGTCTGAGTAAGAAGACATATAAAGTGTGTTGTACAGCGGTAACCCGTAACTCATAAGCATTTGTCCCGATTCATCTTTCAACGTTTTATCACTTATTCCCGATATGAATGGGGAATTTATGAACGGGTTTGCAGAAAACACGTAGTCCTTATCTGCATCATGAAATGAATGTCCGAGTGCGGTTATTACGCTGCACGTCATTTCGCCATTTAGAAACAGACTTTCGGCATTCGAGTTCGAGTTGTTAACAATTTTTATTTTTTTAATGTCGTTGTATGAATAAATATGATTTTTTCCTATATCCCCGTTGTCGTCGTCATCGTCGAATGCTATTTTGGCACCGTCTATATTTGAAATATAGTTAATAAATACTGGATTCGTTATGGCGGTATGTCCGTTGTTACTAAGATGATTATACACGCTTTGCGTTGTAAGATCCTTTGTAAACCGGGCAAACAAGTACATGGTAGCAGACGTCAGCGGATGATCAGCATCAGGTTGAAGCTGGTCTTTAGTGATATTTTTTAGTATTTTACATTTAATTTCGTAAATGGTGTCGTCCATATTGATGCGATCGGCAACCAGTACAATCGTCGTTCGCTTCGACGGAAGGTTGGCCAGAACAGCCAGTTCCGACTCTGAAAAAAACCCGGTTCTTTTTATGAAATCGAAATATGCTTCATCGGTTTCGGTTGGGGCTTTTTTATATATTGCATCGTTACCGCAAAATACGTAAATGTTGTGAATTATATCTTCTCTACCACCGGCGTCATCGGCAGCAGCAGCAGCAGCAGCAGTGCGTGGCATATTTACCACGTTGCTGTAACGGGCATATGTAGAATGCACCACCTTTACGACGCGCATGTTCTCATATATTGCAAGACCTTCTACGTCGCGATCCTTAACGCCTACACTCATTCTATGTATCGATTGTTGTATCAAAACTATTAATATTAAATAATTACCTTTACTTTAGTTTATTATTTAATGTTATTATTATTATTATTATTAATTTATACTTACTTTTTATTTTCGCGTCCTCTTTGTACATCCTCGGCATGTGCGGCATCTGCATTTCCGAGTATGTTTACAATTACTACGATTATTACGTTTAAGGGCAACACCTCGCATGGTACGCCGTTTCGCTTTATTTATTTTGTTTCGCCGCCGCAGACTTCCACCACTAGTGTATAACGTACTCTTTCTCGATTTGACACATGTCGATAAATCGTATGGAGCCATGTTGCCACTTATATAGTTTTTATAATTTAAAAAACATCCAGGACATGGTAATGCAAATAATCGTGAAAAGTTTGTAAAACGCGGTGATTCAATCTCCGATCTAATGCTATCGGGAACCTTTGTTTTTATAACGGATAAAATTTCCTCGAATTCTGACTGATATTCACCATCTTTATAATTGTAATTTTCTAATATATGACCGGGATTGGGAGGGTTGGCCGCCGGTATCCAGTATGCAGCATATCCAGTTATGTTACTAAACGTATTTTCTTTACCATACACGGAATCGTATTTTCCATGTATGTAAGAAAATAATTTAGCTTCTGAACACGTACTTCCGTTTGCGCATTCATGAAATCCTGGTCTTTTATCTGCGTTTTTTTTTATCGGTGGAAACATTAAACCTGGTTTATCTGGATCTTCTGGATCTTCTGGGCGACGACCTACAAGATACTTAAGACTATGAACAATGTGCACCCTAAGAGGTGGTTGCATAAGATCTTTATTATAATCATACTCTTTACCTTTACCCTTCCACGTGTCTAGTAGTAACAGCCCCTTAATACTAGCATGTTCCTTCTTTGACAATACTGCTGTTTGTCTCTTAGCATTTCTATATACGAACGGTATTTTTGGAAATAAATGACTTCGACTTCGACCAAAAATACGGGCTACTTCTGGATCAGATTGGAATAGATTTTCTTCTTCTTCGTCGTATATTACATCGCAATTTGTATTTTTAAGCAATGTAAATATCAACCGGATTTTCTTATAATATTGTTCATCTTCTCTTGGGTCTTCGGATATTGTAACATATAATTCACCATCGATATGTAACACACCGAGCATGGCTTTAAGTTCCGAAAAATCTTTAGGCGGAACATCCTTGGCAATTCTAATTATATTTTCATTATACAAACGTAACACCAGGTCTAATACCTCAGTATCAGGAGTGCCCAACATAAACATGCCACCTTTTCCAGTTTTAAACATTGAAGACCTCATGCGTTTAAATATAGACTCTTCGATCTCAGTTGCAGCCCTTTCTTTGATAATACCCATTTTTCGTTTTTTATCGGTTGGGTCGAATGGTGCACGTGCTGCTGGTGGTGTGGGCGCGGGATCTTCTCCCAACGATGAATCTTGTTGTTTAAGAGTATCTTCTAATAATTTCTCTTTGCGTTGGAATGAAAGTAGTTCTTTATGTTGTTGACCTACTTGGCGTATATACTCAGGACTATCGACTTCTTGATCTACCGGTTCTTCTTCTACCTGAGCAGCAGAAGACGAACTTTCCGCGGCGCCTAAACCGGAAGAAGAAGGTCTTTCAACTTCTTCTTTTTCGCCTGTGGGAGTTGTTACTGCGGGAGTTAGACTCATTATAAATTTCAATATACAATATATAATATTACGAGAAATAAATTAATTTTGATTTTGATTTTAAAATGTTTAGAATAATTTTTATATTGTATAAATTATAAAATATAAATACTAATTACTTACGAATGGCACGAAAAAATAGAACGAAGCGTATGGGCAAGGGCAAGGGCAAAGGTAAGCGGTGCTCGATGTTCAAGAGTTCCTTGTTTAAATTCCAGACCCAGTCCCAATCGGGTGGAAAATCGCGTAAATATCGCAAATCTAAAAGGCTCCAAATGATGGGCGGATGAGGCGGGGGCGGGGCCGCCGTTATATAATTAAATTAAAAAGGCCATATGCATGCATAATACGATATGAATATATGAATATATGAATATCGAAATGACGGCATGTTTATAAACTTCTTTAGAAAAGAAGCGAACGCGATCCCGACCTACATGCGCGCATTAACCTGACATAACACATTTATACTTTATACATAATATTAAAAATAAAATATTAGATATAAAATCAATCATACAGCGTATAAGAATATGGTTTTGTATTTGGCTACATGTGAACTATATAATCCATGTATACATGGACAAGACAGCAACAGTTCGCCGGATATAAACGGTCATTTCTTGTGTGGATATGTATTATCCCTGGACGAAACGGAATTTAATCCCACGGATTACCCTCTCATCATGCTGTTGCGAAATTTACCAGTTACAACGGGCGCAAGTGAATGGAGTGTAGAAGATACCGTTTATTGGAAACAAATGGAAAATGGCGCACTACTTCCACCGAATGTTGCAAATTCCATGTTAAACTACGGTCACCCCATCATTCGCAACTATCGGGAGATCATTCGAAGACGTGGAATCCGACCCTTGGAAATAGTGGAACTTGTTACCCTCGAACCCGGTGACGAATGCGTATGCATTATCAAAACATTCTGGCTACGTATTTTCCAACGACGAATAAAACGATGGATTCAGAATAAAAAACGCGTAAAGTCCATCTTGAAACATACGCGGTTTTTGTTGTTAAGAGAGTGCGGTATGTATCCAACAAAATTAACATTATGATATCATTATGATATGATATAAAAATGAACTCATAATATACAAAATAAAAATCATTTCGAATTTTATTTTCTATTTTATATTTTCTTCTATTTTATTTCATGTTGCAACGTCTTGCGGACTCAAATAAACGTGTAAAACGGCTGCACAAAGATGACGCCGGATGCGATGCGGTTCCTCACGATGAACGCCAGTACTGCAACCTGGTTTGGGATGTTATTGGAAAAGGAACACTTGAAAATAGTAGAAACGGTCCAACGTGGTCCGTATTTGGAGCCGCGATGCATTTTTCGCTCGATAATGACACGCTGCCCCTGCTAACTACAAAACGTGTAGCTTGGGTAACATGTTTGAAAGAACTGTTATGGTTTATCAAAGGGACGACCGATAACCGCATTTTAAAAGAGCAAGGTGTTCATATTTGGGATGCTAATTCTAACCGTGTATTTTTGGACTCGGTTGGATTGTCACATTTGAGAGAGGACGATTTGGGGCCCGTATACGGGCATCAGTGGCGGCATTTTAATGCGCCATACACGACATGCGACGCGGATTATACCGGACAAGGCGTCGATCAACTTGAAAATGTAATTTCGATATTAAAGGATCCCGACCAGCGCTCGTCGCGACGCATTGTGATGAGTGCATGGAATCCGCAACAACTCAACGAAATGGCACTTCCGCCGTGCCATGTTCTGGTACAGTTCAACGTTTCTTGCGGAAACCGATTGTCGTGCGCACTTTATCAGCGAAGCGGCGATGTCGGTCTCGGCGTGCCGTTTAATATCGCGTCGTATTCGCTTCTTACGCATTTACTGGCACATCATTGCGGACTTATCGCTCACGATTTCACGTACGTTCTTGGAAACGCGCACATTTACGAAGAACATGTTGCGTCCCTAGAAATGCAGGTTGCGCGTGAACCGTTTCAATTTCCAAGCATTTCGTTCGCGGGCCCGCCCAAGGCCGATATCAACGACTACGTTCCATCGGATTTTGTACTCAGGGGATACACTTGCCACGAGACGGTTAAAATGCTCATGAAGGCGTAGAAAAATACTCCGGTCGGTTGGTCTCTATGAAAAATACTCTGGCCAGTCGTCAATATTCATAAACTGCTGCTTCGCATTTCCTGAAAGCGAGCTGCGTTTCACTTCATACTTTGAAAATAACGGGTTAGCTAGCTGTTTTGCTGGAACGTGATTGTGAACGGTACGCGCAATCATTTTATAAAGCTTGAAATCGGGATAACGCTCTTTTCCGGATGACTTGTACAGCACGTTTCGCCCTTTATCATCTCGAACCCACTCATCGATTAATGCAATGATTGGATTATTTGAAATCAACTGTTTCACTCGGTCACTATCGATACTATCAACATCTCCCATGGGAATAAAATAATCAAACATCGAACACGCCAGTCTGCACAAGTCAAAACTAAAATTGGGTTCCAGTAATGGCTTTTTCGCGTTCATGTAGGGTGGAAAGTTATACTGCGTGGCTGCATCTCCGGATGAATGGAAACTGTCACTGCACATGGTTATATTTTTAAATTTGTATACGGCCCGACCGAAGTCGATAATTTTGAATATTTTTCCAAAGGTCGGAACGCGATAATGTTTTCCATCATACGTGTAATACAAATACTCTTTTTGAGTTTCAATAAACATTACGTTGTTGGTATGCAAATCGTTATGCGTGAACCCGAACAGTTTCTGATATGCGATAAGTGTCATAATAATTTGCATTAAAATAGAAGACCACTGTTCGGGTGATGTAACTTCATCGTTTTCCATAAGCGTGTCCAACGTATCTTCACATTCTTCCATAAGTATCGCATTGACTGGAAACTTGTCGATTTCGACATATATGCCGTCATCTTCATCTTCATCTTCGCTGTCATATTCATCTTCATCATCCTCTTGACCTTGTGGTTCATCTTTCTTCTCGCCATCATGCTGCTCACCCGCACCCTCGCCCTCACGATGATCGCATTTATCGCATTCATCATCCGTAACATTGTCTCTGCAGCTTGTGTCCGATGTTCTAGAATCATGCGACGATCGTCTAGAGTTAGAGTTAGAGTTAGAATCAGAATTACGTTTATCGTTATCATTGTCTTCTTGTTCGTTTTCATTATTTATTGACGATTCGCTAGGTGCCTTTGTGTAAACATTCTCAATGTCCTCAACAACATTAACAACATCAACATCAACAACAACTCCATGAGCCGAGTCACTAAACAACTTTCCTAGACCGGATTCGTCGATCGTATCAAATGTGATGGGTAACGCATCATCAACAACATTCTTTCCACCAGATATAGTGATTTTAGGTTTATACGCTCGTTCCGACGCATTTTCTTTACCCATACCCGTTTGAATCGCCATTTGGTTGTAACTATATTCATCCATATGAAAGAGTTTTCCAAGATTTGAATTGAAAAATGAACAGTTGCTGAAAAAATCAGTGTCGTCGGTTATATCCACTTCAAACCGACGTTTATGGCCTGCGACCGCTCCATAATAATCAAGTCCGTGGACAAATTTATGCGCGTGCAATACCTTGCTACTTAGATACGTAAAAAAACCGTCAACGTACGCGGAATTATTGACGTCCGTGATTTTAGTAGTGGCGGGATTGGATTTGGGTGTATCAGTATCCATGTACGTTGGAAGTTCCATAAGCTTGGACATTTCTATAGAACTGTATTTTCCCGATAAAAACCGAATGGGGTCCAGTAATGGAGAATATTTGACAAACACTCCCTTCACTTCTGGGTTGCAATTGGGCTTGGTGGTGTCCACCATCTCAACGTCCAGGTAATGCGGATCATATTCGTCGCAACTGCCATCATCATCCTCATTTGCATTTGCATTTGCATTTGTATTTGCACCAGGTACAGGCAACACCACTGAACGTGGTTCGAAGTAGCTGTTCAATCCAACCGTGTTATAATTTTTATTGTTTATATTTAAAAAGTTTGTGTAAATGGGTAAATAATTTTGAATATTTTCTAGACCATGAACTGAATTGGACTCTTCTAAACTTTTTAAAAACCCGGGCGAGATCTTTCGATAATAAAAATCCATTGATATAGAATGCGTAGAATGTAGAATGTAGTAGAATACTATTTGTTATGTTTAATATATTTTTAACTCATTGATTTAACGTAAAGCATTCTGTTTTAAAAACCTCGATAAAAAAGAACCGCTCAAATACTTTTTATGGTAGTGGTGCGTTTTATTAAACGTGTAGTGTTTTTTACCAAATGATTTTCTCACTTTCCATCCAGAACTCATTGCTCCCAGGATAAATTTCATAGTTGCGACGGTTTTATTTGACGGGGATGGTGGTGCCGAATGTAACGGATCATAAAATCGCATTTTATAGTTGAGTGATTCAGTTTGGGCTATAATTCCCAAGTCATTCAGTTTATCGTAAATGTCGTTGCTAGACATATTCCACGTTACGGTGACATCGTCCATCCCTACCCGACCGAGAACCATTTCAACTGAATCATCATTGTTCTTAACATGCAGCTCCTTTATTGTATGTCCCGCTTCTAAAATTACAAACACAAGCTCCATAATTCGTAAAAGGTCCATCATGGTAAATTTCGTATCTCAAATAAAAAATCGAGAGAAAATGATTCGTGCATCTGAACTCATTCATTAAAAATAAAGAAATACGCCCAAAAAATATTTAAGTATTCCACTGTATTTTTATTATTTACTTACATATCGTTACATACATTATCGATCGGATGCCGACATTCAAACAAAAGTCTTCTAAAAAATTACTTACGGATACTAAAAATACGATAACCCTTGATAGTATGCATAAAGAAAAGCAGGCCGAGTTTCATTATATACAAACTGAAATCATTCCAGCACTTGAAAAGGAATTGATAGAAAATAAACAATTCTTAAAAGATAATAGCAATAGCAATAGCATCGGCGTACGTTTGAAATCCTCAAAACCTCGTACAGAACTACTTGATGAAGTGTATCATGTACGGGACCGAAACATTGAAATAAAAGAACTCTTGAAAAAACATAAACAATATATCAAAAATTATTATTTGACCAATAACAAGTATATCTTTTCATATTTTGAAGATAAAAAGGACATTTCCGAGACGCCTTCTACTACTACTACTACTACTACTACTACTACTACTACTATGAATGCTAATCCTGCGACTACTAATGCTAATGCTGCGACTACTAATGCTAATGCTGCGAGTACGACGTATAAAACCAGTATGACAAAGAGCGAACGGATCCAAACATTTTTTAAAATACAACCAGTAGTGCCAGTACCAGTACTATCAGTGCCGGTATCAGAAATGGAACAACAACCCGAAAAATCCGATGACCATAACCAACAATTAGATAACTGTGAAGATCAATTCCTCGTAAAGGAGGAGTGCGGTGAACCTTTGGCTCCCTGTTACGTGCCTAAACTTACGAACCTGCAGCATTATTTGCATAATACCGGGAAGGCATTTTTTGATTATGATAAATACGCGTACCGGTCCGATGTTTGCGCGTGGTGTAACAGCGGCGAGATGGTCGCAGTTGAGAGCGAAGGCATTTTGGTGTGCAACAAGTGTTCAAACTTTACGGTATATTATGTAGAATCGGATAAACCGTCATATAAGGAACCGCCAAAGGAGGCATCATTTTACGCGTATCGACGTATTAATCATTTTAGAGAGATTTTAGCCCAAGTTCAGGCCAAAGAGACCACGCAAATCGATAACACGATCATTGTGTCGATTAAAAAACAGATCCGCAAGGAACGCATAACGCTGGATCAGTTCACGGACGTAAAAGCCAAAGAAATATTGAAAAAGCTGGGATACAATAAGTACTATGAACATATCCCGTTCATAAAAGAAAAACTAGGCATAAAGCCTCCGGTCATGAGTCCAGAACTTGAAGAAACGTTGTGCAACTTGTTTATGGAAACACAAGGTCCGTATGCTCGGTTTTGCCCCGACGAGCGCGTAAATTTTTTAAATTATTATTACACGATTTATAAATTATGCGAACTGCTCGGACAAACGCAGTACTTGCCATATTTTCCCATGTTGAAAGACCGCGACAAACGAATCGAACAGGATGAAATATGGAAGAAAATATGTAAAGAGCTGAAATGGGAATTTATCCCGACGCAATGAAACCATTGGTTCTAATTCTGATTCTGATTCTGATTCTGATTTTTATTTTTATTTTGTTTTAATAAATTTATAAAATTTATAAACAAAATATTATGACAACATATATTCAATAGTTAAACCTTTTTTTCAAACCCTTCGTTTTGTTCCGGGAGCGACGTGTTTTTCTTTTTCCACCACCGTCGCTATCGTACTGAGTACCGCTAGCAAACCGGTTCCCCCGATGTTTTTTAGAAATTTTGGCGTGGCGATATGCCACAGCACCTCGTGATGCTGCAAGAGATGGAGTCAGTGTAGTTTCATTATACTTTACCTTAACATGTTTTAGCTTAGTCAATGCTGATGGGGACATCTTCAATTCTGCAGCAAGTTCATGTTCGGTTGGACTTCTTTTCAGTCGTCTTTTCAACTTTTCCTTTGTTAAGTAAATAACTTCAGGGATAACAGTTAATTCTCCGGTTGACATTTTTATTTGTTTATATAAGTCTACTATATTTTTTAAAATTTTAAAAGAATACTAATATAGTCTTTTCGCAATCAAGTAACCATTTCTAAGAGGTTCTTGTTTAATGATTTTCCATTGTGGGCTATTTTGAAGTTCTTCGACAATTCGTTTACACTTATCAACATTGATGTCGTCCAACATTAACAGATTACACCTATTTTTTAATATTTGAAATTCGTAGTATGTTGTAAATTCACCTCCGTCTAATAATATAACATCAAACACGTCGGGTAAGTTGCTTCTTTCTAGAAACAAATCACATTTTTTCATATTTATAATATCAACTTCATTCCAATGTTTGAAGGTGCTATCGGTCAGACACTGTGGAAATATTTCATAAAAATTATCAGGCTCCTCGTTCCATATGACTTCGTTTAATATATGTACTCTGCTATCATTATACAATTTAACAGCATCTGACCATTTGTCGGTATTACATTCGAGGCTATAAAAGATAAGGTCTTTATCGGCATCTTGTCTTTTTTTGAACCCTTCAATAAATGCCTTTGTAGAACCTAGTCCATTCCATGTTCCTATTTCTAAAAATGTTTTAAATCTAGGATTTGAAGCAATATTCTTGATATCGTCATAAAAACTATCATTGCATATTTGTCCTACAGAATATTGCGTATGCGTGGCATAACTATTTTTGTCATTATTTTCCCACATGACTTGTTGTATTGTATCTACTACGACGTAAACTTGATTTTATATTGTAATATTTGTAATACCTATAATCTTATAAATTGATACCAAAAATAATGACATAAATGTAAGCGCGTTTTTATATGAAATAGTTTAAATATAAATCGAATCGATGGGAAGCATTCATCAAGAAGTTGTAACTAAGTTGAGCCATTTCATCGCGAACAAAAAAATACCCAACATTATATTTCACGGACCGAACGGGTGCGGGAAAAATACAATTCTCTCGAATTTCATTCGGGATGTTTATAATGATCTAAAACCGATTATAAAAACACACGTCATGACAGTGAACTGCGCATACGGACGCGGAATTCGGTTCATTCGAGAAGATTTAAAGTACTTTGCAAAAACGAACCTGGACACCGTACACGGCGAAATGTTTAAATCCATTGTGCTACTGAATGCCGACAAGTTAACAATCGATGCGCAGTCGGCGCTTCGACGCTGCATCGAGCTGTTTTGTCACTCGACACGATTTTTTATTGTTGTCGAAGATAAAAATAAACTTTTAAAACCGATTTTATCGAGATTCTGTGAAATTTATGTACCTCCCCCGACAAGTAAGGGAGGGCGTAAGATAGCCGCTGCGAATTTACATACGGTAAAACTTGAACAAGTTTTGGGGTTTAAAAAACACCAGGTTGCGCGAATTATGTCACTCAAGCGGATTTTACTGAAGAATGGAATCTCGGTTACTACAACAGCAACAACAACAACAACAACAACAGCAACAACAACCCCTACCATTTCTTATACACAATTGATTGAAATTTCGGAACACTTGGTCGAAAATGGGTACAGCGCACTGGACGTTATTCGTATACTGGAAGAGGTGATGAGCACTACTAGTTTAGAAAACGGATCCGAAAAGGAATCCGAAAAGGAATCCGAAAACGAATTATTTAGAAATCATGAATTACTTTTAGCGTTCAATGGAGTAAAACGCGAATTTAGAAACGAAAAATTACTGATTTTATTTATTCTTTATTTTATTGTGTTTCGTTCAGAACTTGATTTAAAAAATATCACATTCATTTAAAAATCATTGAATTCATTAAAATCATTAAGAAAGAAAGAAGAAATAATAAATGGATGACTATTCAATCACCAATTTATACGAGTCAAGAAACGATTTTGCAGCTCGTCTGGTAAATTTACTCACGCCTCAAATGATCCACGGGTTTCAAACCATGTTTGATGAAGCATGGAAACTTTGCATTGAAAGCGACGAAAAGGACAAGTATCTTATGACGTTTCAAAACTTTTTGTCACGCGTGCCCAAATGGAATTCGACCATTATAAGCACCGAGTGCGCGCGTATCAAGGAAGCGAGTTCGTGCAACTACTTGGAAGATCTGATTGCGTGCGTTCATGTAGTGCAGCTTAAAAGTTTGACGTGCATGCGCGTTGGAATGAAAAATAAAAAAATAAATATAGACGTGCCCAAAGCTACCGACTTTATTCATAACGCATACATTCACTGTGCACGAAAACTGTATGCCAATATGTATTTGTACGAAAAAAACAACAATTCACTTGCCACCCAGCGCAACCGGCGCGAAATTGAACTTATTGTAAAAGAATGCATTTTAAATGCCATGCGCGAGACGATACCCATCGAAAAACTTATCCGAAGCTATATGGATCCAACCATTGAAGAAGACGTCGAAGTAAGCGAAGAAACTAAAATCGTCAATGAAGAGCCGATCATTGAATCCAATGGATCGAGTTCGGGGGTCGATGTTGATGTTGAAATGCCGGAACTAGCGCCGTCAAATTCCAAATTGACGACGACAGCATCAGGCGCTGATTCCGACGCTTCGGAAAAAGAAGGTGTCTCGGTTTTGGAAACGTTGGAACAGGAGCGACTAAAAACCGCGGAAGCGAAAGAATTGGAAGCTATGCGTGAAATACTCGCCGACGTAGAATCCAGTTCCACTGAAGAACCTTCTTCTGTGGGAGCCGAAGTAAAGTTTAGTGACAACATTATGGTGAAATCCATCGAGACAGACGATGCGGAGGCGGATAGGGAAAGCCGCCGCGGATACCTTGATGATGGAGATGACGAAGATGACAGAAACACGATTAAAATCGGCGACGCTGTAAGTCTGGATATCGGCGCCGAATCGGTTGTAGACGGCGACAGTATCAGCATCTTGGACGACATTCAAGTTCTATCATGAACGAATGAACATGATTTCGGGTTTAGCAAATAATTTTTTAAAATAAATTATATATTATTATAGATAATATATAGTATATAAATTATAACTTAAACATGGTTTCAAAGTCAAGACAAATAAAACGTCGTCATCGACGGCACTACGCGGGTGGTAATCCGGATAATTCCGTATGCCCATCTTTAAAAACGAAGGACGAATGCGTAGTATGCAAATGGAATGCCAAAACATCCAAGTGCGGACAAGCGCAGAAACCTGGTTCTAAAAAAGCATCCCCAAAGCCTAAGCCAGCATCCGCATCTAATCCCAAGTGTCCGTCTTTAGATAAATCTTCATGCGATTCCAACGCCGACTGTTTATGGAACGATAAAATCGGCAAATGTCGCAAACGCACCGTTAAAAAAGCTGCCACCACGGCTAAGGCCAGTGCCAAAGCCAAGTCTAAGAGTCCGGTCAAGGTTAAGGCAAAGAGTCCCAGCCCTAGTCCTAGTAATAGTCCTATAGAAATACCAGAAAATAAAAAGTTTAGAGAAATGAACCTGGAAGGTGCCGATTTCAGTGGTATGGATTTAGGAAAGGTTCTATTTTTTTCATGTAACTTGAAAAACGCGAAATTTCAAAATGCAGACCTTACTGATGCGAAATTCAGCATGTGCAATTTAGAAGGAGCCAATTTTAGTGGTGCAAAAATTATAGATGCCGAGTTCAGTCACTCTTACGTTGGGGAATCTCGTGCTTACAATCTAGGTGTCAAGCCAAAACCATTAATATGTACGAATTCGACTATTAAAAGTACCTGGTTCCAGAATTGCCGTTTTGGCAATTCAAATTATAGTGGAACCACTTTTGAATTCTGCGATTTTGAAGGATGTGAATCAGAAGATGCCAATTTTAGCGGATGCAAGTTTACTCATGATCCTGCTATTGTAAGAAAACATGTCTCAACCTTAACCGTAATTAGAGAATGCAGATTTCAGTTATCAAATTTTACCAATGCCGATTTTAGGGGTTGCGATTTTAATTCAAGTGGAGATGATAACTTTGAGGGTTGTGCAACTGATGAAGACTGCGGGAATCACTTTAATGGTTGTATTTTCACTGGTGCGAAATTCCCTGAAAAGGTAAACATGTGCAGTTTCTCCGACGCGGTCCTTACCGGGTCGGATATAAGCGACCCGAAGAAGGATATTCAAGGCTGTTATTTTGATGCGACTACGGAAGCAGATGATGTGGAAGAGTTAAAGAGGCGCGCGATACCACCCGAGGACGATGATGACGATGACTGGATGGCACCAGTTAAACAAAAAACCCCATCCCCTCCTCGCGTTAAAACTCCATCTCCTGTTAAAAGGGCTGCGTCACCGGTTAAAAGGGCGGCATCTCCTCTAGCAATGAATGCCAATCCCAAATGCATTAAGCAAACGCAGAAGAAGTATCTGGAACGACCGAGCCCGCCATATTCTGCAACGGATTGTCCCGGGATGACACTTCCAGGAAATGACGGTAAAGTATACGTCTCAGTTGCCAATGCAAAAGGCGTGTACGCCTGGAAACTACAGAAATAAATTTTTGATGGTAAACATCATAATTATAAAAAATAATATTTATTATAATTATAAGTAATGTCAGTGTCAGACTACAGCGATTTTGGTATTGCCCAGCTTTCGGATATTCAAAATTTACTACGGAAAAAATATAGACTGCCAGAGTCGAAATTTCTAAAAGTTGATAACATCATACACACGAAGGTACAATTTGAATCATACAGTGAGCTCGCAACACTTTTAAAACTAGAAGATGAGTTTATAATGTTTGGAGGAGATGTAGATTTTTACGTCCTACCAAAACATGCATCGATTCAAACAATTTGGAACGATACTACTAGCAAACAAGTGCAATACATAAACGATTTAATTGAGTTAATTAAAACTAAAGACGTATATCTTGACGCCAACAGCCCTAGTATATATCATATTAGTTACCATGTTACTAAATTAGGTACAACCGTATATATGGCAACTAATGATTGTTACAGGGTGCTGATACGTATGAAATTAAAATTAAATAATTCAATACGTATAAGTGATCTGGTCAAAGTTAAAGTTGGGAGTGATGGAAAAGTTAAATTCGAAGATGGTACTAACGTAGAGGATGGTATATTTTATGTCGTACCAAAATATGCAAAACTGGTTACAGAAATGATCAGTGGAATAAAACTGGTTAAAAAAGATGAACTTGTCACTTCTTTAAAGGGTGATATGATGGTTGGATATTTTAACGCTAAGCCGTCGTATGATGAGTTCGACGCCGTTATCGCAGACGGCCCCACCAAACGCAGTGAAATTTTTAAAAAATTGATAAGTGGGTTAAAAGGGGTCAAATCGGAATCTCTGAAAAGAATTGTTGAACGCAAACCGGATACAAAAGTATTTTATGAAAGTGATAAAACCATAGAGAAAAAACCAGTTTTTAAATTAGAAGATGAACGTATTATAGGGGTAAATTCGTTTGGGTTTTTTTACACGGTGCCAAAATTTGAAGACACACCTGAAAAAACAATAGCTGGAATGAATAAATTTTCAATCCAAGATCATTCTGCAAAACTACTATCGGGCGACATATTTTCCCTCAATGATGTATATGTTAACGATGATCCTAAAGAGAGGGATATATATACCCTTGTCGAAGACGGTATAGATGAAGATGACCCCAAAAAATTTAAATATAAAATCCCCGATCCTTCTAAAACACCTACAGGTTTTTATAAGACTCTCGGAGTCAATAAAGATGCAACTCCGGCCGAAATAAAAAAAGCGTATTACGCCTTGTCATTACTATATCATCCGGATAAAACTCGTGGTGGTGATGATACTATGCAGAAAGAAGTGATAGAGGCATATGAAACTCTATCTAATCCACAAGAACGAGATAAGTATGACAGGAGAATAAACATAAGAGGGGGATCAACCTCAAAAAGGCTTCGTAAAAAAACAAAACGATACATGGGAGGTCGTCGTCGTTCGCAACGACGATATAAGAAGAAAAAAAGCCATAGTAGGAAGAGAAGTTCTTATAGGTCTCGTTAAATATTATAAATAAAATGTATGCATGTTTCACTATGATTATTGCGTTTGATTTTATAAACGACTAAGAGCGTTGGATCATAGAGTAAGCGACAATTGTGTTCTGACCCAAATTTTTGCATATCTTTAAACATTTTAAAAATGTTGTTGTGTTTTGGGTGTTGTTTGTAATATAATATGAATAATGAGTTATTTTTATATTATATTTGTTATTCGTTATTGAAATCGGAGTCGAGTTTATATATTATTTACTTATTTACAAAAAATATATATTTTAAATCATGATGTATCCTGCTGGTAAAAGCGAGGTTACTCCTGTGATTCTGCCCGATTTCAGAGAGTTTAATATTGTTGGTGTGGAGAAACTGGTAGATGCATTAACGGTTGCGTTGTACAGATCTGCCCCTGTTAAGTTGCAGCTATTAAAAATGGAATTGGATAAATTTGTCCCGGACAAGTCGAAAGAAGAAGGAAATGTCTCGGACGTGTATGTTTTTCCCTGGCCAACCACAACAATAGTGATAAGGTCATTGTTAACGATTTGAGTATATTTACCTGTCGCCGGCTGGGTTACTTTTATGGTAGTTTTTCCCGGACCGACGATTGACGCGGAAGCCGTGGATGCGGTAGGGATAGTAACAACAGCAGTATCATTTGATTCGTGAGTTCTAGGAACGGCCCCAGCATTGGAAGAAATGATGTCGTTGAAAGAAATGGATGCGGCGCCAGAAACGAACTTTATGTAAAGGATACTTTGAGAAGTAACTAATGTAGCAATTTCGCCCTCGATGGTAATGGTTGCGCTTTTTGTAGCAGCTGCCCAAACACCCGAAGCCTCTTGTGATGCTTGGACCGTTGCCGATCCAGCATTAAGTATAGTGATAGTAGTTCCAGATATACTAATAACGCCGGAACCAGCGGTAACCGAATATGTGAATGCGCCACTACTAGGGGAAGTGGGTTGGGTTATGGTAAATGTTGTACCATCGCCAATTTTCTTTGTCATATTAAAATCACCCAACGGCGAAGCGAACTTATCAGATTTTACATTCGTCATTCGATTGTCGGCATTTCCAATAACTATTTTAGGAAGGGGTGGAGTCGCTGCGGTTACACCGATAGTACCAGATCCACTTCCAAACGTAAGGTACGTATTTGTACTTACAAAAACTTCCCCCGGCGGATAATTGGTACCTAAAAAAGTAACAGTCCATGGTATAGGTAACATAAAAGAACTATCGTCGACGCTCGTTCCGCTATTTATAGTATTACTAAGGTCGGCCAATTCTGCTATAGCCGTATGAGGAGTAACCTGCCCAACTGAACACGTATTCGTGCCAGTAGATGCTATTTCATAAGTACTGTTTTGCGTGTAGTATGCGCTGGTCGTCGAATCAACCCGTGTACTAGCCGTAAATACTCCACTAACGCCATCTCCATTCGCTATACGTATATGATTACCGACATGGACGTATATTTTGTGTGGAGATTCTTCTTTAAATGTAAACCCAACGAAAATATTAAAAGTTGTATAAGGGGAGTCGGTTACATGTCTATTACCCTCGGTTCTAACACGAAAGATCCTACTCATTTTTATTTATAAATAACTACTTTTAAAGTAAATAAATATTATTATTAATAATACTTTATACTTTATACTGCTGCACATTATGATTTGTAGTCTTTCCGTCGTTTTACACACTTGTTATCAATCGTGAACGTCGGCCCTCGTTCATTTTCTGGAATGATTTTTAAAACACATTTTGATTTCTCTCCGTAAAGAGACTCAGTACATCCTTTTTCTTTTCCATTTTCTTTGGCTCCTTCCTTTTTCTTATCTTTTTCTTCTTCTTTTTCATCTTGTTCTTTTTGATTATTATTTGCAAAAACATTAAAGTTGAATACCTTCTTCGTATCGTCGTTCAGTGTACACCTTGAGCGGAAATGCTCATACCGTTCTCGTACATCACAGTACGTCAACTTGCTGGACTTTCCGAGCATTTTATTAACGATCTCATGAAGCCGGTAGACATATTTTGAAAACGCGTCTCGATTTTCCATATCGCACATACGCAAAGGGAACGTTTTAAAATTTTTGGTCAGGTTGTCGCGACAGTGTTTGCACGGTAGAACGTTCTGAAGGTTGAGGATGAAATTTCGATACTGAGCCTTTTGGCTCTTGGTAGGATGTACCGGATAATTGAAACTCATCGTGTGCAGAAAATGCCACATCCCAGGCCCCCAAACAGTAGTTAACATCCCGTCACCGCTTTGGTAATCGCGCTTTTTAAATGTCCGATTATGACGTGTTTTCGCACGTTTTCGTGTTATTTTGTTACCTTTTTTTTGTTTCATTTGTTTCATTCCCTTTTCTTTTCTTTCTTACTATTGTTTGTTTTGGTTAGTTATATTAAGCATATAAATAAATATAAATAAATAAATGGTCAAAAATAAAAATTGTTTATTTATTTATTTATTGAATTTTGACATTGAATATGAAACGTGCACTAAACACAATTCCTTTATCTAAACGCAAACATTATATGTCCAATTTCTTTGTACCACGAACGAATAACCGGAAACCGATTGTAAGCAACACGCCGTTTGTAGGATATGAACGCGCGTATCGATCCGATGCCGTAGAAACTGGTGCAGCTGCAGGGGTAAACCCCCTCCTCGTAAAGGAGGGGTACGGGGAACCTTTGGCAGGGGGGCGTCAAGCGCCCACTACGCAGTGCTTAAACCCCCTCATCGTAAAGGAGGGGTACGGGGAACCTTTGGTTCCCTGCAACTCAATGTCTCTTCCCGCGTCTGTAAACAATCCATTTGCCATGTTTAAAAACCCGGCATCTGTAACCAATACCAGTTCTACTGCCGCTACGACACCTCTTCAGACGGCTGAAACATATAAACTTGAATTTGACGGATGCAGCAAGGGAAATCCCGGCAGAGCTGGAGCAGGTGCGGTTCTTTATGAAGGTTCTCGAGAGATATGGTCGGATGCCAAGTATGTAGGTGACAAGGAAACAAATAATGTCGCAGAGTATACCGGTCTCATCATTGGATTGCACGAGGCGCGTCGGCGCAATATATCCCGTTTGCTCGTTCGAGGTGATAGCGAACTGATTATAAAACAAATGAACGGGCAATACGCGGTCAAGTCTGAAAATATACGCCATTATCACCAGGCCGCAAAAGATCTCGCAAGCCAGTTCAAATGGATTGAGTTCAGGCACGTGTACCGAAAAGACAACGCTCGCGCGGACGAGCTCTCCAATAAAGGGTTACTGGCGACGACTACACATTAATGATATTTGCATTCGCAGTGTTTATGCCATTTCCAGATCCGGATCCGGTTCCGGTTCCGAGATTCAATAATCGTGCCGACGGATCGAGTTCGGCGCAAAACGGGTGTCGCCAGAAATACGGGATCGCGTTTTCTCGTCCAGGATACAATTTCTCAAATACTCTACGATAGTAATAACTTTCCTTATCGTATGGTGTATTATGCACGATCTTGGTGCGTTCTATGGCATATTCTTCATCACTTACGCGTGCATCAACATAGTCACGAATCATATCGATCCACGTTCTAACGGTTGATGTTGCTTTTCCTGGACTTGGTGATGCTGTCGCGGAAATCACCGGCGAACCTTCAATCGGTTGCGGGCTTACGCCGTCGCTGAATGCTTCTTTTTTACGCCACAGCACTTCGGACGGGAGAATCGCTTGCGTCTCATCTAGTGCATCGAACGCGCATCGAAGAATAGATTTTTCGATATACGATCCCGTATTGAATCGCTTATGGTGTGGGTGTAGACGCATGACATACTCTACCAATTTCTTATCTGCAAACGGGACGCGCGCTTCCAGACCGCATCCGCTTATACTCTTATCCGAACGGAGCAGGTCGAAAAACCGAACGTCGCTTACCATACTCTCGTTTGCGACTTCAAACTCGCAGTCGGTTTTGGCATTGCAAAACCCTCGATACGACCCGAATATTTCATCCGACATGTCTCCGCAGTAAATTACAACATCGTCCGTCGTTTTCGCGATATACTTGGATACCAAATAGTTACCTACCGAGGCACGAATTGTGGTGGTATCATAACTTTCAACTTGCGCAATGGTGGCTTCAATCGCGTCTAAAAACTCAGCTTCGGTAACGCATACTTCATGATGATTCGTACCTAAAAATTCAGCAACGCGTTTCGCCCAAAATAAGTCGACCGATCCAGCTAATCCGATGCTATAGGTGTTCAACCGGGTGGACCCTTTCACTTTCACCAGTTTGGTGAGACGACATATAATTGCGGTCACGAGCGAACTGTCTAGCCCCCCGGATAAAAGTGCCCCGATTGGGCGGTTGCTCATGAGACGTTTGGTCACGGCACTTACAAGAAGTTCACGCAAGTGTGGAAGGGATATCTTTTCCTTTTCAATATTTTCACAAGGATGGGAAGCGGGCTGATCTTCGCAACTGCATCGAAATGTCATGGTGGTTTTTACATTCACGAGGTTTACCATGTCAAGTGAAACATACTTGTAGTACGGGAAGTAATGGCCTCTGCAGACGGTATTATCGTATTCAAAATAGCACCCCGATGGAAATTGAGCAACGTGTCCCGGCGCACAATGTGAAAGCGCTTTCATTTCACTCGCAACCGAAAACTGCCCCGGAGTCAACGATCCGGTGCCTCTGATATTTATTTCAGTCCCAATAAACAACGACCTCACACCGAATGGGTCGCGTGCAACATACGTTTTATCACTATCTCCATCATACAAAACCAGCGCAAATACGCCGTCCAGGGCATTTAACGTGGCTTCAATTCCAATACGCTTGTAGAGATGCAATATAACTTCACAGTCGGACTCGCTCTTGCACACGTCTTCCAGGCCGTGTTCTTTAATAAGCTGCTTGAAGTTATAAATTTCGCCATTGCAAATGAGTCTGCATTGCCCGAAAGCAAACGGCTGGTTTCCATCTGAACCTAGTCCGTTAATTGCGAGTCGATGAAATCCGAATATACAAGATGTATTTCCAGATGGGGATGTATATTTTTGAAACTGGCTATGATCGGGTCCACGATGCTGGATTTTTGCAAAATCGCCGAAAAGATGTTTAACTTTGTCGCTCGAAATGCGTTTTGAGCATGAATTTGTGCGGGAGCATAAGTAATTACTGCACAACTGATAATAAAAAATGCCGCACATGCTATATAATATTATATGATTTATGATATATAGTACCCAGTTAGTTATGTTTAATATAATTTAGTAGAGTTTACAAAAAATAAAAAGTGTTAGTTACACACAAATTACATACAAATTATACAAATACCTGTTTATTCTATTAGTCTACGATGATTACCTCATTTCGATTGTTTCTTTGAACAGGAACAGGATTGTTGGCAACTTCATTTTCAGCATCTTGCACGGCGCCAGTTTCTATTGCCGTCAACGCGAGATCGAAACATACGTTGCGAATCTCTTCTTCAAATATCTCGTGCATGTCATGGTAGTTTTCCCGAATGTCATTATTTGCGGCGCTGTTGACGAGACCTGTAATTCGGGCATACAAATTTGAACGTAGTGCGGCTTGGTCTACCAATGCAATCGCATCTTGATGCACAGTTCGCCGCATGCGATTGATACGGTCGCGCAAGATATTTGCTCGATGAAACTGATGACGAAGTTCATCTCGAATGCGTCTAGCAATATCAACTTCATTCCGAACACGTTCGTTGGACAGCAATACGCTTTCGAATACCTGTTGTTCCGCGTTGTCATTTCGATATACGGCGTGTTCCTGCATGATTGTGCTCCTACAGAGCGGACACTGGTTCCGCGTAGAAGATGATGCCACCGACATGTTTTGAACAAGACATGTTAAATGGAACTGGTGTCCGCATCCAGTCGATACTGCATTTTGCATCATGTCAATTTCTTCCAAGCAAATTGCACATTGGTGTGATGGTTCTTGCTCTTGCTCTTGCTCTTGCTCTTGCGCTTGCGCTTGCGGTTGCTGTTGCGGGTCCGCACAATGCGAAGAACCTGAACTGGGTAATGGTGATGCTGGTTCTTCTTCTTCTTCTTCTTCTTCTTCGTCTTCGTCTTCAAGTAGCTGGAGTGCGCGTATGTTTTTCACGTTGAAAAGATGATATGATGATTCGCCGTGCACTAGGATTGCAGTTTCTCCATTTAAAATGACCACCTCTTTAACGATCCCCGTGCATGGGGGTGATTCAGAGTTGATTTGAATCATCACGCGTTTTCCAGTAAGACTAGTTGTTGCTGCTGCCATATTTGATCTGTGCTCTGAATATTGAATCTACTGGTATTAAATTTAAAAAATCTGAAAAAAAAATCAATTTTATTCAATATTTTAACTTTTAACTTTAGCCCTTACAAATAAAATAAGTATTTAACATTATAACATTATACTATAGTATACATATACATAAATAATGGCAACTTCCAGACCACAACAACAACAACAACAACAACAACAACCGCAAGACCAATCACAAGGCAACCTGAATGATGCGTATGCACCTCTCCATGGCGTGGTGGACGGTGTTTATGTCGCAACCGGCGAACGTGTCGACGAATTAAGTAATAAAATGTTTGCAAGAAATATGCCGTCGCATGACATCCAGCCCATGTTTGGTCTGCGTCCGGTAGCAAGCAAATACACGGTTATGCCAATTTATGATCAATATAAGCCGTGCGTAGAATCCATTCATGTTAAGCCGGTTTTTCAACCGCAGTCTCCCGAAGTATTTTATCCAGGTACTCGTAACGCTCCATATAACGGATACGCTTCCAAAGTAAATGTGGAGTCGACTCTAAGAAACCAATGGTTTGCGCTTCAGCGCGGATCACAATCAGTTTACGTTCCCTCGTCTGAAAGCGACTTGTATAAAACCACGGTCGAATATAAACCGGTTCTGTTACCACATCCCTACATTAACTCCAATAGCACGGAAAATTTTGCAGCGCATAATCCAAATACCATGAATATCGCAAAGGGCGTATTTGAAAATTCAACCCGCGTTCAGCTTAAGGATATGCCATATTAATATAATATATAACAATTTATAATTGAATACCGCAACCTGTATTGGTACTTGTTGCACTTGCATTTGTTGTAGTAAGGGTCATTTTCATTAAAGCTGCAACTGACGCGGGTTTCTTTCGCGGAGCAAATGAGAATATCGATTTTGCCTGGACGGCGGTCGCAGCAACCACGGGTACTAGTGGAGATGCTACTACGGCCTTTGTTGCTGGCTTTTCTCGTACCTTCCAAATATTTTTGCCATATTTTGTGTTTGTAGTATACATGATATGGTACCCCTGTTTCACGTAATACGACTGGCGTTTCATCCACTGCGACTTGAAAATATCATGATGGTCCACAAAGTCAATCACTAGCGGATGGGTATGTTTTGTCCGAAGGATGCGTCCCACCGACTGGCATACATCGGTTTTGGGTGTCGCCATAATAAGTGTAGTTAATGTGGGAATATCCAACCCCTCCGATGCCATGGCATATGTTGCAATAATTACTTTTTTCTTCTCGCTCGCCTTCAAATCGGCGTCTTTCATTCCGCCCAAGTAGTATCCAACACTTGTACCGCACCCTGCAATATTACGATCCGCAATCGCGTCATAAAGATACGCCAGTAGTGACTTGTTATGCGCCAAAATCATGACTTGCTGCTCAGGATTGGTGCGTAATTCGTTTTCAAGTACGCTGAGAATGAACTCGCTTCTAGGCGCGCAATTGCACAGTTTGGTTATCATGGTGCTGAATTTGGGATTTCCACGATAATCGGTCTCAAGTTCATTGAATTCGTCGTCGGGAATGTAGATTTGAATACTTTTTACCACTACATCGGCATCCATTGTGGACTTTTCCTTGTGCACGATTTCACCGAGGAACATGATGAATACTTTCGTGAGTCCGTCCTTGCGAGTCATGGTCCCCGAAAGTCCTAGCGTATACCGCGTCGTCACCTTCATCATGCATCTGCAAAACACTTCGGCGCTCATGTGGTGACACTCGTCAAATACGGAAAATCCAAAATCGGCAAATATGCCATCGTCGTAATCTTTCATGGACAGCGACTGAAGCATTCCAATGACAATGTCTTTATCTTCGACGTCAATTTCTTGACCTTGGATACGCCCAACGCGCGCACCCGGAAGAAATTGCTGGATTCGTTCAAGCCACTGGTTCATAAGAAACGTTTTGTGCACAATCACAAGTGTTTTCACCTTTAACACGCTCATTATTTTCAGAGCCATGACCGTCTTGCCTTTTCCCGGATCGACATCAAGGCAACCGCCTCCACCGTTATTAACGTGATGGATATACTTATTCACAATCGCGGTTTGGTAGTCTCTAAGTTCTCCATTAAAGGCGAGATCTGGACACGGTTTTCCCTGGTGAATACGCGACTCTTCGGGATCTCCGTACGTTTCAAGCCCGTAATAACGCGGTACATATATGGTAGCGGGTGTCTCAATATAAATTGAAAACGGTTCGGGTTTGATGGGCGATTGCGGAGCGTTGGGTTGCATTGTCAAATCTTTACGTATCTGCATTAGCTCGGGCGTTTCAAGCGCGGATTTAGAAATCGCGTATCCGCGCAATCCTAGCCATGTGGACGGATTGGTCGGGTTGGACGGATTTGATGACATTGATCTGATCGATTGTTTAAATTTGAATTTAATATTACTATTTAAGGAATCTTAAATCTTAAATCTTATTCGTTCGTTAATGGTCGTTCGGTTGTATCAACGGAACGGTAATCAATTTATTTAAAATTAACTTTTTATTTGTTTTTTATTTATTATTATTATTTTATACAAAACAAATATATACAAAGTATAAAATAAACAAAACATACACACGCACGTACGTATAATGGAATACTTTAACACATTGATGAAAAAAGAAAAACAGCACGAAATGGTTCTCCTTGTCGTGCTGATTATATACATCATGTTTGATGTTTCTACACCTGAAATCATGGCCCAGCACGTAGACACGGTATACGGAACTATTATTGTGGCTATCATTGCATTGAGCCTCTTTTTAAGCACGCACCCCGTGGTTGGTATTTTAGGATTATTTGCAGCGTACGAATTCATCCGCCGGTCCAAGTCGGTGTCTTCCGGAGGAACGGCGTCGGTTGGAGACAGCTCAAATTCGCTACTTCATCGCGTTGCTCCCGGTGAAACGTACCGGTCCAAGTATATGGAATCGACCCAAGCGGATTATAACAACCATTTAGAAAGCGGAATGGCGGATCAAGTTCCGATGTTATCCGGTAACGTCCCTACGAATTACCGCGACGCGAACAGTAAATTTCAACCCGTGTTTGCTTCCTCTCAAACTGGAATGGCTTCATTTTAACTTTACAAATACGTCACATAAAACATTACAAAACATTATAAAAAAAATATAAAAAATAAAAAATATAATATATTAAGCAATAGTATAACATATTATCCATCTAATCTTCTTATCTTCTTACCTTACTCTATTATGTCCCATTCCAAAGCTGCTCGTCGCGCACATTTCGGAGGAGTTTCTCCATCTGCCAGTATTATTTCCGTCGCCAACGCTGGCGGAGGCGTCAAGAAAGGCGGCGCCCCTCCATCTTCTACTGGGTTTATGCGAGACTTTACCAAACGTTCCGTCGTTTCTACTCCTGCAACAAACAAGGGTCTTATTTTTAAGTTCACGCAGTACTATAACCCTGCAAGACATTCTACGCCCATGTAAAACAAACGTCCACGTAATACTAGATACGACGTACACGAGCATACGCAACTCTCACAACGTGCGTATTAAAGAATTCGGCGCTGACGGTCATTCTCACCGATTCGTATGCATCCATGTCTGGCGCCGCGATCATTCCTGCCATTTTCGTGAAACTCTTTCCACTTTTGTCTAGCATGAAAGATTGTCCCTCCTTCGCGTTTGATAAAATTGCAGAAAACGCAGGTGTGTTATCCGGAGTTGGAATTGGAGTCGCGGTAATGTTCATTTCTGTTTCGGGTTCGTCTACCCATTCATTTACACCATTAAAAATACATTCAATTTTATATAAAATATCGCACACACAATCACGCGTTATTTTATGTTTCAGTTAAACTTTCATATAATTATTATAAAGTAAACTATAAATCAAATCGCAATGTGGCAACCAATGACATTAGACGATCTTGAAAATGTATATCTGATATCTCAGAACACATGGGCAGATTATGGCGAAACATTTGATATATACAAAAATAAATTTCTTATAGCACCCAACGGATGTTACGTTTACAAAGAAGACAACATTAATACCATTAAAGGATATATAATATCTCACCCCTGGAATATCCATTATCCACCTCCCCAATTGAACACGCCATTGGTGGCCCTAGAAGAAAACTGCTGGTTTATTCACGACATTGTTATTTTACCAGAGTGTCGCGGCGCAGGGATTGGAGATGAAATTATTCGAAAGATTTTAAATGATAATTCTATTGTTTCACTTGTTGCCGCCGATGATGAAACTGTCAAAACAAAAGAATTCTGGACAAAATATGGGTTCAAATCATCTGAACATATCAGATGTAGTTACGGTATTTACATGATAAGGACTATTTCATTTTAATTTTCAAGTTATTCATTCAGTGGCAACACTTGGTACTACTGGTAATGGTACCGGTCGCATGTTTTCGAAAATGTATTCTGTCAAATTATTTTTCACTTCGGCGATCTCCGGTATTTTGGCAACATCGACGAACCAAGTTTGAAAATATGACGCGGCGGCCCAGTATTTCACATATCCGCCGAGGATCAGTAGCCGGAACGCTTGCGTCGCATATTCCAAATCAACCGGGTCAGATTCGCTGGCGCCGTCAGCTAACATGATGGACTCAATACTTCCTTTCGACTTGTCGATATCGGTTGCAAAACGAAACACGATGCGATTTTCAGAGTATCTGGCACAGTGACCACCGAATTCGAAATAGTCTTCGAATTCGAATCGATGTTCTGGTTTAAGCGGCCTATCAAGATGCATGTCAAGCCATTGACTAAACACGGGAACTTGCACTGTAATGGAACGTATGTTTACTCTATCGGATACCATACTATTGTATCGTTCTCTCCACACATAACCCTTAGGCGCGTCCTGAATGAACTTCTCAGCAATTACGTCCGGTACTGTTGAAACCATCGCACCTCTTGTAACATAGTGGGTTGCGTGCAACGATTTGAATTTATTAATAACGTCTCCCTTGGTAACTGACATATTGTATGCGTATAATCGTGACTTGTTTCTAGCTATGTTTATATCTAGAAAAATATTTATATTGTTTTGATAATATGTTTTACTTCAAAAAATCCAGAAATCCAGAAATCCAAAAATCCATTTTTTCATAAATTCCCAAAGTCTAAAAAGTTTTTTCCTTATTCGGAATAGAAAAATCCAAAAGATACTTTGCTGTTTTGGGGGGATAAATTGGATTTTTGGTAAATTTTTTTTTATGTATGAAAATTCGGGTTTTATTTATAATCCAAAACACATTTTCGCATTTTTGATAGATAAAATACATACATAGATACATAGATATTAAAACGTATTAAATGTAATTGCAAACAACTTATCAAAACGCAATAATATCATTATAATTATATAAATTATGTCTACTAGTACTAGTACTAACCCGGTAAATATTGGACACATTCAACGTCTGAATGGATTAAAAGACGCGATCGAAGCCATGTCCAAAGTGCATCATCCGGACGTTTTGCGAATTCTGGACAAGAACGGTATTCCTGGCAGTGAAAACAAAAACGGAACGTTCGTCAACTTGACAAGCGCATCGGAATCGGTAATTTCCGAACTGGAGGCGTATATCGAGTATGTGAAGGACCAAGAAAAAGAGTTGAGTGAAGTCGAGGATCAAAAACGCGAACTCACTACCAAATATTTCACAACGCTGCGGTCAAATACGAAAAAGTAGATCTATGCAGAACTAAAAAAAATGAGAGAAATATCAGTCCAGTAAATGTAAAGTGGACTGATGTTTTATTTATTATTCATTTAAATGTCATGTCTATCGTTTGTAAGTTTTGTAACGTTTGGAACTTTTACGCATTCTTCGCCCTCGTACAGTCCTTACAATTCTAGCCTTCTTTTTCGTTTTTTTTATTTTTTTATTTTTCATACCTCCACCTAATACATGATCTCTCATAATTGTGTTGCAACTAGTGCATGGGGTATCTAGTGCAGGGTCGCATGGCCCGCAAGCAATCATAGTACCATTATCATAAAATACGTTGCACCCTCCATCAATAAAAATAACATTTAGAATACCTTTGTCGTCTAAGAAATTTAATATAATACTCGTAGTTACTGTATCGACTCCTTCGGATATTTTAATTAATGTAATTAAATCCATCATCCAAGAAGCCGCCCAAATATTAGGGTCGTCCTGTCCGTCACGAAAAGTGGCAATAGTTGCATCATGCACATCCTGAGGTATTTGAGTCGATTTTGCACGACGTGTCAGAAAGTCAGGTAGTAGTAAGTTGCCAATAATTATATTACCAGCCTTATCGACTAGAGTAATTTGCCAATCTATTGATGGATGGTATTCAACGTATGATTCAAGTTTATCATCACGCAAAAATTCTTTATCCAACATACACTCAACGGTTTTCGTTCCATGATCAATAGTCCTAAGTGCCAATTGAGGAGTGCTAGTTAGATTAGCCGCATGAATACCATACTGGGCTGCCTCAACTATTTTTTCATATTTCGAAGCAGATATCTGTTCCTGAGCCTTCTTTGTGAGCATATCAAATGTTGTGGATGCAGGGAGTTTTAGACGCCTACAATGAGTTTCATATTTCTTCGTAATCATCGCGTAAGTAGGTTCGACAAACCTATCATACCAATTTTGAGCATCTTCTACAAAAGTACGATTCATTTCAGCTATCACACTCTGTAAAATGGTGTTACGTGATCCAATATTGCTCCTTACGGTATGAAATATCTTCAAAAAGTAGTTATCAGGAGTTATTTCATCCTTTAAATTTGCTGATGCACACATACAACTTTTCGCACCTATTCCCGCAATATTCAGTTTAGCTAGAATCATCTTTTTCGGTGGTTTAAACCGGTCTACTGGTCCAAGGGCTAGACCAACTGCATCTGGCTCGCAGGTTGGAGGAGTACCAGCTAACAAGGTACGTGTTGCTTCAATTCGTTGCATCTTCTCAGATAATTTTTTCCCGTGTATTTTACTATTTACTGCCGTATGAGAAAATGCAAGTAATACAACAAGCCCATCAGGACCTCGCATGGTTTGTAAACGCCCGATAGCCATTGCAGCTGCGGCTTTAAGAACATCTGGATGTAGATCTAGACCTGGTTGTAGTTTAATAGTAACCTGTGTACCATCGCGGCGTGTCATTTGTTTTTCAATAACGCATGTTTTTTTTTGTTTCTTAGCTGGCGGTTTTGGTACTGACGACGGTTGTACTTCTTCTTGTTCTTCTTCTTCGTCAAATTGTCTTCTTTTTAAATTTGCCATGATCGAATAAATAAAGTTATAATTGTAAAAATTGAAATTTTAAAATCATCTTAAATATAACATAGAATAAAATAAATAGTAGTCAACGTTCACTAATTTCACTAATAAATATAATATAATGTTCCGAACCCAAGGCACGAAATATGAGTTGACAAAAACTAAAATGGAAATCAAACCGGTTCCAGAACCGGTTCCAGAACCGGTTCTAGAACCGTTATTCGTGGCACCTAAAGTCGAATGCCATAATAGCGATCGTGATAATCGTGTCACACTCGTGCGAAAGTCTACATTGTATCAAGATTTAAAACATTCCTATACAAAGTATGGCGACGTTGAAGACGAATGCGAACCTAACGATAACGAATCGCATAAGCAGAAGATACCCGTAGTGGCGAATTTCGATACTCCCGCACTAAAAACATTGATGATGACAGCTTCGTCTTCGTCTTCATTGTGTAGAAAGGGTATTTCTAAAAAACGGTTTCCAATGCCCAGCGCATCGTCTACCCAAAGTCAACTGTTTTGGTGCATGTTTATCGCGTGCAAGGGCGAAACAGCATTCGATACCATTTCAAATGCGTTCGTAAGTGAAACCGAGTTCAAGTATGAAACGGTGGAACTTCTTCGCGGAATAAAACATATCGTAAAACCGGCATTCAAGCGGTACAAGTTGTCGATTCCAAACTTTGAAGCGGAGCTCATAAGTAGCAAGCGAACGCCCATTCACGTGGCTACCGGAATTGCATTAGCCCATCAAAAAAACATTTTATATATCGATGATCGGCTATTCATCGAAATCACCCTTGGAGGATCGGGAACAGAAACAGAAACAACAGACCCCGGGGCCTTCGCCGTTATTGAAAAAGTGAAAAACAGGTACTGCGTATACAATGATATTGGAGGTACGGAGTTGGAGCGGTGCAGACGCGAGCTTTTGAAAATGGAGTCGATTGAGTCTCCGGTACGGTCCATTTCATACTATAAGGTGCCCGACCTTGAAGAAATATGCAAACGCCTGGCGATAACGACGCAACTTCTGAGAGGGGCAAAAAAAGCGGATCTATATGCGGAAATTCTCAAATACATTCAAAGCTCTGGAATAACCGTGTAACATAAACATGTATTATTAATTATTAACAATAATGATGTAAAAATAAAATGTAGGTATATTGTATTACATTACAACACGCTCTTGTTTATTTATTTATTTTTTATTTTTTATTTATTTTTTTACTTTAATCATGTCCGAAGACTCCTCATCCTCGAATGTAACCGTGCCTAAACCCGTGCCTAAACCTGTGAGAAAATTACCGAAAGGAATGGCAAATGCTGATACAACTATTGATACACCTAAACCTAAACCTAAAACTAGAGTTAAAACTAGGAGTACGGATACAGATACAGAAGGCGCATTGTTGCCAATATTTAAAATGTCGGAATACGATCGTATTCACGATAAATTATCAACCGCGCATTTGAAGCATTTATGCACGACGTACGGACTAAAATGCAGCGGTACCAAACCCGTGCTGGCATTACGAGCGCATACGCATTGTATGGAATCGCATTTCATTTCGCGTATTCAACGCGTATGCCGAGGTCATTTCGCGCGCGTATACATTCGTCGACACGTACTTCTTCCCGAGTGCAGCGCCGAGACCGAATACGTAAACGATACCGACTTTTACACGATGGATGGGTTTGAAGACTTGCCACATTACCAGAGTTTTACATTCAAGGACGAGACCGACCATAAATTGTACCGGTTTAACACTGCATCATTTTTTCAGCTGATGAAGGGTGCATTCACGAAGTTGCAACTTAGTAGCGCCGCGAGTGGGGTATGCTGCGAAGTTCCTGAGAGCGCCGTAAACCCGTACACTCGAACCCCGATTAGCTTATCCACGGTTCGTCTATTTTTTAATAAGCTGTGTTTTTGTAGAATTATGCGACTTCCAGTGTATACGCACTTTAAAAGCGACGAACTCACGCCGCAGCAAGCGACTGAAGCGCGAATCCTGGAAGTGTTCCAAGATATCAACAAGTTGGGAAACTATGCCGACTCGGACTGGTTCTCTCGACTGTCACACCCGCAACACATTTGGTTTATTCAAGAATTGTATGACATTTGGGCGTACCGCGCAGAACTAAGCGCGCAAGTAAAAATGCAAATTTGTCCGCCGTACGGGCAAATCTTCCCATCAGTTACGAACAGTATTCTTTTGATGCATGAAATGCGCACTGCACCATTTGAACGTGTTCGAGAGGTGTGTATTTCTACATGCGAGCGACTTGTCCGGTCGGGACTAACCGAAGATGATCGGTACTTGGGAGCCAGTTACGTGTTGTCGGCGCTGACGCTAGTGAGCCCCCGGGCCAGGGAAGCGTTGCCATGGCTTTATCAATCGGTAGCCGCAGGAAACATTACTATGACGACGGCACTTGGTGGCGGTGGCGCAGGCGCGGGCGCAGGAGCAGCCGGTATATATACGTACAATACGTATATACTCCCAGTTCCCGTGATAAATAATCACGATACTGAGAATTATTATTACAATAATCCCAACATTCTCATGAACCTCAATAATCAGATTGATGACGGGATCCTCTACAACATTTTAATGGCAATGAACAACATGAATAACACGAATAACAATAACAATAACTAAATACAAAGTTTTTATTTAGTAAAAAAAATAAAAATATATTATAATAGAAATACGTAAATAAAAAGGAATGCCGAAAAAGAAGGGCACTAAGCGAAAGTACCCGCCGCGCCGTTCGACTCATAAACATAAATATAACACATCGAAAACAAAATTAAACATTCCAATTCCAATTGAAGGTGGTGCGGCGGCACATGCGAGTTCGTTGCCAAGAGACGAGTACCGTTTTTTAAATAAATTAGATAATAGTCCACTATTTTACCGTGCGGGTGACTATTTCGCTAATTTAACACCGAATAAGATGAAGTTATGTAAAAACATGTATGAATCTCTGATAAATAAGACCGTGATGAATTCAACGACTACCCTCGGATTCGAAGTCGCTAGGAACGGTGGTGTAGAAGACGAATATATGTTCACATTTCTAAATTTACCGTTATGTTGGCAAGAAATTGTTATATTACTTTATTTGTCATTAAAATTGCACCATCTGGTTGAAAATAATTCAAGGGTAGTTTCGTTAGGGGAATCTCCATCCAAACTGGTTTTTATTCAGGAAGTATTAGCTATACATCCGTCATACAAACCAATCCTTGAAAAGTATGGATTTGCTACGAATGTCGAATATACATTTTTTCCAGCTTCCAGGCTATTATTAGATAAATATGAAATACTTGACCCTGCTCGCGACATATCCACGTATATTCACGAGATAGATGAACGCGCAAAGGTTGTAAACGATCGATCATGGGGCGCTCCACGCTGGAATGATATATTAACTCATTTCTTATATTTTAGAATGGATCCAGCATTTATTATAGCGAATGGAAAAAACATGTACATTCAAGATAGATGCGAAAGTTATAATAGTATTTGTCATATTTTAACTATATATAACAAGTTGTGTTACATGCAGAATATAACGCAGCAGCAACGGCTAGAATTATTTAAAAGGTTATATATTTTAGGGTTCGATAGTAAAAACCTACACGATGATGCGATAAATCAGACGGATCGCATAAAAATCGAACGGGTGAATATCTTTTTTTATCGGATTATAACGGGGCAAAGAAATAACCCTGCTCCCGACGAATATCATTTCATTCAGAAAAATTATTATTATTCAAAACAATATTCTTTACCTGTTCCGTATACATATCCAAATTCAGACACTCTCCGTAGCACTGATTTTAATATTTTTATGAGTCAACATTATCTGCTTAGCAAGGTAATAAAATTTTTAACACTACCTGAAGACTCATTTAACAATGTGCGGTGCATACGGTCTTGTGGTTTAAATGACAATGATTGCATTCCAGATATTAGGAGAAATCTCCACCTTAGTGGAGAGCTTCACATAAAAGAGCCGGCGCCGTTGGGTACTAATTGTAATCTGGTTAATTTCTGTCTCATGATGTTTATAAACGAACTTGGTGATACCTACCTTGAGAATCTTATATTAAGCCTAGAAACGATCAACGAAGATATATTATTTTATTCGAATGATAATACATTCGATACACTAAACGACGAAATATCGGAAATTGCAACCCAACAAACGTACAACAGTAATATATTTAACAACATTTTAAACAATCAGTTCGTAATTAAGAAAATAAATGAAAAAGTAGACCAATTTTTACGCCGGGATGGACTTTTAAGTCCGTGTAAATATATGCCATTTACGTTTCAAAAGAAACGACCGAACAAGGGTAAATCCCATCGGCCTACCCTCCCCCCATTGCAGTTTTCATCTCCTTCCCCCACACCCACCCGCAGGCACCCCCCTCGACAGCGATACACGCCAAGTCCTTGATTCAAGAACAGATTCAAATCTGGTAAACTTGTACACCCGAAAACTGGTTCCCGCTGGTAAGGTATCCTGATTGCAGGTGCTTATTCAATGCCACGTCACCGGCCAGTTGCTGGTTCGACACATCGCGAGATGTTTCCTCGAGTAGGGCTCGCATCGCTTGTTCGTTTCCAGACACCATGTCTGCAAACATTACCAGAATAATAAAAATAACGATAAATGGGAGTAAAACGAGGAACCAAGCTACACTGGAGTGACCGTTTTTGCAGAGGCTGTTCAAGACCCAGGTCCAGAACACAATCCACAATATTTCAATAATAAAAAGCGCAGGGGTACTTTTAACATTGCATTCCACGCGACCGATACACATTTTGTTGGTGTTTCCGGCATTTTGAACCATGGCGGTGATTGTAAATAGAATCGCGACAACGAGGTATACCGTAGCCGGCGTACACATGCGCTTTAATTCGTACGCAACAGATTGCATTTTTAAGGGATGGATAGATGGATGATAAATATTATATTATAATAATATAATATTTTTGTTTTGGTTTGTTTTGGTTTGGTTGGTTTGACTAAATTGCAGGGATGAGGTTCATTGCGTTCTTATAATACGTCGCGATATCCGGGATACGTTCAGAAACTGCAACCTCGGTTTTTTGGAGTTTGTGATCGTTGTACGGGAGCGAACTAGGTCCGGGAGCAAATCCTTTTATGCCATCTACAACATTTGAAAAGGCATCACCTATTGTACGCAAAGACATACTTATATCGGATGGGAAGTTGTTTAAACCGTCTCCTCCAGATTGATTGAATCTCATTGTCTTTGTCTTTGTCTTTGCACCATATTTGCAGAACTGTCGTTGCGAGAACCCGCGCGGGCGATTGCAATTAATACTCTTCTTATATTTTAAAGACCACTTTCTACCGCCATTTTGGGAGTTGTTTCTATTTCTATGTTGTTTGCGTTTGTATCTCGATATGCGTATGCGTTTACGTTTATGGCTTCGGGTGGATACGTTCATTTTCTATCTACATACTTATTGTAGATATTAAAAATAAAAAATAAATAATAATTAATAATAATTAATAACAATATTATTGTTATTTAATACTCTTTATTACAAGTTCCGTTCATGTGGTTTGTCTGAAAATGGTAGCGCGCTAGGGCGTGTATCAGTACCATTAAGCGTTGCAAATCCCGTGTCAACTAAATTTCCTAAAGATGATACGATTAAATTCGCATCGCTTTGAAACCCTCCAGACTGTCTTTGTCGCTGGCTTTGATGTCCAATCTGACGACCAGCATAATTCACGTAACTCGGCGTCTTTGTCTTTTTATGGCGACGACGAGATCTACTGCTGCCAGCATTTTTATTTTTATGTTTATTATTATTTGTAATACCTTTACTTTTTTGTACGCGGCGACGATGACGACGGCGACGACGGGTTCCTGCGCCTCCTCCCATTGCTCGCGAATCGGTTGGATTCGCGAGCGTAGTTGTATTTAAACGATAATATGTATGTGATGGAATACCTGCTAAACTGTTCATATTATTTGTTATTTTTGTTGGTTACATACATTTTACAATATTAAAAATTAAAAATTAAAATTTCATTTTTCGAAATGTTGAAATTTAAAAAAATGAAAATGAACGCAATTACGTTATTAGATTTAATTGATTACTGGCTCTAGCGCCTGGACCTGGAACGACGCCTAGATCCGCTGCGACCGCTGCGACTACGACGGCTACGACGACGGCCTCCTTCTGCAGAAGGGCAGGGAGGTTGGCCCTCTCCACCACAAGCTGCATCACCACCGTGCTGACGACGGCCGGATTTACGGCGACGGTGGGAAGATTTGCGACGACGTTTGCCGCCGACTAAAGAAGTTCCTAGATTGCCAAGCATTGTTTATAAGATTGATTGTTGTGTTGTTTTGTTTTTATATCATACGTTTAGAAAATTTTTTTATCTGAGATTTTATTTATTTTCATTTTTACTTTTTACTTTTCTTTTTACTTTTTACTTTTACCTAAACATTTCTCTAAAATGAAACTCAAAATGAAAATAAATTAAATAATAACGTCGGTAAACGATTTAAACTTTTTATAAGAAGTTTGCTAAAGAAAGAAGTTTTAAATATAAATATACAAATAGCATGGGATCTGGACCGGAAGTTATTGACCTAGATATGATTGGAAGTGGTGGTCGAACTTCTACGAATTTCGGTAGCGGAATTGAACTGCTTATGAATGATAAATTCAAAAACGACAGCGGTGGCGGTCGCCGGGGTGGTGGCGGTGGTGGTGATGACATTACGCTAAATGATTTAACCATGTTGGAAAACGAATTGAACGACATTAGTGGAGATATAAATTCTATGGGCAATTCTAATTCCAATTCCAATTCTAAAAAGATATCATCGCGCAGTATGAAATCCGATATATTCAGTATCAACTTTTCCAACGACGACGGAAATGCCAGCGGCGACGAACGCGACAGTATGGGTGGAGGTGACGCGATTCCATCGTTCAGTATCGGCTCGGCTACAGCTAATACATCGGGAGGAGACGATAAGCCCACCTGGGACGGGTACGCTAAATTCAATAACATTCCTATGAACCCTGATATTCCAGTAGACAGTGCCAGCACGGGTGGAGCAGCGGCTCCACAGCAAATGTCGAAGGAAGAGCTGTTACGCGAAAAGTTCAAGCTGTTGCGAAAGCTTGAAGAGTTGGAGGCGAAGGGGGTAACTCTGACAAAAAAATATACGATGGAGTCATCTATTCTTGAAATGCGCGGCGAGTACGAGACCCACGTCGAAGAACGCGAGCATCAAAATAGTAAAAAATTCCAGGGCAAGATGTTGTTGGCGTGTATTACCGGATTAGAGTTTCTAAATAACAAATTCGACCCATTCGACTTAAAGTTGGACGGATGGTCTGAGCAAGTGAACGAGAATATTGACGAATACGATGAGATCTTTGCAGAGTTGCACGAAAAATATAAATCGAAAGCTCAAATGGCGCCGGAACTTAAATTACTGTTCCAGCTTGGAGGCAGTGCGATCATGTTGCATATGACCAATACCATGTTCAAGTCGGCGCTACCTGGAATGGACGACATTATGCGCCAGAACCCGGAACTCATGCAACAGTTCACCCAAGCCGCCGTGAATTCCATGTCGTCGTCAAACCAGGCACAAGGACTGAACGGTCGTGGTTCTGGTACTGGAGGTGGTGGGGCCGGTGCCGGATTCACTAGTTTTATGAGCGACATTATGGGCGGTGGTGGTGGCGGTGGCGGTGGCGGTAGCAATATGCCGTCTAGACCGCCACCCCCGCCCGTCGCGACGAAAAGCGTTAACGCCGCTCCACCTCCCCCACGTCCAGGTGCCGCGATTCCCATTATCAATCGTCCCGATATCAACCTTGGACGTGGACAAATGAATACCGGAATAAATATGTCGGATGATGACGATATGGATGGAACTGGTGGCGGCGGAATGTTTATGGGCAGATCTTCTTCACAGTCGCAGTCGCAGCCCTCACAGATGCAGCGCCGCCCTGAAATGCGCGGCCCAAGTGCTGATACCGATATCAACAGCATTTTATCCGGACTGAAAACGAAAAATATCAACATTCAGTCGCAGTCACAGGAATCGTTTCAGTCGGGAGGACAGTCGCAATTTGCAGATATTGAAAGCGGTAACGGTTCGACTGCACCCATGAAGAGCAAGCGAAAACCGCGATCTGAAAAAAATACAATTAGTTTGAATATTTGAACAGTTGAACTGAAGAATAGTTAATTAAATTTTAAATTTTAAATTTTAAATTTAATTTAATTTAATTTAAAAATAGGAGGATTATTTATTGCTCGGCCGTATCAGCATCAATGAATGATTGCAACTTTGGAAAAAACGCCAACTCGTTTAGTATCTTCTCCTTCGCGGCGCGAATATACGGAATGCGCTGCGACCATAGATCGTTTTTAACGGCGTCTTCCATGATACGCAACGATCCTTCTTTGTCCGCAACATCCAGGCGAACGTATGCGCGACTGTCGATGTAGTCGTCCAAATTGGGGCATCCCCAGTAAAAACACAGCGTCTCGCACAGAATGGGTTCCCATATTTTTTCAGTTGCATAGTTGTGTTCGGAATTGTTTTCACACATGAAGTAGTACTTGTACGACTTTATTCCGTAGAACGGATTATCCTGAGGCAATTTTCCAATATACGCCCGGTACTGGAAAAAGTTACTCTTTCCAAACACGTTCAAAAATGACTGTAGTTCATTGATTGGCGCATTCGCGTACCGAGGCGACTCCGTTTCAATATATTTCAGCAACTTGTTACGCAGAACGTGTCCTTCGTCGGAATTTTTCTTACTGAGAATGCACGAAATCCGGTCAAGTTTATCGCACGACTTGAAATTCACTGAATCGCTCAACTGGTTCAAAGGGTATCGAAACAGCCACTGTACGGCATTGAGATGATTGGCGTGGGAATTCACGTGCATAAACTTTTTCGGGTCGGGATTTGCCCATTTTCCCCACGTTTTCGTACCCCACGGTTTTGAGGGGTCGGTAACTGCGGGTTCCATTTGGTATACCAGCGTTTTCTCGGGAACGTAATATTCGTTTTCATGCATAGGGTAGTTGATAATAACATAGTAATCGATTTCATCGCGGTTCTCGGTCCATGTAATCTCAATATTCTTCCACTTGAAGTTGCGCTCGCACATGTTCGACCATTCCTTACACAGCTGCTGGCTATTGCACCAGTTACAAATCATTTTCACTCGAATGGGTTGATTGCTGTTGGCGGTAGGTGTTGGCGAAGATGTTGTTGTTGTTGTTATCGTCTGCATTATTTCATCGGCGATATCCGTATCGATCTGGATCTGGTCTTGTTTAAATATACCCAAAAATTCCCGGTTAAATGCACGCATCACGTTTTCGGGAGTGTATTCGGCATAGCCATTCACGTCACCGCCATTCATTTTCATAAAACAGCTTACTCTAGTCCTCAAGTTACGCAGCAGGGTTAGTAGTGTATCATCGTGCGTGTTATACAAAATAGCCTTATTTTTCAAAATTTCGATGTGGGCATTGTATTCGTCACTGACTGTGGTAATGACGGGCTTGTTATAGAATGCAAACTCGCCCAACGATAGACCAAACGTTTCGCCGTCGGAGCGACCGTGTATCATGGCATCGCACGACAAAATGAGCGCCGCTTTTTCGAATTTATCATACATGGTATCCACATACTTTATGTGCGGGTGGGTGTAAAATGAAGCCGTGTTTACAAAGACAAAGTATACATTATCCCTTTCTGCAGCACCGTCTTTCAAAAACTGGATAATTTTATTATGTACCTGGTATAAATTGAACTGTTTCAGTCCACCGTACCTGCCAACAACAAACGCGGTATCTGGAATATCGAGTTTGGACCGGTAATTCGTGAGCGTTCCGGCATCTAGTCGGGCTTGAACGGATTCTTTGCTCGGCATGTCAATCATGTGCGGTACGACCCGAATCTGATTACGCAGATTGTCGTCATAATCGGTGGGTGCGTGATACACTTTGAGATAGTTGGAAACGGCGGCGTAGCGGCTTCCGTGTACGTCCACTTCAAACACGCAATGAACCAGTGTGGGGCAGCTCATGAATACATACTTGTCATTTGCTCCCGATTTAATTACGTAGACCGCGTCCAAAGAATTTTTAATGACGAACTCTTCAATTTCGAGCAGAGACTTGTATCCAAACACGCGGTCCGCACTGTATCGATTCTGGCACGATGCGACAACTTCCGGGCGGTTCGATTCGCTTAATGCATTATACAAAACATAGCTTGTGTTTCCAAGAATGGTTTCATTATAGTGCGCGTAATCCAGCATGGCTACGGTAGACCCTCGGTCACACAGTTGAGTGTTATGGAACCCGATTCGCAACGGGCGAGCAGGTGATACGGGAATGCGCCCTTCCGGCTTGTCTTTGGTAATCAATGCCTGATTTTTGCGCGCCTCGGCAAGTTCGACTTCATACTTTTTCTGGAACTTTACGTATTCGGTTCGAATATAGATTCCGTGCTGTGACTTGTTTCCGGAATTAATGTACGGTGTCTCGCAAAGATCAGATAAAAGCGCAGTCTGCTTCAGAAACCCGTGCGTGTTAAAGGCTACACACCCGTCTACCCGGTTCGCGGCGTCTACCCATGCATCTAGTTTAAACGGGCGCATGTTTCCGATATAATGGATGTCATGACCTGGCATATCCAATCCCGGGAAAAATGTGTACTCGTCATCTACCGAGTCAAGGTCGATACGGTTGTAATCAAACTGAATATCTGTATCAATCTGTTTTCCAGACTCGTTCCAGTCGGCTAGTGCCAGGTGGGGTTGAGTTTCATAACATTCCAGCCCATTATTTGCGATTTTCATGAGGTAGTCGATACCGTGTTTAATGCCGTGAATGTCGATATATTGAACCAGCAGCTTCGCTCCGTTCTTGTTGACACTGTAGCAATGGGTAGCGCCGATATACAAGTCTTTATTCAAGGGATCAACTGATACGTCCAGCCCGTAATAATTTGGTTCTGATTCTAATTCCGAATCCAGATCCGCATTGGTTGCTTTTGCTTTTGCGGTATTCAAAACTAGATCGCGGTTATAAACGTGTTTTACCTTATCTCTCTTTTCGCTGAACATGTGATACCCCATAAAAATAACGTCGCGGTTTACGCATTCATCGTGAAGCGCGTGAATGGCGCGTTTAAAGTGGGGTCGAAGTTCGAAATCGTCTTCCATAATCAAATAAAATTCATGGTTTGAATCTGCCAGAAGCTGTTTCCAAAGCCGATAGTGGCTTAACGCGCACCCAATGACGCCTCGCTTAGATCCAAAGTCGTTTCCTTGGAATAAGCGTTTTATTTCAGTGGTCGGGACAATTTCGGCACCGTCAGCTGCATCCACGAACTCATACGAGTGTTGACAACCATCCTGATTCATGATTCCTGCGGATGCGAGTTTCGAAATGCTTTCTTCTCTGCGGTCGGGGCGGCGCTTTAGGTTTACGATTTTAATTGGAATCTCTCGTTCTTGAAATTCAAATTCGCCAGATGGTGCAGGGTTTTTTTGTTCCTCTTCAACATCGTCTTCTATTTCTAGATCTTGTTCTAGCGCCAGCACTGGAACTGGCACTGGCGCTGGTTCCAGTGCCAGCTTTGACACCTCTTCCGTACATTTTTGAAACTGGTTTTCATTATTCAACTCGTATGCATTGGAAATGGTTTTATCGTGACGTTCAGAAGTAAGGCGTCCAATGTGCCGGTTTGTAATGCGGTTAAAAAATGCAGATTTAAACCCGCGTTCAACCCATTTCTTAGCATAATCCATTTCAAAAAACTGGTTCTCGGTGTTAAAATCCCCGGTTTCAAAAACGGCGTCGACGTCAATAAGAGCAGGACGAAAGCTGTAATGCGGCCAATAATGGCAGTTGCTGTACGCGTATGACGCATTTGGGTCGTCCTTATACTCGTGCAGTACAGCCCCGATTTTAATACCCTTGCCGCCATCAATCTCGCGAATCTTCTCGGACGTCTGGGCGTCAAAGTTGCTATGGCTAAGGATTTTATAGTCATCGACGGTCTCGCCATAATTGCGGTTAAACAGGACTTGTCGCACCCCGTGTGATTCTTTCAGCGCTTCCAGGTACTTTATTGCCGGGGTCACGTAGTCCATACGCGTATGAAACAGGAAATCGTCTTCCATGTGAATCCAGTATTTGGGACGAATGCGGTTCAGCATGGTGTAAATGATGTTCATGCTTTCCCGATGACCCTTCTGCTCCGGGCGTTTCATATAATACCGAATCCAGCCGTAGTTCTTACGCATGCGGTTTCGCTCCTCAATGCTGGAGTTATCATCAACGCAAAACCAAAAATCCACGTCTTCCACATCGGTCCATTGATTGATAATGGAGTTAATGGTTTGCTGAAACAGGTCGTACCGCTTGCATGTGGTAAACGTCAGCATGACCTTGACATTTTTCACGCGCCTGTTTTTGAAGTTGTATGACGTATACCGAGTAAGGTGCGACCGGTTCAAACCAAACAGGGTATTCCACAGCTCGCACGCACTTTTAGCGATTTGAAGCCCGTTTCTTGCAGTTTCTGCGATATACTGGTCCAAATTGACAAACATTTTATGCGTGAACCGGTCCTTCATCATGAGGTCCTTATAAAACATGACGTTATTAATGGTTGACGTGTAGTATCCGACGGGAACGCGCGATGCGGTAAGAATTTGCTTGCAGCACTCGTACCCACTGGCAGAATCTCCCGTATAGTACGCCGAAATGGAATTATTGTATTCAATGCAGTAGTCATATTTTCCTTGATTTACGAACAGCTTATCGGTCTGGTTTCTAGAATACCCCTTATATTTGTGGTACATCAAATTTACAAGCGTGTTCATACCATGATTTCGGTATTGTTCAATCAAGGTTGCAACACCTTCAATGCGTTCCGAATCATAGTTGGATGACATGAGCAAATAGTTATGGCTCTTCATTAGCGTGTCCCGACCTTTATCTTTATCGGGATGGCGTTCGTATAATTCGGCCAGCATAAGACAGCTATAATACTTCTCCTGGGTCCAGTTGTTCAGTGTAAGAACGCGCTCGTACCATTGAATGGCGTCTTTGATGTATGCATCTCCGCCGTCCTTGTAACTCTGCGCACAATAAAATGCGTACCGCTCCGCCATCCCTTTATCACCGCCGTTCATTTCATCGTTGAACCCGCGTTCTAAAATGCGCGCATCGTCCAAATACTTGTTTGCGACATTATTCCTGGCTCCTCGGCGTCCAGATTCAACGTAATAGTTACCCTCGATGGTTTCACTTTTTCCGGTTGCTTCAGTGCAGGTAATGAATTCATGCAGCACGCCTTTAAACTGCCACCGCTGGCGGCTGTTTATCATCAAGACACGCAAATAATTGAACCCGTTTCCAAATTTAAAGTGGTACGAGTCCGACCGGAGCGGTTGAACGAGATCGAAGTCTCCGACAATCTTATCATCCGCGTCGAAAATAAACGAGTAGTCGGCCTTGTTAAAAGCGGCATTCAATGCAAGGGTTCGATTATGTCCAAAATCGCGCCATACATGATCGTGAATTTCGCCCGCGACACCCCTTTCGGAAAAAAAGTTTGTAATGATGCTTTTTGTCGCATCCGTGGATCCGGTATCGCATATTACATAATAGTCAAACTTTACGTAAGAGTACAAGTTCTCGAGTGTTTCTGCTATGACGTGCGCCTCATTTTTTACAATCATGTTCAAACAAATGGTTTTTCGGTTCAAATTATTGTGCATATTTGGAAATGTTGAGGGGGTTGATCCCGCATAAAGCCGATTATCGAATCCACATCCATGAGCTTGCTGAGTTTGTTGTTTTGTTGAATTGGATCCATTTTGGATCGCATGTAGCGTATTTTTCAAACCGGTCTTTTTGTCTTGCATTTCAGCAACCAGTTCTGCGGCGGCTCCTTCTTTTTGAATGTCTCTGACATTTGTAGTTTTCCCTTTACCGTCACATGGTGTTGGCGTTGACGTTTGGATACTCATAATCGCGTCGTGTATTAAACTTAATTAATTGGTATGAATACATGTTTTTTATTATTTAATACATTTTTCGAAAGGTTTCAATTTGTTCATATTTGGTTTGTTGGTTTATTGATTTGGTTTATTGATTTGATTATCTAACATACATTTCTCTCATACTTTCTCTCATACCATTCAGGAGGTGAGCGAGGTAGCTTCCATGTCGCTATTTTTTGCTTTTCGGGCGACATGTAGTAGGCTCTGTATGACGCAACTGCATCTCCGTCCGGCGACTTGTATTCATTGGGCATTGCAAGTGCAAACGGGGTGATGCCGCTCGTTTCGTCGACTGGGAATTTTTCATTCGCGGGAATATGCGCACGCAAATGTTGGGCAACCAGGTACGACTTGTGAACTTTTGTTTCTGGGTGCATGTAGCGGTATTTCCATTCCGTATGCATGGCGTCGATCACGTCCAGGGTCCAAACAAAATTGGCGCGAGATGTGCGGCACCAGATTGTAACGGGATGATTCTTGTGGGCCAGTTTGTATAAGACTGCATCGGCTTCACTTTCTTCAGGATCCAGCACGCGCTTCGCGGTGCAAAGCATTTGAACAGCTTCGAGTAAGATTTTCGAGATGTGTTTGTCCATCATGGATTCCGCGATTTCGACGGGAATCAATGATAGAATAAATAGATTCATGTTATTGTTGTTGTGTTCTTGACTGTTGACGCTAAAGCCAATATAAAATAAATAGGTTTTAAATTTCAATTTTTTATGAAGATGAGGATTGGTGCATGTCGCGTACAAGCTGACGCGCCGGAACACCGCCGCGGACCCAGCCGTCTACTGCCACGCCTTCGATGAAATTCGCAGAGTTGTTTAGAGTTGCTTCTAAAACTGGAAGTAATGGCGTATTGGAATATGCCATATAACACTGTTCGCTTAACATGTTGACACTGCGCCGATTCGTGAAATTGTCACCCTGCATAAGTTGCGACTCAAGAACGGGGTTTACTTTACCGCGACCCAGGAAGGGAACAGTTTTGTATGGGCGCTCGTTCAAGCTGAGTTTATCTTTATTGTAGGTGTTTTCACTTCCGATGGTGAGTTTGGAATTGGTGTCGATGTTGCATCCGCCAATACCCACCTGGTGCGATCCGTTGTAAAACACGTTGGGCTGAGATGTTGCAAAATCAATTGGACGCGACATTGTGCAATCCGCCGCAAAGTAATTCAATAAATTGTAATTTGCTAAATTTAAATTTTGAACATTTCGTTGGCTGACATCGATGTTGTCGTTTCCAATACGGGATAAGTTATCGAAAATATATGACATTGGTAAAAATAAGTTTATTTGTATATATGTTGTTAAATGATATTATTTATTTTATTTCCAACTTTAAATTTATTTTTACAAAATCAAAATCATTCAAAAATGGAAAAAAAATTGAAATGTTTTTTCAATCTACTATAAATATGATGCAGTGATTCCAATCTACGTTATACGTTTACCCAATACTCAATACAATCAAGATGTCAAGCAACAACAACAACAATACCGATTCCAGTTCCAGTTCCAACAACAAGTCGTTCTGCAAGGTGTGCAAGGATGCCGGATGTTCTGAAAGTCAATACACGAGCCATTTCGTCAAGGACCAGCCCGGTCCCAACGGAAAAGTCGTGTGCCCGACTCTACTGAACCAGGCATGCCGCATTTGTGGTCAGCGAGGCCATACCTCGTCGTACTGCAAACAATACAATCCCAGACCCAGCCGCGAAGAGCCCCGTCATCAAGAGCCCCGCCGTGAAGAGCCCCGTCATCAAGAGCCCCGTCATCAAGAATACCGCCGTGAAGAGCCTCGTGATTACCGTCGTGAAGAGCCTCGTGATTACCGTCGTGAAGAGCCTCGTGAATACCGTCGCGATGACTACCGTGACGACTACCGTCGCGAAGAGCCTCGTGATTACCGTCGCGATGACTACCGCCGTGAAGAGCCTCGTCATCAAGAGTACCGTCGCGATGACTACCGCCGTGAAGAGCCTCGTCGCGAAGAGACTCGTCGCGAAGAGACTCAACGTCGCGCGCCATACGCTCATCCTCACGGACCTCGTGTTCGTCTTCAACTTGAATCTCCGGCATTGTCTGCTTCTACTACGGCTCCTGCTGCTGCTGCTGCTCCTGCTCCTGTTACTGCTCCATTGTTCGACATGCCTCCCTGGGGCACTACTGAATACTGGAAAATGTTTCAGACGGATGATACCGCGTGCGCGAAACGCGTCGTCATCATTGATGATCAGGAATTGTCGAGACTCCCAGTCACCGAAGTTGACGTTCTCAAGGTCGACTTGAAGGCGGAACCTGTCTGGGGTGACGAGCCTCTAGTCAACATGGACGCAGAGCATCGTCGAATCTTGGAGGACGAATTCATGAAGTCTCTCATCAGCGACGAAGATTTCGATTTGATTGTTGCGGCCGACGAAGACAATATGGGAGGAAGACGCGCGATCAACAACGGCGATTAAACTCGACAATTCAACACCCAACTCAGGTATAAATATGTGCTATGTGTAACTAACACTTTTTTACTTTTTTTATATATAATATTTATATAGTATATATTATAGTATACATACCAACCCTAGTACAAAATGTTAATACATAATATTTTATCACCGAGTGAAATAAATGATATAGTCAATAATCCAGTCGTTCAAACACATAAAGCGCAATTATCCCATACAGTCGAGTCAAATAAAGTGGTGAAGTTTTCACTTCCACTGGCACCCGACATCAGAGATAAGTTGTCAACTAGATTAGGAATAAGTTTATCTCACACCATTCCCATGAGATGGATTAAGGGAGATACGCTACCGCATATCGACCGGGGAGAAAGCCAATTTACAAAAACACATTTAGTTTATTTGACATCCAGTAGCGGAAGTTTAGTTATAGATGGACAAGCGTATCCAATACATGCCGGCGACGCGCACATTTTTAGCGAGGGGCTTGAACATTTTACGATAAATACTGGAACTACAGAGCGGTTACTTCTAGGTCCAATGAGTGAAACTGGTTTCGGCGTAGGCGCGGATCCTGCTTCCATTTTATATTTTCAGAATAGAGCCGATGCAGAAAATAATACGAATAGTGTGGGTAGGTATACGTATACGGTTGAGACAATAAACAATATTTCAGCATGGATCATTTATAAAAATGAACATGACGGCGGCGATACGAGCCCCAACGGAGGACCCTACAATTCTGGCACCGAATTGATAAACACCGGGACTTACTCGTTAACTTATTTTTTATATCCTTACACATTTTGCGGAAGCATGTTTTCAAATAATGCACAAGTGTATTACAAGTCGCACACGTTATCCACGGGTAGCGGCGGGAGCGGAGTACGAAACTCGCGATATAAAAAACGAAGAACGTAATAAAACATGCTATGCTAAGCACCGACCACTTGCCCTATCCGCGTATTGTTCCTACTGCATGCAAACTCATCCCCTTCTTTACATGAGACCATATCGCCGTAACAAAATTCCGCAAACGCGCGCTGGTCGTTATTTACACGAGTATTCGCAGTTGCGTAAAAACTGCGCATGGATTGGTCGAATTCAAAGTTATCGCCTAAATTGGAAAACAGTTTATTGTAAATGTCGCGATTTTCGGTTTCATTCGTACTCTCTGATCCAATAACGTCGCGGTTGCTGGCATCGAAATTACTACTAATGTACTGTTTTGCAGTTTCATTGATATTGGATTCAACTTGTGGATCAAACGCGGGCATGGCGCCACTGCGGTTAGGCGAATCTTGTATTTCTGGTAAGAGCACATTCATCAACGGATTCGTTACCGTAGGCGCTACAAAGTCGCCGTTAATTGGAACATTTTGCCGTTCATAACCGTAACTTTCTCTCGGTTGCGGGTTTTCAAATTCGGCCCGACGCTCCATCGATCTAGACGATTGAATAAACCCTTCCTTCTTAGAATCGGTACTATCGCCAATGTTGGAACTCGCTGCATTAACGGTGTAAAGTCCGCCAATAACAGCTAAAGTAATGAATCCGATTATAAAAAAAGTAATATTCATGGTAACTAGATACCCCAAAATCGAGAGAATAATCACCATCCGCGATCCAGCGTTTAACTTGGCCTCTGCGCTTGTTCCATCCTTGGGCCATAATTCGTGAATATGGTTTTTGTCCAGTAAAATAAAAGGGTCTTCGACCCATATTTTCTGAGAAGACGTCATATTTTATTTTATATATAAGATGATAGTATTATATTTATAAAATAAAATAATGATTATGATATTAACGATTTCCACTTATTCCACTTATTCCACTTATTCCACTTATTCCACTTATTCCACTTATTCCACTTAATAATATCATTTATCAGCAGTTCCTTCAACATCCTTAGGCTTGCGCTTTTTTTCAGATGATTCTGCAGCTTTTTCCTTTTGTAACTGATGTTTTGCCGCATATTCGTCATTTACAAATTCGATTTCTTTTCTCTTCCCACTGCTGCTGATTTTCAATTTCCCGATCGGGTCCTTTGATTGGGCAGTTTTGAACAGTTCGCCGGTCTCGGTATCCATTACATATACTACCCCGTCAATTTGTTTTCTAACTCGCAAATCCTGTTCTTTTCCCTTTTCCTTTTCTTTGTCAGGCCCCTTTTCCTTTTCTTTTTCTTTCGCTTTATCTTCTGATTCAACCATCGCAACTGCAGCAGCCGCATTCGCATTCGCAACCATCCCGTCATTTTTAATAAATGCGTCAGATACCGTTTTTGCATCAATGTGCTGGACCTTTTTGAACACAAAGTAGTTGTTTACAAACGACACCGCTTTCATCGTTTCCGTCATTTCACTAGCTTTCCCGGAGACGAGGTTCATAGGATTTGTATCCATAAACTTACGAAATTTTTTCATGGGATGGGTTTCGGGAAATGCGCGTTTCGATAGGGATACACTTGATGCTTCCATATCAAATTCTTCGTCATACCCGTCGGCTCCGCTAGAAACCATACCTTTCACATAATACGTCATCATATCAAACATGTCGCGAAAAGATCCCATACTTGCTCCATACCCGCGAGGAAGAAAGAGGTCGCGTTGCGTATCTTTGGCAGGGAGCAGTTCAAACCCGTAGTCTCGCATGATTCGTTCCAAATATATCATATTGACCAGGTACTCGGTGTGCATCGTGTTGATTGACTCTGCAAACACGTCAATGGCGTATCCTAACGACGATTCGTCGTCAAAGTAGTCTTGCTTCTTGTATCGCTTGGTTATGGATGAAATAATTCGATGACGGTCATCTTCGTAGCGTATCGTTCCGTCCGTGGGCACCTTTTTAAGCATGTTGAATATCGACCGACCGTCATAACACGTTCCTATAAAGTGTCCGCCGACCTTGGTACACTCGCTAACATTCCGCATAAACGTGTGCAGCGTTTTCACGTCCTTCCAAAAGTAGTGAAGTGCAAACTGTATGGATGAAACGTCAAATCCTTCTCGTCCAACTCCATAATACTTTGACAACTCGTCGCCTACCAATTTGGCATCATGGTGGCGTTCTCCAAACACGGTTTGTTTGATGGCGTGGTATATATCAGTTTCTCTTTCTCTTTCTCTTTCTACAGAGTCTGTTGCGTTTTGCGGCATTTCGCGAAGCACATTCGAGCTGTCTGCTTTTACGAATACCGCGTACGTTGATCCCGATCCTGATCCTGATCCAGTTCCCGCCTCGTATATGCTGGCATCCGAGTGATATTTCGCATAGTTCAGGTATCGAGCGTATGCTCCGTCATACTGGTTGGTAATATTATCCTCAGAAATGTCAATTCCAAGAACGAACTGAAGTTCACAATCGATCCATTTTGAAATGTCGCCGCCCTTTCCACACGCAAAATCGATCAGCGTCATTCCGCGTTTTGCAACCGATGAAATAAGTGCGCGTTTTACGAACTTGTTATGAAAGTCTCGAATTGGTTTCGTAGATGTTATGTCGAGAAGCGTTCCCTGACCGGAAGAAGTTTTTTTCTGTTTCGATTTTTGATAATATACGCCAGTCTCGTAATCCTCGCTCGATTCATTCGCGCTGGTCAGATTCATCACTGGCGTTTTCAACATGCGTTCTTCAACTGGGTAGTGCAGAGAATACCAGTTATTATTCGCCACATGAAACGCGTTTCCGGATTCGCGCGCCAAGGTTTTATCATGTCGAACCTTGATTGGAATCCAGCGCATACCGGGTTCTCGAGCTTTATCGTACCGGAATTCAACAACTGACTTATCGGTAAACACTTCTCCGGACTCGGTGCGCATTTGATAAATCCCTCCGACGTTATGCAGAACAATGTTGCAAATGTGAGCCGACGGATCGTATGGCGCGGTCGGAAAGAACGGAACCGCCGCGTGGGGCAAATCATCCGGAAGTGCCATGCGTGTACGAGACGCGAGTTTAGAAACACCGTCCAGAACCGCATGGAGCGGGTTGGGGGATCCGTCGCGCTCAATCGAGTATCCCACGCGCAATGTAAGCGTTTTATACTTGATAATCGGCGAATCGCTGCATGTCACCATGTTGGGTTTTTGATGAATGATGTCGCTCTGATCCTCATTCTTATCAGTAGTTACCAAGAAGTCGATCGTATTATGGGAAACGGGTTTCCATTTAAATGATAGCGCCCAGGTGCACTTTTTCATAGACGGTACACCGCCGACGCCAAACATCCCGACTCCCGTATCTGCGGGAGTAAAGATAAGTCCGTCGGTATTGTATGTAAACGCGCCGTCGTTGATTTGATTGAGGATATCCGTACAACATGCAAATATGTCGTTGGGATCGCGTTTTCCAGCCACGCGAAACCGTTTTGCAACAATTCGAAGTGAGGCCGCCGAAGCAGCAGGGTCTCCTTGAACTACCGAATGAAATGAATTTTTAGGATCCGCCATAAACATCGATAGGTAATATAACCTAAAATTGGTTGTGTTTGTATTTGCTTCATCGTCGTGTTGAAATGCTAACGCCAAGTGTCGAATATCGACCTTTCGGATGAAATAAATATCGAATGCGGCATACATGTTGATATATTCGCCCGTCTTGCTGTGCATGATATGTTCCCCGTCAAGTAACGACCAGTGCAACTTATCGTCGCGGCATACCATCCCCGTGAACTGTATGTTCATTGCCGTGTCAATGAGGTAGATTCGCCCCGTCCCGTTAACAAACAACATTTTACGCTGACCGTCGGCCTTATCGGTCACCGTGTAATTGTGACGTATATTAGGAACACTGGTTTCACGCTGATAATTAGCCGGATCGTATTTACTGGACACGTTTACGCGCTGAAGCGTAACCGATGACGGACCGATAAAATCGCGGGCGAGCAGTCTCACATTCTGTTTTTGTTTTTTATCGGAGTCGTCAGATCCAGAGCCAGAGCCAGACGACGACTCGGACCCAGATCCGGATTCGGAATCGTCACCGCCGCCACGGGCTCTCCGTGGATTATCTACTTCTCGCCGTTGTCGTTTATCGTGCGTTTTATACAGCATGTAATGGTAATCGTTTGCAACCAGCTGAAGTTCGCTATACGGAACCGGGAAGTTAGTGCCTTGCAGACCAGAAAGAACCAGTTTTATGGCCCGGCGCAGCAAGAATGCCAGCGCTTTAGGAGTATCCACGAATTTTCCAGGTCCAACACGGGTGTTATCGATTTCAATTTCAATTTCGTATTTCGGAGGAGAATTTACCACGTCTGCCTGGTCAAACGTGTACGTGGTTTCCATCATCCACGAATTCGGAGGCGCAAGACGTTTCGATTCCTTTACGACACTGATATCGAATCGAATGGGTGAATCGGCGCTTTCAAATGATGTGCGCTTCATGTACCGAAACGACTTTTTAGTTTGCGGCCAGTTGTGAATCACCCGAGTTATTTCTGCAGACTCGAGTCGTAAATTTGTCTCGCGTTGAAGTGACACTTTGAAATTAAAGTCGTTGAATTTTACGGGTCGAATGGGTTCGTCGTTTACATACGCGTCCGTTTTACGCGTGCACCTTACTCGATTGGGACCATATGAAACGTCGCTATCGAGTTCATTCGTGGTACAGTATCGTTGAATTTGCGACATGCCATCCAGTTCAAACCGATTGTTTGACATGACGTGTTTGGCCGGCCCACGACCCTCTGTGGCCATATTCTCATAGTGAATGCGAAGGTGGTAGTCCCCGGTTCCTACTGCGCGATACCCCGAAGACAGAATGCGGTCAATTACATTGGAATGGTCATTATGTGTGAGTGTGCGAAACCCGAGCGTTCCAAATCGAATTTCCAGTTCAAGTTGTGACCCAGGTGATGAGATATTTTCCATATACAAATCAACAAGGCGGTTTAATCCGTCGCTTGTGGATGCGGTTACTGCTCCTCGGGGCTGCGATTGCGGCGGCCCTCGCTGATCATCTCTTCGTCCGTATGGGCGCCTAGATGCGTCTTGTCTTATATTTCCACGGTTCATTATCTAAATCTATGGTTTATAGTATAATAGTACTGTTTATAATATATAAGTTGTAATTAAGCATTTTTAGATCAATTTTTATTTTTTTTCATAAATTTTCATAAATTGTTGATCTGGGATGACCAACCAACAATAAATAAAACAAGTTAAAGATATATTTTTATAAGGTTAAGTATAAGAGCACTCAACAACTCACAACCCAACTCAACTCAACTCACTTTTACGAAAAAATGAAATATAACGGTGGACTTGCATTGGCTCTATGCTTACTTTTTACAACAACGACTTTAGCAGTTCCTGTATCTATTAAACCCGATGTGATTGTCACCCATAAGGTATTGAACCCAGCGCAGATCCCGATGGAGTGCGACGGATGCAAATGGTTTATCGGAAAATCGCAAGAGTTTTTGAAAACACGCGAACCGCGCCTCGAGAATATTACGGAAGGAGTATTGGAGTCGGGTATATGTTCGCATTTACCGACGACTGAAGGAGCATACTGTAATAGCCTGATTGGAAAGTACGTCCCGTTTGCATTTGACTCGCTTGTAACTAAACTATTGGATCCCGCATTCATATGCACTGAAGTGATTCCGCTATGTTCTGAAACGGCGTTGTTTAAAGACGACCATCTCGAAAGAAATTCGCAAACTACAACTGCATGCCACAGTGCAGTTCAGAGTGTTTCTGATTACCTTTCACAAAAATCATCGTATGATAAAATTGCCGAATCAATCGATACGAATTGCGTGCATGAAAATCCGCTAGAGCGTTTCGCGTGTAAAGCGGTCGCAAATAACGTTACTGTAGCAGTTCTTGATGAAATTTTGAAAATGGCATTCAATGGCAAGACTGTATGCGATGACGAGTCTTCATCCTATATTTTTGAATCTACCCATAGTCGAAAACTGTTAGGAATTTTCAGTAAGATTTTTAGGAGGTCACCCCCTCCGCCGCCACCAGCACCAAAGCTTGCATCTAGACCAGCTCCCGTTCCAGCACCAGCACCTAAAGCAACGCCTAAACCAGCTCCCGTTCAAGCGCCTAAGCCAGCACCTAAACCGGCTCCTGTTCAAGCGCCTAAAGCAACGCCCAAGCCAGCACCTCCAGCACCTAAAGCAACGCCCAAGCCAGCACCTCCAGCACCTAAAGCAACGCCCAAGCCAGCACCTACTCCAGCACCTAAAGCAACGCCCAAACCAGCTCCTACTCCAGTACCCACACCCAAGCCAATTACCATTCCAGCACATTCTTCGTCTAAACCCAATACGGTAGTAATTTCAGGTGTTGCGGCAGCTGCGGCAGTCACAGTGGCGGCTGCAGCAGCAGCAGCAGCAACCGTGCAGGCACGCGGTCTCATGTCGGTTTATTCGATTTATATGACATGCGACAACGAATTTGATTTGTATGTCAATGAAAATAAGGTTGGTCGCGGAACAAGCTGGACCACTACGTACCACTTCATTCCAACTATTACCGCGGGTGACGTCATTGCACTTGATGGTGTTGACCGAGGCGGCCCTGCTGCATTTATCGGTAAATTTGGAAACACTGTTACCAAACCATCCGACTGGAAATGTTCTACCCAATCTGAAGCCGGATGGAACAAAAACAATTTCGACGACTCTAAATGGGCAAATGCAAAGAGTTATGGTAAAAACCAGGACTCAAATATATGGAGATCGGTCGGCGGAGGCGCTAGACCAAATATTCCAGGAGACGCCGAGTGGCTATGGACCAGCAACAATGAAAATCACGACCGAGTATACTGCCGGTTCTTTCCATTTGGAAAATTGGCACCCGCGAAACCAAGTGCAAAACCAACTCCAGCTCCTGCTCCTGCTACTTCTCCTACTGTTGCTGCTTCGGTAAAACCAATTGCAGTACCGACTCCGGTTGTCGTTGTTTCGGTAAAATCAAGTCCTTCTACTGTTGCGGCTTCTGTAAAACCAAGTGCACCAGCGGTTGTTGTAACCACTACCCACCAGGCAGTTGTAACTGAAGTCAATAATGGAAATGCGAAATCGAATGCCAAGTTGACGAAATTTCAAGAAACGATTGTCCGTGTTATGAAAGACACGAGCGACCAGCAGATAAAACTTGAAGCGGAAAATAAACGAAATTTTCAGGGGGCTAGCCAAACGCTTTCTTTGGAAACTGCAAGGCTTGAAAAGGAAAAGACTCAGCTCAAAAAAATATACGATGAAAGTGTACGTTTAAATGCGACGATTCAGACGCATTTTAAAAAGATTATATCGGATACAGCTTATCTCAACTCGCTTGATGCGATGAAACCCGAATTCTTGAAGTCGCTTGATAATTTGTGGGGTCATATCGGCTCTGTGAAAAATACCGTCAGTGTCAAACTTGTCGGCGACAACTATAAAACCGAAATGATACACTTATTGGACGGAATTCATGCAAACGTTAGAAACATTAGCGGATACGTGGCAACCGCATTCATTAACCATTACAATAAATACCGGGCGCTCATACAAAATGAAAATACGCAGTACTCGGTAGAAATGTCTAGGTTGGCTGCGCTTTCTGCAGAGTATAAAGTAAGCCAGCAAAAGGTCGCCGATATTCAACGTGATCGCGCTCGTATTCAGGATATTGTGAATGAATTCAAGACGGCGTATGACATGTCTGCGGCCCAGCGCGACGATTTCGACAAATTGGTCAAAAAAATAATGGAACTTTTTGATAACAAAAAATGCACAGAATAACGCGCATACCTCCATTTCTTTATATTTATTATTTTGCCATAAAAACAATATAAATTAAACTTGTTTATACGAGTATAATTTATCGAATATTAAATACTTACAAATACAAAGTTGCAATGGGAGCTACGCAATCCGTTTCATTGAATGAAACCTACGAGCTCGCACTAACACCGTCCCTCTTTAAATATGACGACGAGGCAGGCGAAGATACGGCGATTGACGTGTCTGAAGAGCACACCGATAAAATAGCAACGTATATTAGTAGCAAGGAATTTAAGCACGACGTTGAGCTGATTACAGATGTTAGTATTCGACCCAGCCGCGAAAATGCGAATACCGTACAGCTCAAGTTCAAACCATCCGGCTTCAAGTATTCGGCATCGGATTGCGTGGTACTGGTTACGGGAAAGTGGGGATCCACTCTAAAGCAGCGAAAGCAATCAGTTAAAAAATCGGCTGCGGCAGCGGGTGCAAATAAAAAAGAAAAAGAGAAGGAAAAATCATCTAGCGGAAGCCATCTTGCAATGATGGGGTCGGATGACGATGAGCCCGTTAAAACCGAATTTGAAAAGGATTTGGAAGATATTAGCGTTTCCGACGTTATTGAAAAAATTCAAGAAAATATGCACCATGAGGCATATATGGAACATAAACTCAAGGGACAGATTTTTATTTGTTTTAAAGAAGACATTGAATTGAAAAAGGTGAGTATTGATAACTAAAGTAAGTAAAATTAAAATATCTTTATAGACTATCTATACTATAACTAAAAGAATAATGGGGCTCAAACAATTACTACATACCGAAACCGGCGGATATATTATTTCCGTGATTTTAGGCCTAGGCCTTGCGTCGCTTTTTAGAAAGGCGTGCAATGACAGAACGTGCATAAAATTCGACGCACCGTCGTCTGAAGACATTAAAAACTTTGTTTATCGGTACAATGATGACAAATGTTTAAAGTATACGCCACGGGCAATCAAATGCGACGATGCTACGCGACACACAGTCAACATTGCATAAATATATGAATTCGCAATGCGTAATTATACACATACTTGTTTCTAAGAAGTATGTATATAAAGATAAGGTAAATATCTCAACTATAACCGCTTATTTATTTAATTTTAAATTCAAATTCATTCATTACTTATGGATACAACCAGATTAGACGAACTCCCGGTTCATAATAACTCTACGGCTGCATTAGGTGGCGGCGGCGGCGCAGGAAACAATATCGTTATGCAACAGTACGATCCAAATATGATTCCGAACGGAGGAGGAGGAGGAGGAGGAGGTCCCGATCCACGCCAGTTGGCAATGAACGGCGCACCGCCGCCCGGGATTGATCAGCGAACACTGAACGAGCTGGTATCGGGCGTTCAGCGTGCCAGTGGAGCGGGAATGACGTCTCTGCCATCGAGAGATATTCCAAGAGACAGTCTCTCCATGCAACACGATGATCAAATTAAACCCAACTATATTCCGCGTGACCGCGGCCATGGGCAAGGCCAAGGGGAGGATGATTATATTTCTCGGTACGAATCAACTGACGAAGTTCGAGAGAATAACCGCCGGTCTAAGAATAAATCGGATACACTCGAAACCCTGTACACGGAATTTCAGATGCCGATTTTGATCGGGGTCATTTATTTCATGTTTCAAATGCCCGCACTTCGTACCGCGATTATGCAGTTTTTGCCGTCCATGTTCAACAAGGACGGTAATATGAACTTACAGGGTCTAGTATCCATGAGCGTTTTATACGCCGTAGCATACTACATCCTGACAAAAATAATAAACGCGGCTGAGGGGATGTGATTATCTTCTAGTTCTAGACGAGGACTTAGTTTTCTTATTCCCTTTCCGAGTCCGTGACCGCATTCGCAATCGTTTGCGAGAACGTCCCCTCTTCGTTTTCGACTTCGCCTTACGACGACGTCTTCCACCGTCTGCTGGTTGTGTTTGTTTTTCATAGTTAAACATAAAGTCCTCGACGCTACAAGTCCATGTATATTCGTCTACATATCCATTTGATAATGATATAGCTCCATCACCTAATAAAAGTTCTTGAAATTTAAAACTAACAGTAGAGCCTTGAGTAATACTTCGTGGGGCGGTAATATATATACTATATTGGCGGTTTGCCACTGGATTGAATGTTAATAAAACCTTATCGGCTGTATTTACATTAGGATCAACAAGAGAACCTGGTAAAGTGATATATCCAAGGTTAATTTTTTTGCCATCATCATCCATAATCTTTTTCTCTTTTAAAATTCTCTCCATTTCACTAGGACTAATTTCTGTTACCGTAGGTGTATCACTCACATTTGGCGGGGAAATTTTTGTTATCACGCAACCTGGCTGACCTGGTTCGGATTTCGGTAATATACTTCCGAAGCCTGTAACATTAAATAAATGTGACTGAATTGGATAATATGGTTTGCCGCCATTAAAATCGTTAGAACGAAATAATAATATTGCAGCAAGTTCCATCAACGGTACTGACATTGTACCGTTATCACTGATAAACTCAAAGCGTTTAGATAAATAGTAATCTATCAAAGGCTCAATAGCATCTTTTGCAGTTTCACTCTTAAAATACTTACTCGTACAGTAAGTACAATTAAAGTCACCCATTAAACCACATTTAACGCATCCCAACAAGTCATCTTTCATAAGTTGATCGCGCACTTTAAATCTCTTTGCTACCTGAGAAAATGATGTATCGGTTGCTCCTATTTCGGTGATTATCTTAGCATAGTGAGATGCAAATTCATCAGTTTCTACTAACTTACGAAATGCCTTTAATTTTAATTTTTTTAATTTTTCTTGCGGGGAGAGTTGCGATGATGGCGATTTTGGCGATGATGACATATTATTGTTAATAAAAATACATTATATTTTATTTTTTACTTAATGTAAATCTATGTAAACGTAAAATTCATCATAGCGGACATCTTTTCGGGAAGTGCTCCGAAAAACTCATTGATCGCTTGGTTGGGTCCGAGACGCATATTGGATAAGAAATTAAACAAGTAAATGACGAGAACAACCAGAATGGCGGCACTGGCTTGAAACGATCCCGACTCAGGGCCTTCGCTCTCAGCCATGTTTCGAAATGTTACAACCACAATGAAAATCATGAGTGCCAGCCAAAGCAAATAATACGCCAGTTTAGATTTTACATTTTTAAATGTGTCTTTTACTTTACCATCATACGTTGGCATAATTCCTCGTATTGCATTTGCTTGTGGATCCTGGTTTGTTGATGGAACATTCAAAGAATAGACTCCACCACTTTCAACTATATATTGGCTTATACCACCTTGATTTTGAGTTGGCAAACAGTTGGGTAAATTTGCATAAATTGTACTGAGCGTAGCTTTAATCACTTCTTCTTGAGCATCCACTTGTTCTTTTTTAGCATTAATACCACTAGGTAAGTCGCTGCACATATGCGCCGAAGAAGCTATATCGATGCCAACAAGCTCCGTTGTAGCGGTTAGGCCAGTTCCACTTTTGCCTATGGCTACATCGAACAAATCTTTACTAGCAAATGACCTTAGTGACGATAGTTTAAGTTGACACGAACTGCTTGCATTATTTTGAGCATCACTCAAAATATCCGGACTAAACTTGTGCGCAACACCTTCAACGTCTACCCACAAATACTTATTCACAACCACACTGGCAACTGTTTCCGGATACTTCACCAGTTTACCAGCGAGCGTAAGATCCTGGCCAGCTTTTATTACATACGCGCTACTCGAAGAGTTGGGTTGTGATGGAAATGCTGCAAGGTCTACATCGGAAATGACAGGCATAGTAGTGAGGTCCATAGTTACACCATCTGCAGTAATTACGGACTCCGGAAGGGTGTGTACCCCTGAAGTATTTTTAGGAACCTTGTACCGAAACCCGTAGCCATTGATGTAATACACGTCTACACTCGTCGATGCACTTGCAGTTTCAACTACATTATATTTTACATACTTATTCAAATACCTGGAGTACGACAAGTTTTGTTTAAATTTAGAGTATTTGTCTAGAGCTGTAATGTACTCTTGGTTGAGACTATTGTATAGCGAAAGCGCTGTTTGAAGTGACGTGCGCTGTTCCTGGCTAATACCGCACTGGTTTGTGTTTCCTTCAATTACTCTTTCTCCGATATCAAACCCTTCTATAATCGAGTCCAAATCAGGGGCACTTGTTCTGTTCATAAGACATTGGCTAGGCACGTGTATCTTTATTTCCGTATTTTTACCAGTTCCGTCAATGCTATTATCGGTGCTGATCATCATACTCTTTCCAGCATAGTACTTTGACTTATCTGTAATAAATTTACCATGTTCTAAACTTGGATTATTTTCCCGTATATCTGGCAAGGGTCGAAGCGTGCCTAAAAAGTTATTAAAAACTTCATCCAAATACATTATATTTTGTATATGATTTGATTTATTACTTTTACTTTACTACTTATTATACTACTTATTTATTTTTTATTGAATGAATTATGAATGTATAAAATGTATAAAATGTGTAAACGTTATTTATAAATGTCAGATGACACATATAAATTACTTACTTGTTACGATGCTTCCATAAATACCTTTCGGCTCATGTATATTATTCCGCCACTTGCAAATATAAAGACAATGTTTTTAAATATATCCCTTCGATAAAGTCCAAGTGCGTCCTTGTAGGCTTGAGACGACCCGTCCGCCTTATCCGACAGCGTATTCATTTCAGCCGAAACTGCGCTGGCCACCTTTTTGTTTTTAGCAATACTTGTGTCCATGTCTTTCATAACTTTTGAGTTTTCGCTGATCCCACCCGTTATCTCTCGTTTTAGCGCTTCCATTTTTAAAAATATAACCTTCAGCGTATTATGATTTATGTTTTCCCCTGTCGGTGGATTTGTCCTGCCTGGGGTTACCATTTTGTTGAGAGATTTTTGATATGCTACATAACTTGTAACAAATTGGGTTTTGAAGCGGTCGACCTCCATTTGGATTGAATCCAATGCCGCCTTTTTAGTACAAACGTATTTAAAGTCATTACCGCATCCTGGCGCCATCCGATTCTATTGATATGTTTATGTTATAAAAATTATAAAAATGATATTTATTTAATAAAGTAATTCAATATTATTTAATTCATACTTAAATATAAATACGTACTTCTCTTTATATTTATAAGCGGCGCCGTAGTCTACTTAAGTTATTAAATCAAATTAAATTATGAATATCGCGAGTTCTGGTTCTACTTCTGGCTCTGTCTGTGACCTTGCGGGTGGGTGTGCTGGATGGATGGGAGATACAGGATCTCTCGTTTTGAGTATCGTGGTTACGCTTATTTTAGTGGGAGCACTTTTTTATTATGTTAAACAGCGGGTCGAAATACTTGAAACGTCTCAAAAGGAACAGATTCACATTATGCAAAGTTTTATCGCGTCAATAGGTGATCAATTTCATAGAATGAATGTATACATTCAGCATAAACTCGGGTCTACAAACGAAGTAAAAGAGGATTCGAAGCAGCAACAGCAACAGCAACAGCATACTAGAATGGGGTCGTCTCGAATTGACATATCCGATCACGATGATGATCATGAGGATGATACCAAGGTTATACATTTGCGATCTGATTCAGACTCGGAATCAGATTCGGATTCGGGATCGGAATCAGATTCAAGTTCGGATGGAGGAGAAAGTAATGACAGTAAGAGTAGTAACACTACTCGAGATTCATGGCTGGGTTCCAAGCAGTATAAGCAAATTAAAATCCATGATATGGAGACGGATAGTGTAGCAGTTGACAATACTGAGATTCACGACGACGGTATTAAAGTTGTTGAAATCGATCCGCAATTTATTCACTGTGCCGGATCCCAGGCCGGTTCCGAGTCCGATTCGAGTTCCGATTCCGGGTCTGATTCCGATTCAGGCTCCGATTCTGGTTCTGAGAATGAGACCAAGAATACGATTCAAGATATTCACGTTATTAAAATAGACTCAGGAGACTCGGGTTCGGGTCCAGAAAAAGACGCACCTGAATCTGGATCTGAAAAGGAAAAGGAAAAGGAAAAGGAAAAAGAAAAAGAAAGGGGTGCACAGAAAAAGACATTGGTGCTCGATCTTGAAAAAGAAGAAGAAGTTTTTGCACCGTCTACACAGTATTCCAGTTTATCAATTAAACAACTTCGCCAACTTGTCAAGAAAAAATCGATACTGGTGGACGGCGAAAATGAAATTTCCAAAATGAAGCGCGAACAACTTATTGAATTGTTGAATAAAACAAAATAAAAATATAAAATAAAAATATCCTAAACATTAAATAACGAAATAACGATTAATAAGCACAACATTAAACAATGAGTTGGGGAACGGCATATTCTGGATCAAACAACATCCATTTCAATTTTCCGCCACTTATGGACGATGGAAGAACATTTTCTTCATGGGTTCCCGGATCGTCGATAAACGATCAACTTAAGGCAACGCATAATATACAATCAAACTGGGACTACCGCCAATTTTTAACACACAATTCGACCAATATTATAGAAGGCAATTTACAGCAAGCCTTTTACCAAACCGGTCACATAAACGTACAGAGTCAGTCTGTTACCAATTCGCCCTTTTTGTATGCGTCGGTTGCAGATAAGAACCAGCCATACGGATATGAAGATAGTGATCTGAAAAATATCTACCTGTCGCGTGAAGCGCTTCAAAGTCGTATGGTAACTCCGGTTATCACACAAGAACAAATGTTGATGCAGCGAATGACGCAAATGCAACAACCTTAATTAAATTAGTCTTAAATCGAAAGATTTAGGAATACTTTTATGTGTTATTTTTTACAACTTACAATTTACAATTTACAATAAATTTATTTTCTATGCGTAATTTATAATTTAATCTTTAGACAAAATTACTAATCTACAATGGACGCAATGATGCTTCTTTACACCGCGGTGTTGTTTTTTATCCTCACCCCAGGTATTCTTCTTTCTCTTCCACCCGGCGCATCAAAGACTGTGACGGCTATCACTCACGCGGTTGTGTTTGCATTCGTCTGGTCATTTACCAACCAGGCCGTGTTTGCGGCTACTCGCGGGCTTTTTTAGGAACTGTAATAAACCAAATAAAATCAAAACAAAATCAAATCAAATAAAATAAAAAATAATATAAAAACCAATTTAACCGGCATGGCGCAGAGGCAGCGCGCGGGGCTCATAACTCCGAGGTCACTCGATCGAAACGGGTTGCCGGTAGTTTTTTATATTATATTATATATTAATAGATAATAATAGGATATACACTTTTCATTATGTCAGGAACAAAATCAGAGATAGTGATGTTACTCTTCATGTTCGTTGTGATTATATTTAGCGGCGCGGTAATCAAATATACGGTACCCGGACTTGGGGAAATAATTCTCCCGCATCAAAAGGAAGGCCTTGAAAACATGCAGAGTCAAAATTTTAAACTTACTCCCGGCGGGTATCCCGTGACACACGATATGCTGCTTTTAAACCCCGAGTATCCAAAGGCATCGAATGAAGGTAGTGGACCCGAGTATGAGTCGGCGTCGACTGCTGGGTCGGGCACCGGGTCCGGACCCGGTCCAGCCTGGCAGTTTTCAACACCGGATAACGGTACATGCAGTCCTATGATATTTTGCAACACATTCTATGGTAAACGACCGCTAGGAGAAAATGGTTCATCTGAATATAAAATACCCGAATCAATCCCTTTTGCAGATAATCGACGCCGCGTGAATTTTTATGCCGCCGATGATAATAATTAATTTGTGAGCCGGTTTCTAAGTTCCTCCCAAAATATTAGCGGCGCGATCATTTTGCACTGACATATTTTGTACTCTTCGTCGTGCGAACTGATCGTTCTATGCGCGTATACGGATTGAATTGCAGCGTTAATGCTAGAAATGAGCGCAACTTCACCGGTCGCGTTATTTAGCAGCGCACCTTTCAAACAAACGCCACCATTCCCATCAACCGACCGCAGTAGTAGTAAAATCCGCCAGCTATCCTTATTTGCGAGACCTGTCTGCGTAGTTGGAATAAGTCGCATCAAGTTTTCTTTTGTGTGACACTCGAGCTCGAAGTTTTGTTTGTAATCGCTGTTTGTCTTTTTTAGGGTTTTGATTTCGGCGTCCATTCCGATAATCGCATCTTTTGATACATGGTACTGCAACAACCCGGGGGGGATTGGCGTCATTTGGTATTGTTGATTGTCGGTGCTTGATAACTTGGGGATCGTTGTTGCCGTTGCCATTTCTTTAATTGTACTTGCGGTTGCGTTTGCGTATGCTATTGTTTTGTTATTATTATTATTATTAGATTTGGAATTGGACCTTCAATTTTATTATATTTGTTATTTATTTTTTCTTGTCGAGTATGTATTTGGTGGTTTGAATAATCTCGGCTGGATAGTTCAAGTCCACTAAAACTTTGAGTCCACCTCTAACTTTTGATATCCCGTGAACCACTTTATAATGGTACACGTGATCCGTTCCCGATTCTCCAATAGTTGTTTTCATATGCAAGTTTCGAATGTTTGGATTTCCGCCATTCTTCGTATCGTTGCTCTTCGTATCGTTGCTCTTATTATCTTTCTTGTCCTTACGCTTTTTCTTATCTTGTTTTTCTGGTTCAAATAGTTCACACAGGCTAATGTAGTGGGTAGTTAACATGAAGTCCACGTTTTTCATACCCGATATATGATGAATGTAGCCGTATGCACTAGCCACGGCTTCGTACGGATTTGTGCCCGAATACAACTCGTCGAAAATTCCAAAATGCCGTTTGGTCGAGTTGGTGGTAATGCAGTCCAGAATCTCCTTGCACCGTCTTGATTCGGCCTGGAACAGACTGTCCCGTCCCGACGTATCCGGTATATTCAAGTAACAGTGCAGAAAATGGTAAGGCACAATGTTGGCACTTTTATAAACGCCGTAGCCGAACTGTTGGGATAATAGTACATTGAATATCGTAGTCTTGATCGTTGTAGTTTTTCCCGCCGCATTTGGACCCGTTATGAGAAGCTTCTTGTCGAGCACAATGTCGTTCTTTACAATTCCGGGACCATTTACAACTGCCGTGTTCAAAAAATATGCGTCTTGCATTGAAGTGTGTGCTGACGAAGAAGAAGAAGAAGAAGAAGACGACTCCTCAGAAACAAACGTACACTTGTTCAAAACGCCGTTGGCAATGTGATGCGAGATACCGCAAATATGGTCATAGTACGCATTGAACCCGAACGTGTACCGCATCATGGCATCCGTATTCGCGTCGTTGAAAAACAAGTAATACTGTTTCATAACGTACCCGACCCCAGAAACGGCGCGCAAACACAACGAAAACGGCTGAACAACTTCCAATTCGCCGCACATGGAGCGGACGGTTTCCATTTCCGCGCCTAAACAGCCGCTGAACGCGCTATAATACTGAAGCGAATTGCAGCACCGCAACACGGATTCCATTTTTTTAGCGGTTTGTTTCAAATACTCGCGCACCATAACCAGGTGGTCGTGGATGGTGTATATGTTTTTATAAAACCGCCAGCACGACATGGTATTTTGATAAATTTGCATAATGTAGAACATAACGGACATGAGAATGTACATTTTACGCTCGATCGATACGGACGAAAATTCGGTAAACAGTTTCCCAACGGCGTGGCTGGCTGCAAGCGTTTTCAAAACTTCAATATATTTGTCAACATTGATATCGATGCCGCGCGATTTAATAATAAAAAACGGGAGAATTAGAACTAGGATGGGCATCATGAGGGATATCACCGGAGTCGACACATTATAAACTGAGAGAAGTTGCAGCGCTGTAGGCACGCCGTTAAGTTGTTCTATTTTTTCAATGATGGGTAGCGGAGGTACATCAAAGTATCCGAATTTATCCTTGAATCCCGTGCGGTTTGTTTTCATGGCAGTCCAAAACTCATCAACGCTTTTAAAATCGTCAGCGAATGATACCTTTTTTGACTCAGCGTTGTTGTTTGTAATTCGGGTGTCATGAAATCGGGCGATAAAATCTTGTGTATTTTTCAAAAAAACGAGGTTTGTTGTGAATGTCTCCCCCCACATGTAGACATATTGTTTGGCATAGATGGTTGTGTTGGTGTTTTCATTTGGAAAAAAGAGAGATTCGTAAAGCGACCGTGTTGAAGTGGAATCTTTGGATACTAGTAATTCCAAATCATCCGAAAGGGCGCTTGAAATGGAATGTTTTTCGTCGGGTGGAAGATATGAAATGGGAAGTTTAAAAATTGGATCCTTGGGTTTTTGGATGCCCGCTTTTACAGTCTCAGTTCCTGTTCCTGTTCCTGTTCCGGTTGCTACTGGTTCCGAGTTAGTTGATTCGGGTTCGGTTACCAGCCCAAGATAGGTTCCCAGCTCACCCAGGTCTTTGGGGTCGCCTGATCCGATGTACTTTACCATGGATTGGAGTGTATCTTGAATAGAAATAGGCGCAGATGTCATTCTATTGTCTCTTGTCTCTTGTCTCTTGTCTGTTGTCTCTTGTCTGTTGTCGGTTGTCTGTCAATATAAATAGTGTAAAATGTTATATTTATATTCAAAAACTAATTAAAACAAAAAATATTGTATGCGCGTAATGTATAAGTAATTGAATTATTGATGAAATGACGATACTGAATAATATTGTACCGGTTGGAAAGGAAATACACGGTCGAAATGTGTGTATTATCTCTGATCCCAAAAGCAATATGATATACGCATCAGTGACGTTACGCGGTGGATTCTATACCGAGCAGCGCAGGTCCGATCTAGGTATTACGCATTTAATCGAACATATTTTATTTGAATCGTGGAAAAAATGTTACGATAAAGATGCGAAATCGAAATCGAAATCGAAATCGAAATTGAAGTCCAAGAGGTTTAGATCCAGAAGCAGAAGCTTGACTCATCCGAATACTATTAAAATTAAAACATTGGACGAGATTTCAACGAAAAAAACAAAAAGAACAACGTCTCAAAAGAACTCGTGTTTACGGTTTTGGAACAATCGTCCGGTAAAGTATAATGGATCGACCAGTTATCAGAAGGTTACCGCATACATTTACGGTCTAGCTTCAGAGTCGGACGACCTTGTTGACTATATCACGCAAATGATTTGTACCTGTCCGGATCATTTGAATTTGAAGATGCTGGACCATGTAAAAAAAACTGTACTAAATGAACTTACCGCGATTCAAACCAAGGTAATTAATAAGTTGGAAATGGGACTTATATCAAAGTATATTGAACCCGAAACAAATTTACAATCTGGAGCATTACGTATCGGCGACGAATCTATTCAGATTGAAAATTTGAAGAAAATAACACCAGAACATATTCGAGACTATTACTACCAATTCTTCATTCCGGAAAATGCGGTATTTTTATACGCGGGACATGTTACTGAATCCCAGGTACGTAAAATAATTGGTCGACACTTGTCGTATTCGTCTAAATCGTATACGGTTCCGCATACAGGGCTTACATTTGACCCGCGTAAAATATTTTCAAATGAATTTACTAGCACCCAAAACTGTTTGAAGCCTATTGGATCAAATAAACATAAAAATGTTATAAATATGAATAAAAATTATAAGGTGTTTAAAAACCCGGCAGTAAAGGACAATGCGTTTTTTATGATTATTTTACCAGATTTCAATTTCGATTTTGGATCCGATGATCTTCACAGTATTCAAAAATCGGCGTTTAGTAGTTGTCGAAAAACCCAGCTGTTTTATTCGGTTATATCTGCAGAGTTGCACGAACTTCTTCGAATGAACCATAATTTGGTGTACGGAGTGAGCGCTACATATACAAACTTTACTGGACTCAAAATGGTTCAGATCAGTGGAACGTGCCATCCAGCCGACGTGAAAACGGTTATTGGAATGTGTTTAGCGTACATTCAACAGCGACAAAACAGTATAGTCCCCGAATCAACGATATCAAGTGTGAAAAACCGGATAAAAATGGACACGTTTACAACTTCATTTTCGCTGATTGACATTGCCGGGTTTTTTGAAAGCGTTATTCAAACCGTAATGATAGAGAACGGCAGCTCGTCCATTAATGATATTGTTGTAAAAAACAGCAAGTTCATCTCGTACAATGAGTCTGTGAACCAACTGGACCAAGTATCAGCAACCGATATTTTAAATCGGTTCAAATCGATCTGTTTATCCAATGCGGTGAGCGGGTACAGTATCAAATAAATCAAATAATATAAAACGTATAATTAAAAAAAAATAATATATTTTTAATTATTATAAACTACATTACCCATTATGAAAAAAAGATCCACTATCAGGAAAAATGCGCATATAAAACGAAGTAAACGACTCATATCTAAAGGCGGTGCAGGTGCAGCAGGACGTTCCGAAAGTCGTAAACAATCTAAACAACCGCATAAAGGCCCTAAAATAGTAAAAAGGACATTCAATGACGGCGTTCAATTTGAAGGTCGATATTTAGATGAAGATGAAACGCATTTGGCTGGTAGCTTTATAAATCCGGGAGCAGGAATGACCTATCAAGGAACTGCCGTACTGCACGAAGCTACGTCTACCGTAAAGTTACATGGTAGTGGAAAAGTTAGCTGGTGTAATGGTGAAACATATGAAGGCCAGTTACGCATGGGCCGTAAACATGGTTATGGTGTATATACTTTACCCAACGGAACCGTCTACTCTGGCGATTTTAAAAACGATATTGCAGATGGCTGGGGGCATTTAGCCGTGTCAAAAGACGATGGAACATTCGAACATATGACCGGGCCGGTAATTCAACAAAAAGATGGAACATTTTCTTTTCTGGAAGACCCGATGCCTCCATTAGATTTCGCTGTTGCTATGGGACCACATTCCCAGTTAGAATGCGATGCCGTGCATGTTACACATCAAATGTACGCGCGTAGAAAAGCCAAAGACGCTACAGAATTTGCTTCAATTCAAGCTGACGCTAGAAGAAAATAAAAATTTAAAAATTACGCAGACGCCGGATTGTTTTACGTTTACGTTTTTTAGTGGGTTTATGTTTGTTTTTGTTTTTTTTGTTTTTATTTCTATTACTTCTATTTTTCGTTAACAGGGAACCCAAGGTTCCCCTCATTCTCTTACGCCCTCCTTTACTAGGAGTAGCGTCGTCGCGTCTGAAAGGACTTGTTGGAATAGCACCCGGCAATTGTCCATAAAAAGTTCTACATGCTTGTACAATAACAAAGTCACCGGGTTTGATCGTCCCATTGTCAATCCCGATTTGTATTACATCGGAAAGTTTTATCATTTTATATGAATATCCATCATCTATAACAGTAACATATTTATCCTCATGGGTAGTATCATACCGATATTTAGAACTCATCACTGCACCTCTTAAGGATTCTTTAAGTGCTGCAAGGTGTTCCGACTTACGAGTAAATTCTTCTGGGCGTTCTTGTAAACCATCTATTTCGCGTTCGGCAACTTGTATTGCACGATTATACGCTGATTCTATGAATTTCCTACCGTCTGGGTGCGTCACGGTTCTTTGGTTATCCGAAATCCGCATAAACCCAAAATTTTTATGAACATCTTTTTTAGTACCGGTAACTAGGTCAACCGATAAAACAACTTCATTCATAGCAGAACCTGAAGACATTATAAACATATCTGCCATAGACTCACCCACTTCATGACATCTAAATTTACACGTACCTTGTACAAATGCTCCTACTTGGTCGCGAGTATAACATAACGAACTACTAATTATATCTCTAATGGCAGCCTTGTCAGGTGGCGAAGGTGAATCTCGTATATCGTCTAAAATTTTATCAGTAAAATAAGTATGCGCTGCATCAAAAAAAGAGTAAGTTTTTGTATCATATACATATGTTGAAACCGGGAATCCAAACCTTGCAGTTGTGAATGTATCAACATTCACACTCATTTTCGCAGGTCCCCCCGTAGCTGGGTCAAGAAATGTAACGCCATGACAACTGAATATGAACATAGTCGGATTAGTCGGATTAGTCGGATGCGTAATTTCTTGTTTTGCGATAGTTGATGGCGGTAATGATCGTTCCGTATATACACTTCTTTTATGTCCAACTCCTCTATCATCGTGATCATCATCAGGGTAAAATGCTTCTTCTCCCCACCAGGTATGTTCTTGAAAGTTACCCCAATTATTATCACCTTCCAAATCATTAAAAAACCAAAGATCCGTAGAGGTAGGCTCGTCCCAATTGCTCAAAACATCCATTACTTATACTATATATCTAAAAATAAAAATAAAAATATTAATTTTATTTTCATTCAGTTATTCATTTATTTATTCATTTATTCAGTCACACTTATTCAACAGATGCCTTTTTGACGACACATTTCTTAACCTTAGTCGGGGCACCAGCACCGCTTGAAGATGAAACTAATAGCGCAATCGATTTGAGTCGTTTTTCTTCCTGTTTCAGGTACTCGACGCGAAGCTCGTCCAAATCTGAAAGCCATAGATCCTCCGGGCTTGTTTTGTTCAGCGTTTCATACTGACTTTTCTTATGATCTCGCTCCTTGATGAGCCGTTCTACATTTTCATCGCTCACGCTGTCCATTGGCAGTTTCAACAAATACTTGTATTGATCTTTTTCTTCATTGTCCTGACTCTGGCTTTGGTAGCCTTTCTCTTTCAGCATGGAAACCACTTCATCCCCGCGTTTTCTTCGCAAGTCGATGCTTCCATCCAAAACTTCTTGAATGTATCTTGCCTTGTTTGAAAGTACGCCAAGTTCCGAGGACAAGCATGCAAGCTGATGCGACTTGCGTTTTTCGTACAATGCAAGTCGCGTTGCATAGTAATCATTGGCGATTTCTTCAACGCTCGCATACTTGCGCAGCTGGTCGCGACTGTCAAACAAATGCATGTTACTTGTCGTCTCCGTAGAATAAAGCTTCAACAATTTTTCCAATCCAGTGCAGCAGCCATATTCGACCACGGACGAAAACGCGGCATCGTTCAAGTCGGTGCTTGCCGGAAACGTTATTGTAAAGTCGACCACCGTGTCGGTGCTCATATCCGCGTATTCTTTGATTGTTCCCGCTTCAATAAGCGTCTCCAAATACTTCTTGAAATCGTCCGTCCAGAACCCGACCGGCAGTTCGGTAACGCGCACTTGTTTCTTTTCGGGATATACTCCGTGAACCCCGCGGATCAGGTACTTGCTAGGACCTGACGTGGATACCCGCGTAATCGTTCCCGCAAATCCTCGATAGTATGGCTCGATGCGCACACGCTCCGCCTGATCTACTCCCGCGAGAACGTTTCGAATGTAGTCAATTACTTGCAGCGGGTTGTGGCACATAATGTCGGTGCTGAAACCCGTGCCGATACCTTTGGTGCCGTTGATAAGAATCATGGGAACAATCGGCGCATAAAATGTAGGTTCCACGAGCTGTCCATCATCGTCAAGGTATTCGAGAATCGCATCATCTTCGCTGCGAAACAGTAGTCGTGTAATCGAATTGAGCTGGGTGAAAATGTATCTTTCACTTGCAGAATCTTTTCCTCCTTGAAGCCTCGTGCCAAACTGACCATTCGGTTCGAATAAGTTGATATTGTTACTTCCAACAAAGTTTTGCGCCATACCGACAATTGCGGCATTCAAACTAGCTTCGCCGTGGTGGTATCCCGAGTGTTCGGACACATAGCCGCTGAATTGCGCGACCTTGATTTCCGTTTTAAGGCCGCCTTTTTTGAATGCCGCGAACAAAATCTTGCGCAAAGATATTTTAAGTCCGTCCATTCCATTTGCAATCGAACGTTGGTTGTCGTATACTGAAAAGTGCTTCATTTCGCGGGTCATGAAGTCTTCATACGTGACGCGCGGGTTGCTGGTATCGAGATGATCGGCTCGGTTGTATGTTGACAGCCACTCCTTGCGATCATCGGCGCGTTTTTTGTTGAATACCAAATCGATCGAGTTGTCGCTTGGCTCGCCAGTGTATTCGAAGTCCACAACTTTTTTGTGTTCAAAGTATTCGCGGAATTCGCGCGCGGTGCTTGTACCCAAACCCTTGTAATACTTAACATTCCAGGACGAAATGTCGATACCAACGCCCAGGTTAGAGCTTTTCCAGGACTCGAATTCACCCTCATTGTAAAATATGCGCTCCTGAGCACCCTTTCGCGCCTTGAGAATCGGAGTATTCATGAACCCGATAAAGCCTTGAATGCGGGTGAGTGACGGCCACTCGCTCTGAAACAGGTTGATTCCGAGACCTTTGATGTGCGATCCGTCCAAATCCTGGTCGGTCATAAACAGCACCTTGCCGTATCGCAAGCGTTTGGATACATCGTCCATTGAAGTGTAATCGCGCCCATTTTCTAGACCGAGAATGCGTTTAATGTCTGCAATTTCCGCATTTTCCGCGATACGTTTGACGGCTTCACCGCGAACGTTCATGAATTTGCCCTTTACAGGGTAGACGCCGATGATGTTGCGGTCGTCTTTGCTGAGACCGCTGACAATACCCGCCTTTGCTGAATCTCCTTCACAAAAGATGATAATGCATTGTCCGGATTTTTCAGTTCCTGCGAAATTGGCGTCGATAAGTTTCGGAATTCCGCGAATGGTGCGCGTTTTCGCGCCGTCGGTTTTTTTCGCGGCTTTGACTTCTTTCACTTCCGTCAAAGCGCACGCGGCATCCATAACGCCCATTTTTGCGATCTTTTCTACAAACTCGTCGCTCACAGTGCACGTTGAACCGAAATTCGCGGTAGTCGTTGTAAGTTCATCTTTGGTCTGGCTTGAAAATGCAGGGTTTTCAATATCGCATCGAAGAAACAGGGTGAGTTGTTCCTTAATGGTGGCCGGTTTCACGTCGATTTTTTTCTTGGTTTTGATGTAGGCTGCCAGTTTGCGCAGGATCTGGCCCATAATGTATTCCACATGTTTTCCGCCCTTGGGTGTGCAAATGCCGTTGACAAATGATACGTGCGCAAACTCGTCGGTGCTAGTAAGGCATACCGCATACTCCCACCGCTCGCCGTGCGATTCGTATACGCGCTTCACATCGGGTTGAATGTATAAATTCAAATACTGTTTGAAATCCTTGACTGGAACCACTGCACCATTGTATTTGACGCGAATACTGCGATCCGTCACTGCGGCGATGTCGTAGACGCGTTTCATGAATAGTGCGGTCATTGCCGAGGTGAGTCCCCCCGGGATTCCGAAACGCGCATAATCGGGACGAAATGAGATTCGGGTATACGGTTTCTTGAGCGAACATTTCGAGATTTTCGGCGGGCAAATCTCGGTCAAATTGTTTTTGAATTCTTGGACATACTTGAGTCCGCGCACATGGTCGACAGTTTCAACTGATCCCCACGTAGACCAAATGAGAACCAATTTGAATCCGAAGCCGTTTTTCCCGCCAACAATTTTCTCTTTTTTGTCTTCGTCGTAATTGGTTGAAGTGCGCAAGTGACCGAAAATCATTTCGGGGATCCATAGTTTATGTTCGGGGTGTTGTGCGATATCAATTCCGTTCCCGTCATTTGTCATGGTGATGGTTCCGGTTGTAACATCTACATCAACTTCAATTGAAGTGACTGGAAGTGCGTCGGGCTTACCGTCTTTGATTGCTTGGGCTTGGCGAACGACATGGTCGCGCATATTGACCAGTCCCTCGTCGACGAGCTTGTAAAGTGCGGGAATGTGTGAAAATGTTTTCAATTCAATGGATACGGCATCAGTCGCAGCAGTCGCATCACTAGTGGAAGTAGTAGCAGCAGTAGCATCACTGGCGCTAGTAACAGCCGTGTATTCCGTGCACTCGGTCAATTGAATGGATCCAATATACGTATCAGGCTTCTTCAAAATGTGTTCCATGTCGGTCATTTTCTGGTATTTAGTGGTGAGATTCGCTGCTGTTGCTGTTGCTGCTGTTGCTGTTGCTGCTGATGCTGTTGATGCGATTGATGCCATTATTCAATTGCTTTTGAAATAAAGCCTAAAGTCTGAATGTATACCATAATAGAATCAATGAATTACATCAATTTTTTTGAATTTCTATAAATTCTAGAAATTTCGAAAAAAAATTGATATATATTTTCAATTACTATACTAGTATATAGCAGTGCTTCCTTATTCTATCGAATCGAAACAAATCAAATACCAATGTCATCAGCTCCAGCTCCAGCTTCTACGTGCGCAGTATGCTGCGACCCATTCACCAAACAGGTACGAAAACCGATTGTCTGCCCGGTAAGTACGTGCGGTTATTCCGCATGCCAGACATGTTACAAGACCTTTCTCACAACCGACGGCGTTACATCATCCAAGTGCATGCAGTGCAATACCGAGTTCACCCCAGCATTCCTCAAGACCCATTTCACGGAAACATTTATCAAGAACGACCTGAGACAACACTTCACCGAGATTCTGGTCCAGCGTCAAATCGCGCAACTTCCCATGTCCCAGCCAAGAGCCGAGCGCGAAATTCAAGCCCGCACAAAAGCGGATGAAGTTGCCGAAATCGACAAACTCATCAAATCACTGCTCGTCCAAAAACGGATCCTTCAAGACGATATCCGGTTCCTTCGAACGGCTCCCGCGCACGGAGCCACCGACAACGAAACTGTGGCGTCATTTCAGCGTAAATGCTGCGACCCCGAGTGCCCGGGATTCGTTTCATCTGCATGGAAATGCGGCATTTGCAGCAAATTCTCATGCTCGCACTGCCACGAAGTGAAAGGCACGACCCGCGAAGAAATCGAAGCGCATACGTGCGACCCCCAAACGGTTGAAAGCATCAAATTCCTCAAAACCGATACGAAACCGTGCCCTGCGTGTGGCGTCTACATCCACAAAACGGCGGGCTGCGACCAGATGTTCTGCACATCGTGCAAACAGCTATGGTCCTGGAATACAGGACGAATCGAAAAGAACGGCCACAATCCACACTACCTGGAATGGATGCGAAACCATGGAGGCGGGCTTCAACGTGATCCACAAGATGTGCAATGTGGACGTGAAGTTGACCGCACATTCATTTACGCGATGAGTGCGCAATACGTCCGACTTGCAAAGTGCAAAGACGAGACGGTTCGAGAATCACTCGATACATTCTTTCAAAAGCAGTTCCCCGACCTGGGAAGATCGTTGATTCATTTGCGCCACTACGATATTCGCCACTTTCAAGAAGAAGCGGATACGGAACACCGCGGGGCGTCGCTTCGTGTCGGATACCTTTGCAAAGATTTCAGCACGACATCATTTCGCCGCCGGGTATTCAACTTGAACAAAAGTGGAGAAATTTCGCGCAATATCATGGACTTGCTTGTCGCGGTTCAAAATGCTGCGGCGGATATCTTGTACCGCGCACAAAGACAAATGACCGACCTGGGCTCGTATTTTGAACGGGTCAGCAAGCGGGAAAAGGTGCAGGCGATCGACGAGACGCAGGCTTATCGTGACCTTCTCAGCACGTTCTCGGAACTGACCGAGTTGCACAATTACGCCCAAACGTGCTTGGAGGAAGTGTATTGGACCCACTCGACTTCACCGGCCCACGCATTCAAAAAATCATCATGGTTTGCATTGACAAACTAAAAGGTAAAAGCAAACTAAAAGCAAACTAAAAGGTAAAAAAAATAAATAATACTACACAGGGACAGGGGAGTCCCTTTTTTATTATTTATTTTTTGTTATTTATTTTTTCTTTTTATCACGCGTCGACGAGTACGCCTAAACCTAGATTTATTCCGGAAATTCCGGGACTTGTTTCGTTTGACCCTTCTTGTTTTAGTTTTTTTACCCCCTTCTCTAGGCGGCAACTCTCCTCTAGGCGGCGGTGACCGTGACGATCGCCTACCTCGATAACCGTGTACTAGTCCGCCTGGAGGAGGATAACCGTCTCGCGCGCCTCGCGGAGGAGGACCTTGTTGCGCGCTTTGCGGAGGATAAGCGAGTCGTGCAGCTTGTAGTGCATATTGTCGCGAAGTAAGGGCGTGCGGTCCAATAAATCTTTTAGATGCTACTGTTGAATCATCTGGTTCCGAGGTTAGCTCATAATTTTTGTAACTATGTAGTGATCCTGCCGATTCTGTACTATCATCACTATGTCTATATCGGGGCCAAGTTTGGACCTGAACTGCAAACTGTAAAGGTGGATTAGGATAGAGATCTTTGCATCCTATATCAAACAATTCACATTTTGTTGTTTCTCGCGGCAAAAGTAGTTTACATACTTTTTTAAGATCAAAAAGACGAATACGTTTTGATGTTACTCCATTCGCATAGTTGTACATAACCGCATTATATTCGTCTTCGTCCATAACTGAACAGTTTTTAGCCATAATTTCTTGAATATCTGTACTGTTTTCACCCCCACGAAATATTTCAAAATCGCTAACATGGTTTTTGGCAGATGGTGTTTCGCTCCTAAATCTTGCATCAAGATAATATTGCGGCAACCTGTTTGTCTTTAATAGTTCGAATAAGTCTGGGCGTATTCCGATTCTAGGGTCTGGTCCAATTGTTGTTGCAGTAATTGCATGAATAGGCTTATCACGACAACGCCTGCCTAAAATATAGGGGACTAATAAAGGGTCTAGTGCACTCGCATCTACTGGCCTCCCTGTATCAGTATGATACACTTCAAGTAAATATAGTCCTAGACCAGGAAAAAATTCACTAAGTCCTGCAGCAGGACGAGAATCTCTCCCAGTCTTACTCTGTGCGTCTGTCGACATTGGGTGCATAAATATAGTTTTATTTTCTGGAGGGTCTATTACCACTTGTCCTCCTAGTTTATATGTGACCTTTGGCTCCGACTGCTCTTGAGCTAGTTCATCAAGTTTTGTTAAGTCGCGGGCAATGGTATTAAACATTGTTCCCTTATCATCCGCATTACATGCAGCATTGTGGGCTACAGTTAGCGTCATACCGAAATTCGTAACAGTACTACCGTGTGATATGATATTTGAAAATACAGAAGTAAATTCATAGCCAGGAGGACGATAACATTTGAATTCTATACCGGGAGTTTTCGCATCCGCGGCAGCGCTTCTTAAAAGTGGTAACCCAGTAAGTGATTGATTCTCAAATGTGCCCGAATGTGATAAAATTATCCAGGTCGCAGTATATCCACCGCTAGCTGCGGCCGCTTGTCCAAACCCAAACATATTAATTATTAGTTTTTATAATATAATATTAATATATTATAATAATTCTTATAACAATTAATTTCGGTTACAGTTACTTATATTATATTATACGTAACGCCTTACCCGATTTGTTTTCTTTTTTTTATTAGTTTTATTAGCTCTTTTCTTTTTATTCTTGTTGGTTCGTCGTCGTCCTTTTCTTGTATTTTTGTATTTTTTGTGTTGTTTTTTATTACTCCTTTTTATTTTTCCTCCACGTCCTCTGAATGTGAGTCCTGATTGACCAAGTAATTTGGACGTAGTAGTTGGATCTAGTGGGTCTACATCATCATTATCACTATCATCCTCTTCTGCCTGATGTTGTTGAATAAGTTCTTCAAACCGAGAAGTATGAATAGGAGGTTCTCCATTACGATATGACAAAGCTGCATGTGGGGTTCCGGGTTCGGGTTCTTCGGGTACGATTGGTACATCCGGTTTTTGTTTGATGTTTCCTTCTCTTTCCTTGAGGAGTTTTTCTTGTCTTTTTTTGAGTTCTTCTGCTCTTTCTTCGGCTTTTTCGAGTAGAGTCAACTGTCTAAAATTTGTTCTAAGATATTGGTTAATCCAGTGCATAAGGGATAGAGTCACTTCATGATTAGGAGTAACATCATCCATATACTCACTTATTTCATTCATTAATGCATTGAATGCACGCTCATACAAGAACGGTTTAATCCATATAGATTCGTAACTTATAGTTGTCAACATGTCACTAATCTCTTCAATACTTAGGCCATTTAGGCCAGAATCTATTATTTTTTGAGGTATCAATACACCTTTATCACGATACCAACCTAATATAGTTTGTGCTAACCTAATAATTTCACGCTTATGATCATGAGGGTTATCACTTGATAACAAATTTTTAAGCATTAGTTTATCTCGTCGCAATTGAAAACTATCAACAACTCCGTCCTCACTACCATTTAAAAAATTACCGTGAACTCCATCACGCACATTAAGTCGAAGGACGCTACAGGTTGAATCGATATACGTTATATCCTTCGTCCTGTAAAATAAAGCTATTAGTTTACTCGTATTAGTAACCGCATGTAGATAACTGTGAATATCATCTCTGTAATCGACATCAGATTTGTCAAGGTTTCCCTCTTCTAAATCCCGGCTTCCTTTTGCTCGAGACCTCAGGCGAGACCTTGTAATTTCATCTTCAAATAGATAAGGGTTCAGGTCTATTACAAAAAATACTCCATCGTGAATCATAAATGCTACAATATGCCATTCAAGTACTCGAATGTTAGCTGTTTTAAGTTCCGCTACTGTTGTTATAAACCGCTTCACTATGGGATAATTCCTACGGTCTCTCGGTGCTGCTCCTGCTACTGGCGTTGTTTGTCGGAGATAAACTCGTTCTTTCCAGTGGTATTTGTAATGTATCGGCCATTCTTTATTAGAGAAGTCAATTTCGTAATCGGGATCTTTGCCATAGCTTTCAGGATCTATATCCATACCTGCAATTAACGCATTGGACCTTTGTTCAGGGGCTCTTTTTAAAACAGCCATCATTGTTTTAAAACTAACTTTTTCATCAGAAAAACATACCCCGGGTGCAACTGCACCTTCATAAACACGAAAGTTTTCAACACCTGGAGGCAGATCAAACCGTTGAAATCGAGCAGGTGCGTCTTTACGACACCCAATAGTTCCATCCAAATCAAGATGGATTCGAGGGTCAATTTTTAGTCCATTCGAAGGGTCGAATAATTCAACCGAGATTTGTCCATGGGTGCCTACGTGGAGTACTAAATTATCGCGAACCTGGCCTAAAAAAGCAATTTGATCGGCAGTTTCACGACAATTGGCGGAGCAATATCTTAGCCAATTTTCTTGCCCTTCTTTAATTTTTAGATAAAATGCATCAACAGTTCTAGCAGATACCATAGCAGGAGCACCCTGAGAAGCACTTCGTCGACCCTTCATTTTTATTTTATAAAAAATATCTTATAAATATAACTTTGTAAATATATTGTATAATATATACATATATATTTAATCGAATGCTAAAGTTAACGTATGTCTAAGGTCTAAGGTAGCGTAGTCCGATATTTTGAAATCACCGATTTTGGAATAAGAGTTTCTAAATGTGCGTCCAATTTTTTGAAACATTTGTTGATGGTCACTTCGCTGATTTCACTGACGCGGTTGACATCGCGTTTGCTTATATTTAACGCGCACGTCTGGGCAATAAAGTACACGATACCCGCCGCAATCGAGTGCGGCGTATTTTCCGGAATGAGCTGGTTTTTTTCGATTCGCGATGCTACAAACAGGCACAACTGGGTAAGTTCGGCATTCATGCTTAATTTGCTGCAATAGCGTTCAATGAACGAGTTCGGGGTCGTTTTACAGAACGTCGTTTTGTCCGAATTCGTCATATCCGACTCGATTTCGTTAATGATCACCAGCGCGTTTTTGCAGCCGCGTGTAGCGCTCGTGATGTCCAACGAAAATATACTCGCAATCTCTTTTGCCGTGCGCGGACAATTATGAATTCGGCATGCGACATAAACGGATGCCGCAATCACGCCGTCGCGATTCAGTCCTCGGAATGTTTTATGCTCGGATACGCGCTTATGATGGCGCAATGCTTCATCCGTGATGATTTTCGGAATATCGTTATTATGCGCGACCGTCGTAATACGCTGGAACTCATCGTATCTGGCTTTTTCGCGGTACGGCATTGCTTGCCATTCCGAGTATCTGCGAATTTTGCGCATCTCGTAAGAGCTCGGGCCGTCGCACAATACACGGCACCCGTATGACGACTCGGCCAAAAGCGGATTCACCGGCATCCCGCACCGGGTCGGATCGCTCATTTGTCCGCCGTCCGCATTATAAAATCTCCACTCGGCGCTATGATCGAGCACGTCCTTGTAAATAATACTGCACTTGGGATTGGAACACGCGGTAAACCCTTCATCGGTAATTGAAACCGAAAACCCGCACGCATCGCAAAACTCGCGGCTTCGCGGCGTACCGTCAAATTCGATAATGGGTATTTCAGTAACATCGTGTCCAGTAACATCATCATGTTCGGCAACATCCGAATCCGGCAGAATCATAATCTGTTTTACATCGTCGGATACGAAATTGCTTTCTACTTTAGACCACATATCGCGCTGTTGCAAGTGCGTCTTTCGACGCCTGGAAACCGAGCCGCTGCTATTGATATTGCTATTGCCGCTACCACTTCCGCTGCTTGAAACGGCGTCACTGGATGTATTTATATTTGTTGCATTTTTTCTGGTGCCACCACCATGACCGTGCCCATGCAGGTGGACGGGAGATACTTCTAAAGCAGTCATTCGATTCAATCTTTGATCTTATACCATGGATACTAATGTTTAAATTTAATTTCAAACTCAATCAATTTTAAATTAAATATAAATACGCATAATAATTAAAGTCAAATAAAATAAATAAACAAGCAAAATAAATAAATAACTAAAAATTCATTATACATCATGGGGAACGGAGTATCGTCTGCAACAACACCCACGCTTAGCGGAAGTAAAGAAACAACGAAACGGTTTAAAGAAACACTGGATTTAATCGCAACCCAATATATCACTACCAATGATTTTAGAGGATTGAAAATGCTCGTGAATGAAAAGTATTGTGACGATTTGACGATTCTTACAAAGGATATTTTAGCCACGCGGTTTACCACAAAGGAAATAAAAACTTTAGCAAAAACTGACACATTTTTTTATATTTCTAAAAACGAACTGTCTCGACTTGAAGCCAATACAAAAGATAAAAAAAATCGCATGTGTAAACAGATTGCGCGATTTTATGTTCGAATCGCGCACTTGTTCGCATCAATTATAACTACCGTCTATCCCAACTGGTCAGATTCGGGAAATGGACAACAAGGACAAGGACAAGGACAAGGACAAGGTCAAGGAATCGAGTTTTGCGAAGCTCGAATTAACGCGCTTAAAAATTCGATTCTGGAAAAAAAAGGCGATCTCGACGCTGTGAATATACAACCAACGGTTTGTTCGCTGTATTCCAACAGTTCAACCTTATATGCCGCGCCGGGGTTTTCGGCATTAGAAGTGCTATATAACGACGAGTACGATGAAACAACCGGCACGTTCAACCGACGTAGCGGGGCAATGCAAGTCAAGTATGAAAACGATTTGGAAAGTTTATACGAGGCGTTTACCGGCAAAACATCCAAACCCAGTGAAATTAAATCGTTTTCGGATATTAATATTGCTGCACTTTCAAGCCGGTTTTCCGAATGCGGGCCTAAACAAAAACCGGATCGAAGCGGTGAGATACTTCAACAGGAACAACTGCAACAGCAACAGCGGCAGCAACAGCAACAACAGCAAGAATACCAGCGACGCAGGCAAGAAGACCCATATAACTATCAGCAGCGCGAACAAAACCCAATGACTCGAATTATGGAAGAAAACAACCGAGAGCTTGAGCGTATTAAACTGCGTGCGGAAATAAAAGAAAAAAGTATCCGGGAAGAGGGGGCGAATATGTCGGGTGTAATGGCGACAAATACAAGTACAAATTTGCGGGTGAAAAAAACGGGGTCGTCATTTTCCAATTATGCAGGGCATATTAGAACCATGGCTGGAAATGCCGATAAATTCAAAGCCCGGTTGCTGGAAATTGTCGACAAACTGTTTTTAGTTGTAAAGAATAACGTCACATCCAACCAAGCCAAAATAACAATACATCCCGCACTTTCAAATGAACTACTCAATCAGCTTGTAAATCAGACGCGCGATATTATTGTTCAATTATACTTGGGGTGCGAGCGCGATTTTTATACGGGTATAAAACTTCTTCGCGTCATCATTGAAGAAAAAATGCAAGAAACAATGGAAGCTGCGCTTTTAAACCTGAAAACAGAGACTGTCAAACAAGTTAAAGTGCTTTCACAAAAGAATAAAGAGACCGAATCTACGAAACGACAGAACGACGTAAAGGAGTTGCTAGATAAAGAAGATAAGAACGATATAAATGTAGCATCCGACGAGCGAAAAGCCGACTTGAACCAGCTTACTGATGACTTAACAGCTAAAAAAAAGAAACTAGATACTGCGACCCAAAAATCTGACGATTTCAAGAAAGAACTTGAATTGATAAATGCTAAAATAAAACAATATACCGATGAACGAACTTTAGTACCGGGGGATGCTAAATTGTACGATATGATAGAAGAACTAAAAGCTAAGAAGGTTGCAACCGGAGCAGAAAAGAAGGATATCGATGATGAAATAATTACTCTAACAGGTGAATACGCCGATCTTGAAACCAAATATACCAAATATGGTGTGCCTAACTAACTTCTAAGTTCTAAGTTCTAACTTCCTCGACGCATATCCAAGTACGCGTCAGTTGGTAATTCATCGTATATCGCCATAATAATTTGAAATGACCAAACGATCAGGATATCGGCCACGAATGGAAACGCCACAAATGCCATGGTTAGTCCGATATTTGTGTAATCGGCGTATCTTGTTCGGTAGATGATGATTATAACCCATGCGAAAACCGAAAGCCAATAAAAAAATGTTAAAAATTTTGTTACGTAGGAAATAAGGTCCATTTGCTGATTTTCATAAAAGGTACGCCGATGTTCTGTTTTCAATTTTGAAACGGTTTTATCAACCCTTCCGCCAAGTACTTCGGTTGCTTCTGAATACTTATCAGATAAATCGTCTAGATGGTTATAGTATTTTTCTTGTTCATTTGCAACCGTAAGTAAATCGGTCAATTCGTTCATCATGCTGGTTAGTTTTGGTTCGATTGTTTCTTCCAATAAATCAGCGCCTTCTTGATTGTATACTTTATCGATTACTTTGGTGTGGTCGCACTTATTACTGCCAGAATTTTTATATTTTGCATTTGCAGTCGTGGTGCAGTCAAGAGCATTCACGTAATTGAAAAATGCCGTATCAAACTTATCCTTATCACATTTAACGTTTCCGGGTTTTACGCATAAGTATGCTTCATCGAATTTGTTAGATTGATCTGTGGTTGTTTTTTGAGTCCCTACTAATGTGCTAATTGTTGTATTCGCAGTATCTATCATCGAATTTAAATTATAAATCGTATTTGCAAGGTCGTCGTCCATTTGTCCCGGCATTTTATCTTCACGGATGTTTATTATATGTTATGTTTATGTTACTATATGTCCTTACTTTATTTATTTTAACTAAAAATGCATTTTGAATTTGTATATTTACTTAAAATTAAAACTAACAACTGTTTTTTCTTATTCTTGTATAGCGGGCTCTTCTCCGGCTCCTGGTTCTGGTTCTGCTCCTACTTCTGCTCCTACTTCTGCAACTACTTCTGCAACTACTTCTGCAACTACTTCTGCAACTACTTCGCTTGCGCTTGCGACTGCTTCTGCTACCGCTTCTTCTACTGGTGCTGGTTCTGCGCTTGCGACTGCGACTGCTTCTGCTACCGCTTCTTCTACTACCAGTGTTACTTCTGCGCTTGCGCTTTCTGCGACTACGCTTACTGATGCCGCTTCTTGTGGTTGTTCATTTTTCGTCTTATTCTCATGGTCATGCTGTTCAAGAATCAAAACATCTGATGCAGTTACAGGAGGTTTCATATCGTCATCCTTAGGTCGATGCATTTTGTTCAATAATGTGAACAAAAGGGCATTCATGCCATTCATCATCTCGTGTTGCGAGTTTAAAATGGATCGAAGTTCGCGATTCTCGGTCTTAACCGCGTTTACTTCCGTGACTAGTTCGGCGAGATTGGTATTTTGCATAATGTGACTCACGGTATTTGCAATAAATGTCCGATTTTCGGTAATTTTGTAAATAACCGCTTCGTCAAACACGATTTCATGTTCTTCCGTATCCATTCCCAATTCATCGCCCTGACCATTACCATCGTCACCATCAAGTATATCATCGGAATGCGGGTTTACAGTCGCCCCTCCCGCGCTTCGTGTAACCATCGTTGTTAAATGCGCGAGCTGGTTAGAAATATCATTGTGATATCCTTGGAGCTTCATAATATCAAAATCGTGATTTCTAAGTATGATGGTAGGTGCAAGATGCGGTTCCGCGAATGGAAAATTTATACTGCCGGTTTCAACTGACTCCAACCGATAAACTCCGGTTGGAGATAGAAGTTTAACAAATCCCGGCGGAACCGGAGTGTCGGCTTTAACAATTTGAGGAACAACGGATTGAATGGGTCTTTGTTGTTGTTGTTGTTGTTGTTGTTGTTGTTGTTGTTGTTGTTGTTGTAAAGGTGCGCGCTGGGTATAAGGGTTCATGGGCGACTGTTGTTGTTGTTGTTGTTGTTGTTGTTGTTGTTGTTGTTGTTGTTGTTGTTGTTGTTGTTGCTGCTCTTGCATTTGTCGCTGTCTTTGCAACTCGGCTAAGCGCTGCATTTGCGCTTGCTGAACGGATTGTTGCTGCTGCTGCGGCTGCTGCTGCTGCTGCGGCATCGTATTAGAAGAAGGCATTGAAGGTGGTGGACCGGTTCGTCTTCGCCTAGCAGACGATAAAGCCGTATTACTCATATAATAATAATAATATACGTTTCTAGAAGTTAGTTGTTATGGTAGTCGTTATTGTATTTTATTTAAATAGTGTTTGGTAGTAAATAAATAAAGAGATAAATAAATAAATAAAACATTTAGTTTAGATACGACAAAATAAATAATAATATAGTATTTTAATAATAATAATTAATAATTAATATACAATATACAAATGGTTCTTCGCTTTACGATGGCGGAATTTCGAAAAATTCAATCAAACGATAAAATTTTGTTTGGGGTTCTTATTGCCGTAATTATTTTTAACAGTATGATACCTCGCGTCGTCGAAGGTCTTCCACCTGGTTCTATTTATAACGTTATGACTCCCAGAATTGTTACGACTACAAGTGGGAATGCACCAACTGCAGGTGATGGTGTAATCTCCATTTCAGGTTCGTTTCGAACGAGTGTTGCCATTGCGACCGGCAATATGTTGACATTCGAGTTTCCGAGGGGCTATTTTGCAAAGCCCACCACCACCCTCGCAACAACTGACCTCGCCGTCGTACCGGTAAAAATAAATATTACTCAGACGACAGGTACTACCTCAACACCCATTATCACCGATCTTATCGCAGCTACCACTAGCACATTTGGTGTGCTTGCCGGTTCAACTCCGAAACTAATGTTTACTATCGGTACTGCCGCCATTCCGGCAAACACTTCTGATGCTACATCCAGGGATTATCAGTTTACAATCAGCAGCAGCAGCACAACTGCGGGGAGTGAAATGTTCAAATTTGGACCGGATCAAATTGAGCAAACCCAAAATGGCTTTAAGATTGGCGCATCAACTGCAAGTGCGACAACAAGTGACATCGCTACCTCCGGAAGTGCAGGAATGCCGATGCTTTATAAACAAAATACTAACGCAGCGACATCTGCCGCTAGCGGTATGAACGCCAGGCAACAAGGAATTATAAATAATATCTCTAGAATTCAGACGATCGAAAAACAGCTTTTGGGTAAGTTGGATGGCGCGATGAACGCAGACGATAGAGCTACTATTGTTGCGCAAATTAATGATCTCGCAAAAGCGCGAGGAGATTTATATAACAATATGAACGACTTTTCGAGCCAGATTGAAACGGTTGCTTCCGAAAGGCGTAACGCCCTTGTTCAAAACAGCGTTGCCGTGAATGTAATACGCGACCAAATTGAAAACTCATCGAATACATTGGACGGCCTGCAACAAGAAAAATCGAACAAGATGCGGCTTGTTGAAATAAATAACTATTATGGTAAAAAATATGAATTTCAAACGGACATTATGAAGATTGTTATCTTAACATGTGTACCGGTACTCGTGATTTCAATTCTTTTGAAAAAAGGTTTCATTCCAAATTTAATAGCAACCGGGCTTATCATCATAATTATTGCCGCCGGAGTTATCGCGGTTGCCCGTAAGGTGATTGACCTAAACCGACGCAACAGCTTTAACTTTGACCAGTATGACCATCCTTTCAACCCATATGCCGTAAGTGTCACCAAATCCAAAACGGAAACTACCAATTTGGCAGATTTAAACAAGATGGAAAATCCATTTTTGTGTATAGGTCCGGCTTGTTGTACCGATGCATCCACGGTTTGGGACGATGCTACTAAAAAATGTATAAAGGCGACTGGTGTACCTGCTGCACCTGCTGTACCTGCTGCCAGACCATAAGTAATATAATAATATAATAATATGTTAAAACTTGAAATTGTTATAATAAAATGCAAATTAGATTTTATTATGTTGACCCAAATAGTGTGGTAAGCAATTCTATTTCAATCGGTGGGACGTTTACAAATACAAATGCCGAAGTAATTTAATTTAATTTAATTTAATCAAAAAAATAAATAATATATCAATTGTATTTAAACCGATTTTAATACAATTATTCGACTCACGCTAATTAACTTCATTGTTATTTAGTTCATTGATAATGGCTGCAAACGAGATTGATGCAAACAACTATATTGAAAATAATTCGAAACAAGATATGGTGGCCATGAACGAAGGATTTATTCATGTCGCGTGTACAATACTATTCAGTTTTTGCGGAATACGGTTGTATAAGTATCTATATACCGATAAAAACCGTTCAAACAACTTGCCGCTTCGCGTAACCCGATACCACTCCGAAAACTCGATACAATATTCCAAGTCCGATCCGTTTACGCAGTATGAGAAATGGGTTTGTTTTGATTTTATAAATACCATGGCGTTTCTGTTTATTTTGAAAAAACACGCGCTTATTTGTAAAACAATGAAAACGTACGAGTACCGCCAAAAAACCGGGGTTTTTAAATTTGAAGACAGGTTCATTATTAAATATTCGGTATTCAGTGATATGCACGAGTCGAAGATCTATAACGATATGCCGTCTAGGGGAATAAATAAGGTGAGTAAAGTCGTTACTCCAATATGGTATTCATTCTTTGAAAACAAAGAATACAAAAGTAAGCATGAAAGTTCAGATTCAGACGAGTCGGATTCGGATCCCAAACTATTAACACTTTATGACACATTTGATAAAGTAAACATTAAAGTGAAACGACATGATATTATGTGCATTGAGGTGCAGCCCGTTTTGAACCATTCTGTGGTTTTTCATAAATGGTATACTGCCGCACAATTCAACCCTAAAAACCATGACTACGTGATAGGAAGCATGATGTTGGGTTTGGCTCGGTCTATTAAATACTGTCACGATGTCGGACTGGTGCATGGCGATATAAAACCCGACAATTTGCTTGTAACGTACGAACCTCCAGAAAAACCAAAAGAAGAAGAACAAGAAGAAGAAGGAGAGAATGTGGATAATGACGATTTTACTAAGTGGAAATCGTTCTTAAAAGTGGACGTTACTGGCAAGACGCGTAATCCGTGCGATATTCCAAGCATATACTTGATTGACTTTGGAATGTGTGGATACCATGAAAAAGACGAAGGGACCGGTGGCACGCGGCCATTTTGCGCTCCAGAAACTAAAAATATAAAAACAAGTCCCGACCCTAGTAAATCGAAATCTAGCTCAAAATCGAATCCGGAGTCGGAATATAATTGGTGTCCTCTAAACAAACAACATGACATTTGGTCATGGGGACTAATACTGTACACTGTAACGGCATACCATGATATTTATAATATTTACGATGAATACCCGACCGATACATTTGAGACAGATGGATACATCAATGAATGCCAGCAAGAGTATGCGTCCGAAATAAAATCACACCCGTTTTATCCCATATTTAAAAAAACGCTCTGCGCTCCTTCAGAACGAACCTCGTCCATCGATGAACTTATTCACGACATGGAACTTATTTTGAAAGTGTTGTAGTCCGCAAATATTTTATTATATTTAGAAATTATATAACGTAATAAAATATAAAACAAAACAATGCCAAGCAAAAATAAAAATATAATACGTAGAAACAAAACTCGAAAACAGCATCGAAGCCGTAAACATAAACGCAATAATAATAATAATAATGCGAGAAACCAAACGATTCGAGGTGGGTGGCGATGGAGATGGTGGAGGAAGCCAACCCCGACCCTTATAGACCGAATAAATGAAAAAAATAACAGTCTTAAACCCGTTGTTCCAATGCCCCCGCCATCTCAACCACATTTGCCTACAAACGTAGACTCTGTTAAAAACGCACTACGTGAAGAGACTTATAGAGAGGCTGCTAGAGTAAATAGAGAGGCTATTAATGAGCTGAAAAAACTTATTGAACCACAAACCATAAAAATGAAGGCTCTCGACGATGAGTATGAAATGCTTGGAAAAAGAAGAGACAAAACCGAAAATCGAACAGAACGTCATCAGATGTCTGTTAGACGTCAGCAAATCCACGACGAGATTGGTCTAATAAAGAGGGAAAAGATTGGCAGCACTAGGGTAGACCGCACTAGGGTAGAAGATATTGAAAGAGATATTCGAACTAGAGAACGGGCAGATGCTAGATATAGCAAAAACCTTCCAGAACTACCCTCAGATGATGATATTCTGGATGATGCAGACAGTGAGATGGAAAAGGTGGATCGTGCTGCAGGTGTTTTTGGCCTCGTTCTAGATAAAAAAGCTGTTAATGCAGAAGTTGAACTACGTGGACAAAGTAGAATAGCAGAGAGAAACCAAGACGAACTTATTAAAGCTATGGGTGAAATGTCAGTACATCCCGGTTCACCGCGTAGTGATTCGTCGGCTCGTGGTTCGCCGCGTAGTGGTTCAACACCGCGTAGTGGTTCGTTGGCTCGTGGTTCGTTGGCTCGTGGTTCGTTGGCTCGTGGTTCGTTGGCTCGTGGTTCGTTGGCTAGTGATGCTCCTTTGCCGCCCTCACATGGATTACCGTCTGGACGCAAGGCTCGTGATTCATCGGCTCGTGGTTCGCGGCGGTCACCATCGCCATAATATAATTTTTAAGTATCTTTATCCGGAGACGACGCAATTGGTACAAGATCATTCGACTGAATTGTTATAGGAGATGGATCATCCATTGTGACTTCTGCTGCGATTGGCGATGACGATGTCCAGGGAACCAAAGGTTCCCCGTACCCCTCCTTTACGATGAGGGGGTTTAAGCACTGCGTAGTGGGTGCTTGACGCCCCCCTGCAGGAGGAGGAGGAGGCAAGGATTTTACCTCGGCGTTCACTTGTTTCACGGTACTTCGTTTAATATTTTGGCGTTGTAAAAAGTGCAAAAACAAAGACGGCATGATAGCGATCGTGTTCATATACGTTCGATATTTAAATACGCAAACGGCGGTGTCATTCGCGTATTTTATACTATACCACCAGTACGCCGGTATGAAAATAATCTTTCCGGGAACAAGTTCAACCTGGAGCGTTTTTATTTTGGCATAATCGGCCTTGTACCGATCCTGCACATTCCACGGAGAAACCGGCGACAAGAATTCAAACGTTTCATAATCCGTTTTCGCGTACAAGTATTTCGTAGACTTGGGCGGTATTAATACAATGCTAGCCTTTCCTCGAATGGGCATGAAGTAATTGCGGTAGCAGCAACTGTACTGCAACGCGGTTTCTACCCCTTCGGATGCAAATGTATAGTCATAGTCACAGTTGGATACCATATGCGGTCGCAAAAATTCGTCGCTGTATTGAAACTGCTTAACTAATCCCGTTTCCTCTAAAAAATCGATATTTTTCTCGCTTATAATTTTAGAAGCCGTGTCCGATTTCATAAGTCGGTGAGCCGACGCAAGTGTCAGTGGAATATACGGTTCAGAATCGGATTGCTGGCTATCCTTTATGTTCTTAACTTTTACATCAAACGCGCCATAACTTTGTTTTACAATTTCCAAGTCGACGTTGTTGCGAAACGTGCACATTTCTTCCCCTAGTTCACCCCCTCCATTGAATTCGGGTCCCGCAGAATAATCAAATATCACCGGTTGTCGCAAGTCGCATATTTCTTCTAGTTTATCTTTTGATGGATTGCATATCTCGTAAACTTCCAAGTCGTCGCTTGTTTTTAGATGGAAATAAATATGCAAATAAAAAAAGAGAACAATGCAGAAAATAACAATTGTCAAAAAATTTTGCATAATGTATTGTAATTGTATGGTATATCTTTGTAACTTTAAACAGTTAATCGATAGAAAGTAATAAAATAAAAATAATAAATAAAATAAATAAATTAAATAAACGAAATAAACTAATAAATATAAAATTGATATTATTTTGATTTTGATATTAAAACAAACATAGCAACTTATCTAGTCTACCTATAGTCTATAGTCTATATATCCTTTATCCTTTAGAGAAAAATGTTTCGACGCAATACGCAACACAAGTCAGGACCTCCCCAGGTTTCTAAAATTTTGGGCATTCAGTTCAGTATATTATCCCCCGAAGAAATTACACGAGGATCGGTGGTCGAGGTAACATCCAAGGACATGTACGCCAATAATCGACCGTGTCATGGCGGCCTATTTGATCCGCGCATGGGTGTTCTCGACCCAGGACTGATTTGTCCAACGGACGGAATGGATTACATGATGACGCCGGGCTATTTTGGCCACATTCGTTTGGCGAGGCCGGTATTCTATATTCAATATTTAGCCACCGTTTTGAAAATTCTCAGGTGCGTTTGCATGAAATGCAGCAAGCTGCTTATTGATAAAAATCTCCACCGCGAACTTATGAGTTTGCGACCGGACGAACGATGGACTCACGTATACCAATTGGCAAGCAAGGTATCTCGATGCGGAAAAGAGACGGAAGACGGGTGCGGTTGTTTGCAGCCGGATAAAAAATACAGAAAGGACGGACTCGCAAATATATTTGCAGAATGGACAAAGGTGTCACCAGGATCGTCGGCACCAGATGCAGGGGCTGAAGATGGCGCGGGGGCAGGCGCAGGATATGGAAATGGAACAGGTAGGTTGAATATGAAGGTGACTCCGGAAATGGTAATTAAAATATTTAAGCGTATCTCAAACCAGGATGTCGAGTTCATGGGGTTCAATCCCCAATTCTCGCGCCCCGAATGGATGATCTGTCAAGTGCTCGCAATTCCGCCCCCGGCAGTTCGCCCGTCGATCCGGATGGACGGGCAACAGCGCAGCGAAGATGATATCACGCACATTCTGGTAGATATTATAAAAACAAACGACAGTTTGGCCGAGCAGCTGCGAAGGGGTGCATCAGCAAATGCGGGAGACAAACCGGCAGATCCAAGTGTAGTCGATGGATGGCACACGCTTTTGCAATACTATGTTGCAACACAGGTGAACAATAACATTCCGGGAGTTGGTCCCGTCGCCCAGCGTTCCGGTCGTCCGCTCAAATCCATTCAAGAGCGACTGAATGGTAAAGCTGGGCGCGTTCGAGGCAATCTCATGGGAAAACGTGTTGACTTTTCAGCCAGGTCGGTAATCACCCCCGATCCAAATATATCCATTCGCGAACTTGGCATTCCGGTTCGAATCGCGAAAAATATTACGAAACCCGTCGTTGTTAACGATATGAATCGCGACTTTCTTATGGCGCTTGTAAAGAACCGATCGGAAATTTATCCCGGTGCAAAAATATTGGAAAAAACAAACGGGCAGTCCATTTCTCTTCGCTATGCCGACGTTTCCAACATCACGCTTGAAAACGGAGACATTGTGCATCGCCACATGATGGACGGCGACGCCATTCTCTTTAACCGCCAGCCATCTTTGCATCGTATGAGCATGATGTGTCACATCGTTCGAATCATGCATACCGGCGACACGTTCCGAATGAATGTTGGTGACACGAAGCCTTACAATGCCGATTTTGATGGCGATGAAATGAATATGCACATGCCCCAAGACGAGGAATCTGAGCTGGAGTTGCGGCATTTAGCGGCAGTTCCGTATCAAATTATCAGCCCCGCCAAAAACGAATCGATCATTGGAATTTTCCAGGACTCGTTGCTGGGAAGCTACTTGTTTACCCGCGAAAAGGTGGACTTTGATCCGTTGAAGGCCATGGGTCTCTTGGTCGGGTATAGCAAAATCAACGGCAATCTGTTTAAATTCAACCGATCAGGTGATGGCTCCAAAAATAAGATTACAAATTTCCAGCTGCTCTCTCAAATCATGCCGCCGCTTTCAATGCGGTTCAAGAACGGCCATTACAGTGACGAGCAAGACAAGGCCGACAGTTCCAATCGGATTGTTGAAATAAAGGATGGGCAGTACCTGAGAGGCCAAATCGAAAAAAGCGTCCTTGCCTCGGGTGGAAACGGTCTCATTCAGCGCATTTGCAACGACTTTGGAAACACCGCTTCAGCCGACTTTATCGACAACTTGCAAAACATCGTCACGGAATACATGAAGCTTACGGCATACAGTGTGGGAATCAGCGACCTGATGTCCAATCCAAGCACCGTGAAAAATGTGGCCGACACGAAAAATATGAAAAAAGCGGAAGTGAAGAACATTATTGACCAGGTGCATTTGGGAATATTTGAAAATAAGACGGGTCGAAGCAACTCAAAAGAATTCGAGACTAAAATTACCAATATTTTGAATAATGCCACCAGCGAATGTGAGAAGATTGTCATGAATACGCTTAACAAGGATAACCGTTTTGGCACCATTGTAAAGTGCGGGTCAAAGGGTACACAGATCAACATTTCTCAAATGATTTCGTGCCTTGGCCAGCAGTCCATTGAAGGAGGCCGAATTCCGTACGGTTTGGACGGTAGAACCCTGCCACACTTCACTAAATTTGACGACAGTCCGAGCGCAAGAGGGTTTATCGACAACTCGTTCATTTCGGGGCTTCGACCTGAAGAGTTGTTCTTTCACGCCATGGCCGGTAGGATTGGTCTTATCGATACTGCAGTCAAAACATCTTCTACGGGCTACATTCAGCGTCGTCTCGTCAAGGGCCTGGAGGATCTCATGGTATTCTACGATATGACAGTCCGCAACAGCAAAGGCCGAATCGTGCAATTTACATACGGCGACGACGGTATCGATACGATCAAAGTGGAACGAGCCACAGTTCCATTCCTTGAGATGTGTACCGAAGAGTTTTATGCGCACTACAGCTTTCCAACATCGGCGCAGGATGCGGGAGTAGAAGCTGCGGGGGGTGGATCGGATAACGCGTTTCAGACCATCTTCACTAGCAGCGCGATTCGCAGAATGAAAGCGCAAGTTGCTGAACTGAACACGTATTCGAAACGAATGACGCAGCATCTCATGAAAGTTCGCGATGAAATTGTCGAGAATGTGTTTCGAAATAGACACGAAAGTCGCGTTTTCTTGCCGGTTGGAATCCAGTACGTTATTTCGAATATTCAAGGAATGAACATGTTCAACAAGAATTCGATGGTGGATATCACCCCGCTGGAAGCATTTAAAATGGTAGACGAAGCGTATTCCAAACTGGAGTCGATTACGTATTCTCGGCCCACGCAACTGTTCCGAGCCATGTATTTCTACCACTTGAGTCCTCGCGATTTACTGATGGTGAAACGGTTCAACAAACGCGCGCTCACAATCTTGCTCGAGACCATCGTTGTCCAGTATAAGCGCGCACTTGTTGCACCCGGTGAAATGGTTGGCATGATTGCCGCCCAGAGTATTGGTGAACCCACCACCCAGTTGACACTGAACACGTTTCATAATGCTGGTGTTGCTAGCAAGGCCAATGTAACTCGCGGTGTGCCGCGCATTGAAGAAATCCTTTCGTTATCCGACAACCCGAAAAACACATCAGTTACCATTTACGCCAAACTCGATGATGAAACGGATAAAGAACGGGTTCAGGATCTTATTCCGTTTATTGAACACACCCGCCTGGTTGAAATCGTGGCGTCGGTTGAAATTCGCTTTGACCCCAACCCCAAACGAACCATCGTGGAAGAAGACGATCTTACCCTTCGACAATATAACGAATTCGAAAAAATGATTGCAGAATGTCACGCGGAGTCGAACGGGGAAGGGGCTGAGGGTGGATCTGCGTCGTCGTCCTCGTCGTCGTCGAACGATATTAGTAAATGGGTTGTTCGCCTTGAAATGGATGTACGCTCCATGCTGGATAAACGAATTACGATGAACGATGTGAATTATGCCATCAAAAACGCATACGGTGACACAGTTTCGTGCGTTTTCAGCGACTACAACGCCGATAAATTGGTATTCCGCATTCGACTGGAAACTATGATGAAGAAGGCATCGACATCGGCATCGGCATCTGCATCGGCATCAGGTGGAATGGGATTTGAAACGACGTCATCGATCGCTGCATCCAAACAGTCATCGCTGGACCAGTCGGATCATATTTATGTGTTGAAGACATTTCGAGACCAGTTATTGAACAATATCGTACTTCGAGGCGTGAAAGGTATTGGCGGCATCGTGATGCGAAAAGTACCCGGCGTTATGCGCCGCGTCGAGGGAAACTATGTAAAGAGCGACATTTGGGTCATGGATACAATGGGAACCAACCTGATGCAGGTTCTCGCGCTGGATACGATTGACACAACTCGCACAATTTCAAATGACATTCAGGAGATTTACAGGGTGCTCGGAATTGAAGCGGCTCGAGTTGCGATTATGAATGAGCTGGTAGAGAGTTTCGACGACACATATATTAACTACCACCATTTGAGCGTGCTATGCGACCGTATGACTGCGAACGAACGCATGATTTCTATCTTCCGCCACGGGATCAACAGCGACAACATTGGCCCCATTGCAAAAGCGTCGTTTGAAGAAACGCCCGAGATGTTTCTAAAGGCGGCGCGTCATGCGGAAGTGGACAATCTTCGCGGCGTTTCGTCCAACGTCATGTGCGGCCAAGAGGGATATTATGGCACAAGCAGTTTTAACGTGCTACTCAATTTGAGATCCATCCAACCCATCCAATCTGTCAGTGAAACAAAGTTGCCTGCAGAAGACGACACACCCATTCAGAGTTCGCTAGACGCCGTTCAGTACGAAGACGATGCGGTAAATAAAACGCTACTGGTTGCAGACGAGATGGTTGGCGAAATGTGCACTACGACAAAACTAGAAATCGCCGGATCCAATGGGGTCGGCGCAACTCCAAAGAATTTAGGTTCAGTGAGCGAGACGTATAATATGGGATTCTAAATCAATCATACAGTGAAATGAAATGAAATATGAAATATAAAGATGCGAATGCGAAAATAAAATTTTTTATTCTGTAAATAAGTATTTAAAGATTAAAAAAATGTTATACTATAAAAATACAATTATTCCAATAAATAACTAACTAACTAACCATTTCTGATGCCTCCACCCAGTCAACCAGCTTCTTCTTCCTCTTCTTCCTCATCTTCATCTGCTTCACAGTTACAAGCGCAGCAAACTACCGTTCAAACTGGTGGTGAGACGTATCGTATCCCTACCCAGCTATGCATGCAACATGTTTTTAAGTTGGCGATCGTCGAAGATAAACCCATCATGTTGGACTACTGGACCAGCTCGCTTGACAAGAGTGTCATCATCGGAGTTCGAGAGAATAATGAAAAGCTCCTCGTGAAGAGCGCAGACGAGTACACCAGCCCAATTGCTAAAATATTTAAAGTGGAGACGGAGTACATTATTGTTACGGAGAACTCAATTTATATTGTCGCGTCCGATATTCAAAATAAGCGTATTTCATAATACCTACACTTACTCACTCAAACTTATTACTTATTACGTAGTGGTAACGGTAGTGGTCGTACTGGTGGCGGATGAGCCGGTAGTTACGTTCTCTACAATAGATACATTGGATCTCCCGGCAGTATTTACTGCGTAGATCCTGAAATAATAAGTTGTCTCCGGTTTAATATAAGTAAATGCCAATGACCTTTCCCGTAACAAGTTAGACGCTGTATTGAAAAAAGTCCATATTTTGAAATCTCCAGCTGTTTCTGAATATTCCAAAATATATCCGACATGCGATATGTCGTCTCCTCCAATATCATCACTAACCACATTTGTTTTTGATCCGCCATTCAAACTTACCCAGAACCATTCAAGCAGAAGATACTGCTCATCCGTTTCAATAAATTGACCGGTTGATGGAGATATACTAATAACTTTTCTAGACAGTATAGTTATATCGATATTTGTAATCGGATTGGGAATAACAATAATCTTTCCTAATATATCCGGAGTACTAACCACACCTTCCCTTGTTGGAAAAAGCGAATTTCTGGCGGATACTCTAAAGTAATACGGTATTTTGGTTTGGAACACGGGTCGCACGCTACCCGATATCATTGGAGACGTTGATAAGTTCAACTGGATCGCACCCACTGATTGAGTACTTGTTGCCACATACTCGTAACCAACCCAAGGACCCTGGTCGGTATTTCTTGATACGCGCACAATATACGACGTGACGGTTGATCCTCCAGCATCGTCGATAACAAACGATAAATTAAACTGTCCGTTCGTTACCGCAACTTTGAGACCTATTGGTTTGCCGACCACCGTATTTGCCCTACCGGTAATTTCATACGGAACCGAAGTGTATGTTCCGTTCAAAGCTGAAATAAGAAATGTATAATACAGGTTGTCACTGTCAAGACCCGAAACCGTGAATTTTGTAAGGGTGGTTGATCCGGAAGATATAATTCGTTTAAGTGGATCGGTTGTTTTATAGTAACTCACGGTATACGCTTGAATTTCGTTCCCACCATCACTTACTGGCGCGTTCCATGCAAGCAATATTGTTCCAGCAAGCGTTCCGGAACTTAGTGTAACCCCTGTCACGGCTGATGGCGTGCTCATCGTGTTTACGGAAAGCGTTTCCGAATAGGGTGACGTATAACCATCTCTCGTTACCACATTATTTGCACGAACGCGAACATAGTATGTTGATTTTGTAACGATTGCTAATGTGTTCAGGCCGTCTGGGTTGGGGCCGGTGAACCGGTAAGTGTATACTCTTTTTACAGAATCGTAAATTAAGTCACTGGTCCCAATCGTCGCAATCATAGGGGTCCAGGTGATTTTATCACGAGAGTATTCTACATCGTATGATGTAATCGGCGTTCCGCCGTCAAATGACGGCGGAGACCATGTTGCAATTATATTCGTCTTGTCAATACTGATGCCATTGATGGTTACAATTGTCGCTGAAGTATCACCGCTCACATTAAAGTTTACCGGTTTACTTGGAATGAGAAACGTGTTTCCAGATGAAATGGCAGGAAATGTAGATGTGGCGCTCGTGGTAACTGAATAAATTTTTACATAATACAGCGTGTTATTTCTAAGATTATTTATTGTGTAAGTAAGTATGGTTGCATCCACGTAGCCTATTTGCGACCCGCCTACAGACGCGGAAGTTGATGGAATATTCGTCCAATTGGTTCGGTCGGTTGAATATGCAACCAAGTATCCGGTCAACGCACTACCTCCATACAATCCTTTTTCATCTTGGTCTGGTGGCATCCATGTTACGACGAGTGAGTTATTTCCACCAACAATGACCACATTGTTTGGTGAAGTTAGAGCCGTAGTTGGAATGCGTGATCGCAGAACTTGCCCTGCCTTGTATTCGTACGAGCGGGTGTTACCGTATAGCGGGACATCGTCGCGTAAACACAGTAGCCGAGGTGGACCGGGTACATCGCTTTCAGTAGTGAGCGTGCACTTTGTAGCACTAGAAGGGCAAATCAAAACGCCGTTGACTTCGGGTAAATTCGCGGTATTTGAATCTGTCAGTGTATCGGTTTGACTTGCAAACCCCTTTTTTCGCAACAACGACCCCCTCGACGCGGCGGCAAACCGTTGTTTTTTTGTACTTTGGGTTGTGTTTGGCTTGTATTTTAATATTTCACACTTTCTGCGTTCGCCGATTTCGTCGGGCGTGAACTGGGCCGTATCATATACTGGAGGCTGAAACCTCGACCATAACAATGAACTGTACCGATTTGAAAAACTGTAGTTGCAAACATTTCCATACAGGGATGAAAAATTTGACATTAAATTATATACTTGTCTATAACTTATAACTTATCTATAACTTAGAAATAATAAATAATATTATTTCTAATTTTTAATTCACAATAAAACGAATTATTATGGCATCCGCATCCCCATCCCGATATTTGATCCGGCGGTATGCTGCCTCATTGCGTCGGTTGAATGTGTCATGGTGGTTTCGGTGGGAAGCGTTGGTACAAAATAATCCTTTTCTAAAATGCGGGTGCTGAGATTATTCTGAAACGGAATTGCAATGTGTTCTTGCGGATCAAATAGCGGATAGTCGGGACGATGCTGTTGCTGGTCCCTTAATAACCATGCCGGATGCGTGACACGACTTTGATCCGTGTACGCGTTCATGGTATCTCTCGAAGGAATCGTCGTGCTTGTAGCTGGAATACCTTTACCTGCGCCGCAATACAAATTATCGAACGTATCGCGATTCAAGTTTCGGGTTAATCCGAATAAATTGTTTTCAATCTCGGTAGCGCCAGTCATTGCGTTCCCTCCCCATTTTTGCATGCGAATGTGTGGATCTTGCATGTAAACCGGGTTTGCACCATTTCCGGGCGAATCTAATGCGTATCGTCCGGCATACGTGGATATTTCAAGGTTCTTAACAATGCGAGCCGGGTCATCGTGAAAGCGTGTAAATGACATTTATTTATTGATTTATTTATTGATTTATTTATTGATTTATTTATTGATTTATTTATATTATATACCTCAATTATTATTATTTATTTTGGTTGTATTTTGTTTCATTTCGGTTCGGTTCGTTATCAAAGCTCTTAAAGTATAAAAAACAATTTAAAATGTTTTTTATAGTTCAGCATATACAATTATAAAAATAGAAATTTAACTTAACTATGACAACGTGCGCGACGACTTGTCCAAAAACACTCACTCAGAATGATTTGTTAACTGCAAAGCTTTTAACTTTTTTTAAACGAAATGATTTCGAGCCGCTTAAAATCATGTTGGATGTAATTAATGGAGAATCCGCCATTTCTCTCCGTATCATTGACTGGTTTTCGACAAATTATGCTAAAAAGAATTATACGGTGTACGCTATTCCCGAAAACGGATCCAAGCCGGAAAGACGGTTCAAGGTGTATCTTGACTATAAACTTAACCTGAAAGCGTATTCAAAAAAACGGTTCGATCCTTTTTGCAGGTGGGATCGAATTGCCTTTCCATATCTAAACAACTCGTACATACAAACAACCGTAGGGCAACTTAATTTCTTTAAATGGGCGATTGACAATCAAGTTATTCATTATATTGAAACCAATTATCGCGACATTGAGCACGACATGAACAGTCGAAACAGTATATCTAAACGTAAGCATACTGGCAGTAGTAGCAGCAGACACGACGAAGAAATGGCACTGGAATTAACGTTATCATCATCGCCGCATACAAACCGAGTCGACGATGATGATATCAATGACTGTAAAGATGACGATCTACTATCGCTGTCATCTGCATCTACAAGAAAAAAGAGAGAGGAGTTGTCCATTTTGGCGAGTAGTTGTATAAAAAAAGAAATGGTGGAAGTGGTCGTAACATTTGAGTAACTTCTTTACTCCTTCTCATCAACAGCTTTACCCTGTAAAGCCTTTCCGTTTGCTGCTATCGTTGGAGCGATTGCCCCGAACAATTTGCCATCAAAGAGTTTGGAAATGCCGTCCAATCCACCGCCGCCCATGATTTGGTCCATAAATCCCTGGGCACTTTTAATAAGTGGTTCCATGTCTTTCATGTTATTCATGAGTACTTTTTGCTGTTCCATTAAGTCCTTGGTTTGCGTGGTGAGTCCCTTGACGCCATCCTTTCCAATAATGTTCTGCAAATTGTCATATGCTTGGCCCAGCGTTTGCGCGTAGTCTACGCGATTACCTTTGGATCCGCTTATTTTGGCGTATCCATCATCGTCGTCATCGTCATCCTCATCCTCCTCGTCATCGACGACTTTGGTAGGTTTATTTTTATTTTTACTGGCGGGAGCGGGGACGTTGGAATCGTCTTCATCGTCTTGATTGGCTTTTTTGCTGGGTTTAAATTTTGCAGGTTTCAGATTTTGCATTCCGGTTTTAACAACTGGTTTATCGTTGGTTTTTTCTGCTGGTTTTTTTTCCATAGCTGTAGAAGCCTCGACGACTGGTTCAGCATCTGCACTTTTAATATTCTGCTGGCCCTCTTTAACTTCCTCTTCCTCTTCATCTTCATCTTCACCCTCATTTTTCAACCCTTCCTTTCTTCCCAAACTGGATGACATACCGCTAGTCCCGGCATAGAAATTGGTAGCAATAATCGAAATAAACAACACGATAATCATATTGCGCGTGAAGTAAATCGATAACAAAAATGTAAGTATGAAAAACAAGATTGCATCCATGTTTCTCAATGCTAAATATCCAATAATATTGAGTATGGCAATAATCAGAACGGCATACATAACATACGTGTTTTGTAAAATCTCCTTCATTTCTGACCGTAATGTTCCATTTCCGATGCTCATACGACTTAATCTACTGATTGTGGTATTCATCTTTTCAAATTTAATTCGATTTATAATAGAAGTATTTTTTATTTTTAATTATCTAATTTGTTATATATTTTATATTTTATATTTTATATAAAAAATATAATAGACTAAAGTTCAAAGTTAAATAAATAACAACACTATAAAAAATAAAAAATAATACATGTCGCACATTGCAAAAGAGGATAGAGCCCATATGAAACGGCATGCTCTTATTCATTCATTGTACGATGAAATCGAAAACAAGGTAAAAACCCTGTCGCATGAAGTAAAAGAAAATCCGGGACTGCGTCCAGTCCTGGACCGATACGTTGAACATATAAAATCGAGACAAGACGAGGCTCGCGCCCTTCAGGAATACTTTCATTTTTTATTACAGTCACTTTATACCATAGACAAAGACAAAGACAAAGACGAGTCTCCTCCTCTAGTGCCCGGACCCGGACCCAAAAAACATTCTTCTCATTCTTCTAAAATCATAAAACAATTACAAGTGGATGAAAAGGCTATTCTGTTCGAACTAGATAAATGGACAGAAAAAACAAAGGCGCCATGATCCCAATCCTCAAAACCCAAAACCCAAAATTCCAAACTCCCAAAATTCCAAAACCCAAAAAATCGATTGTAATGAAATAAAATATTACTAGAACTTATTTAGAAATACTTCATTTATATATCTACTCGTTTACTTATTTATTCACTATTATGCAACCGGCTGACGATAATACGTGTCCGTGTCCGCTAACTTCTTCTAAGGACGGGCCGTCCGATCATAGGTATGTTCTTTTCCCACTCCAGGATGATTCGATTTGGAAAATGTACAAGAAACAGGTGGACTGTTTTTGGCGCGCAGAAGAAATCGACTTGTCTAAAGACCTGGCGCACTGGACGAATGAACTAAACAATGACGAGCGGCATTTTATATCCATGGTTCTCGCGTTTTTTGCAGCAAGTGACGGAATTGTTCTAGAAAATTTAGCGGTTCGCTTCATGAGCGACGTCCAACTTGCAGAAGCGCGCGCATTTTACGGGTTCCAGATTGCCATGGAAAATATTCACAGTGAGGTATACAGTGTTTTAATTGACACGTATGTTACGGATACAATAGAACGAAACAAGCTCTTCAACGCGGTTGAAACGTTCCCATGTATCAAAAAAAAAGCGGACTGGGCAATTCGATGGATAAACGACAAGCGCAGCTCGTTTCAGACACGACTTGTCGCATTTGCGTGCGTAGAAGGAATCTTCTTCTCCGGCGCATTTTGCTCGATTTATTGGATGAAAAAGCGCGGACTACTGCCCGGACTCACGTTCAGCAATGAACTTATTTCAAGAGATGAAGCTCTGCATACCGAGTTTGCGATTCTACTCTACAAAAAAATGGCAAAGACCAAGAAACTTTCCAAGCAAAAAATTTATGAAATTATAAAGGAAGCGGTTTCCATTGAGCAAGAGTTTATTTGCGAGGCGCTTCCATGTCGCCTTATTGGCATGAACTCCAAACTTATGAACCAGTATATTGAATTTGTGGCAGATCGTCTTGTTGTTCAGCTCGGGTATGATAAAATATACGACTCTGCAAACCCGTTCGACTTTATGGAAATGATAAGCATTGAAGGTAAAACAAACTTTTTCGAAAAGCGGGTCGGCGAGTATGCGCTGGCTGATAAACGTATCGACTCATCTACATTCACGTTTGGCGAAGACGGGTTTTAGCGCAAGCGCGACGCATATTTTTTACTTTGTCTAATGTAGACGTCGTTTTCGTGATGGGTAATTGCAAGGATGCATGATAGTAGTACGAATATCGTAAATGCCGCCAATCCTGCTGCGAGTTCAAAAATAGACACCGTCATAATTGATTATAGTTTTTATAGTTTAATTATTATAATCAATGTTAATTACAATTTATTTAACTTCATTTGGCAAACGCATTTTTCATCATGTATATTCGTGCATGCGCGTTTCGATTTCGAAAATTAGATGGCGCTAATGGCATTTGTGGCGGCGCCACTGGCATTTGTGTATGTGACCGTGGCTGTGACTGTGACTTTTTCATACTAGGTAGATTCAAGCCAAACGTTTCTTTAACAAGCGGTGCAATATCAATTTTAGTATCTGTGATAATGTTTTGCGATTCAATCTTCGCACTTGACGCGTCGGTTTGAATATCAAAATGATGGACGTCTACTCCGCAGTCACCGGTATTTGTAACGTTATTATTGTAGTCAAATTTTAAATTTTTAATGGTAAACAGAGTTTCCGTCACGCTGTTAAATTTTGTCAAGTACGCTTCTTTTCGACAAATATTTCGCATTGATCCGTCATAGATCTGCAAAATGTTCATGTCGCCGATTTTAAAAAAGTTGCTTCGGTCTACATATACTCCGTTTTGAATTGCTCGGTCGTAAATGCAATTGTCTTCACATCCCCACCCCCAAAAACTCGGAAATCCTCCAATTCTCTCGAAATCGGCACCAGTTATCGAAAATATTCCACCAAGCGCAAAAGTGAATCCGTAAAAGTGTTTTATGGTTCCGTGCGTTGTTGCGTAGTTCAATACGTTTTTCTTGTACGGGACTGTGTCTACGTCGTTAAATACAAACGTAATATCGCGATAATGCAACGGGTACTTGTATTTTATGGCCAAAAACCCAATGTTTTTCATAGCTCCGCGATTAAAGGGTCGCGTATCTTTTTGCTCGGCAAAGTAAATGGCATAGTCTTTATCTTTAACATGGTCCGCCATAACAACATTGTTCATATATTCCGAAAAAAAATATTTATGTTCCACCCGGTCACGATATGGCACGATAAAAATAATGCTCGGCGGTTCATCCATCATGTATGTGTATTGAGTACGAATGAAATGATTTAATTTAAATAATAATAATAAAAATATTTTTAGGTTTAATAGGTTTTCATAGGTTTCATCATAAAAATACGAATAAGAATAATTATTATCAAATAATCAAATATAAATAATAATAATAATAATCACAATAATAATAATAATAAATAATAACACAATAATACAAAGAATACTTAAATAATTAGTTAAACCAAATGAGTGCATTAGGGTCCACTTTTTCAAACTATCTTAAGTTATGTGCTAGAATCTCTCCTTTTTTCCTCGTTTTATTTTTTGTGCTCATCGCATTTTTTGATGGAAATTATGGCATAAAGGGGTTTCTATACTTGGGATGCATTCTCCTGCTATCCGTGTGCGTGATAATTATTGCAAACAGTATAGCAACCAATGACGGCATTACAAACACTCACCCAATTTGTCGCATGTTTGATTTTCCGTACGGCGACTCTGCCGGGTATAATCCTTACCTAAACAGCGCAATTATCGCATTCACATTTGTCTACATGCTTATTCCGATGTCACAAAATGATTCATACAACGTTGAACTTCTTATGCTGATTTCGGTTTTATATTTTGTGGACATGTTTATGTCGTCGCCGCTAGGACACAGGTGTACCAGCTGGGCCGGTATCGTGCTCGGCACTCTCTTTGGTATGTTTGCTGCGGGACTAATTGTGGCGTTTATAATTTCGTCCGATAACCATTCTCTTCTATTCTTCAATGAACTCAAAAGCAACAACGTGGTCTGCAAACGGCCGTCGAAACAAACATTTAAATGTGCGGTAACAAAAAATGGTCAGATTTTAAGCGGTTATAAACAATCATGATGAAGACATGATGAAAAATAAGAGATTTTTAAATTTTTAGAATCAATATATCATTATTTAGGTTAGTTAATTTAATAAATAATAATATTAATAGTAATAATTCATTTATATAAAGATATAGCATTAAGATCAAGATTAAGACATGGAACTTGCAATTCCTATTTTAGCCATCGGATCGGCATTCATTCTCTCAAATAATAAGAATAAGAATGACAACAATCAACCATCTTCTTCTTCGAATTCCAACGGATACAGTGCCTGGTTGAACAATAAACAAAATGGACCTCCTGCAGCCGCCGCTGCCTCCACAAAATCCAACAACCTTGACGAGGGATATGAAAACATGGGCAACCGACAGCGACTTCCAAATTTAAATATTATGCCCGACAATTATCCGGTTCAAAAAACGTTTTCGGTAGGAACCGATATCAATGCATACAATAACCCAAATTACGCAATGGATCGATACTACAATGACGACCTTGCCAAAAAATTAGAAACAGAGGGAAATCAATTTGGAGATAAATACGCGTCGACGGGCGAGTTTGTCTCTTTGTCCGGAAGTAAAGTTGCCAGCAGCGACTTTAATCATAACAACATGGTGCCGTTTTTTGGAAGTAAGATGCGCGGATTTACAACTGGAGCTAATGTATACGAAACCCTCTTTGATAATAAAACGGGAAGCGGGTCTCAACAAATTCGAAAACGAGAGCGCGCGCCGCTGTTTGCCCCCCAAAATCAAATGAACAATGTGCACGGAATGCAAAACAACAACGACTTTATACAGTCGCGCATGATGCCGTCTAATAAAATATCAAATGTTAAGCCGTGGGAAGAGGAACGCGTTGCCCCAGGTCTTGATAAGGGGTTCAACGGTTCTGCGGGTGCGGGATACAATAGCGCATTAGAAGCGAGAGAAAAATGGACCGATCGCGGCGTCGACGAATTGCGCGTACTGACCAATCCCAAACAAACGTTCAGTTTGGACGGCCACCAAGGTCCGGCGAATTCATCGATCAAAGAGTATGCAAATTCCACCCATTTAGGAAAATTCGAGAAGAATTTACCCGATACGTATTTTGTAAACACCCCGGACAGGTGGTTGACAACTACCGGCCAAGAAAAAGCGCCAACCCTGCGTGCAGCTGAAGTTGAACGAGACGTTAACCGCACTACTACTAGCGCCGAATACTATGGTGTGAATTCGAATGTGGGTGGAAATAACACGTACGCTCCAACTTCGTATGAGGAAACCAAACGTCAAGAATACGATGGAAAACCGATGATTAACCCGTACCAAGCCCAAAAGAACGCGGCGACAAAGGGCGATTTTGGTCACGAATCGTATACCCTACCACACAATAACCGCACTTCAGTTCGTCAACAAGAGATGGGCGGAGTCTACGGAATTGTGCGCGCAATTGTTGCGCCCGTGCTCGATGCGTTACGGCCGTCGAGGAAAGAAAATGTAACTGGAAACCCGCGACTCTATGGAAATGCCGAATCCGTCGTACCTGCTGGAACCATCTTTAACCCTGCTGACCGATTGCCGACTACGGTGAAAGAAACCACACTTGGTTTGGGATCAGACCATTTGAATATCAATCGCCAAGGAACTGCAGTTGGGTCATACGGCAATGGACGAACCGAACAAGTATTGAACTCGACCCAGCGCCAAAGTACGAGCGTTGAATACCTGGGCACATCGGGTGGAGCCGCAACCCGAGCCGGAGTTCCCTTGTATAATGCGGCCTACAATCAGCAGCATAATGTTAATAAATCGTATGAGGCGCGCACCAATCACGGCAGTATGGCGCTACTTGGAACCGAAACCAATGTTTCAGTTGCCAGGATTGAAAGCGACCGTAATAATAATCGACTGTGGGTCCCGTCGAATGCCCCGTCCCAGATTCCAAGTGCGGATATGTACGGTCAAATGAGTATGCCGCAGTCGTATGACATGAATATCGGAACCGAACGCATTGATCCATCCATTTTGAATGCGTTTCGTCAAAATCCGTACACGAAGAGCTTGAACGTATACTAAGGAGGGGAGGGGGGCAAAGCCCCCCTCAGACCCCCAGAGGCGCGGTGGGGTTTAAGGGGGACATACGTCCCCCTCATAAAAATAAAAAGGGGTGGGTGGGGGATACTTACCTTGCTTACCTTTTTATTTTTATTTACAAGTTACGCATTTACACGCTATATAGAGCTGTCATGAAGGTCGTTCTGTCGATCACTCCGTTGTGACGAGCGGGAATGAGGTGCTTGAATCGCTTTTTCAATTTTCCAAACACTCGGGAGCTCATTTTGATGTAGAAATGACTCTCCTGGAATCCGCGAGCGCATACGTTGATGTCCAGATGAATTTCAGGAGTCATGAGACAGGGGATGAACTGCCCCAACATGAGCGCAGACGCTTCGTCTCCGTTGACAGATGAAAGATGGTGAAGTCGCATCAGCACAGTATTTCTGAACATAGTAGTAAAGCCAAATATGCTTATGAACTTGTCTGACAAGATCTTTTGCGTGCGAAGAAGGAACGCGTACATCGTATGGATCATTTGACTCGTCTGTACATAAGATTTTGAATCTTTGTTGATTGCGATTCCACTCTCACTAGAGTAAAGGCTTCGCCAGACTCCAGGATTTGACGTTGCTGACTGAACCGTCGACCAGTTGGTCAACCATTTGGTATTTGACCCGATATAATTTTTCAAGGCACAGTAAAACGTGTGGTAAACCGAGAACACCCAGTAATTGTCGCTCGGGTCAAACATGACATCATGAACGGTAAGCTCGCCGCGACGAACACGCTGGATTTTTTCTTCGAGGTCGCGCCATTTTCGCTCCGCATCATCGCCTTCAATCAGGCGAATGCATTTGTTCGCGTAAAACTCGGCCCTGTGAAACTCCGACGGCCCGTTGAACAGTTCGGAGCGTTTCGTCACGATTGGCGCATGATCGTCGTAACGGATTTTCATTTCACGCGTCGCATTGTCAATGACAACTTGAGAAACGTATTCTGAATGGTTCCTAGCATGACGTATGTAGGGCCGCGCGACATGTATCGCGCGTTGTTCGGAACCCAGCGCCCGTCGCATAATTGTATGACGTACCCTGCAATCGATTGCATCGTTCGTATTGCTGGACCCGCCACCATATGCGAATTTGAGTACAAGGAGTGCAACCATTGGCCCTCCTAGTACCCTGGTACGCTGGTATCTGCGCAGAGCGCTCAGTTCAGTGACTTGCATTTGAACCTTGGCCAGTGCGATGATCAATTCATCTGACGACATTACCCTTGCAATAACTTGCCCTTGACGGCGGTACGGACACCTGATGTTGTTGCGTTCGAAGAATAAGAATGCTGCACACGACAATGAATGTTGAACTGCTGCAACTGCCGCGTGGTATGAAATGTATGGCGGCGGCCTTGTACAGGGCTTGGTTCCAAAGAGCTGAGTAAAGTCTTCGATAAGATTGGCCGCGTGCGCACTGGATGAAAGAACTCGGAACCCGTTTTTTGATACATACTCACCTCCTGAACACGCCGGATGACGCCAGACATTCTTCTTAGTCACAACCGACCTGGAAGAAAGATCTTGAACTTGAGCTGGAAACATTCTTGGTATTGATTATTAATTGATGATATTGAGATTGATATTGAAAGGGATGCCTGCATTACATAGTTAGCATAATTGAAAAAGTAAATCAATTTTTTATATTCTCATGACAACGAATAAAGTAATTGAAATGATATAAATATCTTATTATGGTAGGTAATAATAAATAATAAGGTATTTATAAAAATGTCTATGTATACGTCAGATCAATTAGGATTATTAATCACCACTTGTCAACATTATTTTACCAATATACCAAACGTAATAAAAAACATTGAAGACTGTAATTTTCCAAAAGAAAACGTTTTAATAGTTTCGGGCCAAGAGACTAATAATTCAATATGTTATGAAAATGGTATCAAAATAGTAAAGGTAGATTACACTGGGTTACATTTGACTGGCGTTGTGTATCTATCCGAAAACATGGATTCATTCAATCATATAAATTATTGGATAATCTTGCCTGATACAATAAAACTTGAAAAATCATTTTATGGTAATATTTTGAAATATTATAATGAACACCTGGTAAACGTAAACAGTAAACCACCAATAAGTAGATTTATTCTACCATTTGTAAACCCGTCATTACGACCAACCATGGATATGGGTATTGTACATACTAGTCATATTTATAATATGTCGGATTATCTAAAAAAAATTAAAAAGGTGCATCCGTATAATGTAGGCGATATATTACGGTTAAAAACTCAACTTATATACGACGAAAATATAATACTTGGGCTGCCCGCTGCTGGGTCGCATAAATTAACAACGCGATTTGGTTACATGAATCGACCTATTATGGTTCCAACAAAATTTATAACAAATCATCGTCGTGAGTTAATTGAAAAACGAATAACTGTGAACGACAAATTAGTAAATGAAGTTTATTTTGTAAATCTTGGTATGTATAAATATCAACGTAATTTCAGCGGACCTCGTGTAAAACTAGTTATAGAATTATAAAAATATAAAAATAATATTCAACAAACAATACACCAATAAATAAATTAAATATCTTTTATTGATTTTACTTATTACCACCATGCAAAAACAACAAATATATGGATATAAAGAACCGGTAGTTGGATTTTTTATTTTACGACACGTTCGCAACGAGGTAACAAACGGGTATTGGATAAAATGTTACAAATCGATTCGAAAATATTACCCTGAAAATACAATTGTTATTATCGACGACAATAGCAACTACGATTATGTTACCAACGATGAATCGTTGTCACTGCATAACACGCATATTGTACAAGGTGAGTATCCCGGACGGGGAGAGCTACTGCCATACTACTATTTTGCAACGCGTGAAAAATGGTTTGACATTGCATGTATTCTACACGATTCGGCGTTTATAAACGAGTACATTCCAGACCTTGAGAAGGTTACCTCTTATAAAATGCTCTGGGAATTCGAGCATCACTGGGATCAAATCGAAGATGAAACGCGCATGATTCATACGTTTCAAGATGATCGGCTGACGAATTTTTATGAAAACAAGGCCGGGTGGACTGGATGTTTTGGAGGCATGGCTGTAATCCAGTACGAGTATTTGAAATACATACACAAAACATACAGTATCGAAAAGTTGCTGGACTGTGTAAAAACGAGATACAATCGATCCTCGTTTGAGCGGGTTATTGCGTGCCTCATGCAGCTTCATGTTCGAAATGAACCACTGTTTGGAAACATACATAAATACTGCCCATGGGAACTTCGTGTTGATCAAATCGATGACTATTCTCATCTACCCATTATAAAAGTGTGGACCGGTAGATGAGAGATGATATCAAAAATTAAAAATATTTTTTAAGATCTCCAATGGTTTGAACCGTAAGCACGTTTGCGGTTGTATTTGATTTTGATTTTGATTTTAGCGTTTTCTCACGATTCACGTGAATTGCGTTGATTCCCACACGTAGTGCGCCCAATACATCCGCCTGATAGTTGTCACCTACCATAACTGCGTGCTCGGGGGAAACTTTGTCTTCAGATAAACAGTAGTTGAATATTTTTTTACACGCTTTAGGGCATAAATTCGGGTCACTAGAAAGCGCGATGGTTCCTTTGAAAAGAGGCATGAGACCCGACTTTGAAAGGGCTTCAATAAACTGTTCCGGGTTTTTATGAGTATTGGAAATAATTCCCAGTGTGTAGCCCTTGGTTTTCAAATACTGTAACGTAGCCAGCGTGTCAGGGTAAAGTATAGATAGCGTAGATGTGCCAATAAAAATATCGCGAGTTTTAGGAAACGCTAGCGTTTTTGACCAATCAAAATAAATATGTGTTATCATTTTCATTCTATAACAATAAACGAATAAAAGAAATTAAATGTTTTTTATTTGTTTTACTCACACACATCGAAACTAATTATGGAAAGACAAAATCAAAATATACATATTATCGGAATGCCGTTTTCGGCCGATTTGTTGCGTCTCACTACACCTACAGTGCTGCAAAACGGGAACTCTCATTTCACGCGTATCATATTTGACGAATCCCCGCTCTACTTTCAAACTCCTCGGTGCGAAACCAAGCAAGGAATCGTTACAACTACAACTAAAAAGACGTATTACGACCTTGTGCTGGATTCAAATTCGGAGACGTCCCATTCTCCTAAAGAATTTAAGGCGTTTGTTGAATGGATGCAGACATTGGAAGATGCGGTTATCAAACTACTGCATTCAAACGGTAAACTATGGTTTAGAGACCCGCTGAGTGAAGACGACGTTAGGGGGCTCTTTGCATCCCCGTTGAAACCATTGAAGGGTGGGAATCAACTTTCACTGCGGGTTAATGTGCCGACAAGCGTAACTCGTGCGAATGCGTGTACCGTATTTGACGAATCTGAAAAACCGGTTCATTTGGGTTATTTAACCCCCGAGCACCAAATCATTTCAATTATTGAAGTTTTAGGGGTTCGGTTCACTTCGAGTAGTTTTCAGTTGGATCTGTCATGTAAACAAATTGCAGCGGTGTCCAATCAGCCACTGTTTCAAAGCTGCGTGATTAAAAAAGATGCGTCGATATACAGTTATGCGTCTGCAACAGCAACGTCGGCAACAACGTCAACGTCAGTAACGGCAATTCCAGGGCCCGGTAAAAAAGAAGAGACCGGTGAACTAAAACCGCTACTGGAAACTGATATCATTATTGAACAAGAATCCCCCATAATCATACACGACCCATTAAAGATATATTATTCACTATATAAGGCGGCTCTAAAACGAGCCAAGGATGCAAAGCGTATGTCGATCCAGGCATTTTTAGATGCCAAGAATATTAAAAATAAATACAACCTGGATATTTACGACGAGGATTATAACGACGACGATGATGATGATGATGATGATGATGATGATGAAGATGATCCCGATAATGATAATGATAATGATAATGATAATGATAATGGTAATGGTAATGGTAATGGTAATGGTAATGGTAATGGTGAAGACAAACATCATGACGATTTGGATTCAGATTCAGAGACCGAGTCACAAACTTCCGAAACATCGGAAACCGCTGGAAAACCGCCCATTAAAATTATAGGAAATGAAAATATTTCGATTTCAATTGAGGAGGTTTTAACTAGTAAGTAAGAATCTTTAGACAAATGAAAATGAAAATGAAAATGAAAACAATAAACAATAAACAATAAACAATTCAATTATGAAAAATAATATTTTAAATCGAAATCGAAATTAAATATTTTATCATAATTATTTTATATAAGAATAATAAATACCTACCTTACGTATACACTTAACCACCCAAATGAATTCTTTTGTTAGAGACGTTCAACGCAATTTTAGGCAATCTCATTTGATTGTTATTTTAGGAGCCGCTGTTTTACTATGGGCCCTATTTCAATACTCTAGCGATAAAAGCATCTTACCCGAACGGTTTGCTCCAGGTAGCCGGCACGGACAGATGATGTCTCCATCATCAACCTCCGTCGCAACTTCCGGTACCGGATTTCAGCCATCCAGCGGTCTGCAAGGAAATGAATATGAAGATGTAAGCGGAAGCATTCAGTCTCCATCCGTTTCAAGCAGTATGTCCATGGGTCAACCTAGCGCCGCGCCCACCGATCTGCTTCCCAATACCAGCCTTCTTCCAAAGGATCCAAACAGCCAGTGGTCTCAACTCAACCCCTCCGGAACCGGCGACTTGATGAACCAAAGTTTGCTGAGTGCGGGATTTTTAGCGGGAATTGATACAATCGGAAACACCATGAAAAACCCCAACTTGCAGCTTCGTTCAGAGCCGCCCAATCCTCAACTCAATATCGGGCCCTGGAACAACAGCACGTTTGCCCCAGACCTTATGCGAACCCCGCTCGAAATCGGTTGTGGCCCGCAATAAATACAAATACATAACAAATACACAAATAACTTGAATACAAATTTAAATCATAATAAGCATACTAGTATTTATTTTTAATGTTAATATTAAATATAAATAAAATGACAAAAGCAAATCGTAGTAAAGTAGTGCGCCGCAGAACGCGTCGTCGCGGAACCAAACGACGGGGTGGCGCCGGCGCCGCTGCCTCTGCCAGTCGCCGGTCACCCCATTGTGATTGGAGGGTAATAAGTTCAAGTGTTGACCGTGAAGACATGGATATACAGGACTTTGGTGACAATCACCCTCATCCTACCGTGCATTTCAATGATATCGTGGGTAAAAATGGGCAAATTAGAAACGGTCAACTGAGGGATACATTAAGACGAACATGCAATCAAGAAGTGATGGCTGATCCGGTTGTTCAGCATGGCATTCCACGTGTTACCCACGTACTTAGATGGCGCCAAATGCTTAGTTTTTATCACGATGGTGAATGCGTCGGCTATGTAACTGTTGCGCCAACAGGTAGACTACCGACATGGATGGTTCGTCACAGCCCTAACCCTAAAAGAAGCCCCGGCGGAACAAAATATCCCAAATGGAGGACAACAAGTCAGTCTTTTAGTCAGGCAGACCCCGTGGATAATAATCCTCTTCCTACGGTGGACATTGGAGAAATCGTCGGTAAAAATGGAGAAATTACACAGACTTCGCTAAAACATATGTTATCCCACACCTGCAATCAAGTGGATACAGGTAATGTTCCTGTGCAAGGTATTACAAATGTTACACATGTAAGAAGATTTAATAGACTTCTTTCTTTTTACAATAACGATACGTATCTTGGAAATATAAATGTTCTGGCGATGGGAGATAAACAACCGTCATGGATGATAGGACGATGATTAATAATATATAATAATAATAATATATAGGAATTAGTAATATAAAGAAAATGAAGATTGATTTTTTAGGATATGTTATTATTTTTTTCATTGTGGTTGTGTGCTTGAAAATGTACCAAGACTCCGATATGTTCAACTTGAAATGCATCATATCAACGGTGGATGGTAATAAGTACTGCGTTAGAGAACGCGCCCGTCTTGAAGAATCCGCCGATATGCTTGCAAAGGTTACAAATAAGATGAAGAAAATTGTCAAGGTTCTTGGGGAAAAGTATCCGGATAGGGATAATGTAAAACGGCTCGTTTCAAGGTTTAAACCGGAAAAAGTATCTGAAACGCTTCCCACCAGCGAATATACGGCATACAGTGAAAATAAAGGCGAGAAACTCGCATTTTGCTTGAACACTACAAAAAAAGGTACCAAAATGATTGACGAAAATACGTTGACATTTGTAGCACTACACGAATTGAGCCACATTGCCACGGAAAGTATTGGCCACAAGGACGAATTCTGGGATAACTTTAGGTTTCTTATTAAAGAAGCCGAAGCCATACATATTTATAGTCCAGTAGATTACAAAAAAAGCCCAAAGAAATACTGCGGAATGACAATTAGCGACAGCCCATATTTTGATAATTAATAAATTTATTTTATTATGCTATTATAATACTGACAATACTATTATACTATTATAATAAAATTAAAATATATTACATACAAATGCGTAAAAAAAGATCTAGCAGCAGCACTAGGCGCAAGCGTGTTCGAGGAGGAGCAGTAATGACGCGCAGATCATCGGGTCGTCAATCAATGGGTCATCTATCATCGAGTCGTCGATCAATGGGTCATCATCTATCATCGAGTCGTCGATCAATGGGTCGTCGATCTGCATCTGCATCTGCATCGATGTCTAAAAAAATGTTGAGTGTAAGCAAATATGTCACAATTCTGAATAAATTAGTTGAGTCAAATGCTATAAAAAAAAACGATCCACTCGTTGGATACTTACTGGTGCCGTTTGTAGACTCCTACAGTGATACAACCAAATATTCAAGATCCAGCCAGTCAGGACGGCGTATTGTAACTGTACGCGGTGGAGCCGGTCCGGCTAGAGCCGCGTCTATTGCTGATGAGCCTGAATCTCAAACACTGCAGGAAAGAGATCTAGTTGATTTATTAACGCGTCATGGACGAGCCGTTCTTGGAGTTCATGGTCCGTGTTGGTGGCACCGAATTAATCATTATGAGCGATTACAATTCATGAGACGATGTAATCCTGAACGGGGAGCCCAATTGCGAAGAAATGCGGTAATCGATTTTTTGTGCAGCCTACAGTCAAAAGGTCCTGGTTCGCGACCCCATGCCGAAGCATGTATGCAAGCTGCGGATGATAACCAAGATTTGGCCCTTAGATATCTAGAACATGGTATTCCGGCAAGGGCTGCAGCCGCATCCGCATCCAGGCCTCCACGAGTAGCATTGACTTTGCCACCTGAATGTGTAGGTCAAGTTTATGTTGGTCGGGGGGCAAGTTTTGAATACACTAACCCCCCCGGCGAATTGGAGCGAGCAATGGATTACTTTGCTGCACAATATCAAAGTTATTGCCAACTTGCAGATAACGCTGTACCAGGTGGGTTGACCGGCACCCAACTTACAAGAATTATAAGAGACGCTTTTGATAGGGCGTCAGACCTTGATACAGCTACCGAACAGTTTCGTGTTCCAGCCCACTTTGATTCACCAGATACAAGACTGACATTTTGCGAATACGCGGCGATTTTCTTTTTTACGAGAGTCAGTGGGTCGCAATTTTCATCATATTTATTGCTGAATAGTACTATGAATCATTCTACCGTGAAAGACCTTGCGGCCGCCGAGTATGTGCAACGAATACGGCATCCATTTGTTATGTTGTTTTATTTTGCGCTCTACAAATGTCCGCGTATTCGAGATATTCGACAACGAGCTGGTCTTCTTCCAGCCGGTATGAGACATCTACATCGGTTCATGCCAGTAACCGCAGAATTTTTTCAAACATATCGCGCTTTACCCGTGCAAAGCCTGGTTACATTCTACTGTTTTCAAAGTTTTTCATTTACTTTAGCATATCAGAATATTCAACCGTTTACTGAGCCCGACCCACGTCAAAATAAATTCCACGTAGTTCTGTTGCGAATTGAAATAAACGATGCAACTAGTGCCAGGTTGATGTCGCATTTTTCTGAATTGATAGCTGAAAATGAAGCAGTTGTCACGCCGTGTGTGCCATATACAGTTGTTGACGTACAAGAATTTCAAGGCACTGACCAAGCTGGTTTCAAGCGAGAGATACGTAATGGATCCGGATATGATTATCAATTCCCGTTCGACGATCAGGTCCGTGGATTTCTTGTAGTGACAATACGTGAGGAAAAGTACAGAGAGTCGATGTCTGGGCGAGCCGAGGTACTTCGAGGATAATGATTTTAATGATTATATTATAAAAAAATTGAATTATATTTATAATGTAGATTGTATGTTACTTTAGCGACTCTATTCATTCCAACGAAAACAGACAAACAACAATGCAAAGAAATACAAATACTAATGATTCGGCAATCCGTGACGTGCTCTTTTCACCCAGAGGTGTAAAAAGACAACGAAGGGAGACATTGGCCCATGCGACAACTACGACCTCAACGACGACCCAGACCCAGACAGACCCAGAATCGATCATTGAAGAAAAAGAAGAGGACCAGGAAGATACCTGTGCGATTTGTATGGATGTAACATCCAAGACCAAAAATGTTTCAGTTACGGAGTGCGGGCATCGATTTTGCACATCATGTTTACTGAAATCCCTTCAAACTAAGAACGCATGCCCAATGTGTCGCGCTGAAATTGAACCCGCGCGAAAACCCAACCTGGAGCAACTCACTGCGAATGTTGCAGCCGATCTCATTCAAGCCGAAGAACGCGACATTGATATCCAGCGACGAATTGCACTAATTGGCGCATTCAGCGACCCACGTGGACGAGGTGACATGATTCTTTCACTTTGCAGGGAATTTGCATTTGGAACTGCGCACAGTATCGCCGGATGGCAAGGTACGGATGACCAAACGTACCATGCGTCATGGGTCGACTATGAGTATAACAACTATGACGACGACGATGACGAAACCGAAGACGAAGACGAAGACGATGAAGATGATCGCTCGACGAATGATGGAAACGATGATGGAAGCGACGGGGACGATGACGCCAATGGGAACGACGATGGAAATGACGACAATGACGACACTGAAAAACGTGACGAAATCGACCCTCCTCCGTCATGGGGTGAAGTATTTCCAGCGGATCAAGTATTTCCAGCGACGGCTGAATCAGCGACTCGATCGACGATCCAGCAGATCATGTATTTCCAGAGACGAAATCAATCAATGACTCAATCGACAACGACAGCAACAACGACAGCAACAACTGCGACGAGTCAATCGACGAGTCAACCAAGTTCAACTCGTGCACTCATACACAACCTGATTTCTGGAGTCGTTTCCTACACGATGTTCTACACGTTTTACTACGCATTGCCGAATCTAGTTTCGAGTCTCGTCGATACAGTTGTCCAAAACGTCCAAAACATACGTCAAGAATAACGAAAAAACAAAAAAACAAGGAATATAAGTAAAAAAAAGGTAAAAAAAGGTAAGTAAAACTTTTTTTCCAATAATAATTAATAAATTAATATTTAATATAGGTATAAGATATAACTCATAATAATGACAGCAGCTCAAATGTCTCTACTAAACTCCTTGAAGGGTGGAAGAAAACGAAAACGCAGTATGCGCAAGATGCGTCGCAGCAAACGTCGCCAGAACCAGAACCAGAACCAGAATGGAGGTTTTTTTCCTGGAATCGGTGAAGTTATTGCTCAAGCAGTCGTCCCATTTGGCTTGTATGCAGCTCAGCATAAATTCAAGTCGGGATCAAGAGGAAAGACGCCTTCCAACTATTCTCTCAAAAAATTTAAAAAGTTTAAATTCACTAGAAGGGTCTAACCTATTTCTATTTAATAAAAGATAAATGATAAATATCGTATAGCGTTATCATTTTTCACTTCGTTTTTTTAACGGCTACCTAATACGCCAACCACTCTGGCAACAGGAGCAAGTGCTGGTATAAATGTTGCCGCAACCGGTAACACGCGCTGCGCTATAGGGAGCACGCGCTTTACTGCAGGCAGCACTCTTTTTTTGATAAAGTTTTTTTGCTGAGGAGCATCGGATGAAAAGTTCATTGGATTGAAGATTTAGTAGATAGGTGATTAGTTTCAAAAGTTGTTTATACAATCACACAATTATTTTATTTATTTGGTTATTTCTTCTTAATGTTTTGTTTGTTTTCTATAAATTTAGTTTATTGTTTACACATTTGTTTTAATTTAAAATGGCGGCATTTGGCGTGGCGTGATTACACGATAGTTATAATGCGTAAAATGTGTTTCATGTTTGCATTTTTCCAATACGTCGGTTATGGGTGCATTCGTTTGAATATTAGTGGCATTGGTTACGTTGTTATCAGATAATGGTGCAATATCATAACCGGTTATCGTTGTGCTGCCACGAGCACGACTGCAACATGCGCATAATAATCCAATCCCACCCATTTTATCAAGAAGATGCTGTTGTTGCTCTTGTTGCTCTTGTTGCTCTTGTTGCTGTTGTTGCTGTTGTTGCTGTTGTTGTGTTTGTTGCTTAGAGGTGGAATCCAGCGGTTCAAATGTTTGAGGAGTTGGGCTTTGTGCTGGTCCTAATATCGGACTTGACTCTGGGGTTGTTACTTTTGAATAGATGGAAAACATTTTCATTCATATATTTATTTGGTTATTTGGTTATTTGTTTAATTCCTTAATGTTTTGTTTGTTTTCTATAAATTTATAAACTTATTCTGCATAAACGGGTTTGAGTATATCCATCGGTGGAATCACCATTACGGTTGGTTGTGGTCGCCGCGCGTTTTCTTGGAGCTCGGTGCGCGTATCCCGTCACGCGTTCAGTCTCAATAATACGCCATATACGTTCTAATTGTAGTGCAGCATATGTGGTAAACCACAGGCGGTTGCGTTTCACGAGAACGCAACTGTACTGATCAAGTTTCCAGTAAATATTACGTATCCAGCTATAGCCCCCAGACTGTTCCTTTTCGAAAATCGTATTGACTACCCACGCATCCTGCGTGTCGATGTCCTTGTAATGTATAGGCATGTACTCGTAGTGCGGTTTACGCGTATCCTTTTCAATAAAATAAATAATAATACCTCGCATGAGGTCATCGTCGTCGATGTCAAATTCGGTCCCCGACCGACGGTCGTCGTTGCGATACTGGTAGTCCATCTCGACATCTTGTTCATAGTCTTCTACGTTATCGTATTCCTTGAATCTCGTTTCAACAAAGTCGCACGAGTCAAGGTCGCAAACCTCCATTTGAAGTTGCATTTGGATCCAGTACTCTTCTTTTGGAATACCCGTAATGTCTCGATTTACTATATTTTTTATTTCCACCATTCGCGCGTACAGTGGCGAACCCTCGTCAACGTTTATTCCGTCCGGCGATCCGCCTAAAAACGACAACCTCGGATCAGAATGTTGAATACACCCAAATTCGCCGAGGAGTGTATTATTTTTTAACTGGTAAATGGCAGAACTCAATTGTTCATATTTTTGCCCCCAATGAAGTGGCGAGTCCACATTTACCGCTTGCACCGCTTGCACGTCACCGCATTCCAAAAAAGGCTTGCACTTCTCGTAAATGAGTTGATTGATGACGGCATCCGTTCCAAATGCTTTCCAGGCCGCGCTAGCGGTGATCATATTATGACGCCGTTCATACCAAGCGGGAGTTCGTTGCTGGGTTTGGTCCTGCATGCCCTGTAACTCTGTTATACGACGTCGGAAACGATCAAGTTCATCGGTAGATGTGTACAATCCATTTGTATGATGAGGCTCGGATCTCCACGGAGGAAACCGCGCATTATCAACCAAGTGCATGTCACCGCACACGGATTCAATTGCGTCGCGTGTTATTTTTGTCATACAATCTCTCATTTCGTTGGAATCAATTGATACAGATTCTCCAACTGCCGCAAATAACACGATACGAATCTGATCGAAAATATAGGATTCTAGAACATCGTGAAAATCTGGATTGCTCATCTTTCCTACATTCTCTCGAATATAGTCATCGGCTAACGTGCATGCATCTTCAAGAATCGTCTCTATATCTGCTTGTTCCAATCCACAGTTGTTGTTGTTGTTGTTGTTGTTGTTGTCGTCGTTTTCAGTGGATGAATATGAAGACGTCGAGGAGTCAGATTCGGAATCGGTCTCAGTATCAGGTTCAATTGGGTCTGTCTCTAAATATATATCTGACATGTAATGTAGATACTAGGTACTACTATGGATACAAGACAGTAGCGATATGTTTTTATTATATTTATCATATATATCCTACTCAATCGGTGATTACAGTCGTATCCGAAACCGTGGTCTGATTCGCCTTCGCGGAAGAAATGGCAGATAGTTTCGCATCCTTTAATGCGATTTGTTCCGGGGTCATCTTGCAACCATAATTCATAATGTAGTTATACGTAACTGAAATGGCAAGAATTCCGGAAAGAAGGAGCCATAAAAATTCCGAAACGAATAATTTGAACCATACTGCCTTTTTTATAGTCTCGATGTGACTGGCGTAAAGTGCTGCAACTACTGCATCCGGCATTCTTTTATATTCAGGAAGTTCGTTAAATTCGGATGATGTATACATAAGGTCCACCGATGAAAACTTTTTGATATTGGCGGTAATGTTGTCCGGAGTAAACTGGTTAATGAGTCGCGACTCGTCCTCGTATATTTCTTGCAGCGCCCGTTCAACCTCTCTAGCATGAGCCGCCTTGATGGGATCCTCTTTGTCTGCAGTTGATAAATTTACTCCGGGTTTAAGCAATTTACGAAATACGTCGGTCAGGCCGAATATGGCAGACGCTAGAAAATAACCGAACGTATTTGAAAATGGAACGAGCCATCCAGGGCGAATCATAAGTATCATGCGCACCGCACCAACAATGAGGACCCATGGTAAAAGCGTGTACATTGCTGCGATATCCCATTGTTCAAACCCGCATGCGGTTTTTGTCATACCGACGCTTATCATGTATTCGCCACCAACAATAGCAATGACAAATGCTGCAGCAATAAGGGGTGGGACGATTTCTTGCTTGCTTCCATCAGAAGCGGGAATATTCATTGTCTTATATACGAGATACCCTAAAAGAACCATTAGATAGTATCCGATTGCATAGTTAGGCGTCACCTCGATGGTTGAGGCCGCCATTTAAATTCTGTTATTTTGTTAATTTGTTATTTAGTATTTTTACTTTTACTTTTACTTCTAATTTAGTAATGTAAATTTATTTTATTTTTTACATATTTACGACAAACAATAAACAAAACGAAGGTCGCGTTTTTATTTTGTTTTTACTTTATAATTATTTTATAAGTTTATACGTAATTTTACAAGTAATAGCAAAAAATCATATACATATGAGTTATTACTCAGATAGCAGTGCTAGTTCCGCATCGCTTATTGAACCTGGAGTCAAAAGTTTTCTTAAATTATCGCTTCAAAATTGCAGACAGGTAAAAGAACAGCACTATAATACAATTTTTAATGCATGTACGCTTTTCATTTTCATTGCAGTCATTGGAACCATTTTGTTTATAAAATATAAAACGAAACCCAGCGCAGATGAAGTCGAACAGCAGCGCCAGACTCAACGCGAATACGTGCTTTCACAGTTAAAACTGGTAAACGCTAAAAACTATTTAGCCGCTAAAAATTCAAGTTATCAAGCGATTGGATCCGGGCCAGGGCCAAGGGGTAATGGCGGAGATAGCGATCAATCATCATCTCAAATGATAACTGGTTTACCGGAATGGAATGTTGGATCTGCAACATCCGGACATTACCAGATGTTCATTGAAGACCAGCAAGAAAAACGAAACGATGAAGAATATTATTTGAGAATGAAGACGATATGATGACCGTGATGATTTTTTATTTTATTCAGGTATTGTATGTAAATGTACGATGATGCATCATAATTCGACTAAAAAGAGACCAAAATCAAAACCAAAACATGGCGTAAAAAAAAACAAGACGATGCGCCATAATAATAAACATAATGTGGAGCAAATATCATCTGCAATTAAAAATATTTCGTTTGAAAAGGCCCGGTCGGATTTCAAAGCGTTACAAGATCTTGACTTTAGTAAAACGTCATTGCAAGTTCAACAAACGAAAAAAATTGGGAATTCGGTAATGGATTACTACTTTTTTAAATACCGGCTTCATACGAAAACCAAGCGCGGAATTTCATATTATGAGTGGATCAAAACCCGATGGCAACAAAACGAGTCCGAGTATCGCATGTACAAATTTAATTTAGCACAAGGAAAAAACCACGAGCAAGCAAGGTATGGCGTTTTCCGACTGTATTATGGGTCGACCCAAGGGTTCAAACCCGCAATTGCCAAGTGGCTTTATTCTACATACGAGCCTAAAGTCGCGGCTTTAGACTTTTCGGCGGGATGGGGTGGGCGGTGTTTGGCTGCAATGTCGCTCGGTATCCCGTATATTGGAATTGATACGAATACGTCGTTGCGCCCAGTGTATAACAAAATGGTACGCGAATTGAGAGATTTATCAAGCCCTAACTCTACGAACATTACAATGATATTTAAAGATGCTGCAACGGTAGACTATTCCAAATACAGTTACGATATGGTATTTACATCTCCGCCTTATTTTAAAAAGTTTGTGCCAGCAGAAGAGTATCCGCACATGCCAAAATATACTTCTAGAGATCACTTTAATGATCGATTTTTATTTCCGACAATTCAAAATACGTTTACGAATTTAAAAAGAGGGGGAACCTATGCGATCAATATTCCTGAAGACGCATACCGCGATATCCAACAAGCTAAAATTTTGCCATCAAGATTGAAGGCTAAACATCGTCTGTTTATTCAGCCTCGATTTGCAAAGGGAAACCCGGTGAATCCTGAAAACCAATACAAGGAGTATATTTACGTATGGAAAAAACTATAATGATTGTCTATTCGTTATTCATTCATCGATTACTAAACGAATTGGGTCTTCGAGTTTGCCTCTCTTGTGAGTATCACTTGATGCTGTTTGTAAGATTGCAGCCCCCTGAATTTCCTGTATTTGAGAACGAAGTTCATTCAGTTGACGTTTTAAATCCGATGTTTCGCCGATGCTTTTGATATAGAGCGCCTTGGTTTTTTTTAATTTGTCATCTCGTTCCGTAACGTCTTTCAAACACTGTTCTATGATTGCTTTTGAATTTGAATCAATTCCAGGCTCCGTGCATTCAGCACATACCGAAACCATATTATATAACATCGATTCGGATTTTGTCTTTTCGGATTCGAGAAGAGAGATACGAGCCGTCAACGTCTTGATTTCAGTCTGTTGAGTCTGAATGATACTCAGCACTTGATCACTTGTGAGTGCGACTGGTTCTTTACCTTCTTGGTGCATAAGGATTGCCGGTGCTTCTGCCGAGCCATTTTGCTGTTGTTGCTGATGTTGCTGTTGCTGTTCTTGCATTCGAATCAGCGTCTGTTCAAGTTCTTTGGTCTGTTTGATAACGTCCGGCTTCATTTCAGGTTTACCTGGTGCATACGCTTCGAGTAATGCATCCATTTTATTTATAAAAAAGTCCTTAAAAAACATTGAGGTTTTGCCCCGAATGAAACTGTCCAAGGTTTTGTTTGTTGGTTTTACAAAGGTCGGATTGGCGTTTACAAGCAATTTTCTTTTGTCGAATGTGTTATGATTGTGAGAGAATACAAGAATGACCTTGGTTGGGTCCAATTGTAGCATTGGAATTGTATAATCCTTTAAAAAGAACCGTTCTTCTGCTAAACAAGCGTCGTCATTGTACTTTGTATGTGTCAACAACTCTCGTCGAAATGCAAACGTTCCTGCAGTGGCGTGATTTGGACCATATGGGCCAAATTGCATGAGCGAGCTCAGGTGTTTGAAATATATATAGATTTCGCTCGACCCTGCGCAAAGAATACTGGGGTTCGCCATAAGTGACTCCACTGCATGAGAAACACGCTCGGGCGGGTAATAATCATCATCGTCCATGTAAACAATAATATCTCCGCACGAGTTTGCGTGCATCAAGTTCCTTTTCTTGCCAAGTGTCATTTTCTCGGAACTTTTGAAGTACTTTACATTGGGGTGGCTTGCTACCAGGTCTTCTATTTTATCGGTTCCGTCATCAATAATAATCCATTCCATTCGGTGCATGGGGTACGTTTGATGATTAAAACACTGAATTGTTGACTGAAAAAAAGGCCGGCGGTTGAATGTAGGTGTGCATACACTTACATACGGAAGTTCTGAACCCATCTTATTATTTTGTGTTCTGGTATATTGTGATTGTATTGTCTGTTGTCGATAAAACACAATATATAGAGTTGTTTATTACATTTATTTGAATTATATGATTTATGTTTTGAGAGATTTTCATAGATTTTCATTTTTTCACAGGTGTAAAGAATTTTGTGATATTCTGGTTTCGTTTCTTCATATTTTCGCAAATACGAAGAAATTCCTCAAACACAATTTCCTTGATTTCCTTGTTGCGTAAATCCGTTATTTTCTTATCACGCTTCACTGCGTCACTGCTGTAATGACTGTTTATTGTCTCCACAGTATCCAAGTAGTTTTCTCGGCGTCTACGAAATGCACTTATTTTTTCAAGGCCGAGTGCAAGCACTTGTTGAACCGGTTTCATGATTTGGTTGGTGATATAAAACGCATAGTCCGGTTTGATATTGTGACGCGTAATATACTCCGGCGTTTCAATTTTATCCCCTTGAAGCGCGGTCTTTTTTTCGTTGGGGATATACACAAATGGAATACGGTCCCCTGCACCCGGCTTGTTTCCAGGATCGCGCATACCCATTCGATCGGCAAGCACCTTGTGTGCGATTTGTTGCGGGTTTTTATAAGTGGACCGAAGCGATTTGGTTATTACCAGTTTATCAAGCGAACACCGCTCTTCAACCAGCTCGCGCATCGCCCCCTTCACGAAATCGATTGCCACGTCTACATTTTGATCGTTCATGAGAATGTCAATTGCTCCTCCGTAAATGTCCTTTACAATCGGCGCATTGTCGCGCCGTTTCAAAACGATCCCCATACTTTTGCGTTTTCCCTTGTTTGGGTTTTTTTCATACAGCATACCAATGTACCCTTTTTTGCGCAGCAAGAAGAAGGGCATCATTGTTTTCTCGTACGCCCACGCGTGCGGTGCCTTCAAGTACCGAGACGCCAGTTCGCCCACCTGCTGCCCAAGTTCGATCGACATTTCTAGTGCACGTTTCCCGACAATGGGCTTACCCTCCATGGTTTGCAAATTGAATGTAAAGAACACACTGTCTGTATCGCCGTAAACGTATTCAGCGTGACTCATCACCTTGACATTTTCGACGGAGCCGCTCTCGGTTTTAACTTTAACTTCGACCTCCGTATTTCCATATACTTCTTCCACAATGCGCCGCGCATACGTCAATAGTTTTCGACCCGTTGCGGTTGTGGCTGCCGCAACATCCACTTCGTACATGGTGCTGGTCTTCGCGCCGCACTGGCCGTACAACGAATTGGCGGTCACTTTATAACCGAGTTGTCGCTTATCCAGAATATTGGCCATGAACGGATCATCCTGGGACTCGGCCTGCTTGCGTGTAGCTTTTCTGGCGGCCAGCAACTCTTCTAGAATAGACGGCAGAATGGGTTTGGTACCGTCTTTGGATTGCGCGAATCGACATATTTTGGTTCCATTGACCGTTTTTTCAGACTTGCCTCGGGCATTTTTCGTCCACCGATACGTGTCATACGTTATATCAACATAATCATATTGAGGCAAGTTGTCGTAGACATAAGCCTTCGGATCAGTTGGCGATCGTTCGCCGGTTTCTCGTACTAGTTTGCCCTGCAAGTCGTATTCCTTGGTCCATACTTTGCTGTCATGCGACAAATTTTCGCTTATAATGCACGACGGATACAGGGACGAATAGTCAATGCACACAACTGGGTTGTCGAGATACAGACCGCACTTTGGAGGCAGCACAATCGCGCCTTCATACCCTTCATTCGATCCCGTTTTATCCAGGTCGGGAATAAGCGTATTTTTTTCTCTGCACTTTTTGGCAATGTAGCTGGTAAGTTTGATACCTTGCCCTCGCAGCACGAGGAAACTCATGGGCACACTGCAAATTTTAGACATTTCAATAAAGCCCGTGAGCACGTCGATCTTGTTCATGAGATGATGCACCAAGTTGCAATCTTGAATACAATACTTGGCGATAATTGCGCGGCTCGCGGGACCTTCGCGGGTCATTCTGAATATATCTTGCGGCGTGACATCGTCTTTCGATAATCCCCAACGCACATGTTTGGTCATATTGAGTTCTTCTCGCCCGTCGATAATGAACCAGCCTTCCGAGTGAGAACACTCTTTCACCATGAATTTGGAGCCGTTCTTATAGGAGTCGGTGGAATTATTTGTTTCCTCGAAGATAATGTAGTTGCCGACATCCAGACCCGTCAAGTTGCTGCTGAATATTTTGGTTTGTTCGTGTCCAGGGTTGGATTCGGGGCCGGTCTTGAATTCGATGCGTTTCACATCGTCCCCGATAAAGTAGCTGGCCACGTAGTCTAGTTTGTATGAGGGTAAGTTATAATCGCGGCGAAAGTAGTTGTACAAGTCAATTTGGAACCGGCCGGGCATTTTTATATAATGCAAATCGTACTGACCGCTAGCAAGCTGTACGCTTGATTCTTCGATGCCGTATTTACCCGTTTCAAAATCCTTATTTCCGCAGATTTCTCCCTTATTTCGCGAGAGTTGAAGAAATGCGGTCTCGCATCTATTTTCTAAAGCGCGGCGAAACATGAACTCGTAGTCAAACCCAAATATGTTATACCCGACAACAATATCCGGGTTCTCGCGCTGAATGAGTCGCGTCCATGCAAGAAGAACTTCACGTTCGGTGCGGTAACTTTCAATTACCAGATTCGGCACATCCTTTTGAATGGACGCAGTGTCGCATGTATCCAATACGATACAGTGGTTGCAATATGGTCCCGGTGTTTGACCGTGCCTGATAAATGTCGACCCGATAAATGTGACAATATCGCCTTGAACTGGTGGAAACGCCGCACACATGGTTTCGTTCACTTTAGTGATTTTGGTTTCTCGGTCGAATGCGGAGTTTCGAATAATATCGATCACGGTGGGTCCAGATGGTTCTGTCTGTGCGCGACGCTTACCTGCGGCAGATGTCGCAGTAGTCGCAGAACTTTTCTTGCTAGTCCAGCTTACGATACTTGCTGCATCGTCTTCTTGACCTTCTCCGTCACCGTAAACTACATCATCGTCATCGTCATCGTTGCCATGTTCAGTTCCGTCGTCGACGTCATCCGCTTCTTCACAATCGCTGTCGGCAAAATCGATATCGTCTGCATCAGCATCCGCATCCGCGTCAAATCCCATTTCTCTAGATTTGATTCGTTCAAACATGGTTTCAATTTTCAACACGTCGGACGTGTTCGCATCTTTGATGTTCATTTCAAGATCGGATATGGGGGTTGTAAGCCATTCTGAGCAAATCCGTTTTACTCCGGCGAGTGACCCGTCAACGCGTTTACCGTTTTGGTAGTGCGTCTTGGGATAAATCCGTTCAACTCCAAACGTCCATGGATCGGATTGTATATTGGCCTCCACTACACCAAACGCGACGCATATGCAAGTTTCAAGCATTGTTGGAGAAACTGCTTCGGGGTATTTCAACGCAGCGTCGATGATATTTGCTGCCAGTTTTCGGTATGTTTTCACTGGAATGGGGAAATCGCCATGACTGCTACTGGCTTCAATATCAAAACTGCATATATTGTACGGAACCGATTTCTCCTTCACGTTCATCGCGGTAATATGATCCTTGCCGATAATAAACTCGTAGCTGCACGTTGTGCGTTTCAAATCGGGCGCCATGATGCGATGCGCATTTTTCAGCGAGAATGAAATCCACCCCGATGGACTGATTTCGCGAATATGAAAGTATCGAAGCAGCGGCGGTAAATTTGACTCGTAAATGGCGAGACTATATTCCTGAAACTGGAGCCCGTTTGGCTTCATTCTCATTTGCACTCGAGGTTTTTCCAACGGAGTAGAAGTGGCGCCAGTTTTTTTGGCCGCGAATGAAAATGGGAATGCGGGTTTATCTTGTTTTATAAACCACGCGTTTCGGGCGCGTTTCATTGCAGCTATGCTGTGAAATACCAGTTTTATAAACTGATGCTGCTTTCCAGCATCAAACATGTAGAGCTTTTTATGCCGAACAAGCTCGCATTCATCGTCTACAATTCCTGAGGAAGATTTTAATTCGGGGACAATTGATTTCAAATATTCAATGAATTTTTTCTTAATGGTGGATGTCCAATCACTGCATCGGGATCCAGAACCAGAAGGCATATTTATTTTAGCATAAAAGAACGGCTTGAAATCGGGAACTGTAATTGAGCACGTTTTACCTTGTTCGTTGATTCCAAACATTTGAATCTGGAACATGCGTGGATTGCCGCCTCGTTTTATAATTGAAGAAGGCTTATTTGGCGAAGGTGTTGCGGATGATGCGGATGATTCAGCGTCTGTTCCTGGCCCAGATGATGAAATATCGCCATCGCTATCGCTGTCGCTTCGCGACCCGATGATACTAGCATATTCCGGGTCAACCGGTCGGTCCAAGACATTGAAATCGACCAGCCGAAACGACATGCTCGCATTAACTGTTGATTTGGTTTTTCTCATATTATCGATATTCGATTCACTAACTTATTATTTATCTTCCGGTTGTTTGTTCGTTCGGATTATTTTGTCAATTTTATTTTATTATTTTTATAGTTTTAGTTTTATGTGTTTTTCACCCGAAGACCCAACATAACAACGAAAAAAAACAAAAACAAAAAGTAATAAAATAAGCTTAAAATTTAAATAGCTTAAAATCTAAATATAAAGATTAGAATAGTGAATAGTAATAGTAACAACATGAATGGCGACATCATTTGCAAAAACGCCCCCTAATTGCAATATTGATTTCAATGAAATATTTGAACGGACTGAAATTGTGGCAAAAGTAAAACGATTATTGAGAGAGTTCAATGAAAAACGTGACGATTTCAGCATTAAGCGCGGTATATACGTATACGGCAGTCCAGGATGCGGGAAAACCGAATTTGTAAATCAGTTATTGAAAGATATGTCGTACGACGCGGTTCGTTATGATGCCGGAGACATTAGAAACAAGAGCGTAATTGACACGATAACCAAACACAATATGTCCGACCAAAGCGTATTGTCGATATTTGGAAAAACGCCGAAACGAATTGCGGTAGTAATGGACGAAATTGACGGAATGAATACCGGAGACAAGGGCGGAATTACGTCACTTATTAAGTTGATTCGCCCAAAAAAAACAAAAAAGCAAAAAACGGAAGATTATACCATGAACCCAATCATATGCATTGGCAACTACGATATGGACAAAAAAATAAAGGAAATCATGAAGGTGTGTCACGTTATCGAACTTCCTACACCTACGATATGCCAAATGAAATCGTTAATTGGAGAGACGATGCCTGCCGTGTCGTATAAGCTAATCGAAAAAATCGCCAACTTTACGCAATGCGATATACGCAAGTTCATGCTGCTGTACGAAATTTACACAAAAGACAGCACAATCCTTACCGAAGAAACGCTGGACACGATTTTTAAACCCAAAATGTGTTCGGAAAACAGTAAAGTAATTGTAAATCGACTGTTTGCAAACAACTACTCTATTGCACAGCATACCGCCGTCGTTAGTGAAACCGACCGAACAATTGTCGGACTGCTGTGGCACGAGAATGTAGTTGATCGGATATTTCAACCGCACAATATGTACAATAGAGCCGGTGGCGAATTTTACGAGACGATTCTAAAAAATATTTGTTTTGCCGATTATATTGACCGAATCACGTTTCAGAAACAAATATGGATTTTCAATGAAATGAGTTCGCTTATTAAGACGTTTTATAACAATGAGTTGTACAATGACTACAAGAAACGTAGTGACAACAAGCCGGCGTCGTCATATTGCGACGAAAATGGAGGCGGTTCAATTCGGTTTACAAAAGTTCTCACGAAATACAGCACCGAATATAACAACATTCTTTTCATTCAGCACATGTGCAATGAAATGCTTATGGATAAAAAAGACCTTATTGAATTTTTTAATCAAATAAAATGCAACAATGATGAGGACGCAATTACCACCTGCTGCGAACAACACGATGTCACGCGACTGGACGTTGATCGAATGTTTCGATACATTGATAAATGTTTCAGCGGGCATCCGCTGAACTTTGCAGTGAAGGGAAGCGAAAAATATGGGATGGGCCTGGACTTGGATATGGATAATATGCCCGTGGACGGCGACGTCGACGACTTTATAGATTTAGATGCGGACGACGACATCAGTATTGATATTGATACTGATACCAATCTCGGTACCTCTAAATGTAAAAACAAAAGTACCACTAAAAATAAAAGTAAACCTAAACCGAATACCAAAAGTAAAAGTAACAAGGTTAACGTTAACTACAATTTATAATTTGTGAACCGCACAGTCCAAGTGTTGAATTCCGGTTAGGTATCCTTTGGGAAGTATTTTTACACCCGCGAATTTACTCGAACCAGAATTCATTTTGGAAAATAGAACGGTTGTATCATATATTTTAATTGGCGGATTTAAATTTTGTTGAACGACATACGTTTCATTGTTTTTCGTGTCTGTTTTCCAAATCAATGCAACGTGCCCGTACTGGTAATCTGGTTTTTTATATTTCCAAAACAGGATGCTTCCGGCACGCAAATAGTATGATGGTTGGCGCGAGTACGGATAAGCATACGTTTCAATGGGTACTACGGATCTACTAACAGGTGCAATTGCAGTTGCAGTTACTGGCGTAAAAGCGTGAACATTTTTAAAAAAGTCGCACGCGTCCACCACATCTGGAAATGTGAGACCTTTATGAATCGAAAAAAATCGACGTATCAGTTCCACACACTGGAATGGCACGCCGTATTTTGTACGATGTACTCCATTTTTAGTTTTTTTGATATACAAAACGATTTTCTTATTATTTTCTTCATCGAGTTCGTTTCTTCTTGACATGATAGTATAAATATACTAAATATATTTATTTATATCCGCGATACATACATGGGTTTATCCATTCGCGTCAGTGACAGGATTGTTACATGCCACGCGTTTGAGATAGGATTGGTAAGCAAATCGGGTTACTGCGCCAATACCGCTCCCCAATACATACGAGTTATTCTTTAATCCTCGATTTACATCGGCCATAAGGGCATTTCGTTTTCGTTTTAACATGATTTTGTTTTATTTTATATAATAAATAAAAATAATAAAAATAAAAGTAAGTATAAATCGTTGCAAGTATATAAATTAAATCGTTAAAGAATGTTGCTTTTAATAAATAATACCGTCAAGTCGAATACGGCAATTTCATCCGTTCCAAAACTTAAACTGGCACTTCGAACGTTGAATATGGGGTTTTATGAAGTCAAGGGTCCAAAAATTCATCCCGAAGTGTTTGATCCGACGGGGCCAATTTTCAGAAACATTACCGGAATTATCATCTCCGGTAGTTCAGCCAAACTTACCCAGATTGGAACCGATATTTCAAAATATGTGCACATTCTTCACTACCTCCGCGCATTCCAGCACGTTCCAGTTCTCGGAATTTGTTTCGGAGCGCAGCTACTTCTCACCCTTTATGGAGGAGCGCTGGTCGATAACCGGAAATATACGTCCCGGTCGGTGCCGATTCAGGTGCTAAAAACGCACAAGATGTTTCGCCAGGGGGGCATACGTCCCCCTAAAACCCCTCTGCGCCCTGAAACCCCTCTGCGCCCTGAAACCCCTCTGCGCCGAACCCGTGCAGTGGGGTTTGAGGGGGCGCTTGACGCCCCCTCCTCAAATACAATTGTCGCTTCATTCAACTTTTCCGATATTCCGATTATGCCGCCCTCGACTCGAAAAGTAAAACCGATCGCGTGGGTAAATGGAAACACGACATCGCTTGCAGTCGCATACGAGTTTGAGCGCGGTCGCGTGTACGGCTGCTTGTTCCATCCGGAACTTAACCCAGACACGTATTATATCATAAAAAACGTGTTTGGATGAGACCAGGGAACCCAAGGTTCCCGCACCCCTCCTTTAAGGGGGGCTCTGCCCCCCTACCGTCTGACTTACAAGCAAGTACTTTGAAATCATGGTATTTGCTTCTAACACTTTACGCGGGCAAAGTTCGGCAAACCACTGGTACGCGGTACGTTTTAACAACTCGTCTGCTGGAATGTAGATACCCAGCGCATTCGGAGACAGGTCCATATCGTAATCACTCATTAAATCTTCAATGAGAATCGGTTTTTTCGTTTTGGCATTTCGGCACCCTAAATCGTCGGCTGAAATTTGGCCGATTTTGTGCTCTGGGTTAGATTTCATAATCTGATGAAAAAACCAGCGTCCCGGCTCGCCATTAAAATCAAATTCACTGGATGCGTCATTCGATACGGCGCGTTCAAGATGAGAGATATACGCCTGCATGGCCGGACTTTCCTTCTTGCACCCCATAACGCGGGTCGAAGGAAAGAACCGGAGCTGGCTTGTCACGCTAGTGCGAGCCGGCAGTTCTCCTACAAACGCGTCACACTTCTCACTGTATTCCTTGTACATGGGATACAAGTTTTGAAAACAAATAAACGACGCCGGCATTACGAGCCCGCCGTATGCCAGCAACAAATTCGCAATTGCGAGTTCGCGCAGGTGGCAACTAATCGGCGCGGGCAAGTTATTGACTTTCGTCGACCATCCCGGAATGACTTTATGGAACGACGAGTCGTCGATCAAGCATACATTGAACGTATCACCGCACGCCTGAATAATGCTGCGGACCGTTAAAAACATATAGGGCTGATTAAGGTCCGTAGAGTTACGCGATCCAAACGATTCCCAGTTGCGAGCATTTGTTTCCAAGTCGATGTGGATCCAGAGTATCGGCTTTTTACTGGTTCTCAGTGTAGAATCGTCGTTCAAGAGATATTTTTCTATCATGTCGTAATCGGTCATTCTATCCTGCTTTTCTTCTTTTCGCTTATATTTGTCATACAATACTCCGATGACCATAAGAACGCCATACGCTACAAACAATTTTATCAAGTCGCTTGTTTCTACCATTGTTTTTGTTTTAAATTTATTTTCTATTTTCTATTTTAATTATTGTTAATATTATTATTATTATATTAAATTTCAGTTGTTTATTATGATTATTATCATCAGTTGCAAATGGTTTTAAATTCCTTCATGAATTTTCGGTTCATTTCACGAGCAATTTCGTCCTGTTTGGCCATTGCGTATGCCCGATGCGTGCATTGTTCCGAGTCATGTTCTTTCTCTCGATCTAAAATATGAATCGATTCCGTTTTGTTTAGCGGGACGAATGATGCCGAATAGTTACTGCGCTGTGTGCGCAGTTCTTGAACGTTGTTGCACCTGTTTCGGGTAATGGTTTGAACGTCTCCATCGGTTATCGGAATTAACGTTTCAGTATGCGCGCGTTTCAAGTCTTCGTATTGTAGACCTTGACCTTGCCCCTGACCGTAAGAAACCGGGTCCGATCCAGATCCCGGAACTAGGGCCATCATTCGCGACCTTGCTGATTCTAAAGATGCCGCCCATTGGGTTTTGGATACCGGCCCAGTCGATGTTTCTTCGCCATCGCCGTTTCGGAACCAGTCGTCATACCCCGCATCGCGTTCTTCATCGGGGACGCGGTACTTATCAAACGCGTCATTAAACCAGCGGTTAAATTCGGACGGCGACATGGATGAGAGTTTATTGTTTGTGGCAATATTAACATTCTTCTCCCCGTCTTGAGAAATCAAGTCTCTATACTTTTCAGCATGCGCATAGCCCTGTGCTTTTTCGTGGCGCATGGTATAAATTTGGTACAGGATACGATACGCTTGCGTAAAAAACAAAAAGTATTCCTTGGGAAGACTACATTTGTCTGGATGCGTTTTAAGAACCACGCGCTTTGCATGTTTCAAATGCGCTTCAGTAAACGCCATCGGAATAGAAAACAAGTTTAAAATGTCTTGTAATCCATAATTGGATATGTTTGTATCTAGTTGTTCCATTATTTGTTGTAATTGTTTACTTGTTTTATTTGTTTTAATTAATTGATTATTAATTAATAATTTTAATATTATTTTTGAATTAAAGTTATTGAATTCATTGAACTTGAATTTAATGTTAAGTTTGTTACCAGAGAAACAGAAACAGAATGGCAGGGCATAAAAAACAGTTGAGCAATTAATCAAATTATATGGCGCAATAATCAAATGACTCCTGTTTCATCTCAATGTCTGCATCCAGAATATCATCTGGGGGTAGGGGGTGGAAGCTGATTGTTCATTCTATATTTAGCATCTACCAATGGCGTCGTCTCCGGATAAAGATACTTAAAAAGTATATTATGGTGATGATGGTGGCCGCCGCGGACTACGAGCCGACGAACCACGTTCACGGAGTTCACGGAGGGCTGGTGTTAATACCTGCCATACTTGTTTATGGATGGGGTTTATTGGCATCATTATGCGCTCAATGTCATCGTTTATACGTTTTTCTAAATCTCTAACACGGACTCTTGCCATTTTATCAGCCTCATGTATTGCGTCGAATAAAAGTTCATTAATTTCATTTTGTTCCAAATGGTTGTCTTTTATTTTTTTTTTACTCTTGGCTATTACATCATCTACGTCACCACCTTTCATCTTAAATGTCTTGGAGTGTGATGACCTCTTCGATTTTTTGTAAGTCTTCGATTTTTTGTAAGTTTTATAGTTAGGCATTTTTTATAAAATAAACAAATATAAAAAATTTGAGTTTATAATTACTTATTATATTATTAAAATTATTTATCAAGATGTCGATCCTGAAATGCACCTGGCAAAAAATCCGCGAATGCCCGGTTCATTTGACCCGCTTATTGAATCGTCCGAACGCGCGCTGGTTCCTTTTGCCGAATAGTATAAAAGCGCAGGAATACCGTTGACCATACGATTGCGTTTCATTATGGCATACAGCTCAAACGACTGGTCAACGTCTATCTCGTAACACGCCAGTTTACAGTCGGCTGGAATTTCAGAGACTAAAGTTTGAACGAGAGATTTGATGCTTTTGCACGGACCGCACCAGGTGGCTGTAAATTTCAAAATTGTTCCGTAGCCTTTTTTCCTATTTTCAGTAAGAGCATGCTCAAATTCCTCGCGTGTAAGTACGATTGGTTCCATAATTATGAATTATTATTGTTGTTATTTTATTATTATCTTCTTATTATTTATTATTTTTAATTACTTTATTAGTAAATTATTATTAAATTCATATAAAACTAAATAATAAAATGAATAAAAATGAATTTTAAAATTTGTGAAAGACCTATATACGGAGTCTATTATATTGGATGTTTGGGACACTACTTATCAATTGTTAAAGAACAGATGAAATGTTTGGTGGATTCGGGGCTGTATAATCAAACCAAAAAGGTAATTGTATTTATCTGTTGTTTTAATGAAAATGATACGAACTTGTTGGGCATTATTGAAGAATACGACACGGAAAAAAAATGCATGTTAATCACAAGTAAAGAAAACGTATATGAGAAATTTGCCATCAATAACTTTCAAGAATATATAGCGGATGATTTGTATTACATGTATTATTTCCATAGCAAGGCGGTTACAAGAGCCGTTGGCTCGGTATTTGATTGTAGAAGGAAAATATTGAACTATTATACGCTGACGTTACATAAATTGAATTTGGAACTACTTGAAACGTATGATGCAGTTGGATGTTCGTTAACGAACTGGCCATCGTTACATTTTTCAGGTAACTTCTGGTGGTCAAAATCCGAACATGTGCGTACATTACCCCCAGCTGGAAACAGTTACCTGGATCCGGAAATGTATATTTGTAAAGGCCATGGTGAAAGTAAATACATTAGTTTATCGCAGGAAACCAATGACGGAAACATTAACTCTCACTTGAATCGTCAGGAGGAAAAAATACGAAATGAATTAACAAATATTCCAATCTAATTTTTCCATATTATAAATTTATATTTATAAATATAGATTAAATATAAAATATAATATAACTTATCAAGTAAATTAAATTAAATTAAATTACAATGCGGTTAATACCTGGTATGTTATTTATGAATGCTCTTCTTCTTGTTTTTCAGGTATCTGAAGGAGCCAAAATTTGCCGATCCACGTCTATACCGTTTCATACTTGGGTCCAAATGGATTATTCTTGCACTCAAGCGGGAAATTGTGGTATTCGGATTCCCTTTACGCAATGGAGAGATATCGGGTATGAAAATGGAAATGGAGGGACGTTAAGAGATGAATCAAAAAATCCCGGAGGGGTGTATAGATGCACGTCTTGGTTCGTTGGCGAAATGCAGAGTAGAGTAGCTCAGGCGGCCACAGCTCAACAGGAACGCTCGACAATTTCAGCATTGGTAGGTGCGGGATGGAACACTGCACAGTACGGGCTGATCGCTGGAGGACTAACATCAATTACTTGTGATCCAACCACATGGTCATGGACTCCTCGATCTGGACGAAACAATGTATGTTGGACGTTTACTTGCGCGTACTCGACGTATTTGTACCGCGTTCTAGGGATTCGTCCCAGGGATGTAACTGGAACCGAATTAAGTTTAAAAAACAGACCAGAAATACCTATTGCGTGGACTTGCAAACCGGAACAGTATGGTTCTGGTGATGGATGCCATTGTACATGCGGTTCGTTCGATCCGGATTGTAACCCGTTTGAGGCGGTTTCCATCGACTGTCCAAATTACGATGATATCTGCATTCCAGGCGCATCAAATGAACCCATTTGCGGATTGCGCCATGAAATCCTTAGCGACCGAAAACTGATACAAATTCAGTCTGGAGTAGCCGTTCATCACCCGCAGTTTTATTTCTCTAATACTTCTGACATCGATGGCGCGCCTTGGGGGAATTATAGCAAGACCTACACACGCAGCAGTAATGTTGTACCACCCGAGTGGACGTGCAACTCCCTTTTTTATGGGTCCAAAGATGGCTGTGACTGCGATTGCGGAGCCTGGGATCCAGACTGTGATCCAAATACATATTCTCAAAATCAAAAGGTTTTCAATTGCGATACGACTAACAATGAAGTGCGATGCGCCATGTCGAAAACTACACCATCTATACCAGCGTGCTTGTATGACCGTATGGCCACAACTGCAGCAGTTGATGCAGGATACCCGTCGCCGGACAGCTCCGCTTCAACTGTACCAACTTCAACCATTGTTGCAGCATCGGTTGGAACAACTTTGGGCGTTGTAGCGCTTATCGCCATCGTAACATTTTTAATTTTCAAACGCCGCCGGCAGCGTCGGCAAAATGTGCTTCTACTTCTACAACCTAGAGCTTAAAATCAAAAAATTAAAATATAAAGACAAATAATACAAATATACATAAAGTAAAAATAATTATAGTTCTAAACTTATAATTATCATTATCATATTATCATTAATCATGGAACCCAGTGACAATGACAACAAAGAAAACCGGAGAGAAACAATATTCAGCTATGAAAACGGAGACGTGTACATGGGAGAAATGGTGAACGGGCTTCGTAATGGACGAGGTACATTACGGACCCCTGCATTTGTTAAAAAATCTGATTGTACGCAACTTGAATATGAATATACCAGCGAGTATGCGGTAGAGAATGCTCATCTTGCCAAGTGGCACGAATACATTGGAGAATGGGTAAACGATAAAATGCACGGGTGTGGAGTGCATTTGTGGAAATCAGGAAACGGCGCTGAAGTTACGATATTCCACGGCGAATGGATCAACGGCCAGCCTCAACGAAATCGACGACTCTCGGAATCGGAATCGGAATCGGAATCAGAACCAACAACGTTAATGTCAATGAACGAAGAGCTCGAACTTGAAGTATTTGGATATTGATTTTATTTTTAACTTTAATAGTGCAAATGCGCCTCCCAAAAGTATTTACAATATGCCCATTTTATAACAAGTCCGCGTTTTACTTGTTCGTCGGTATCGTTTCCGGTCGAATGCAAGTGCCCAGGGATAAGCGCGCGTTGCAATGCGGGCGGGAGAACGTATTGAAGCTGTTCGATCGGCGTGATGGGGGATTTTGGCTGGGTTTGAAGCAACACCGTTGTCGATGCTGATGCTGCTGTTGTTGTTGCTACTGCTGCTACCGTTGTAGGAATGAACCGTACCAAATCTTGTAACAGCGGCGGGTACATGTATTCGTATTTCCATTTCCAGTCGACGCATCCGTACGTGTAATATGAGAAGGTCCACTCCAGTCCTTCCAAGTAATTCATACAGTATGCTTTACACCGTTTGTCGGTTACCGGCTCGTCAAATAGCGCGTGATAGTATCTGCGTTCCCAGTTGGGTTTGGTGGGTTCGATATAGTATTCCAGTCCGCGCTCGGTCGAAGGCAAGTGCAAGGTTTGTTCTGAGTTTTCACATTTATCAACAATCAACTCATATGCGGTTTCATAATTGTCGCCCCAAATGTGTTTTATGTCATTAATGCGCTCCCATTGACCACCGCCCCGTTTTTTATTTCGTAACGCGTGCTCGCCAATCAAGCGGTCGTGCTCGGATGCAGCCAAATGTTCAACGAATGTGCGAACGTTAACCCAATCAATTTGCGGCCTGGTTCCTTCATCGTGAAATAGGATAAAGCTGCGATTGCTATTGCGACTCCGATTCTGTTTCTCAACAAGTTCGTGACTATTTTTAAACACGGTGCGATACGCGTCCATTACGGTGGTGGGGCCGTTGGTGCGAATATTCATACTTGGGAAATGCGGCATGAAATCGTTCCCCATCATGAAAAACATGAAAATGTAATCATACACCAAATACTTTCGAACGACCGGGTCAATCGGAGACTCGGCTTTCGTCATGACATTGCCTGCGTCTGTGGATACCGTGATATGTCGGGCAATGCAGTCGGCCATGTATGGAATGTCCACATAATACTGTTCGTTGGGTCGAAGACTGGAGTCAACCGACCGGATGAATTCGGGGGTTTCGCGATACAGGAATATACGACTGGATATATGTAGGTGGTTCAAGGTTAGCATGATGAGATCGGCATCAAGGCCGTATACTAGGGTAACCTGGTCGCGGTGCTGCTCGGGATTAGCGCGAATGTGCTCGAAAAGTTTATGTTCGCCCTCACCGGGTTCGGTACTTGTTGAGAGAATATATTTAACACCTCCTCCTTGAGCCGCAGCGTACCGCGTCATCTCAGTGTGTAATTTATTCATGAATTCCGTTCCAGGGGTGATGCACGCGGTAGACCAAACGTCGGCGGAACGCAGTTTAAGGGGGTGCTCGTCGCCACCTCCGTTATCGATCACGGTAGAAAGCCAAGTCTTGAACCGCCGTTCACGCTGCTGGTTCAGCTTTGCGGCAGGTGCGACGCCGTCAAATGCGATAAATACGCTATGTCTAGGGGATACGGTTTTCACGTACCCGCTGATGCTGTCACACACATAAGAAATGATAGCCGACTCGTATGCATCGCGATTCGCGGACGTGTGGGGAAGTTTAACATCTCGAACCGCATTGTAAATGAGACCGTTGCAGTCTAGATATAAATTAGATACGGGTACGCCCAAACTGGAAATGGGTTTTACAATAGACTTGTAAGTTCGAACCGCGTGGACAAAAAAACTCGGAATTCCCATTGTATAAAAATATAAATATATGGGTATATGGATATATTATATAGGTGCGATATGTTTATATGGTTTGAGGGTTGGGTTTATTATCGATACGACACGCTAGACGGGTGCTGCCGCCTGGACGGTGCTCCATAGCGCGTCGCATACTGCACACAAGTAGACGTATTTCATATTTTCTTCATCGTAACGGATGTAGATGACTTCCCTTGGAACAGATGCAGATCCTGATCCTGATGAGGAGTCTGACGTTTGAGGGTTACTTGCGCAGAGCGCGTTTGGGCATTTTACATGCCCGATTCGTGGAAGCGTCGGGTCAAGTTTCGTGTAGCGGTTGATGATATTCCCATAATTTTGAGCGGTACTTTTGATCTGCAATTTCGAAACGCAAATTTCTTCACGCACGGGTTCGCGATGCCCACAGTTTCGACAATAATGAACCAGCGAAGAAGATCCGTTAGACCCAGTATCAGATTCTGATTCAGGTGTAGCGGTTCCAGGATCGATGCAAATATAGTACATGTTATCACATCTAGCGCAAAAGTGCATTTTCTTGTTCTTGTCTTCTTGTCTTATTCTCTTATTGTGTTCTTGTTTCTTGGGTTCTTACTTATATTATGTAGACCGTTATTTATTTAATATTCGCATCAATTTAATTGTTTTTATTTTTTCATTTATGGTTATTTATTTATTTATTTTATTAATTTAAACCTAAATAAATAAGTAGTAATTAAAATTAAATTAGACAGTTGAACAATACAAATAAATATACTAGCCAATGTCCGATCAAAAACCTTCACAGAAACAGGAGGGAGGATTTATGATGGGTGATAAAGGTAAACTAGGTGGCCCTGAGACACTTTATTCAATTATGTTTAAACATTTTAATAAACCAGGCAACAAAACATTTTTTGATTCAGTTTTAAAACAAACAGATAAAGCACCTGATATCAAGGATTTATCATTTTTAAATACTTCTGATTATAAAGAAATTTATACCAACTTAATAAATATAATTATGACGGATGAAGTATATACGCAAACATTTTCGGATGGTGGTAAGCCATTTTTTAAACAGGTAGGAATGCATAATTATCATATCCAGTTATGTGCACTTATGACGATGAGTTTTTTGATTGAACTTGAATTATTTTCAGTAGTTCACAATTACATACGAATTAATATAGGTACAAATGCAACAAATAATATATTGCCATCAACATTTGCACACTCTAAACATGCTACAACAACCCCACTAAGATGTTATAAACCATTAATTCAAAACGGTATTGAAGAGATGCTAAACTATTTCACACAATCACTTGATGGTTTGTTTGATAGGTTTATGAATTTCTTAGTAGATGAAATCTATACACGGATTAACCTCGGTAAAATCATCTTTTCTACAAAAGAAGAATTAATAGAAAAAATTGTTCCTGTAAAATCGACAGACCCTCTGCATGCTCACAATACTTTTGATTATATTTACGTAAATTGGAAAGACCGTATCAGAATAAAAATTCAAGAAAAAATGGATCCTGCAACTTACACGGCTGGTAAGTATCCTAGGCGTATTAATAGCGCAATCGAGCGTGCGTTGTATCAGGTTGAAGAGGGCGGTAGTCGGTATATTGCAGAAGGAACTGGATTCTTTTCATTTTTATATTTATTTGCAGCTGTGGAGGGTGTAGTATATAATGGAAGTTGTATTACGTATTCAATGTTAGAATTATATATCATGGCGCGGTTACATGTAAATGCCGATAACTTATTCTTAGAGATGGAATCAGCACACCCCTTAAGAGAACACGGCTACTGGAAATCTGTTCAAGGGGATAAAAAGATAAATCTAAGATCTGTAACCCATTGGACAACCAAATATAATTTTCAATCTAAACCTCTACATTTTAGACATGTATTTACAGACAGTATAAAACCACCATCAGGAAAACCTTCATTTAACTTTGTAGATCCTGATAAACCGAACTTGTGTTTATTGCTTTTGTATCCTATTTTTGACTCATATATACGATACATAGATCAGCCAGAAGTATGGCCAAAACAAGAAAACCAACATATTAATAAGATCATACCTTTTATACGAGAAAGGATAGAATTTGTGAAAACGTTATTTACTACACGCAAAACTGTATCAAAACACGTATCAGAACACAGAATCCGCGGCCGTACCGAAGTTAAAGTTTCAGTTGCCACTATTCGTCAAACTTGGTTTAGCGAAGTATTTGGATTTGATGAGACGTCGTTTGTATCCCAAAAAGGTTCGTTTAATGTGAAGAAAAATCCCAAGCCCACTGAAAGTGAACATATTTTGATGACCGTTAAAGGTACCGAAATAGATATTGGTGTTTTCAGGTATATGTCAGTTGAAGACTTACTAAAAACCGCTACTAGTAATCCTAGTGCTATGTCTGTTTTTGGGTTTGATCAAAAGAATTTAAAATATTTTACGATGACCTCACCCGCGCACGTGGTTCATATGACCCCGGGTTATTCTGGTTCCATTTTTCAAGTTGCGTCACAATTTAATGCATTAGAAATGGCGAGTCCAGAGCTAACCCCGCAACAAGGAATAACTAATTATTGGAATGATAAAACCCAAGGTCCTGCGTGTGCTATGGTATGTCCATTAGGAACACTGTATCGTAATTATTTTTGTATGCCAGATACCGGCAATCCACTCGAAGATAAAAGTGTAAACGGTAATCCTCAAACTGGGACGCCTGCCGGCGGTAAGGGTACTGGAAACAATCAAATTAATACACTGACCGACCTAGAGAAGGTTGACAAGTGCTTCGAGAACCTTACGTTTCGAAATGGGTACATATTTGTAAACGATAAGGCTCAGCTAGATGCCATAAATAAATATCTTTCAACCCCTGACAATTTTTGGAAGGCCATGATGGCAATAAAGTACGTCATTCAAGAAGATACCCCAGTCGTTGATGTAACAACTAGTGGTGGGAAAATATTGGATCAAATCGTTTCTCAAATTTATTGTAGCGCGTACCCGGTAGCTTACAGTACCAGTGGTACAACCAATGTCCCAGACACATCAGCAGCAGATTATGCGCTACTTTCAAGTATGATTTTACATGCAGTTTACTACTCGACACTAGCATATGCAGTGACACGAATTACGCCGGATGAAACTCGTAAAAAAGTATTTTTAACTAAAGTGGGAGGAGGGGTTTTTGGAAACGACGTTTCGCTGATAGATAATGCAATATATAATGCACTACGCCATTTTACTGCATACCCGATAGATGTATATATTGTAGATTACAAAAATCCTACGACCATAATCGATCCCGAAGAAGTTAAATCACTAACAAGTGCTCCATCTCGGTATCCAGACATTCAGACCGCGTTAAAAAAAAGAGCAACAGACGAAACAGAAACACTAAAAAAGGCAACCGATGAAAAAGTAGCCGCGGACAAAGTAGCCGCAGAAAAAGAAAAAGCCGAAAAAGCAGCAGCAGTTGAGAAGGCAGAAAAAAAACACCTCAAATTAAAGGATGCGATAAATCAAGCAATTAAAAATTTTTCTGATAAATTAAAAGTCCCAGGCGCTGATGCTGACGACGCAAAATATGCAGGCATACTCGATGAGTTAAGTGATAAGATCGGTAACGTTAGAACCAAAATAGATGCAACATTGGTAGTTAAATCTAAAACAGGAAAAAAAACAAAAGGAAAAGGAAAAAAATTAGAACCAAAACCGGGATCTGAACAAATGCCTAAGGATGAAGTGACGAATTTTATTAAGGAACATGAGAAAGATGCAATATTCGTAGTTACGGGAGGGAGTTTCAACCCGCCGCATAATGGGCATATTGGAATGTTCCAAAAGGCGTATGATGCTCTCACTAAAGAACGTAAAATTACAATGGATGATGGTAAAAAAGTGTACGGCGTTATGGTTCCTGCTTCAGACTCGTGGATTGAAGGTAAATTATGTAAAGAGGAACATAAAAAACCCGACAAATGTACCGATGTCGAACTTGCTGACGCAAAGTCAATGGCTGCTATAAAATCGAAACGTATTAAAGTAGTTGAGCGAGTAAACCTATGCAAACTGTCATGCGATAGCTATGAGTGGCCTGATTCAGCCAACTTCAATGCATCGAATATGATTGTTGTCAATGAAAGTGCCCAGGGAGAAGAGTTTACAAAAAAATCGAATACCTATTACTTATGCGGCAGCGATTATTATGAGGGTGTTGAGGGCACTAATTTTATATGCGTTCTTAGAAAAGGGGATACTAAAAAAGGTACCGACCTTGTTAAAAAAGACGGCAAACTTGTTCCCATTAAGAAGACCGATATTATAATCGAAAATGATGGCGAGGATAATGACGCGTCGTCGACGTTGTTACGAAATATGTTAACTGAAATTGGTAAACTGGATCCTACTGTACCCGACGACATGTCAAAGTTACCAACTAGAAAAACCCTCCTAGATCTAATTTCTATACCCGTATTGCGAAGATTATTGGATTTAAAGTATATTTTAACTGATACCGAAAACAATAAAAAAACACTTGCGTTTATAGGTATTGACTTGGACGAGGAAGACGATAAAGTCGAGCGAGCAAAAAATATGGACAAAGTCGGTGAGAATATTGAATTGAACGTAGATATAGGATCAGATACTATAGATAAAGCGGCTACTGTTACAAAAAAATTTAATAGAATTGAAACTGGTGGAGGCGGCGATTGTCTTTTCCATACCCTACGATATTTATTAACATCTGCGAAAAAAATTAAGCCAACCGGTGATAAAACAGTCGACATGATGAAGATACGAAATGATATAGTTGACCATGTAAAAACATTAGGCAATACATTTGTACATCTAAAGCAAGTTATTGGTGATAGATTAGATTTTGAAAAAAGCAATGAAGGACCTGACAGGGCCCCTCTTCACCTAGGCGACGAACCTGCCAAGAAAGATATCAATGTCGACGGCGGTGTACGTACTGATGGTAATATGGTGTTGTTTTCTGACCGGGTTGTAATTGTCAAGGATGTCCCTGCAAAAGCAGGTGTAGGTGATGTTATGAAATATGTTTCGCAGGATATGACAAGAAATTATTTTACCGTAATGAAAGAACAGGGAACATTTGGAACTGATTTTGAATTGGGAATTGCAGCAGCATTGTATGATATACCGATATGTCTTATTACTAACGCAGGAAGATGCCAGTATTATATATTTGACAAATCCAACAGGGAAGTAAGAGGCCTTGAGGCCAGCGAGTATGCAAAAATTAAAAATAACATACGGTACATATATAATTATACACGCATTCACTACCAGTACTTAGAATGCACAGATAAATGTTAAAAATCGAAAATAAAATAAGTAAAATGATATAAACTGTATTTACCAGTTTTCATCATCAATCAATAATAAAAATAATTCCATAATTCAGATTTCAATGCCTGCATCTTCTTCATCGTCGTCATCATTATATAATTGCATTTTAGTAAAAAAAAATGGAACCCTCAAACAAGTACGGTACCTCCATTCCGATGAAATGTTTCATGCCAACTATGTGACGTTGAGTGAAACCTCGGAAACGTATAGCGACGCGTTTCGTCGTCATACCGTGTGGAAATCGTCGGCCAAGTATAATAATGGAACCGTAGAATTGTGGGCTCGCGCAGTTGGACGCGCCGGACAAGAAAACACGTACGAGTTTCCTCCACCCATAGACGAGATTTTATTTTTCGGGAATTGTCTCTTGGTATGGGTCGCGGCTTCCGGGTCGGGATCCGAGTCTTCATCTTCGGATGTATCATTTACACTCGACGTATGGAAGAAAATTTATGCCAAACTATTTGGCGGGTTTCATGATCTGGATAAAACGTTAGATGCAGATGAGACGGAGTACGATGAACTGGAGGACGTTCCCAGCAAGCATAAGACCAATGAAGGATACTTGAAAGACGGTTTCATCGTCGAAGACCAACCAAAACAAAAACAGCAATCTCTCGCACAAAAACGACGCTTACCGAGTGTCGCGAAAAGTATCGCGAAAAGTATCACGAAACCGAATAAAGTAAAAAGGGGTAAACGCCCAGACGAGACGGCAGCTGCGCATTCACAACGGCCGCAATCGCCGCCGCTTGATGCAGAAGGTAACGAAATCGAGCTCGAAGAAGAGGAGTATGATGATATCGTATTTTATTAATTAAACTTTCGGGTTTTACGTCCTTTTGCTCTCATTTTCTTTCCCCTTCCTCCGCCCAAATTTCGGATACTTGGTCGACGACTTTTGCGCGTCATAGTCATATGAATTTGAGGAAACGGGTATAATATGAAAATACTTTCACCATCTATTAGCATCGTTGTGTTCGTATATTTTAGATGTTCTATAAGATCATTTCTCAATTTGGATTCTGATAAATGTTGGTCTCTATCTCGAATATAGTTCATATCTGACGAAATATCATCGACAAATTCAGGAAACGAATCTCCATTGGATCTAGTCACATATATGTACTGTTTTATGAATGGGGCTCGCTGAGATTCGTCACATGTGAGAAACGCCGTGACGAATATTCCAAGTTTCAAATCGGATAAATTAGAAATTGAATTTTGGAGCGAGGGTTGTAACGGGGCTGGTAGTGCACACTTCGAAGGGGTTTTAAGAGCCATGGCAGGGGGACTTGCACTTTTACCTTTACCTCTGGATCCGGATCTGGATCTGGATCTGGATCTGGATCCCGTTTTAATTTTAATTTTAAACTGAACGGGGTTCCCTGAATCATCTACTGAATCCTGAAACGAATATAAAATATCCTTAAATTGGTTGTAGCAATCTCGGTCAGTAGTAAATGCATCATTTATGTTACGAATTAAATTTTCAAAAACGGTTTTTTCATACTCTGGCGAAAACCGAATCGCGTTTCGCATAATTTCGTCACGTTCAGCCGACGTATTCGCGTTATGCAGCAGGTCATATAACTTTTTTATGTCTGTTTTTTTCATTAGACTTCCGTATGGGTTCCATGTAGATTTCGATGCAGTTTCAACGGTCATAATGGTTGTTACTTATTATTTGGTTGTTTGTTTATGATTTTTATTTTATCTATAGAATAAAAATCAAAATCATAATAAAAAATATACACACAATAATAGTAATAAACAAAAAAAACTGAAAATGTCGACAATAACAACAACAACCACAATACCAACAACCACAATGAGCGCATGCGATAAGCTGACAATGGATACCATGATAAATTCTGCCGCATATTCGAAGTACATCTCTCGAAAGGATAATGAGACAAAAACAAAACTGGACGAAACAAAAACCGAGCGCCGGTTTTATAAAAAACGAATTGTAGAATTGACGAAACAGTTGATTAAAAACATGGACCACGTAAAAGACTCCAGTGTAGTGAATGCATGCAGCGCATATTTTAACGCATGTATCATGCACTTTAAATTTATTGACTTGTCCGACACGATCCAAACAGAGCACTATGTCGAGCCTAGTGGTAATCCTGATCTTACCGTTGATGGTAACGTTGATCCTGATCCTGATCTTGTTCATAATGGCGTGCAACATATCGACTCCGAGTTTTTTTCGGGAGACGCAATAAAAAATCAAAATGTAAAAAAAATAAATATCATGAACAATGAAAAAAATATACTTGAAAAATTATTCATTTCACCTGATTCTGAAAAGGAACCACCGGTTAAAAACGGATCTGGGTCTGGGTCTGGGTCTACTTCTATTCCCAGAGTCATTGAAATTGACTTTAAGGACCAGCAATTCAAAACCAAGGGTATAAAACCTAAATCTAAAACATGAACAATAACAATCAATAACTCAATAACTACTAACAATAAAAATAAGTATAAATATAAATAAAACTAAAAATAAAAATAAAAATAATAACACACAATAAAAAATGTCAAATGAAATCGAAAATGACAGTAAAGCGTTAAAATGCAGCCCGCATTCCAATGATGAAAAACATTCCGTTGATGAATCCAAAACGTGTTACTCGAACAATTCTCTCGAAAAACTCAAGTCAGCATGGAACGCGCGCCATTCTGACGAACCCATTACAACGAATGACCCGAATGAGGTATGGGCTTTTTTACGACAACAAATGTCACGCGTTTGCAAAAATGAGGCGTGCTGGTTACGAAAACTTCTCATTTCAGAAGACAAGGGCAAGTATCGTGATTTATTGAACTATACGTTTGCCCCTCGCGCGCCCAAAACGTGGATTAAGAAGCCCACCACATGGTTGACAAGTGTCGATATTGAAAACGTTATGAAACAGTACGAGCACGCGTACCCGTCGTTCATGTTTTTAGGCCCGGCTCCGATTGATTTTGACGCAAAAATGGAAACGGGAGAATATGTTTGGAAGGATATTCACGATTTTAATATAGAGAACATGATCAAACGAGGAAAACGCCAGTTTGGGTTTATTTTCAATACGGACCCGCACACAAAATCCGGCGCGCACTGGATTTCCATGTTTGTAGATGTCCGAAACGCGTTTATATTTTTCTTTGACAGTACGAGTGACGATATTCCTTCCGAGATCAAAGTACTTGCAGACCGAATCATAGAAGCCGGTCATAAGCTTACCCCAAAACTAAACTTGAAGTTGATTGTGAATAAGAAAGACCATCAGTATAAGAATACCGAATGCGGAATGTATTCCATTTTCATGATTAGTAATGTGCTGACCGGGAAAATGAAGCCTTCTGATTTCGCAGTTAAACGAATTTCTGATGAATTTATGATGAAGTTTAGAAAAACATATTTTAACAGCGCGAATATTGAGGACGTTCCACCGGGTCCGTCGGATACGTTTGATTGAATTTGAATTAAGCGAACTAAAATGAAATATATAAAATTATTAAAATTAAAAAACAAATAAAATAGTAAAATATTAATATTATAATATTTTATAACGCAATAACCAATCAACTCAATCCAATCCAATCCAATCCAATGATCAACAAATTTGTTGTCGAGTTTTTAGGAACTCTATTTTTCTTGTATGTAATTATCGCCACCGGAAATGCAATTGCAATGGGTGCGGCATTTGCAATTGCCGTTATGGTGGGAGGAAACATCTCGGGCGGACACTTCAATCCAGCTACCTCGGTTATGATGTACGCAGCCGGTAAATTGAGTCGCGCAGACCTCATTCCATATTTACTGGTCCAACTTGCAGGCGGTCTGGTTGCACTTGAATTGCACAAGCGGTTTCGTTTTTAATCCGTTATGAATGAATAATTAAATAAGATCTATCCATAAAAAATATAATATAGCAATATAGTAATATATTATAATATTATATTATTAATTAGTTAATTGAACATGCCTGATTTTGCACTAACTGGTGGAAGGGGTAAAACAAAACATCGCGCTTCCTCAAATAAAAAACGCACCGTTAAGGCGGCGTCCACGTATGGCGAAGCCTATCGAAAGTATGTTAAAATGTACGGAGGTCAACCCGTTCCTGGCCAACCAAAGGATGAAGAAGTACAAGTACAACCGAAGAAGGATGGTGAAGAAGAACCGACGGAAGAACCGAAGAAGGAAGGATTAATGGCGAAGGTTGCTTCTGTATTTGGATTAGGTGAAAAAAAGAAGGAGGATGTTGAATCCGATTCCAGTGGTTCGGATTCTGAAGATGATACTGAAAAGAAAAAAGGAAAAGAAGGAGAACAAGCAGAAGAATCATCGTCGAGTCCATTTTCGGCCATTACTGACGCCCTTTCTGGTGCGGAAGCAAAAATTACTGAAGGGAAAGATAATCTAGAACAGAACATTGCGAAGGGGCGTGAAACATTAGCTGCTGCTGCAAGTGATACAGTTGGTGAACTTGCCAGCGGCGTTAAAAGCACGACGGAACGCGTGAGTAATAACATAATAAGTGGCATGTCCAATCTTACGCCGGGTACCCCGGCTCCCCCTCTAATGATGAATGATGCTCAGAATGAGACTGCTCGTAATGAAGCCATTAGCACTCTTGCGGGCGAAGCAGTTGGAACATCTATGAGTGCAGCCGAACGCGCGCTAGAATCAATGAAGGATGCATTAAAGGCATTTCAACTGGCTCTTGCGGCCGTTGAAACGGTAATCGGTGCTACAAAAGCGAGCGTTGTTGCGAGTTCAGTGAATGAACGCATGCAAACACCGGCGCCACCAGTCCCAATGCCTACAAGTTCAACGCCAATGCCTACAAGTTCAACGCCAATGCCTACAAGTTCAGCGCCAATGCCAGACATCCTATCGCCGCCTCCATCTTATTCTGATCTGAGTCCGAGTATGAGTCCGAGTATGGATTCAAATGACGCCAGCCTCGAAGAGATGAACGCACCTGATTCGTCTTCTTCTTTACCATCTTCTGACGCTTCCTCTTCTGAAAACCCATAAACCCAAAACCAAACCCAAAACCAAAACCAAAACCAAAACCAATAAAATGAAAATATCTACTGTGTCATTTTCATTTTCGTAAATTTCAATTATTTTCGTCTACTGGTTGTGTTGTAGAGCAATCTGTATAATATGTACAACCCAACGCCGGTGATAGTCGCATAATATAATCTAGAAACAACATCGTCAGGGAGAATGAAGTCATCGTTTTCGGGGATATAAATGTCAATGTCATCATCAAACCGCATGTCATCGTATTTTGATGTAAATTCCACGTCATTATGCGTTGGAGTTGATTCGGGCATGGGCATTCCAACCCTATGTTGCATCCCACTTTGGTGTAACTTCTTCTCTACCCGTCGCATTTTCCGCATGTGCTTTAACGCGCGACGCTCTTCCCGTTCAGTGGCGGTTTTCGGTACCAGTACCGTATCAGAATCAGAGTCCGAATCATCCGAGTCCGATCCCGATTTCTTGAACAGCATGGAAAACCCGTCGCTTTCGTCCGCGGGGTTGCATTGCTCTCGTGTTTTTTGTATTTTTGTAATTGGATGCAAATAATCTCTAAAACTGCACGGATCCTGAACAGAGTTTACCGGATTTCCGCTGGTCATATTTTCAGGACTTATTTCGTTCATAATATCGCCTACTGCCACGTATTCGGTTTGGACGCCGTCGTTATTATCATGTTTCGTACGAAGCGAAATCTTGATACAGTCGGGGTAGTTTCCCATCGTGAATGCTCTATAAAATCCAGACGGACTGAATGCGCCAAGATTCCCTATCGCGCCTGGAATTAACCCTTTAAAGTCCTTCATTTTTCCTCCATCAGGGCCAGATGCTATAAACGGGATGGTACCGTCGGGCACATTGTCAACATAGATATACCGCGGCGCATATTTCGGGTTTTCTTCGCTTTCAGGTTTGGTTTTGTCAAATTGTACGTTTCTGCATTTCGCAACTGTTTGTAAAAGGAACCGATTTCCCAACGGCTCTCCCGTTTTAGAAGCGTTGGAATTACCGTCGACCAATACAGACACATATGAAATTAGACCGCTTACATCGTTCGAAAGAGCCTTAATCGTGCCTGCATCGCTCATACCCAGCTCGGATGGCGTTTTTATATTTTTCCAGTAGTCATAACCGGGTCCTAGTGCTCCGTCCATTTCACTACTTACTTATATTATTATATAACAAGTTAAGTTATTTTTTATTTCATAATTGATAGATAATTAAAATTAAACTAAACGAAGACAAAAAACCTTACACCTTTAACATTTCAAACGCCGATTTTATATTTAGAAGGAGTTAACCTAAAATTATACTATCTTAATATTATATAATGATATAAATGTCTAAAACAATTGTAATTATTTTAGGTGAAACAAGAGCAAGTGAACTAACTTTTGATAGTTTTAAAAAAAATGTTATAGATGAGTTAAATGCTGATTTATGTGTATGTATTGGTGTTAAACCTGATTACGATTATAATAACCCAATTTATCAATTAGCAAAATATAAATTTTTGTATGACGAACCACATGATTTTGGGGATGCTTTTGAGTATGCTTACAATATAATATCCAAAAATAAACCGAAATATGAATGCCTTCATAATGTTAATGCTTTGTATGGCAAAATACAAAATCCACAACAATCAACCAACAATATTACTTATTATGGAAAAATTGAAAATATTGAAAATATTGAAAATTTTAATGATTATAATGATGATGATGAAGTTGTAATTCACACCAAAGATTTTCAAGATAACGTTTGGAAAAATCAAGTATATGGTATGAAAAATAGTAATAATACCAATTTAGTTAGTCAAAAAAATGTAATTACATATAAAAAACCTCTATATTGGCGTGAATTTTTGAAAGTGAAAGATCAATTTTTAGGAGGAATAATTGATAGTCATAATCAACATCCAGGTTCTGCTGGCATATTAATATTTTTTAGATGGTTTTTATTAAAAAATTTGATTGATAACGATTTAATAAATAAATACGATAAATTTATTATTACAAGAAGCGATTTTATATATCAATTGCCTCATCCAAAAGTAGAACATATGAATAACAATTGTATATGGATTCCTAATTGTGAGCACTATGGTGGATATACAGATCGACATGTCGTTTTATCTAAAAATAATATTGAATCATATTTGAATATATTGAATAATTTAGTTCTTAGGTCAAATGAATATTTTATGAAAATGAAAGGTCGTAATAATTGGAATTTAGAAATGCTCATAAAATTTCACTTGGAACAAAATAATGTATTACATTTTGTTAAAGAATTTCCTTATGTTATGTACAGTGTGAGAAATATAAATGGAACTACAAGATGGCATCAAGGCGATTATTCAAATAAATTAGGATATTACATAAAATATCGAAGTGAATATGATAAATCAAGTAATTATAAAAATGAATTTGAAAAATCTAGAATGACAATTGATGAGTTTTATAAAAAACATATCTTATAAATAAAAAGTGTAAAAACTCCTGAAAGTAAATAAAATAAGTAAATATGTTATCACTTAAACCCAAGTTACCAAAATAAATATTAGAATAACTGCGATGAATTCAGTAAGCTCATCGTCATCAGATAAAAATAAAATAGCATACAACTACGACTTTGCATGCACGTACCATTTGATGTCAGACGATGATGCGGACATGTCGACTTTTTTGTATCAAATCCAACTAACAAATGCATTTTGCATGAAAAAAAACCCGGGTACGAATACGGATCCGAGCAGCATGTTTGATTCTAGCCGCGTTCAAAATGTTTTTGATTATTTAGTCAACGTGATGCATCTTTATAAAAATAAAAAGTTTGTCAGTATCATGCGAAAACATCCGGTTCTAATGAATATTTCGAGAGAGGTTGATGCCGGTACCATGGCAGACGCCGAATCGTCCGAGCCATTTCCTAAATACGGTGATAATGAAAAAAATGATAAAAAATTGGTAGAAGATGGATTGATGTGGCTTATTAGTTTTCATTCATTTTACGCATTCCACAAATGCGTGGTTGATATCATAACGAACAATGATGCGCAACTCATTTCATCCGACAGCCTCGACGCACTTGAGAAGTCTTTTCGGGAAATATAAATATAATATAAATAAACATGAAAATGAAAATGAAAATAAATGAAAATAAAATAAAATAAAAAGTAATGCTATCTAAAGATACTTTTGATTTGATTTGACTTGATTTGACTTGATTTGATTTAGATGTCATCATCCATTCCATATGTAAAATCAACACGAGATGAGAAACAAGAAGATGACGATCGTCATAATCGGTACACCAAGGGATTTATTGCCATGACGACAATAACGTCATTTTTTGCAGCCATAATCGTTGCTGCATGTCTTCTTTATAGAAAGGCCAATTGCGACTCGACCGCGGCTCCACTACCAGGCGCTAGTTCGGTTTTTTTTAAACTGGCGTGTAAACTAATCGGTTCGGAATATGACCCGGAAAATCCCGGCTTTCTTGGATGTATTCTCTTTTCGCTTACATTTGGATGGTTTGTTATTTTAAGCATGTTTTTATTAGATACCAGACCCATGATAGACCTTTTCGATTCCACGCAAGCGCTTCAACTCATAAAAGCGTACCTTGTTTACCCGTTTCTTGCTGTGATTGGCATCGTTCTTATTCTAGGTATAATCACCTTTATACCGTCATTTGGCATCTATCGATTCGTAGACCAAAAATCGGGTAAACCATCGTCGGAAGGAACTCTCCCATTTTCAGACTCCGAATCATTTATAACAAAAATCGTTCGACGACTTAAACTAACGTTACCGTTTCGTCGATTGCATTCCAACTTCTTGAATTTTATGTCATTTTCAACTACGATTTCAAAATTAGGGGTTGTGGCGCTAGCCCTTGCGGCAGTCGTCATGGGCTCCGTATATCTTTCTAAAAAATATATGGATGGCGTTACAGATGTTTTTAAAATTGTACTTGTTGTTATTGGCGCCTTGGTAGCAACCGCAGTCCTGATTTCGGTTTATGATTCTGCGGCCAAAAAAGAAAAAGAATATGAAGGGTCGAATCCCAACAGCGTGATACTTCTCATTATAAAGGTGTTTCGATACATTCCATGTTTGATTATCGATGGGGTAAACTGGATACGACGGGAGTTTAATATTACAACCCGTCCGGTGTGGATACTGATGTTGTTAGAGGCTGTTATTATAGGCGGGTACTTCCTTGTTCCGCTCGCGCTCAATGCCACTATATTCAGCGGAAGCACGGCATTGACGGAGGATATACTCGATATTAGCAGTGCAAAACAGTTGCAAACAATGGAGAATGTTGGAATTGTTCGAACGCCGGAATGCTCTAGTAAACTCAAAACAAAACACAGTTACGCAATCAGCGGATGGATGTTTTTTAGCGCGCATCCGCCAAGTATGACAAAGGGTGGCAGCCAATTTGTAAACGTCCTTGATTTTAACGGGGTTCCGCGAATTGAGTACAATTCATCCACAAACGAATTGCGATTTCAGATCAAGGTGCGGGCGCCATCCAAGTCGACGACCGGGGCTACATTATTAACGGAAACGGATAAAACGTCGATAGAAAATACTGCAATGAGTCTTTCGGCTGTAGCTGCGGACCGCGACGAAAGCACCGAACCATTTGAAACTATGATTTCGGGATCGGGATCGGGATCGGGATCGAGAGCTTCTCAACTCAATGACTCATTCAATAGCGGTATTTCAGGGGTTAACAGCTCGATCAGTAAAGGTATTGCAGATACAACCGATAAAGGTAAAGGTATTGCCGGATGGGCAAAAGCGGCGTTGCCCAAGTCGTCTATTATGGCAGTTAAAACTCGGGCACCTCCAGAAGAAAGTATTATGGTCACCATTTACACGATGACAAATGTACCTCTTCAAAAATGGAATCATTTTGTATACAACTATGACGGATCAAACATTGATATATTTATGAACAACAAGCTTGTAACCAGTGTTACCAATCGACTTCCACTTATTGAACACGGTCATATTGTTTCAGGTGCAAGTCGCGGAGTAATTGGAAATTTAACCCATGTTGTGGCATTTAGCAATCATTTAACAAAGGACGTAATTACCAGCATTTACACGAAAGAAGATCCTCGCGGGCTTTTATGGTCCACGTACAGCAACACTCGCGTACCCGAGTTGATGCACACTGTATAAATAAAAAATAAATTATAAAAAAATAAATTATAAAATATAAAGTACGTAGTTAACTGTTAACTATCAAATTATTAATTATTTACTTGTTTCAAATTTAAGTTAAGTAAATAACAGATGTAATAAAAAATATAAATTATTAAAATATAGATTATATTTAATAAGTTAAAATATATATATAACTAAAATCACATGGTTGAATTATCCACAATAGCTTTCGGCGTGGTCGCAGTTTTGTTGCTGTATGTAATATGGCAATACCTTACCGATTCATATACCCAAATTGGGAATATGCAAAAAGGTAGTATAAAAACAACTCTTCCTGCAAGCACGTTGCCGCCTAATAGTAACCCTTCTAACTTTTCAATTTCATTATGGTTCTACGTGACAAACTGGTCGTGCGGTACGTCCCCCAAGGACATGTTCAAAATAAAGGGCGGTTCAAATGGTGCAACTGATAATTTTAATATCAAACTAGGAGCATGTCAAAACGATCTTGACGTCGTTACAAAAGTAAACTCTGCGAGTGGCGGTATAACAGACAGCGTTTGTCACGTAAGCAATATTCCCATTCAGCGGTGGGTCTGTTTAATTGTTAGCATTTATGGCCGAACGCTGGATATTTATTTGGACGGTAAACTTGTGCGAACATGCGTGCTGCCATCCGTTTCGGTCGCTTTAGCAAACCAGTCTCAGCTTACAAATATCGAAATCGGCGGCGGATTTGACGGGTTCATTACCAGTATACGATACAAGGCTCAGCCGGTAAACCCGCAAGAAGCGTGGAACACGTACACGGACGGATACGGTGGAAGCATGTTACAGGACGTTCTTAATAAGTACAAGCTTAAATTGAGTTTCCTGGTTGACGACGTTGAAAAGCAAGCCCTTACCATTTAATCGAATCAACAACTCATAAAAATGAAAAATGAAAACTAGATGATCTCGCCAGACCATCATCTAGTTTATTTACATATTTTACATATTTTACATATTTTACATATTTTTTACCCGTTCACATCAAAGTACCACTTCGATGAGAGATATTTGGGTATAGTAGTCAATGAAGAATCCCCCGATTTGAGAGAGGGGCCGCGATTTACGATTTCCTGGAGTTCACTGGTACCGATGGCATAGTTGAAATATTGCAAATCGGAAATGTTTCCAGAAAATCCGCCGTCTTGGGCAACGTAGACGTTTCCATAATTTTGATGCGGAATGCCTTTCAGGGTTTGGCGTTTGGTGAGTTGTCCATTAATATACACGTCCACGGTAGCATTTCTTGTCTTGATAATCAACGATATCCATTTACGTACGGGAATGGTTTCGATGTTTATGACGTCCATTGTCCCACCCGTCTTGTCGTACTTGTTCATTGCTATTTTAAGAGTTACCGTTTGAGTGTTAATATTCGGGTTTCCAGTTGTTGGCACATTTGTAACTTCGAAAAATACACCCGGAGACACGTTCGAACCCACCTTTTTGAAAATCGGATCGCTGCTCGACGATGGCGCTCGCGCAACATTGTCGCCCTTATGAAAAATGTGCTTCAGCTGGCCAATATCTGCAGCCGTACCCGGGTCGCGAATGAAAAACCATACGGACCACGTATACTCAATTCCACCATCCTGGTTTACCGATCGAGTAATTGGAATCGACCCCTTAATTCCTGGATCTTGCGTGATTACTTGTGATTCAGTTGCATCGATAAGACCGTTAACGAGCATGGGTTTAGTATCCGGTGAAAGAAACGCTGCAGCCACGCTTATGAAGAGGCGGAGCAAGACGAAGAATCCAAGAAGAACGAGCAATAAAAATGAAAACTTTGCGACCATGGAATTTGAATTCAAAAATTCGTTTGAACCTGATAAAAGCGAGTCAACTGACCCAGAATTGAAGCTGCTCAACGATGGCAGAAGCCCACCGGAATCTGGCGCGTCTGTAGTTGCCGGAATCGATGAGGATGATGATGATGATGATGACGAGGGCGATAGCGCGTTACGAAATGAATCTGGAATCATTGATCCAAGTCCTCCGCTATCGCTTCCGCTTCCACTACTGCCGCTGCTTCCACTGCTGCCGCTGCTACCGCTTCCGCTGCTACTGCCGCTGCTACCGAACATAATTTATTTTATTATACTTTATTATTTAATAATATAATTATACTTATTATTATTTATTATTTATGGAAGGATTGAATTGAATTACTTATACTTATACTCTTTATTATAGAATAAATTTATTATATTTTTACCAAAAAAAGGGACGTTGATTTGGTTCTACTGTTAAATTTCGAGGCATGTAACATGCCTGTCTCTCAAAAAATGAAACTGTTGGAAGTTGCTTTATGTCCGGCGTAACTTTTGCAGCAGGACTCACTAAATTGGAAGAATTGATCCCGAAAAGCTGCGACTCCACGTCAATTGAATTGGAGCACAGTGCGTCGCGGGGCATAAAACTTGGCGCATACAAGTCAGGGCGAGCCGTATTTGCAGCTACATGAAATTGGGTAAATGCTAAATAATCGGATGCGCCGGAATAGAGACGTTGCCTCATGGTATAGTCGTTTGGATTGTTTATGTTTCGAGTTGATGCCATGATGTGGATGTTGGATGTTTGTTGTTGTTGTTATTATTATTTAAAGATTTTTATATTTTTATACATACATCTCACATTTCTCTTAATTAATTTTTGAATTTATATTCAAGTTTATTTCAATTCATCAATCAAATGTTTAAATCATCAGCAACAGCAACAGCAACAGTAACCGCGACATCATCGGCATCCGCATCCGCATCCGCATCTGCGGCGTCAGAAAATCCTAGCCCTAATTCTGGAAATGGAAACGTGTTGACCATTAAAACGGTGCAGATCGCGCCGATGAGAACCTTGTTAACGGCGCTCAAGGACATTTTGTTGGAGTCGAATATCACATTTTGCCCGGATGGTATTCGTATTATCAATATGGACAAGTCGCATACCATGCTCGCACACATGTTCCTAGCTGCTGAAAATTTTGAAGAGTACGACTGCCAAAAAGAGAAAATCATTATCGGGGTCAATATGTTCCACCTGTTCAAGCTCGTGAACACCATTGATAATGATGACACGCTTACCATTTATATTGAAAACAAGGACTATAATGAAGGCATTGTCTCATTCCTCGGTTTAAAATTTGAAAACGGGGATATAAAACAGTGCAAAACGCAAAAGTTGCGCCTTATTGAACCCGAGCCCGAAGAACTTATTGAACCCAATGTCGTTTTTTCGTCCGTGATTAACCTTCCATCTGCCGATTTTCAAAAAATTATCCGAGACTTGTCTTTTATTTCCGATAAACTTGAAATCAAATCGGTTGGAAACGAGCTGATATTTAAATGTTCTGGGCAATTTGCAACGGCGGAAGTGACGCGGGTTGAAACCTCGGGCAGTATGGAGTTCATTCACAAGCAAAATGCAAATAAAATTATTCAAGGAGAATTTTCATTGAAGAATCTTGGATATTTCATAAAGTGTACCAATTTGTGCAGTCAAATTGAAATGTACCTGGAAAACGATTTGCCACTAGTTGTCAAATACTATGTTGCAAGTTTGGGTGAAATCAAATTGTGTCTGGCGCCACTTCCGAGTAGTAATTAAATTTATAAATTTAAATTATTTGTTACGTTTGTTTGTATATACTATATACTGTTAATAAAAAATAAAAATAAATGAACAACAAGTAAATAATTGAATAACAATAACTAAATTAAATATCTACATGGGTAAGAAAGTGTCTCCTGCAACACATTTTGTGGATTCCGAGTTTATTCATTTCAATTGCTTCGGGCGTTTCTTCCGGTTTGCCGGATCGTTTTTCTGGGGTTAGGTATACCACTTTATTCATTTCCACATTTCCTCCGATTTTTCGTTTACGCACCTGTTCAAGGTATGCCCGGTACTTGTCGCCAATGACCTTTCCGCACGTAAAACATTTCACTGGAATAATCATGTTTCGGTTATCTATGCACTTCTTATAGTTTATACTATACTTTACTGTCATATTATAAACTTTAAACGTTTTTGAGTCAATTTTTATTATTTATTTTATTTATTCTTATTCATATTTGTATTGAATATCCTTGAAAAACGAGCCCGGTCCGTCGAGAGTATATTTCTTTCCCGTACGGACATCGACGTACCCGTCCGATTCGGCACAATTCTGTGGACTCCAGCCCGTGCACCAGTAGTAACCGGTGATTTTAGTGATATCTTCTCGCAGAACCATCACGTGAGAATTGGATAGAGTGGCATATTCTTCGCACGTTTTATTATAATGCGGTATGGAATGAAGGTGAGACGGTGTACATTTTTGATACTCGTACCAAGATCGCGTTTGATACGTTGTGTATCCGGAACCGGAACCGGAACCGGAACCGGAACCTGTTTCTATTTCTCTTGCTGTTTCCATTGATTTGATTAAAGAACTGAATTAAATCGTTATAACATTGAAATAACAACACAATTTTATTTATTAGTGGGTTATTTTATTATTATTATATTTTAGTATTAGTAATTAGTATATCATAGATACAAATGTATTTAAGCAAACCCATATTGTTTATTATTATCGTGGTCGTGCTTTTTATTGGAGGAACATCCGGACTTATTCAACATGTTGAAAACAGTAGCAGCAGCGGCGGCAAGCGTCGCAATTCAAGGGGTCGCAATAGTAACTACAATAACCGCGACAACGACAAGTCTAGTAGTTCCGGTAGTGACGAATCTGATTCTTCCGATAGCGATTCCGATAATAACGAGCGTCGGTTCAGTCACGTTCTCAATCATAAAATACGGGATACGCAAAGTTTATACACGGGTCCAGGAACCGGAATCAGAGGACTTGGACTTGGGCTTGGACTTGGAGGAGGCGCGTCAGTCGAAGGATTTACCGCCAGCAATAACGTGAAGTGCATGCCGGGATGTAAAATTGCAACATCCATATCCGGAAATTGCAAATGGATTCCCGGATCAGAACCGAAACATAAGCAACGACTTATTTGCCCTCATGTATGCGACACCGCTTCCAAGGTCGATGGGCCAAAATGCGAGTCGAATATAGACTGTAGCGACTGCACTCCTCAGCCCGATTTTACAGTTACCTCCTACATCACGACCCAAATAAAAAATACAACCGCAAACACAAGCTGCATGAAGGGTGATCCATGTAATATAACCAATACAAAAGCTCTCACGATATGCAACCCTAGCATATGGCCAAACAACCCCGCTCAAAATTTAGTGTGTACGAAAAAACCAGGAAGCAGTTCGGAATTTGTATGGACTGAAGCCGACTCGGCCGCGAAACAAATTCCGCTGCATGCAGACCAGGCGAAAGTATTAGCATGTGATGCGAAACAGGGTTGCGCACTCGACGGAGATAGCTGTATGAATGCCAACTTTGATAAGATTTACTGTAACGATAACATTTGGGTAACGGACCCAAAATACGATAAGTCTACGTATTCTACGGATAAAAAAGGAACGGGAACAACGGGCACTGGCTCGGGTTCAGGTTCTGGGTCAGGATCCGGATCAGGAACATCTGGTTCATCAAGTTCGGGTTCGGGTTCAGGAACAGATGAAATGAGAGATAATTATTATATTACCAATTACTTTTTCGGTCCATCAAAAGATGCCGAAAGTTCGAGTACATATAAACTTGGACTTGGATTGGGGTTGAGTAATAGCAAGGATAAAAAACGAAGAAGTCGTCGCGATGATGATAATGATGATGATGATACAGAAAAAAAGCCGGGAATTATCGATAAAATAAAGGGCGCTTTGACAAAAGAGAAAAAGATTGAATCAACTGTTGGACTTGGTCTTTATGGAAATAATTATGGAATCGGTGGAAACGCAACCGTCCCGCCGATCGTGCCCAAAGGAGAGGTTGCGGTCGTTCAATCCTACGAAAGCACGATTAAATTATAAAATATAAAATATAAATTTTTTTATTTATATAATACATAAAAATAAAAATCAAATTAACTATGGACGATACCGAAGAAGACAACGACAACAGACCCTTTTCACCTAATATTAATAAAAGGCCGCATAAAAAAAATAAATTAAACCCGAACAAACACACTGGAGTAAGCAAACAGGTGATACCGGCTAACCAACTAGAAAATCCAACATGGGATCCCGATTCGCGTCAATGGATTGAAGGAATCCCCCCACCAGTATACGAAAAAGAACCTAAATATCAGTTTCCCGCGACAACTGAAATTACAGGACGTGTTAAAGACGATTTTTTGCTTTCTCGAATGGTTTCAAAGTCGAGAATAACGCCATGGCGGAAAGTATATGTTGGAAAACCAACCGAGAGCCGACCCTATTGGAAACAATCGAGACAACCGAGCCATTCGAGACAGTCGAGCCAACCGAGCCATTCGAGACAGATTGGAAAAGGCGGACGTCGTAGTACCCATAAACATAAACGTAAAAATAAACATACGCGTCGTCGGCGCGTACAGCGTCGTCGTGCTTAGATTGTTTTCAAACGATAAACTCAATAATGGATCGCATCGAATCTCTCGATTTTTTGGCTGCATCCGCATCTCCTGAGAATTTTTTAGGATTATATTCCATAATGTCCGTGGCATAGTAGTTTCTAGCGCTGGAATTGACGATTCCCATAATGGTGAGAACTTGGTCCAGATAAACCCCTCTCGGCGCAGGGGTTGCTGTCGCGGTCATTTCTTTGGGGTCGAGAACATCCACGTCCAATGAAATATGCGTATTAGAGCCTGTAACAAAATCCGCGATTTTCCGGTAACTGTTTGTTTGGCTGATCCGAAGATCGTCTGCGCGAATGGTGCGAATGCGCCACTTCTTTATAAACTCGTCCTCTTCCGATTCGGTACTTCGAAGCCCAATGTACATGATCTGAGACGGATCGAGTCGCGGAATTCCGGCATACGTGTGATTAATCAACATGTTTACAACCATCCCGTGCCGGTTTTTGCTGGGGCTCGTTGATTGGTTGTGAATATCGGCATGCGCGTCCATCCAAAGCAACTTGAAGTTTTTGCCATGTACTTTAAGTGATGCCAAAATGGTACACATGCTCGTTAAATGATCGCCGCCTATGAAAAGCGAATGCGTATGCGTAGAGCCCTTTCCGGTTCGGATCATTTTTTCGCATTCGGACAATGCAAGGGTGCTTACCGAACCGTCTGGGGCGCTGGCTCGAAATGCGGCACTGGTAATAAGATTATAATTCGTACGGTCGGGGAGCAGACGCGATATCTCGGCATGCGAAAGCTCGACGCCTCTGCTGTACGATTGACCGAGAGAATTGCGCATTACCAGAATAGACGTTAAATTACGAAGAGTGACCCTTGCCATTTTATATTTTACTTTATTGTTGGTACGATGAAATATGTATAATGGTATATTTGATAGTATGTCAATTTTTTTAATTTATAGTATTACTTTAATAAGTTTTAAAATTTAAAATAATAAAATAATAACTTTAATAAATTTAATATAATAAGTAAAGTAAACATAATCGATGTCGACGATTTATCAAAGCATGTATTTTAGACTGGTATTGGGTTTTATTATTCTTTTGTCAATCGGTCTGTTGTATTACGTCATTCAAACGCGCGGGAAAATAATAGAAGGAAATACGGGATCAGCGGCAGCGTCAGGAACGTCAGGAACGTCAGGAACGTCAGGAACGTCAGGAACGTCAGGAACGTCAGGAACGTCAGGAACGTCAGGAACGTCAGGAACGTCAGGAACGTCAGGAACGTCAGGAACGTCAGGAAC